ATGAATTATATTGATGCTATTGTTCACTTCTGTGATCAGAATAGTATTGATCTGGAGTCAGTTCCGAAACTGATTTCCAAACCCTTGAAGGAGAAGATCAAATATGAAGCGATGGAACTTAATTTCTTGAAGCGAAGTTCCCGCGCCAAATTGCCTCTTTGATTTCATTTTTGTCCGAAAAAATTTTCCGGCAAAAAATCCCCTTATTAGTTTTTTGATGATGCCGTTTGATGCCTACCGCTGTTACTTGTCGATGAAGAATCACTTCACGAAAGACAAGTATGACTATCACAAATACTGTGGTAAAAGTCGTGCGACCGTGCAAGCATTTTACAAACGCAAAGATAGATTTTGGTTTGAGAAATTTGCACGGTCCAAATCTGATAAAGAAGTAGAAGAGTTCTTTGTATCTAACTTCATCACCTGTACTGATCCAAGTAAACTTTGGATAGGAGAGATGATACGCAACGGTGAGAATAGATACACCGCATGGAAGAAGAGAACTCAGTCTCTATCATATCTTTTCAAAGAGGAAACAGAATCAATCTTCGCAGATAACGATTTTGATTCTATGTTTTCTATGGATGGTTCACGACATCCACAAATCCTCAAGGAACATTTGAGTGGTAGAGTATCACTTGAAACGATGGTAATCCTGGATGGAATCCTTGGTTACAAAAGTAAGTGGGATAAGTCTCTCACCGATCCTGTGTGGGAGACAGTCAGTATGAAGATGAGAAAGTATTCTCCATTCCTAAATATTGATGTACCACGTTATAAAAACATTCTTAAGAAAGTGGTTTTAGGAGATAAATGAGTTTCTTTAATTCTGAGGTAGTCCGTGCAGAAATGACGGAAATACAAGAACTTCAAGAGGAAGTTTATGGTAATGTCTTCAAGTTTCCTTCGATGGATAAAGAAGAAAAGAAATTTCATGTCAGTCTCTTAGAAAAATTGATCGACAAACAGAGAATTTTATATACTCGTTTAAGTTTGTCTGATGATCCCGAAGCAAAGCAGATGAAAGATAACATCTATGAATCTGCTAAGATGATGGGACTCCCTGATGGGACTGATATGAATGTAGTATTCAACAACATGTCTAAAATGCTTGATGTGATGAAGGACCAGATTGACAAGACTGGTTCTGACCTATAGAATAACAAGGTACACACAAGCCAAATCCGTACAAATCCGAGGTAATCCTATGTCTTTCGCAGACCTTAAAAAGCAATCTTCTCTTGGTTCGCTGACTTCTAAACTGGTAAAAGAAGTCGAGAAGATGAACAATACCAGTAGCGGTGGAGATGACCGTCTCTGGAAACCTGAAATGGACAAGACTGGTAATGGTTACGCAGTCATCCGTTTCCTGCCCGCACCCGAAGGGGAAGAACTCCCTTGGGCAAAGATGTATTCACATGCCTTCCAGGGTCCTGGTGGATGGTATATTGAGAACTCTCTGACCACTCTTGGTCAGAAAGACCCTGTGTCTGAATACAATCGCGAACTGTGGAATAGTGGACTTGACTCTGACAAGGACACCGTTCGTAAGCAGAAGCGCAAACTGTCTTACTATGCCAACATCTATGTTGTGCAGGACAAAGCAAATCCTCAGAACGAGGGTAAGGTTTTCCTGTACAAGTTCGGCAAGAAGATCTTTGACAAGATCATGGAAGCGATGCAACCAGAGTTTGAAGATGAGACTCCCATCAACCCCTTTGACTTCTGGGGTGGTGCTAACTTCAAACTGAAACTGAAGAAAGTCCAGGGTTACTGGAACTATGACTCTTCTGAGTTTGGTCCTGTTGAACCTCTGCTTGATGATGACGATGCTCTTGAAGCTCTGTGGAAGAAGGAATACTCTCTGAGTGCCATTACCGCCACGGATCAGTTCAAGGACTATGATCAACTGCAGAACCGTCTGAAGATGGTCCTGGGTCAGAAGTCTACTCGTCGCTTTGATGAGGAACTGGAGGACGAGAGTGAGGGTCGTGGATCTTTCACCCCTGACTTCAAGTCAAAGGCACCAGAACCTGCTGCTGACTTCAACGCACCAGACATCACCCCTACTAAGTCTGCTGACTCTGATGAGGATGATGCTCTGTCTTACTTCCAGAAACTCGCTGAAGAGTGATTAACTGAATAGTCTGATATTATCAGCACGTTTGAGGGTTTCACTCATGTATTGGGTGGAACCCTCTCTGTATGTCATGATATCTTCTAGATCATCACGAACAACTTGTAAATATCTTGGTTGTAGTAAGTAAATATTTCTTTTGCCCTCATTAACACCCTGTTCATACTGATAGTTTGTGACTGGAATAGTAGGAGTTACAGTTCTCATTCCACCAGCACGCTCATCAAAAAACGTTACTGAATAATCCGACTCTACTTTGAGTCCAGCGTTCACGATTTTAACATTCCTGGCATCCTTTACTTCAATCGTTTCATAATGATGAATACCATTAAAGAGGGTGTCATAAGACCCATATTTGTCTAACATTAATTCATCAAAATCTACATTAGATAATGGCCATTCATTTTGAATGTTGACAATATTGTTTGCCATTAAAACCAACCAGTCAAGGGTAGAGTCCTGATATATTTCAAACGCTACATTATCAGGACGATCATTACCACTAATAGAATACTTTGTAAAGAATGCAAGGTTCTGGAAGATGTCCTCTCTAAGAAATCCTCTCTTGAAAAAGTTTTTGACGGTGATATAATCAGAAATCTTGGCGTCAGGAAGTCTACTGACGTATTCAAAATTTGGAACTTCTGAAAAATAACTTGACATTAGAATCCTACTCCTTCTCCTTCATAATCGTCGTTGAATACTGGATCCAGTTCTTTGAATCCTAATGTTAATTCGATTGAAACTGGTGCTCCGTTTGCAAAAGTTGCATAGTTATTGTTAGGTGTGTAATTTACCCCTACACTCAGCAAAGCACACTCTTTGATTTCATTTAAAAATTTATTTTTTGTGCCTCTATGAAGATATTCAATCTGGAATGTATGAGGTGCCTTGATTAACATCTGTGCCTCTGTTCTCTGGGGAGCACTTCCTTGTTTAAAAAATCTAAGGATCTCCATGATCTGAAGACTATCACCTTCGTTTCTGGCACCCATCTGGAAGGTGAAGTTAAAAGGTCTTAGAGCAGGACCTTTGAAAAGTAACTCAAGGTTGGGGTTAATGACTGCACCTTGTGTTCTTGCAAGCACTTCATTTGGATCAAGACCTACTGCACCTGCTGAAAACAAACCTTTGAGTGTTGATTTAGTTTCTTCTTTATTAGAACCTAACGCGCTAATAGCATCTCCAGCAGATCTCATACCTGCTTCAAGATTTCCTGAAAGTGCTCTTCCTGCCGCTTCAAGTCCTGCTGCTTGAAGAGGATTCATTCTACCATCGCCCCAGTCAGCGTTGTTTTGATCAGTAATACCGCCAGGAACTGGAAGCATGACTGTACCAATACCTTTTCTTCCCTTTTCTCTTTTTTGAACTTTTCCTAATGCCCCCTGATTTGTAACCTTTCTTGGTTTGAACTCAAGCATGGTAAATTTAATCACATCCATGCCAGTCTCTGCAAGATCTGAAGGGAAGACCTGATCTCCAAAACTATTTCTTGTGCCTGCTGCTGCCTTAGTTTTTGTGCCACCCTGAGATTTAGGAATTTGATCTAATGGTTTAGTTTCTGTATTAAGTGGTTGACCTTCTAATCCATTATCTGGTGCTTCCCATGGATCAGCACCGTTTTGATCACCTTGTAAAACAACATCAGTATCACCAGGATAAACTTTTCCGTCTGGACCCGTTGCTGATGGAATAATATCTGCTCTCTTACCTAATTCTGCTTTAATGCCATTATTTGTGGTTTTGTTGATAGTCGAACTAGGATTTGCTAAATCTTTTTGCAACTCAGCATCTGCCACTCCTGCCATCAAAGGATAGTCTGGATCACTATAGTTCCACTTTCCATCTCTTTTTGATGCAGCAGGTTGCCAGTTTCCATTCTTTTCAACATACAGAATTGTTTTTGAAGATGTTACTCTTCCAGATGAATCCCTGCCGGTGATCTGTGTTACAGATTTAGTTCTAGTGGCTGCACCACCTACAGGATTGATAGCATCCTTTGCCACGATGTCGCCAGCAACGTATTGCGCTTGTCCGTTTTTTACTTGCTCTCTCGTGCCAGCCTTAAACTCAGCCATTAGATATGGTTTTTATTTATTTAGCATGAATTTGCCATAATCTAATGACAATAGATCATCAAGTTCATCTCTCTGAACAATATAAACCTGTGTGCCTAATTCTTCCCAGGTATAGTTTCTATACTCTTGGTGATGAAAGTTTATACCACGAAATCCCCACTGGAATAATTCAGTCACCGCCACCAAAGGGTGTTGATCGTAACTAATGTTTGGAGTCTTTGCAAAGTATTTAAACGTGCAGATATTTCCCTCTTCAGGAATTGGTGTCACAGTATCATTCAAAGCATACATGATCAACTCCATTCTATCATCAATATTTTTCTCAGACTGAATGTCTTGTCGTATGGGTTCGATACGATTCATTTGATACCCAGTTCTTCTTCGGTGATTATCTTAAATTCAATTCTTCTGTCTTCACAGAACTCAGTTGCTGCTTTCCATTTTGCCTGGTTGACAGCATATGTTTTACACTCATAGATGTATGACTTAGTGACCCTAGATTTTTTCTTGGGTTCCATGGTCTGTCTTTTAGGTTTTACTTCAATCACATAGGTTTTAATTTGACCTGTGCTTTCTTTTACTTTGATGATGAAGTCAGGGAAATAACGATGCACTCTTCTATCAACAGGAGACACATAGGGAATCCAGAACTCTTCACTACCCCACTCCATAATATTTTCATTCAGGTCACACCACTTACAAAACTTGCGTTCCCAACTACTCCGACATATAATATTGTCAGGGTTGCCCTTATATTTCCTAGGGTATGAAGGTTTGTATTTACTCTTGATGCTTTCTGGCATACATAATATATAAGGTAAAAATTATTTATAAATGCCTTCGGAAATAAAACCCAAGGTCCGTAAAGTAGCGGACATAAAAGCAAAGTTACTTAACCCTGCTCTCACTTCACACTTTGAGGTGCAGATTCCTCTGCCTAACGGTGCTGTGCGAGCAGAGTTAGAGTCTATTAGACCTGATGGTGGAGAGCAGCAGGACGCTCTTAATATCAGATGCACGAACGCAAGTCTTCCTGGATCTAATCTTGCCACCCTTGAATTAAACAACACCTATCATGGCGTCACTCAACGTCATGCATATCGTAGAGTTTATGATGATAGAATTGATCTTGAGTTTTTAGTAGATGCAGATGACTATCTTCCTATCAGATTTTTTGAGAAGTGGATAGACTCAATCATGCTTCAGACACAAGAAGGTGAAGGAAATGAGAGTCCTGTCAGTCAATCATATACTTACAGAGCAAGTTATTCTGACGACTATGTTTGTCCTTCAGGATTGAAGATAGTTAAATTTGAAAGAACCGGAAAGAATGGTGATTATACAGGTAGCGCACTTGAATATACATTTGTGAATGCCTATCCTTTTACTATTTCGTCGATGCCTATTTCATATGATTCATCATCTCTTCTGAAATGCACGGTGTCATTTTCATATCTTCGTTATGTTATTAATGATGTAATCAAAAAACCAAGCACCACACCTGGCACGATTGGTGATCCACAGAGTCCTAAATCTGGATCCAAGCAAACGCCTGCTTTGAATAAGGACTCTAGAAATACGGTTCATTCTTCAATTGATTCAATTGCAACCTCTGGCGAGGTAGGAGATACAGTTACTCCACAATTAAGACAAGAACTTCTTGCGTTTGCTCGTGGAGAAACAGGATCTTAAAAACCTCAATAAATAATCGTACTGAAAAAATTATAGGATATTATGCCTTTACCAAAGATTGCTGCGCCAACTTACACCCTTGAGTTGCCATCCACAGGAGAAGAGATTTCATATAGACCTTTTCTTGTTAAAGAAGAAAAGGTTTTGGTCATCGCTTTAGAAAGTGAGGACACGAAACAGATTACAAATGCTATCAAGACTGTAATCAAGAACTGTATCTTGACAAAGGGTATTAAAGTAGAGGCACTCCCTACATTTGATATTGAATATCTGTTCCTCAACATTCGTGGCAAGTCTGTCGGTGAAGAGATTGAAGTGAATGTATATTGTCCTGATGATGGTGAGACTCAGGTTCCTGTGACGATTGACCTTGACGATATTAATGTTATCAAAAATGAAGAGCACACTAATAAGATTAAACTTGATGAGAACTTAATGATGGAAATGAGATATCCATCACTTGATGAATTTATCAAAAATAATTTTGATTTTACTAGTGAAAATGCGATGGATCAATCATTCAATCTGATTGCATCCTGTATTAATAATATCTTTAGTGATGAAGAAGTCTGGGCAGCAGAGGACTGCACCAAGAAAGAGATCAAAGAGTTTCTTGAGCAGATGAATTCTGCACAGTTCAAAGATATTGAGAAGTTCTTTGAGACGATGCCTAAGTTGTCCCATAAAATCAAGGTCACTAATCCAAAGACTAAAGTTGAGAGTGAAGTTGTTCTTGAGGGACTGGCAAGTTTTTTCGCGTAGCCCTCTCTCACATGAGTCTAGAGGGATATTACCGTCTTAACTTTTCGTTGATGCAATACCATAAATATTCATTAACGGAACTTGAGAATCTCATCCCCTGGGAGAGAGACATCTATGTTGCTTTATTACAACAACATCTTGAAGATGAAAAGTTAAAACATCAGCAGCAGAATGGCATCTAGGACTACTACTGATCCAATAGAAATACTCTTAGAGATGGGTGTAGACCTAGATAATCTCTCTGAAGAGGAGGATTATCTTAGTGCCTTGATGGAGGCGGTTAATTCACTGACAATTAAAGATGCAAGTGATCCTCGCATCGGATTCTTAGCAGACGAAATAAGAAAGGTAAGACAAAAAAGAAAAGAAGCAGACCCCAAGTTCAAAGCAAAGAAAACAAAGATATCTGCAAATTCCTTAAAGTCTACACCTAGACTTGCTGCTAAGACCACAAAAATAAGTCCTCAAAAACTTTTACCTGGAAGCACAGAGGTAGGAAAGGAAGAACCTGAGCAGGATTCTATTATAAAAATTTTAACTGACATCTCTGAGTCAGTTAAGTCTATCTTATATTCTTTGAAGGCAAGTAATAATATCTCAAAGAACCTTGCTGAGGATGAGAGAAAGAGACAAGAGAGTAAGAAAAGATCTGGTGCTGAGAGTAAGTTAGAGAAGAAAAGATTTGAAGGTCTAAAAAAACTTGGCGGTAAACTTATAGAACCAATCAAGGGACCTTTAGAAATGCTTTTTAATTTTCTAAAGAATGTCATTCTTGGAAAGATCGTTCTTGGAATTATTGATTGGTTAGGTGATCCAGAAAATCAGAAAAAACTTGAGAGTCTTGGTAGATTCTTCATGGACTGGTGGCCAACGATTGTCACTGCTGTATTACTGTTTGGTACAGGACTAGGTGGATTACTAAAATCAATCGTAGGTATCACTTTTAAATTCATACCAAAACTTCTTGGATTACTTCCTGGTCTATTGAAATTCTTGAAGTCCCCGATGGGGCGTATTGCTGGACTAGCAGTTGCTGGTGCTGGTTTAGCAGGTAGAATGATGGATGGTGGTGAGGATGATGTTGATCTAACAAAGCAAGATCCTGCACCTCAAAAGATGATGGACGGTGGTCTTGTTCCTGGTGAAGGTCCAAATAAGGATACCGTGCCTGCCATGTTGGCACCTGGTGAATTTGTTATGAGTAGGGGTGCTGTGCAGAAGTATGGAGCAGACACCATGGCATCGATGAATGCTGCTGGTGGCGGAACTAATCTTCCACAGAGGATGAATGGTATAACTTATGCTGCTGGTGGTGGAATGATTGGTGATGACGGAAAAGAGAAGGCATCTCCTAAGTTGGCCAGAGAGATGGAAAAGAGAGATAAAACACTAGGAGTAAATGAAGAAGTAAAATCAGATACTGCGAGTAAAAGACATGCTGAGTTAATGAAGACCACTAATCCGCAAAGGATTGCTGATTATGATGCCAAACATGGGCAAGGAGCATACTCTAAGAAACTACGTGAGAAACTTGAAAAAACATATTCCACTCCATCTCCATCTGCACCAGCAGCGACGGCAATAAAATCAACTGGTAAAGTAGTTGGTAGAGAGAATTTACCTCCTGCGACTAGAGCACTTCTTGAAAAGATGGATGCTCAAAGAGCAAGCGGAACTGCCGATATGATGTATTCTAAAAAAGGTGGTGGTTTTAGACAAAGAATATCTGCTGAAGACTTTAATCGAGTCAAAGGAATGGTGGGTGCGGCAAAAGAGGGTGGTGCTAAAGGTGTGTTAAATCACATGCTCTCAGGTGCAAAGAGTATGTTTGGTGGGATGATTGGTAAAGTTCAGGGTGCTGTTAATGACCCTAAATCTTTTGTTGAATCCATGGGTGGAACTGTTAGGGATGGAAATGTAGGAAGAATGACACCGCAACTACAGAAAGAATTTGATAAACTTAATGCGGCTAGAGCAAGAGCAGATAAACTAGAAGCAGAAAATAAGGCGATGTCAACTCAAGGGGGTCTTCGGAAACAACTTGAGAAGGATCCTTTATTTGCGGAGTATGAAAGAGCTTTTGATGATCCAAAACATCCTTTACATGATAAAGTAGCTGGTGATCTTTTTGATGATACTGGAACTAAACATCCTCTAAGGTTTGAAGAATTTAAAAAGTTAAAAGCACAACAGAAAAATGGTGGTGGTGAAGTAAAAGAATCATCTGGTCAAAATTTTGCTGGTGGAACTGCAGATAGACAGTTGATTAAGGCACAACCTGGTGAGTACATGCTTCCCGTTGATACTGTTAATAATCTTGGTGGTCCTGCAAGACTTGATCAATTGGTTGCTAATACAGATAGCAATTCAACTCCTGCTAAGTTAGGAATGAGGTCAAGAAAGACACCACAGGTAGGACCTCCTATGCCCATGCAACCACAAATTAATTTGATTCCCACTCCTACAGGAGGCAGTAAAGGATACGGCGATTCATCTGGATCTGCGCTTCCTAATTTTGATGCTGGCATCGGTGATCCTAACAAAGCAAAACTTCTTGGAGTGGTTAGATAATGTTAGGTCTCGCACTCAGAGGAGCATCTGCATTATCAAAGGCAGGTAAGGGAGCACAGATGGCAAAAGCCATCACAGGTCGGAAGAAAAAACCAGTACCAGGCATGGCACGACCAGGTGGTGGCGAAGGTGGCGGTGGAGGAGGTTCTGCGATCATTAAAGCAAAGGTGGTCTCTGCTCCCGCATCTGCTCTTGTTCCTGTAAAAAAATCTCCTAATGTTCAGCAGGGAATGGGTTCAGGAATCATTAGTATTCTTGAAACTATTAGAGCAAATGTAAAAGAGATTGATGATTTTTATAAAGGCACAGTTGCTGCCAAAAGAGAAGAGATAAAGAAGAGAAAGAAACAAGAGAGTGATCAGAGAAAAGCAGAGCAGGAAACAAAATTAGAAAAACCAAAGGTTGATAAAAAACCCGACATGAACTTGAAGGGTTTGAAGATGCCAAAGACTGGCATTCTTGACGGAATCTTTAGGTTCATTAGTAATGTATTGATGGGCATGTTGGTCATGAAGTTGATTGACTTTGCTGATGCCCTTGAGAAAAGTGGTATTCTCCCTCTACTTGGAAAGATAGGTGACTTTATTTTAGATATTGGTGGCAAGATACTTAACGGGTTAATAACTTTTATTGATAAAGGGTATGAAATTTATGATGGACTAAGAAAATCTATTGGAGATAACTTTGGTGAGGGAGCACAAGAGCAGTTTGATAGTCTTGCTAGCACTCTCAACAAAGTATTAAATACTGTCTTCTCAGTTGGTCTTGCAATCTCTCTTCTTGCTGGTGCGATACCCCAGAAGAAACCAAAGCAACCAAAGAAACCAAAAAAACCAAAGAAACCAAAACCCAAACCTAAGACAAAAGTAAAACCAAAACCAAAACCTAAAGGTTTCTTTGGTAGACTTGGAGCGGGTTTTCAAGCAGCAGGTGAAGGTCTTGCAAAAGCAGGACAAAGTGCTGTTGATTTAGGTGTTAGTGGTCTCAAGGCAATCGGTGGTGGTCTTAATAAAATTTCTGGTGGTAACTTAGGTAAACTAGGAAACTTCCTTGGAGAGCAATATCAAAATGTTTCTAAGGGTGCAAGAGCAGCATTTGACAGAGTTGCTGGTCTTGGTAATTCTTTGAAATCAAAGTTTGGATCTGCCATGGATAGCGTCAAGGGTGCTATTGGAAACATGGCAGAGTCTGCCAAGAAGGCAGTCATGCAAAAAATTATTGAACCAATAAAACCTTTTCTTGATCCAATTATAGATAAGGCAAAAAAGATTGGTGATAAAGTTATTGGAATATTGAAAAAGATACCTGGATTTGATAATATACTTCAGGTGCTCAAGAAAAAAGGTGTTAATGGTTTAGGTGACGCTGCAGGCATTCTTAAAAAAGCAGGATCAAAAGCACTTCCTATAGTTGGTGGTATTTTTAATTTACTTTTTGCATATGATAGACTTGCGGGAGGAGATACTTTTGGTGCATTATTAGAATTACTCTCTGCTGGTCTTGATATCTCAGGACTTTTTGGATTTGCTCCTGGTCCTGGTATATCCATGGGTATTGATGCATACATGTTTGCGAGAGATTTTGTTCCTCTGATTCAGGAGGGTGAAGAGAAAGCAATTAATGCTATAGGACTTGGTGGTTTTAAATCTGAGATTGACAAAATCGCATCAAAACTTCCTGACCTTGGATCTATTGTAAAGATGTTTGGTGGAGAACAAGTTGAGCAAAAATCTGCTGCAGAGATTGCATCAACAACCGGAGACACCTCTGCTGCTGATGGCACTACACCTGCACCTGCTGCATCAGATTCACCTGCTGCATCAGATACACCTGCATCAACACCTAGTGTGAATATAGACACTGTTGATGGAGGATCTAGAGAGCAAAGTGAAGGCACAAAAATTGCTGGTGATCTTGGTAGATTCTTATATAAAGAATTAAGTTCTCCTAGAGATTTCCAAGCAGTTACTGAGCATCCAGATTTTGGTGGATCATTTAGAAGATCATATGATTCTTATCATAATTACGATCGTGCTATTGATATTGGAGTATATCCTCATGAGCAACCAAAAATTCTACAGGCAATAGCGAAATTTAACCAGATAAATGGAGTTAGTCCTGTTGAATTACTTCATGCTGGAAATGATCCAGGTGGTGGTCATGATGATCACGTTCACATAGCATATGAGGGTGGTGGATATGTAGGTGGTAAGTATAATATGAAGTCAATTGAAAGACGTGCATCATATGAGGGTGGTGAGCAAATGATTGACATTCCTATTCCCATGCCTCAGCAACCAACTACCACCCCTCAACCAGAACTCGTCCCATCTGGATCTGGATCGTTCTCTGCAGACTTCAAAGATGACTTTGAATTCCTTGAGTTCCAGGGTTAAATAGTGTAGAGGTAATAAAAAATGACAGCAAACGTAGGAAAGGCAGCAGAAGCAGGGTTTATAAAAGAGATTTCTATCTCTTCAAATGATGGAGGGAAGGCAGTTAGTCTTCAGGGTGGATTTTTTGAACTAAAATATTATGAAAGTATCATGTCTAATACTGTCAAAGCAACTTTAATCTATACTGATTCTGGTGATACAGTTGATGGTAAGACTGCAAGATCTGGTCTCCCTATTGTGACGGAGGAGATGGTTACACTTAAGTTTGAAGACAATAATAAAAATACTCTTGAGTTTAGTGAGAAGAAAAACAATGAATTGTATGTCAAAAAAGTTACACCTTTATTGGAGGATACCAGAAGTGAGACAATTGGATTGACTCTTGTATCTGCAGAAGATATTATGAATACAAAGGTCAATCTAAAAAATAGATTTGATGGTAAGATATCTGATTCAGTCAATCGTATTTTGACTGAGGGAAACTTCAAAGGTCTTGGTACTAAAAAGAAAGTTGATATTGAAACAACAACCAACTCCCTTAACAAAATTCCTAATAATAAGCACCCATTTTACTGGTTAAATAAGTTCTCATCTCAGGCGGTGTCTGAGACCACACAGAAATTGGGTGAGAGTGCTGGATACTTTTTCTATGAAACTTCTGAGGGATTTTTCTTTAAGTCAATCGACACACTTTTAGATCAAGAACCTAAGAAGTCTTTTGTTTATAATGAAACTCCTGACTCAAGAGGGACCGATGTGCCAGAGTCTTATGATGGTAAGGCACTTGATATGAAGAGTGATAACAGGATTGATGCTGTGCAGAAAAGCAAGATGGGAACAACCAGTAATAGAATTGTGACCTTTGATCCTTTCACCACTTACTACGAGGTTTCAAAATTTAAGTCAGAGGACTTTGGATCTGGTTATAAAAAAGCAGGTAAAAAACTCCCACAACAAAATACAAAATTTAAAAATCCAGATACGAATGAGGAATATTCTAGAACCACTTATTATATCTTAGATACTGGCACTTTACCTACAGGAAATGATACAAAGGATCAAATCAAAAAGTCTGCAGATCAAAACTTTGAAGTTGCTAAAATCGCAAACCAGTCTAGTATGAGATATAATTTGTTGTTCTCACAGCAAATTACCCTGACAATTCCTGCTGATCTATCACTCCATGCGGGTGATGCCATCTTTGTTGATACACCTGAAATTAAAGATAACAAAAATGATACGGTTGACCGTCAACAAGGTGGACTATATATTATATCAGACCTTTGTCATTATATCGCCTCAAATAAATCTCTAACCAAAATGAATCTCGTCAGAGAATCGTTCGGTAGAAAACCAAAATCAAGTAACTAAACATGGAAAGTATAGAGAAGCACATCGAGAAGGACAAAGAAATCCTTCAGGATCCAACCACCAATCCACAAATGCGTCGTCATATTGAAGGTGAACTGCATGACTTAGAGGAATATGTAGAGCACCACAAGAAAGAAATCGAGGAGGGGGATCATCATGACCCCAGTTATCTTGAATTATTTTGTGATCAAAATCCCTCTGAACCAGAATGCCTGGTATATGACGACTGATGGAGGGAGGTTCATTATTTAATCCAGGATTTTTAGGTTCTAGTTTTCTCTGGTGGGTAGGTCAGATTGCTGACGATGCCACTTGGAGAGATAACATCCTGCCTGGCCCTCATAAAGATACTAAAAAACCTGATGGTTGGGGTAGAAGATATAAGGTAAGAATCATCGGTCTTCATGATCAAGGTGAAGAAGAGATTGATTCCAACGATCTGCCCTGGGCACAAATAATGTACCCTGTGACAGGTGGAGGTGGACAAACATCTGCATCTCAAACCTCTGCCTTGAGACAAGGCATGATGGTGTTTGGGTTCTTCCTTGATGGACAGGAGCAGCAAATACCAGTCATCATGGGTGTGCTTGGACATAATGTTCAGGTTCCACTATCTGCAAAGATTGGTGACAATAGAGTCACTAATAATACACCTGGTCCTCTTGCTGCAAGTGGATATGCGGAGGGTAGAAATCCACCTCCCAATACACCTGCTGAAGGTGGTCCTAATCCAGTTGTGCCTGATGATGATCTTAAGGTTACTAAACCAAAGTCAGAGGCACAGCAGCAGGAAGAAGCAGAACCATCTCCTGGAGCACAACTTAATCAGTATGGGTTAGACCCCAGCAAACCTCTCACAAAAGAGCAATTTGCTGATATGCGAAGTGCAGTTGCTGAGGCAGAGGCACTTGGATATGAGAAGGGGAGTCCAGAATATGAGGATTTAAAACAGAGGAGAGTTGCTGAGGGCATCCGTAACCGTAAGAAAGCAGCAAATTCTCCAATTGCACCAGTTCAACCTGGACCAACACTTGAAGGTGTTGATGACGTAACTGTCATCTCTGCTGCTGATACTAAGAGGAACGATCATTACCGACAGAAGAAGGTGATGTTGAGTGTTTGTAGTTTCCCCCAATCAAACTCCAAGGGATTACAGACAGTTCTTGACAATCTTGTTAAGAAAATTGAGAAGTATGTAAACACATTTCAAAGTTATATTGATAAGGTATCAAGCACGATTGAAGACATTCAGCAAATTCTAAGGAATGCTGCATGTGAGATTGCAAAGTACATCAAACCCATGCTGGATAAAGTCATGGAGTTTGTGTTGAAAAAATTGAATGAAGCACTTACAACTGTGGTTGCTGCTTTGCCATCTAGTATGAGATCTCTTTTTATAGACATGAAGAAGATGCTCACCGAGTTAATTCTCTGTCTTTATAATAAGATTACTCAAGGGTTATGTGATTTAATTCAGGCAATTCTTGACAAAGCACTTGATCTTGCTGGACTTGAGAATAAGGCAAAGGCAGCTGCTGCTAATTCAAATGGCGATGATGAAGCATATAGAAGGTTAGCACCTAAAGTTCCTCCTTGTTATGCAGAGGATATTACAGCACAAGTCTTTGCTGTAGCAGCACCAGAAATTAATGAGGCAAATAATTCACTCATCCAAAACCTTGATAACTTCTTAGAAGATATTCAAAAACAACTTGCTGGGGTCAGCGGAGCACTTGATGGACTTATGAATAAGATTCCAGATATCTCAGGTAGTCTTACCGCAGCACTTGGATTTGAGAATATCAAAATAAATTTATTTGGTTGTGAATTAGAACCTAACTGTCCCGTTGATGATTACTATACCATTCAAGGTGGTGGTGCAGGTCAACCAGACGCCAAACTTCCTAGTGACACAGCAGTTGAGAAGGCAGCAGCAGCACAGGATCCTGGTGAGGTTGCAGCACCTAAAGAAGATGTTGGATATATTCAACCAACTAGCGGTCAGCAAGATACTAAACCAAGTGGATCTGATTCCTCTGCTGTAAGTGTCGATCTTGATCCTGGAGCTCCAGACGAAGATGTCTCTGGTGCATTAGATATAGCGTGATAAATACAAAATATGAAGACAAGATATAATCAATAATGTCATTCAACCTCTTCGGACCTGCCACTATTTGTGACATCAAAGTCGGATATATTTCGACTGATAGAGGGTACGTTGATGGTATCAGCAGATATGAAGCCAATCAATATGCTGCGCTGAATCCTGGCACTCAATTTATTTTTAAGAACAGAGATCTGATTAGGTATCTCAATATTAATGAGGTAAATGCACTCACTCCCGAAGATCTCTTACCAAACAGAATTCCAACAAACGGTTGTGATCAGGAGAGTGTCAATACATTTGGATTAGATATTTACAATCCAGATGGTTCTCTTAAACAAGATGCAACTGGTACTCCAGGTTCTCCTAGAGTTTATATTAATGGTGGTGGTGGAGTAGGTGCTGCAGCAAATGCTGTGATTGGAAAAGACGGATCACTTCTTGCTGTGGATGTTGTTGAGGGAGGTTATGGATATAGATTCCCACCTCAAATTGACATCGTTGACCTTGAGGGATTAGGATCTGGTGCAGTCGCTATTGCAAGTCTCTGTCCCCCCGATAAGGTAGGAACTCTTCAGACATTTGAGAATGAGGAGGACTTTGAAGAGTATGATTTTAGGAATTGTGCTCCTCCTGTAGTCTCTTTTGGTAGGAGACAAGGTGCTAATGGTGAAGATCTAGGTGAATGGGATCCATCACTTTATGCATCACTTAAAGTTGATCCAATCCGAAGAGAAATTATTGCTTATCAGGCATTCTTAGATAGTATTCGTGATGGATGGTGGAATACAAGGAAAGCAAAACCAATTGAAATTATTGCTGATGATAAGAAGGGTAATGTAAAGTATGATGTTCAGCACTGGGCATGGGGTGGATCAAGAGAAGTCAAGAAAATCCCAAGCAAGAAAGAAAATTTTCAAGAGATCGAGTTCAAAGTCTACACGCACGGTGGCAATCAAGCAGATAGAGGTTTGATGTTCACCTTCGTTGAGAAGAACGGTGACCATAGATTTAAAATTAAAGCAGAAAGTTTTTCAGATAAAAAAGTCAGTAAGGTCAAAATAAAACTAAAACCTAATGCAGTTTATACTGTTAATGCCTCAGGAAGATATAAAGGCAAGGGAGTAGAGCAGGGTCTTATTGAATCTTTTGGTAGAAAACCAAAGGAACGTGATAAAAGATTTACAGATGGAAATAAAATCTTTGCAGACTTTGTAAAAAGCGCAAACGATAATGATGATTTACAGATTGAGGCAACACAGGGTAAGTTTAAGACGGATAATAGAAGAAAACTTGATGGTCACAGCACCTATGATTTAACTTATCAAGTTGTAGACTCTGGTCAATTTAAGGCGGAAGAAAAAACAAAAGTTGTCAAAAAAATTGACGACTCATTCATGAATCGTTTTGCAATCTCTCCAGTCCCACCATCTAACGTGAGTGGTAGTGATTTTGCTGGCATTCAGTATGCATTCATCTACGAGGAGAACTTTCCTTACGATGGTGAGTATACCTTTAAAGCGATGGCAGATAATGTCGGTGAAGTATATGTTGACAATGAATCAATATTCCAGTTTAGAAGATTTAAGGGTGGACCAGATGTAGTTAAGAAATTCATCAAAGCAGGTGTCCATAAAATTAGATGTGATTTACTTAATGTTCCCATTAAAGAAAAGATCAAACCCAAACCCGATAGTGGTGGATGTCCAACTGAAATTGATTTTAAAGTAACCACAGATGCAGGTTTTGCAAATGGAATTAGAATTCCTGATTTAAATATTGATCTTGCTAAAAAGCGTGATGGTAAACAATTAAATAAATCTTTCCGACGCACGGTTGAACTTGGAAAAGAGTATGATGTTATCTGCACTAGCAATAGTCAGGGTGGTGGAAGAAGGAGTAATGAATATAAGATTGAAGTAGCAGACCGTGGAAGTTTAGGTAGAGGAGACAGAGCTGCAGTCAAGGATGTTTCTAATAAGACAATTAAATTTACGGATTCGACCAGTCAAATGGATACGGATGCTGAATTTAAAATTTTATCAACATCACCTGGAGTTAGTGCTAAGTTTAGAGGGAGTAATGACAAGGACCTTAAACTAGTTGTTAGCGGTGAGGGTAATGTCACTTTACAATTGAAGTGGGATGATGATCCAAATTCAAACGGAGAGGCAGTTGGTGACATCACGGTCGCTGGTAAGAGATGGAAACAGAGAGCATTTAGGGATAAGAAAGGAGACTTAACGAAAACTATCAAAGTAAGTGGTGGTGATGGTGGTCGTAACAAAGCTAATATCAGACTTAGAACTGCTGGAGAAAATGTGCTTCAAATGGAAGAGCACACAGATAAAGACTGGCAAGATTTAGTTTGCACCGTTAGTTGTGGTAGGTTTATCAAGATTAATGGAAACAGATGTAAATTAATATTTGATGCACCTAAAAAACAAACAGGTAGATCAACACAATCTACTGGTGAAAAACCAAGAGAGATTTTTAATACTCTCGACTACATCAACAGAGCAGACAGAAAACTCTATAGAATAAATCCAAACGCTGGAAAAGATTCTAATTTTCTGAATAGATTTGGCGTGCTGCCATTCAACCCTGCTGCAGTTGAGAGAGAGGAAGTTCTTGTCCCTGTCAAGTCACCACCTCAACCAAAACCAAGAGCAACAATTGAAAGACGCGGTGATGAACTTTTTCTAAAAGTGACTGGTGGTGGTAGAGTTAAAGTTGACTTTAGATTAAAAGTTGACGACAATCTTTATACATCTGGTGTTTTTGCAAAAGAAATTATTATCAAGACTGATGATAATGATTTGAAACTTCAAAGAGATATTAGAGAGCTGCAAACACGAAGTCGTTCTGGTAGTACATCTTCTTTCTTGAGTGGTAAGAAAAAAGAAACTATTACAGGTTCTGGCATCTTTACTGGTGGAAAGACTTATCGTATTAAAGTGATAGGTGGTAGTTCAACATCTGGTTTTAAAACAATTGATAAGACCACAGTTGGTTTTGATGATGACATCAAAGGTGGTTATGATCAGAACGGATTACTTAATATTACCAACGTCAAAATTCTTCAGGAGTCAGATGCTAGGTATGAAACCAAACAGAATCAAGTTACCAAAGTTGTAAAAAAATTCCCCCAGAAACCAAATGCTTCAACTGATGCATACGCTGGTATTCATGTCATCAGATGGGAGCATGTAGAATTTCCTGTGGATGGAAACTACAATATTGAGACTATGGTTGATGATAATGCAACAATCTTTATTGGAAATCGTGATGGTAATGGAAAGAAAGCAATCGGTAATGGTCTAAGAAGTGTAGAGAAGGGTGGCGATGAAGTTATTATTAGGAAGATAGGATTTACTCAGGGATCTAGCACAGGCAAGAGTGTTGACACCAGATTCTTCAGAAAAGGAAAGTATAGAATTAGAGTTGAGTTAGAACAAATTCCAGGAAAACCTCTGGCAAAAGGTAATCCCATGGCATTTGCTATGAAGATTCAGTCTCCTGGTGCTGAAGAGATTGAAGTAATCTCTGCACGCAGTTGGAATGAAAACCCTATGGGTGTGGCACTTAAGATTGATCCACCTCTCCCTCCTATTCCTCAGGAACCAGTTCCTAGAGCACCTGGTAGATGTCCAAATAATCCCATCTGGTCCACAAGATTCCCTGATGGTGAGAAGAAATGGTGGCCAGTAACTCATGCCAATCAAGATGGGTCTAAAACTTGGTCTAAGTTTATGAATCGTTTTGCGGTATCACCAATTCCCCCTCTTTCTACAAAAGGAACTGCCCAAGGTGGAATTGTATTCAGTAACTCATGGAATGTTGAGGTTCCCTATGATGGTTTCTACGGCATGAAGGGAACCGTTGATAATGGTGGTAGAATTTTGGTTGACGATAAAGTTATCATGCAGGGTGGATACTTTAGTGGTGCAAAATTTGCAGGTCCCGATAGAACTCTTGAAGGTTTTGGTTCTGAAACCCCTCAAACCGTTAAGTTCCCTCTGACTCAAGGTAATCATAAGATCACAGTTGAGGTTGAGAACAGGGCACAAACAAAACAAAAGAGAATCAAGAAGACCATATTTAATACTGCTGACTGGGCAATAGAGCAAGCAGTCCCTGTGACACAGAACAATACTTATGATGTTGTTTATGTTGATCTTCATCCTAGAAATAAAAACCTTAAAGTTTCTGGTGATAGAAAAACTGTCAGAATGTTAGATGGGGGTGGTGACGACACTAATGCGAAATTAATTATCACATCTGGTGATGCAACATTCTCTGATGATGGAAGAAAAATTTCTGGAAAAGGAGTTGTTAGAGCACGACTTGAGTGGAATGATGATCCAAATAATAAAGGGATTGCTGTTTCAGGAGTTGTTATTAATGGTGTGAGACTCTCAAGAGATACTAAATCAGTCTCTAAGGAAAAATCTTTTAGAATTACTTATGAGGATTTAAATCCATCAAACCTTCCCAGCACAGGTAGAGGATTCAATCCAACCCGTACTGGTATCAAAGTTGTCAAAAATGGAAAGCGAATTGAACTCAAAGATGGTAGAGGTAGTGATGCGAATGTTGAGTTTGAAATATTATCAACTTCCCCTGGAGTGAATGCAAGATTCTCTGATGATGGGAGAGAACTCAAGGTAAAAGGTAATGGTGATGTAAATATCAGAATTAAATATGATGATAATCCAGGATACGCTGGTGAAGCTGTTCGATCAATCACAATTAATGGTAAAAAGTGGAAGAAAAAGAGAACAGAGTATGGTGAGGAAACTCTTACTCTTAAGGTCAATCAAAATAGTGCTGCTTCGACTGCATTTACTGAACGTGGAAGTGATGAAAATAATATTGATCTAGGTGCTAAACCCTCTGCAGGCAGAGGACTGTCAGGTGGCACAACGAAGAGAGGTGTCAAATATTCTGGACCTGAACTTGCATCTTATAGAAGAGGGACACTAGGACCATTCATCACTCCAAGATTTGAGGGTGAAAGAGATTATATCGCTAATTTTATTGGCACTAAGTGGACCATGAAGTGGACTGGTGTCAACTTCCCAATTAGTTCGAGATATAGGATTAGAACAGAGGCAGATGATATTCTAACAGTCAAAGTTGATGGTGAATTTGTTTCTGAGGTAAAAGTTCGTGAAGGAGTGAGAGAGGTATTCTTTAATGCCTCTGAGGGTAAGAGAACTATTGAAATGGAACTCACTAATGCCAATATTCAGCAACCATTCCCGATTAACCCGACTGTCTTTAATGCAATTATTGATGTTGACGCAGAGATTACTGTTCCTGCAGAAAAATCTTGGAGAGGAAACCCTATAGGAATCTCTGCTATTCTTATTCCACCACCTTGTCCACTTGAAACAAAGGGACTTGGAAAACTGTGTGATATCTTCCCACTTCAACCAGGAAATGGATACTCTGCTCCACCAGGACCAGGATACCCTGCCGTGCCTGAAATTATCAGATTGGAACCTGTCAATCCTGGTATTAATTATGGTCCTAATGATCCTGTTTGTATTATTAAAGAAGATGGATCAAAAGTTTGTTTCCCACCAAACTTAGGACCATTTGGTTCTAATTTACCGATTGATACTCCACCAATTCCTATCACAGAATATCCAAACATCTCTCAATCCACAGACACAGGTGTTAATGCAAGGTTTAGACCTGTGATTAGAGTTCGTAGAGATCCGCTTGATGTTGAACCTGAGGATATCCTACAGGTAACAGACCTGGTTGGTCTGAAGAGAACTGGTTATGTTGGTGGTCGTGAATACTTTGGTGCTGTCTTCTATAAAGATGGTGTTCGTTTCGCAGGATATTATGAGACACCTGGACAACTCATACAAGTTTATGATACACTACAAGAGAGCATCGATGGTGAGGTTACCACTAGACCTTCCGCAATCCTCAGACAGGGTACGGACATAACTAGTAACGATCCTAGACTTAATATTCCAGGAACACCTGAAAATCTAACGTAATATGGCAACTCACATAAATCAAAATAAAGATCCAAAGGGTGCCGATGGAGGTGGAACAGCGCACAGTAATTATACTGCTCAGCGCATCGGAAACGATCATGGCAACATAAAATTTGGACATGTTCATAAGGATGCTGGAACAACCTCTGGCGTCATGCTTGAGACCACGGATTCATTACATCACATTACTTTAGACAAAGCAGGAGAAAGAAAGGGACACACAATTTCTGTGTCCCCTGGCGATACTGTTATTGAAGCAGGTGAGAAGAACACCGTTGATCAAACCACAATTTTTATTAATGCGGTGAATGGTGACATATGTTTAATTGCATCTAATGGTAAAATTAGAATGCAAGCAGATGATATTGAGATGATTGCTAATGGTGGTGGTGGCAACAAAGGCAACATCGTCATGAGAGCAGTTGAAAATATCAAGACTGACTCTAAAAAATTCTTAGTCAACGCTACCAATTTTTATAGAATTGCAACACCAGGATATGCAGAAATTGCTGGCAACTCAGGTATGTCTCTTTATGCGTCCATAATTAAAGGTGTTACAGATGCATGTGCATTAAAAGACTCCAAGACTGGTCATCAAAAAATTCAAAAAGAAAATAATAGTGTATAAAAATGTCATTTAATCTAGACGACGTAAATACTGGTGGACAATTAAAGGTTGGAACAGGCATTTGTCCTGCCATCGGTGAGGGTATATTAAAAGTCAACGGATCTGGCATGATTGAGGGTCCAGTTGTAATGGGAAATCCCACCACGTTTCCATTCCCCTATGCAACTGTAAATATTGCTCCACTAACTAATTCTGATAATATAATCCCTCCACTTATTCCTGGACTTTTATGCTCAGGTGTAAATAATCCTTACTCTTTAGCAGTTAGTGGTGCTGCTGGTTTTCTAGGACCAGTTGATACTGCTATGAATCTTGGTGTAGGAATGAATGTTTTTGCACAAGGACATGTCGTATCGAATTGTGGTGGACACATCCTCGCTGCTAAAAAGAACTTTGATATTCCTCACCCCACTAAAGAGGGATATCGACTGAGACATACCTGTCCTGAAGGTCCATCAAATGACGTTTACTTCAGAGGTAGAGTCACTAATAAGACAGAAATCATTCTCCCTAATTACTGGAAGAAACTTGTAGACTTTACGACGATTACAGTTAATTTGACTCCTATTGGAGCACATCAGAATGTAATTGTAAAGAGGATTGATGAAGAAAAGGTTTACCTTCAATCAAAAGGAGGTATGCCTATCAACTGCTTCTACCACATCTATGGGACAAGAGCAGATGGAGAAAGACTTATCCCTGAATATGAGGGTAAGACACCAGCAGATTACCCCGGAAACAACGATGAATATTCTGTTTCTGGATACCATTACGACAAAAGAGAGGTTGAATCATGAGCGCAGGCGAATTTATTGAAGCACCCCCAGGTAAAGATTGTACCAAAAAAGATGGTGGTTGGGGGATCCCCATGACCGACTATGAATTTATTTGGTATGGAAATATAGATGAGGACAAGTATCCAGATGATGCGTGTAAACCTTACTATCATAAGTACGCACAGATTGATAATTTCAAAGTCAACACTTTGTTAGAGGGTGCAGCTGATATTACGATAACCGGAAATGTTACTGCTGCCGAGGTGACTGCTGGTGGCGTTACCCTCACCTCAAGAAAAGCATTTGATATTCCACACCCAACAAAGGAGGGTCATCGTCTTCGTCATATCTGTTTAGAGGGTCCTGAATCAGCTGTTTATATTAGAGGTAGACTCACCAATAGTGACAAAATTGAACTGCCAGAGTATTGGTCAGGACTTATTGATCCAGAAACCATTACTGTTTCTTTGACACAAATTGGGTCATCTCAAGATTTAATTGTGGAGAAAATTCCCTGGGGTAAAACTATTCACATTAAATCAGGAAATGCCACAGCGATTGACTGTTATTATTATGTGCAAGCAGAGAGAAAGGATGGTGAAAAACTCATCGTAGAGTATGAGGGAACCTCTTTTGATGATTACCCTGGCGACAACAGTCAGTACACCTGCAACAAATAGGTTGACACGGGGTTCTGATTGCCCTATAATAGGCAGGTAAGCAAAGGACCCCATGCAAGACGATTACCTGACACGCTGCGTCGTTGATCCAGTCGCCCGTAAGTTCTATCTTTATTCTGAGCAAGGCGACGAGCGTGTCATCGATTGTGAGACCGTTGATCAGTTCATGTCCGTGCTTGAGATGGTGCGTGACAAGTGTAGCGATGATGTGCTAGCGTATGCCAACCCCCTCTGAGGAAAAATGACCTTAGATTCCAAAAAAGTCGGAAAAAAAATCCCGGCAAAAATTTACCCTGAGGGGTTTTATAAAGAAATCTTAGAGTGTTATGAGTATGAGACCAGAAACCCGTCAATCTATGGAAATGTTATTCGCGGCGAAATGGAATTTACCCAAAGCAGCGAAGAATGCGGGTCTGACCAACAAGGAGATGAAAATCACCTTTAACGAATATTGCACATTTCACCCTCCTACTTGGGAAGGGTGATTCCTTGGGAGCGTGGCGGAATCGGTAGACGCACCAGACTTAAAATCTGTTGAGAATTATCTCGTGGGGGTTCAAGTCCCCCCGCTCCTATTCCCTAAATAGGGACATAGGGTAAATTTAGACCCATGAAATACCGCATAGACACCAAATATGCTTGGTACGATCATGAGGGGGAACATCTGGTATTATTGTATTGTATTCAAAATATTCCATTTACCTTTGATGAACTCCCAGAACTTGCTAGGCAAAATCCAAGCGTCATACAACTAGCGAATTCAGGTCCAAGGTGGGATGCAGAGAAGATGTATAGGTCTTCTATGTACCTAATGGCAGAAGAATGTCATCCCATGTGTTTTGAGTTAGAATTAGAAAACCCAGAACTGTTACCTGTAGATTGATGCCAACTTAGCTCAGCTGGATAGAGCAGGGTTTTTGTAAAGCTCAGGTCATCGGTTCAAGTCCGATAGTTGGCTTATTAGGAGGATTTATGGTCATAAACCTTTGGTACAACAAACAAATGAAAGAGTGGCGCTGGTCACTAACTGAAACTTCAGTCATGGCACAGCATACCGGTGGTCAAGAAGAACTTCGTGATGCTATGAATGATGTTGCAAACACGGTTGAATACATACTTGACAACGAGTTAAAAGAAGGGTAATATATAAAGGTGTGAAGGAAGTGCGAAAAGGGTGACCCATATGGGTTGCCCTTTTTTCGTTTGATAAATAATCCATAACAGAACTTATAGTGTAATAAGATGGGTCTTTCCAGATTAGATAATTTTCTGAAATCTACTCGTGGTACTATTCTTTATGTGGATCCGAATAGTTTAGACGCCACAGATAGTATTGAAAATCAGGGGAATTCGCTGACTCGTCCCTTCAAAACCATTCAGCGTGCTTTGATTGAAGCAGCAAGATTTTCATATCAGAGAGGTCTTGATAACGATAGATTTGGTAAGACCACAGTCTTATTGTATCCAGGTGATCACGTTGTTGATAATAGACCAGGATATATTCCTGATGGATCGAATAATTATAAACTAAGAAACGGATCGACAACAGATAATCTCTCCCAGTTTGACTTATCTTCTAACTTTGACCTCGCATCTTCTGACAACCAACTTCACAAACTTAATAGTGTTCGTGGTGGTGTCATCGTCCCAAGAGGCACATCTATCGTTGGTCTTGACCTTCGTAAGACAAAAATTAGACCAAAGTACATTCCAGATCCAGAGAATGACAATATTGAAGCATGTCCAGTTTTTAGAGTCACTGGTGCTTGCTATTTCTGGCAGTTTTCATTCTTTGATGGTGATCCAAATGGAAAGGTTTTTAAGGACTATACTTCAAACGAATTTGTACCCAACTTTTCTCACCACAAACTGAGATGTTTTGAATATGCTGATGGTCTTAATAACGTCGAAATCAACGATGAATTTATCAGTAATTTCAATGCAGGTCGTTCAGACCTTCAGATGTATTATGAGAAGGTAGGTATTGCTTATGGTCAATCATCTGGTCGTGCAATTGAACCAGATTATCCATCTACAAGTCTTGATATTCAACCTAAGATTGATGAATATCGTATTGTTGGTTCTACTGGCGAATCTGTTGGTATCAGCAGTATTAGAGCAGGTGATGGTGCTACACCAACCACTACGATCACCGTAACCACATCCTCTGCTGTCACAGGATTAGATGTTGACACACCTTTCCGTATTGAAAACGTCAACTCTGATTATAATGGCGATTTCGTTGTAACTGAAAAGGTAAGTTCTACACAAATCAAATATACAGTACAGAATGCTCCCTCTGATGCATTACCAACTGTATCTGGTTCATCATTAGCTCTGGTATCTGATACCGTCACCTCCGCATCTCCATATATCTTCAATATCTCTCTGAGATCCGTATATGGTATGTGCGGTATGCTTGCTGATGGTGCAACTGCAACTGGATTTAAGTCCATGGTTGTTGCACAGTTTACCGGTATCGGTCTTCAGAAAGACGAAAAGGCATTCGTCAAGTATAACGAGGACACCATCCCAACTGGTGCATATGACGATTATACTGCTGTAGATAATCTTCCAAGCAATTCAAAAGCAAGATATAAACCGAATTATAAAAACTTCCATATTAAGGTAACCAATAATTCGTTCATTCAGGCAGTTTCAATTTTTGCGATTGGATATGCTGAGCACTTTGTAACTGATACTGGTGGTGACATTTCACTTACCAACTCTAACTCTAATTTCGGTGCAGTATCCCTGGCATCTGAAGGATTTAGAAAAGATGCATTCTCTCAGGATGATATTGGATATATTTCTCACATCATTCCACCTAAGGAAGTTCCACTTACCGAAACTTCTATTGAATTTGAATCTCTTGATATTACAAAAACAGATAGGGTTGCAGGTGTAGGATCAACCGGTAATCTCTACCTGTATGCCCAAACGAACGTTGATGCACCACCACAGAACGTTATTGACGGATACAGATTTGGTGCAAGAACAAATGATAATCTGAGAGTTCTTGTCTCAGCAGCAGGTTCAGTAACTGAATATACTGCTCGTATTGTGATGGACGGTTCTCAATTAACAGCAGAGAAGAAATATACTGTTAAACAGGGACCAACTGGAATTAACAGCATCGGTTCTTACAGTCAGGGTGGGTCTGATAGGCAGATTACACTTAACTCTACTCACAATCTTCTTAATGGTGAGTCTGTTAGAGTCATTAGTGAAAACGCTCACCTACCAGACGGATTAGACTCAAATACAGTTTATTTTGCGATTACAGATGCAAACACATCTGGTGGCATTACGACTAATGTTAATATTAAACTCGCTAAAACTCTTAATGATGCAATTAACGGATCACCTGCAATTGCCGTCAACGAAAAGGGTGGTGTTCTTAGTATTGTAAGTAGAGTTTCTGATAAGAACTCTGGAGAAATTGGTCACCCAGTTCAGTATGATGTAACTGAGAACCAGTGGTATGTTAATGTAGCAACTGCTGCTACAGAGAACAACATTTTCTCAACCATCGTTGGACTTGGCACTACAGGACTAGGTGTTGCATCTCCAAGAACTTTCATCAAGAGAAAGAGTGACAATAGAAATGCTAATGACACTCTCTACAGAATGAGATATGTCATTCCTGCATCTACAGGAGGCACAGTAGCAAGACCACCAACTGAAGGATTCATTATTCAGGAATCTAACTCGTCAATTGGTATTAGCACCACAGAGATTCAGACATACTTTGGTAGTGGTTCTATTACTAATATCAATCAACAAAGAAACTTTAGATTTATTAGAGATGTTAGATGGGACGGATCTCAGGTTCACGTTACTACCGAACTCCCTCACAAACTTCAGCAGGATGATCAAGTTCAACTTCTTAATATCACCGGTTCTCTGAATACTGCTGGAACAGCAGGAACTGCGTTCAACCGTGAGTATGCTGTTACTGGTATTACAAGTGCGACCACCTTTAGAGTTGGATTGACCACTAATCCTGGAACATTCACTAACGACACATCTACTAGAAATACCTCTCTCCCTTACTTCAAGAGAAAGAGAATCAAAGATACGATGTATGTCTATCGTAACTTTGAGGCACAGCAGTATAAGGCGGGTGAGCAGGACGGTATCTATTACATTACCCTGCTTAACAGCAGCAATAGACCATCAGTAAGTCCATTTACCGATCAAAACTTCTCACAACCAGTTACTGCTCTCTTCCCACAAACTAATAGAGATACCCCAGTATCTGACCCACCAGAGACAACCTCTTTTGCAATTCCTAGTCTGATTGGTGAGGTTGTAATTGATGAACCACAAAATAGTGCAACTAAAGAAAATGTCACCAAGTACATCCGTGATGTAGGTATCGGTATTGGTATTACTGAACTGACATCTACTATTGCTGGAACTTCACATACTATTACCACAAATATTGATCACGGTCTCAACAGAATTACAACTGTTGGAATCTCAAGTGGTGGTGCAGGATATGGTTCAGGTGCAGCTGGAAGTCTGTATAATGCTAGATTAGTTTCTATCGGATCATCCATTACTGGTAAGCACGCCACAGGTAAGATCACCTTTAATGCTAATGGTGAGATTACTGCTGTTAAGATTATGAACGGTGGTAGCGCATATGGCATCGGTAACACACTTGCAGTTGTTGGTGTTGCAACCACAACTGGATATGTACAGGCAGTTGTTAATGTAAGTAAGATTTATGATAACGTCGGTGATACCATCAGAATTGCTGGTGTCGCATCTGCATCTTATAATGCATATAATGATGTATTCCGTATCACAGGTGTTGATGTTGGTGCAGCAACCAGTATCACAGTAGAATCACCCTCTGCAATTACTGGTTTCACTACAACAGGTATTGGTGCTACAAATGCTGGCAAGGCATACCTCTACTTGACTGGTGGTGCAGTTGGCGTTACCACTATTAACTATGATAATAATAGTGGAATTGCTACTGTTAAGACTGGTGTAAATCATGGATTTAGCGTTGACCAGAAGGTAAGACTCTCTGGTGCGACAAATAGCACTTATGTTGGTGACTTTGTTGTTACTGAGAATGTTGGTCTTACCACTTTTGCTGTAAGAATTGGTGTAGGAACTGTAGCACCTGGTGTGAATGGAACCCTGTTTGCATTCCATGAAGGTATTACATCAAATGATGGTAATGTCACTCAAGATGATGAGAATCTGGCAGGCAGAATGATTGCTCCATATGCTGGAATCACCACTACACTTTCTGCTGCCGTTTCTGACGCAACAGCAGAAACCATTTCAATTACCAATCTACCTGATCTAGATATCAATATTGGTGATTACTTAACTGTTGATAGTGAACTTGTTCGAGTCAAGACTACAGTTGCACCAACTGACAACTCTCTGACTGTGTTTAGAGGTGTTCTTGGAACTAAGAGATCAACTCATGACTCTGGTTCTGTTGTCAGAAGAGTTGAGGTATCACCTACAGAACTTCGTAGACACTCAATCATTCGTGCCTCTGGGCATACCTTTGAGTATGTTGGTTTTGGACCTGGTAATTACTCTACTGCATTCCCCGATAAGCACGATAGAGCAATTAGTGCTGCTGAAGAATTGTTATCACAGTCTACAAAGAGAGACGGTGGTATCAACTTCTACACCGGAATGAATGACAGAGGTATTTCTTTCGCAGGTAATAAGAAGTTAAGTACGATTACTGGTAAGGAAGAAATCTTTGACACTCCAGTTCAAACTGTGACTGGTGAGGACATTAGCGATGCACCAGCACTTAATATTACTGCTGCAACTGAGGGTCTGTTCAATCGTGCGATCAGAGTTGAAGGTGGCGATGATGGTAATTCATCCTCTGAATTCAACGGTCCTTTGATTGTCAATAATAAGTTGACTGTCAACGCTGATATGGAGACTAACAACCTGTTCATTCAGGGTGATGCAACTGTATCCAGAAAGCACACGGTTGGTATTGCTACTCCTGCACTTGCTGGTAACCCTGGTGATGTCATTTACCAAGCAAATCCAGGTGAAGGTTCATATGTTGGATGGGTTTATTCACTTCAGAATGATTGGAAGAGATTTGGTGCGGTAAGTCTGAATAAGAATGCCAATATCATGACATTTGATGGTGTTGGTGTAGGAACCACAACTCCAGGTGCAAGCACATTCAGAGTTGGTTCGGGCACCACTCAGATGTCTGTTGATTCTGTTGGTGTTGGTATCGGAACCACGGCAAATCACTTCAAACTGCATGTAATTGGTGATACAAACATCGTCGGTACAGTTACCGCTACCACATTTGTTGGTGATGGTTCTGGTCTGACTGGTCTTAATACCTCTCTGTTTGGATGGACAAACCTTGCTGGTGGTGGATTATATGATACAGATCAGTTTAAAGTTGGTATCGGAACTGAGTCACCAAGGTTCAATCTTGAAGTTGGTGCAGTTGGCATGGGCACCACGTCCATGCTGGTCAACGGTGAAGCAAGTTTCGTAGGATTCGCAACCTTTAACGATGTGTTCATTAGCGGTGGAACAACTGCTCTTGGACAATATCATCTGGAGAATCTCTCCTCTGGTGTTATCCGTGCATCCTCTATCGGTATTGGTTCTACGTTTGTTCTTCAATCCTTCCAGGTTGGTTCTTCTAACACTCTTGGAATCTCAGAAGACAAACAGATCTTCACGGTATCTGGTATCGGTTCGGTCGGTGTTGGTACAACCAGCGCAAGATCTAACCTGGATGTTATCGGACACACAAGACTTGAAACTGTCTCGCGTAATGTTGATTATGTTGAACCAAGTTCTAATGTTGTCACAGTTGACCTGTCATCTGCACAGAGTTTCATCTGCACCGCGAGAGCAGATATCAATCACTTCGTCTTAAATAATGCACCTCCAGGATCTTCTGAATTTACATTAAAGATTGATCAGGATTCTGATGGTAATCACTATGCAGTAGTTGATCACTTCCAGACAGGTGCAGGAACATCAATTCCAGTCTATTGGCCAGGTGGTGGAGTTCTGCCTGGTGTTACAACCACGGCAAGCAGATCTGACATCTTTGCATACAGAACATTCGATGGTGAGAATATTACAACTGCTGGTCTATATGCAGTCGTGGTCGGTCAAAACTTCGCAAACTGAGGTAGAGTGAATGTTTAATAAGCAGACAACCCTGGATCTGGACGGACCAAAACTTGGTTTCAGTACAGATCCTCAAAATCTTACTGTAAATGCCGGGACAGCAGCAACCTTTGTTGCTATTGGAACGGCAACTTTTCCTTCAAATATTCCTGCAAAATTTGCAACAAACACAGGTATCGTAACTTATCGTTGGTATGTTGATGATGTTGCTGTTACTGATGACCCTGACACCGATGGTTTTGATGGTGTCAATTTTCTGGGTACAGGCACAACTACACTTCAGATTTTTAACAACACAACAACAAAGACTGTATATTGTGAAGCAGACTATATTCCTAGTGCATATGGATTGCCAGGTGTTGCTGTTACCGTAGGAAGTGCAAGATCAACAGGACATGCGATTAGTGAACCAGTAAGAAGTGCTTCTGCTACTTTGTCACTCAATCCTAAACTTTCAATTGATACTCAACCAGTAGATAGAATTGTAGCAGTTGGTGTTGCTGCAACTTTTGGTGTTGATGCTAGTCTCACCAGTGGTTCTGCTGAGGGATTTAGTTATCAGTGGCAAATCAACGACTCTGATGTGTCCGATGGAGAACTAGAGGTTGGTGTCACAAGAACTGCAACTGCAAAATTAACTTATACGAAAGACGGTTCATCAAATGAGGTTGATTTTACAGAACTTTCAACACTAACACTCGGTGTTGGAACTTATGATATTACAGTAGATAATAATATTACCGCTGATTTAAGAGCACTTGGTGCTGGTGGCGGTGATTCAAATCAAAGATCTGTTGCTGGTGGTGCTGGTGGTCTTTCAACAGGAGAATTTACATTTTTAAGCGGCACAACTTATAAATTAGTTGTTGGTGGTAAAGGTGACAGCGGCGGTGGCAGAAATAATGGAGGTAGCGGTGGCGGTGGAAATTCTAGAATCGGATCCGGTGGTGGCGGTGGCGGTGGTGGATACACCGGACTTTTTGTTGGGTCAATTTCTCAGGATAATGCAGTAATCATCGCTGGCGGTGGCGGAGGTGGAGCAAACGACCCTGCTGATGGAGGTGCTGGTGGTGGACTTACGGGGGGAGGTGGTGGTAATGCTCCTGGTAGGGGTGGCGATGGTGGAACACAATCTGCAGGTGGTGGCGCTGGATCTGTTGAAACTGATGGAACTGCTGGATCTGCACTTCAAGGAGGACCTGGTGCCGGTGGCGGCGGAGGCGGATACTTCGGCGGTGGTGGCGGAGGTGGACATAGTGGTTGTTGTGCTGATGGTGCTGGTGGAGGTGGTTCTGCTTATATTGGTTCATCTCTTCTGACTGATGGAGCGACTACACAAGGTGGTGGCGCAGCAAATGCGACTGATGGATCTTTTGAAATTACTGCTACCGAAACCTCAGTAGAAGTTCCAATCAATCTTACAATTTCTGGATCAACATCTAATGTTCTGACAGTTTCTGGTGACGCTGCAGTCTCTGCTACTACTAAAGTTGTTGTAAGTAATTCAAATGCCTTCAATTCACCACTTACATCAGAGACAAGAACATTCACATCAACTGCTGCAAGACCATTATTAAAAATAGAACAAATTAACAATACAAATACTGCCACACTATCAGAACACAATCTTGATGATGGCGAAATAACTTTTACGGACAATCCAGAGGACTCTTTTAATCAAATTTGTATTTACTCTCCAGAGAGAGATATTGAGATTGAAATGGATTTATTTGGTGGACATGGAGTTGATTCTGGATCCGGTGGTATTGGAGGACGAGGTGGATATTCTAAGATTAAATTTACTCTTGAACAAAATGTTGAATATATTATCACAGGATTATACAAAGAAATAAATGCTCCATTTGTATACAGAAAAGCAACTTTAATAGCTGTTGTGGGTGCAGGTGGAGATACTGGAAATGGAACTGCCGGTGGATTTGGTGGAAACGGTGGAGGTGTGAATATAGCAGGTCAAGATGCCAGACCTGGGGATACTGGTGGAGCTGGTGGAGATTCAATTGAGGCAGGAACTCTACCATCAAGTGGATATTTTGGAACTTTAACGACATTAACTCCAGTGCTTACAGATACGACATCAGAAGAATTTCTAGGTGGGGGTAGAACTATTCCTTGTACAAGAGGTGTTTATTGGAGAAATCAAGGATTAAGTGCATGTGAAGATATTCCTTCTGAAAATAAATTTAGATTATCAGATGGAACTGAGGTTCAAAATACATCCTCTTCAATTACGAGAGGATTCAAAGCAGGATATAATATAATTGAAACAAGAGGAGCAAGTAGTCAAGGTAGTGGTGCCGGTGGTGCTGGTGCTATGGGCGGAAAAGGAGGACAAAATGGAAATAATACAGCAGGAGGTGGAGGATCAGGTTATACTGATGGATCTGTGACCGTTGTTGAAACCACACAGGGAGGGGGAGAAACACTTGCAACAGTTGTTATTAGACTTGCAAGTTGACTAAATAATAAAAAGTAGTTTAACGGGGGAGAGTGAACCCGAATGGCAGTAAATAAGAATTTTGTTGTCAAAAATGGTTTAGAAGTCAACACTAAACTTATTCGTGCGGATGCAACGAATAATAAGGTTGGCATCGGCACCTCCGTTCCTAACTATGAACTCCATGTAAATGGAGGAATTGGTGCTACAGATTTATATGTAACTGGTATCACCACAGTTCTTAATGAACTGAATGTTGGTCTCGGTGGAACAATTTTGACCGTTGTCGGAACCACCGATGGTTCTGATCAATTTGTTGGTATTAATACCGCTAGTCCACAGTTTAGATTAGATGTTCGTGCTCCAGTCTCAACTGGTCAAACGGCACTATATGTCTACGGTGACATGCGTGTCACAGGTGATATTGATCTAGATGATATCAATCTTGATGATGCAAGCATCCAAAATCTGACTGTAACTGAAGCATTAAATGTTTCAAACAGCGGTCTCTCTACTTTTAGTGGTAGAGCAGACTTTAATGATAGTGTTGATATTGAAGACAACCTGATTGTTGCAGGTATTGCAACTGTCACAGGAAATCTTACAGCATCATCTGATGTATCGATAGCATCTAATTTATCAGTAACTGGTTTATCAACATTTACTGGTATTTCGACCTTTAGTGGTCGAGTCGGTATTATTTCTGACTTTGTTGTTGATGGTAATGCCACGGTTTCTGGTATCACCACCATCACAGGTGATTTAAGAACCTCAGCAAACGCATCATTTGCTGGTATCACAACCCTTGCTTCATCTGGTGGTATTACTACCACAGGTGGAGATCTTTATATTGGTGGAGATTTATTTGTTCGTGATGACATTACATACGATGAGGTAAATGGTAGAAACCTGAACATCACAGGTATTGCTACCATCGGATCTATTGATGTCGGTAGTTCAGGTACTATTGAAGTAACTGACAAAGAGATCTACACCCAGTTTGATATTACCAATAATGGATCGGGTGCATATGAGTTTGCTGCAACTGGTATTGGATTTACTGTTGCAACAAGCAATCCTACATTATATCTGCTTAGAGGTAAGAAGTATAACTTCTCAGTTAATGCCTCTGGACACCCATTCTATATTAATACCTTAAACGGAACTGGAACTGGTCAACAATTCACTAGAGGTGTCACCAATAATGGTGCTGCTGTTGGTGTTGTTACCTTCGCAGTTCCATTTGATGCACCAGAAATTCTGCACTATAACTGCGGAAATCATTCTGGAATGAATGGACCGATTTATATCGGTAATGATGGTGGTCTTGGTATTAGTTCCGAGGGGACAAACCTTGGAGTTGGTATTACTCAAATCAACTTTGCCTCTTCTAATGGAACTGCTATTGCAGTTGACATGGGAACTGGCAGCGGTTCAAACTCTGGTATTGCAACCGTGACGTTCACACCAGGTGTTTCGCTTGGTCTCGTTATCGCTCTTGGCGCATAATTCACAATAAATACACATAACACTTAAAGAAAGATGGCAGAAGCTTTTTCTAATAAATTAACAAGAGCAGCGGGGATTGTTACCACGTCATCGAGTGGTGCTATTGGTATCACTAGTACAATCATCACCGGTATCTCAACGGTGGGTGTTGCTGTAAGTGACATGGTGGTAAATTCAAACTTTATTGCTGGAACTAAAGTAACTGAGATTGGTGCAAGTGCTGTTACCGTTGATAGAACATCAACAAACACTTCATCAACCACAAGTCAGAACGTAAAGTTCCTTGGACCGACTACTGCATACACTTCAGCATCTGCAACGAAGAGTATTTTGATCGGTGGAACTTTTGCCAACAATACTGATAACTCAGTCAACTTAACGGTTGAGGTAAGAGACCAAAGCACGGCAGTTTCGGTATCAATCGCGAGTAAGATTCCAGTCCCTGCAGGAAGTTCCTTTGTTATCTCTGATGTTGGTAAGACACTACTTGAGGGAACTGATGAAATTGTAGTGTATTGTGATTCTGCGAATGCAATTGATGCTAATCTCAGCATCCTGACAGGAGTTAACTGATGGCAGATCGTAACGGTTATATCGGAAGAGCACCGGGAGACTCATCGGTCACCGTTGCAAGGCAGGTTTTTTCACCGACTGGTGTTCAAACTAATTTTACTTTTGCATCAGGATATGTTCCTGGTTACCTTGACGTATATTTAAACGGTGCAAAGTTAATTGTCGCACAAGACTTTACTGCTACCGATGGATCTGTTGTTGGTCTTACAAGTTTTGCACAGAGTGGTGATGTTGTAGAGGCAGTTGCATTTAAGGCATTTAACGCTGCTGCTGTTACTCAAGCAGCAGATTTTACTGTAACTGGCAATCAAACAAACAACGGAACACTTTCAGTAACTGGTGGCACTACACTCTCTAACCTTATTGTTACTGGAATCACCACGTTATCAGCAGGATCTTCTGTATCATTTGCCACGACTGCATTTGATCTTGGTGCTGGTACTAACCTGAATATTGGTATTGTAACTGTAACCACCTTAAGTGGTGGTGAGGTCAACGGATCTGATGCTAACTTTACTGGTATTCTGACTGCTGCATCTGCATCATTTAGTGGTAATGTATCAGTAGGTGGAACTCTGACCTATGAAGATGTTACTAATATTGATTCTGTTGGAGTCATTACAGCAAGGGAAGGAATCAAAGTTACAACTGGCGGTATTGATATTGCTGCTGGTGGTATTGAAGTTGGAGGTATCTCAACATTTCAGGGAGCAACAAACACCTTTGCTAATGGACTAACTGTTACGGCAGGTGGAATCAGCGTTGTATCTGGAGGATCTTCAATTATTGGTGTTGTAACTGCTACATCTTTTGAGGGAGATGGATCAACACTCTCAAATTTACCTTCAAGTGGTGATGCTAATGATATCACCGCATCTCTCTTCACTTAATAAATAAAGGAAAAACAGTAAAATGGCGCTCAAAAAGACACAGTTATTAGATATACAATCGGTCACTGGTATTGCAACAGTTGGCATTTTTACTGTTGGCGTGACTCAGACTGCTGGGGGAGTGGGTGTTGCATCCACCAGTTATATTAAAAACATCATCATGCACAACACCGGGTTGGGAACAGCGAGAGTTTCCATGTATATTAACCCGAATCTGACACCTGGACCTGCATTAGCAGTAACCGCAAATAGGTTCATGAGAATTGATTTAGCGCCAAACGAAACAACATTCTTTGAATCAACATATCCGATTGTAATGACCAATAACGATACTCTTTCTGTGGAAGTAAATGAACCAGATGCAGGTGGAACAGGTATTGGTTCTGCCGTGAACTTCATCGTCAACGGCGACACGGATGTCTGATTATGGGTATCAAAGCATTAGGGAATAACGCAGAGGACTTTGTTAATAAGTTTTTGAGAGCCCGTGGTGGGGATTCTACAGGACTTGATGCTGTGGCTCCTATATCATCACCATCAGGACTAACAGCAACTGGTGGTGTCATCAGTGATTATACTTCTGGAAGTGATATTTTTAGAGCACATATTTTCACCTCATCAGGAACTTTTGATGTAACAGAAATTGGTGATTTTCCTGCTGATGTAGATTATCTTGTTATTGGTGGAGGAGGATCTGGTGGAGGAGCACAACCCTTTAGTGCGACTGATGGTGGTGGTGGAGGTGCTGGTGGTTATAGAACTAGTATGCCAGAGGGACCTGGTGGACCTTCACCATCAGCAGAATCTCAAATAACTGTTAGTACATCTCCAGGTTCTTATACAGTCACTGTTGGAGCTGGAGGTGCAGGTATCGGTGCAGGATATGGTGGTGATGGTAGTAATTCTGTATTTGGACCAATAACTGCTGGTGGTGGAGGTGCTGGTGCTGGTTCTGCTCCTCCATATAGTGGTAGAAATGGTGCATCTGGCGGTGGAGCTTCTGATACCGCTTTTAACAGTGGTGCTGGCGGCGGTGGAAACCTAACTCAAGGTGGAGGAAGTCCAATACCAAATCAAGGATATCCTGGAAGTGCTGGAGGTGCCTCTCCTGCTTATGGTGGAGGTGCTGGTGGTGGTGCAGGAGGCGCTGGTGGGCCAGTTCCAACATCTGCTGGAGGTAATGGTGGACCCGGTAAAGCAAGTGTAATATCAGCAGGTCCAGGAAATCCAGTTACAAGATCTGGTGGTGGAGGTGGAGGGGCTGAGGGTAATACTGGAGGCACTGGCGGACCTGGTGGTGGTGGCACCGGATCTACAGGTTCTGGTCGTGGTGGTGCTGCGACATTTTCAACAGGTTCTGGTGGTGGTGGAGGTTCTACACATGATAGTAGTGTTGGTGGTAATGGTGGTTCCGGTATTGTTGTAGTTCGTTATCAAATAGGATCAATTGCTGCATCTGCAAAAGCAACTGGTGGTGTCATTAGTTTTTATGGTGGCAAAACTATTCATACCTTCACCAATTCTGGCACTTTTGACACAACTTCTGATTGGGATGCTGGAACAAATGAAGTAGAATATTTAATTGTTGCTGGTGGTGGATCTGGAGGCGGTAAAAATGGTGGTGCTGGAGGTGGTGCAGGTGGATTCGTCCCTGGCACAACTACTTTAAGTCATCCAACTTCTTATCCTGTAACTGTTGGTGCTGGTGCTGTAGGTGTTGATGTTGCAGGATCAAACGGTAATCAAGGAACTCCATCAGTTTTTGGTCCAGGACCAATATCTGCTACAGGTGGTGGTTATGGTGGTAATGGAGTTAGTAATGGTGATGGTGGTCCTGGTGGCTCTGGTGGTGGAGGAGGAGAAGATAATAGTCCAGGTCCAGCAACAAATTATCCCGGTCCAACTCAACAAGGATTCCCTGGTGGCACTAACCCAGGACCCCAGGACGGACCAGCATATGGCGCTGGCGGCGGTGGCGGTGCTGGTGGTGTTGGAGGAAATGGATCATCAACAGTTGGTGGTGCTGGAGGTATAGGAAAACAAATACCAACAACATTTAGAAATCCTTTATCTGCCTCAGCACTTGGAACTCCTGGACCTGGTGGATCTTATTATGTTGCTGGTGGTGGTGGAGGAGGAACAGAAAACTCCAACCCTGGTGGAGGTGCTGGTGGTTCTGGTGGAGGTGGAAACGCCCCAGGAACTGGAGCTGGCGTACCTGGTCTGGCCAACACTGGCGGTGGTGGCGGTGGAGCATCAGTGTATAATGGTCCAGCTAGTAATGTTTCTGGTTCTGGTGGTTCAGGTATTGTCCTCATCGCATATCCTACTTGATAAATAACCAAAGGATTGCTATAATCCTAAATATCTAAAACAAACTTAGTCAAAAGATAAAAGATGGCTCATTTTGCACAACTAGATGAAAACAATGTGGTAACCCAAGTCATTGTTGTGAGCAACGATGACACATCCGATTCCAACGGTGTAGAAACAGAAAGTATCGGTGTTGCGTTCTGTCAGAAACTCCTTGGTGCTGATACCAACTGGAAGCAGACCTCATATAATGGAAACATGAGAGGCAACTATGCAGGTATTGGATATACCTACATGAGTAATGTTGCTACTTTGGGTGTTGGTTCTACTGACATCTTTATTAGTCAGCAACCTTATGCTTCTTGGACTATCAGTACAACAGCAGCACAGTGGGAAGCACCTATCACGCAACCTACACTGACTGATGATCAGATTGCAGCAGGTTCTTATTACACCTGGGACGAATCAGCATATCAAGCAGATAATACAACTGGATGGACACTTACCACTCCTGAATAATTACGGGGAGGGGCAACCCTCCTTTTTTTATTGGCATAAATAACTAAAAATAATAATGCGATGGCAATAGGCAATCCTATAACATTAACAAGTAATGTTGCGTCTAAGACCATCAGTGTAATTGCAACAGCATCTCAGACGCTGTTCACAGTCACTGGTGGTTATAGGATCAATCAACTCGCAGTATTTCGTAATGGTGTCCGTCTGGTAGATGGTAGAGACTATACTGCTGCTGATGGATCTACTGTAACTCTTTTATCTGCAGCATCTCTGTCAGATGTTTTAGAGTTTCAAATTTTTGATGACTTTAGAGTTGCTGATGCGATTGTTTCTGCAGCATCAACTCAAACAATCCAGGGTAATTTAAAAGTTACTGGAACTCTGGATGTAGAGTCTGGTGGTATTATCGGAATTAGTTCTGGCGGTACATCAGTTGGTGTTGCTAAGACACTTAACTTTATTGGATCTGGAAATACTGTTGTCCTGTCTAGTGATGGAACAGTTGATATTAGTATCTCTGGTAGTGGTGGCGGTGGATTAGGAACTGCTATCAACTATACTGATGGCACATCATCGCCATTAAGTTTCTTTGACATGGAGGCAACGATCACAGCAGATCTTGACCTTAATGCAGAGAATGCTGGTGTATCAAGTTCTTATGTTGTCTCAGTCATTCCACAAATAAATATTGCAAGTGGAATCGGTGTCACAGTTGGTGCTGGTAAGACTATGATTATTGATGTCCTTCAAATTTCGGATCTCTGATGTCAGACTTAAGAGTTAATAATCTAAAAGCAAGGACAGACGGTAACGTTCCAACTATTGTTGGTGGTGCCGTCATTTCTGGTATTACAACGATTACTGGAGTATTAGAAGCAGAATCAGGTATTACTGCTGAAAACGTATCAGCAACTGGTATTGCAACTATATCAACAGCAATCGTTGGAGCTGCTGTTACCATAAATTCATCTGGTGTAGTTGCAACTGGTGTTGTAACTGCTACTAGTTTTACTGGTAATGTAACTGGTAATGCCACAGGATTGACTGGCACTCCTGATGTAACGGTCGGTAATGTAAATGCTGGAATTATTACCGCAACCACATTTGTTGGTGTTCCTGCTGGATTCACCGAACTCGATGCAGCTCTGTTTAACTAAATAACTAAAAAGATATACCAATGGCACTCAAGAGAACTAAACTATTAGGCATTCAGAATGTAACTGGCATTAACACCGTTGGTATTTTAACGGTTGGTGTTACCCAGACTGCTGGTGGTGTTGGTATTGCATCGACCACATTCTTGAGAGGTGTGATATTACACAACACAGGTCTTGCAACCTGCACATCGTCACTCTACATTTATGACGATGGAGAATCAGAGGGTTCAGGTGCCGCAATCACGACTCGCAGAATTGCTAGAGTTGATTTAAATTCTAACGAAACATTTTTCTTTGAAACACCATATCCAATTACTATGACAAATGGTAGTCAATTATTTGTTGAAGTGACAGCACCAGCAGCTGGAGGAACAGGAATCGGAAGCGTGGTGAACGTTCAGGTGCTTGGCGACACCGACATCGTTTGAGGTAAGTAGACATGGGAGCAAGATCTACTGGTAGTCATCCTACAACAACAAAAGCAGACGGACATCTTTTAGAATATTTTAGACAGAACTTTGGTGCTGGTGGAGGAGGAACTAATGCAGCACCACCATCAGGAATGTCAGCAACTGGTGGTATTATTAGTGAATATGTAGATTCTGGAAAAATTTATAGAGCTCATATTTTTTCATCGTCAGGAACAATTGATTTTACTGAAGGTGGAAGTTTAGGAGACACTGTTGACTATCTATTAGTAGGTGGAGGTGGAGGTGGTGGATCCGCTAATGGTGGAGGCGGTGGTGCCGGTGAGGTTTTATTTAAGACAAGTATCTCTACACCAGGTACTTTTCCAGCACCATTTGCTATAACTATTGGTGCAGGTGGAGGGGGACAGATACATGGAGCAAATGGAAATACACTAAATCCTGGAGGTAGCACTACTTTTGCCTTAGGACCCGTTGGTGCTGCTGGTGGTGGTTCTGGCGGAACAGGTTTTGATCCTGGTCCACAGAATCCAGGAGAAGCTGGAGGATCTGGTGGTGGAGGAGGATGTAATAATGGTACTGGTGGGACAGGAAGTGGTGTTCTATATCCAGGATCAGGATCATTAGTTTCTCCTGATGACGGATGGGGAGGTGATGGAGGAACTGGATCTGCTCCTGGTGGAACAGAACCTGGTGGCGGCGGTGGTGGTGCCGGTGGTAATGGTTTTGATTTTGATGATTCTTCATATGAAGGTGGTGGTGGAACTGGTATTACAATTCCTGCATCAAGTATGTCCGGCACCGAACTTAAAGTCGCTGGTGGCGGTGGCGGTGGCGGTCCTTCTAGTGGGGGAGCAACCGACAACCCAGCAGCAACTGCTGCTGGAGGTGCTGGCGTAAAGGTGGGGAATAGTCCATCTCCAGGAAATAATGGCACTGCTTCCACTGGTGGTGGAGGAGGTGGAGGTGGACAATATTCAAACTCTCCTGGTGGTTCTGGGGGTTCTGGTATAGCTGTCATTCGTTATCAAATCGGTTCTGTTCAATCACCTGGATCAAGTCCAAAAGGTGCAACTGGTGGTTCTATTTCAATTTACAATAATCAAGTTATTCATACCTTTATCAATTCTGGTACTTTCGCTACTCCAGGATCATTTAGTGAAACAGTAACTTATGTTCTCGTCGGTGGCGGCGGCGGTGGTGGTGGTGGCACCTATCATGGTGGCGGCGGTGGCGCTGGTGGATACAGAACTAGCACAACTCCAATAGGAGCATCTCAGAATCTCACCGTAACAGTTGGAGCAGGTGGAGCTGGATCTCACAGTACAGGAAAACCAAGTAGTATTTCTGGAGAAAGTGGTTCTTGGTCTCAATTTGGTTCTCTATATGTTGGTTCTGGTGGTGGAGGAGGAACATATGGAACTGGTAATGCTATCGCTGGGCAAGCAAGTCCTGCAGGAAGTGATGCTGGATCAGGTGGTGGTGGAAAAGGATCTAATCAACCACCAAATGCAGGTGGAGGAAGTGGTCCCTATGGAAATGATGGTGGTGATGGAGAGCCTAGTTTTGATAATGCCATTGGATCAGGTGGCGGCGGTGGTGCTGGCGGCGCTGGTGCTAATGGAAGCAATAGTGCTGGTGGAGCAGGTGGTAATGGAACTAGAATTCCAACAGTATTCCATGATCCAAGAGTTGCACCAGGTCCAGGAACAGGTCCTAATGTTGGCGGTGGATTGGGATCACCCGGTCCTGCTGGTGGATATTATGTCGCAGGAGGTGGCGGTGGAAGTGCATATGAAGATGGATCTGGTGGACCTTATGATGGTGGCGCTGGTGGATATGGAGGAGGTGGTGATGGTAGTAATGGACAAGGTGAAAATGCTGTTCAAAACACCGGAGGTGGTGGCGGTGGATCTGAAAGAGAACCCAATCCTCCTGGTGTCTCAAATCCTGGCGGACATGGTGCTTCGGGTATCGTTCTTCTTGCTTACCCATCAACCTGATAAATACCTAAAAACATAAACCCATGTCAAAGTTACAAGTTGATGATATTGTAAATAAGGATGATACCGGTTCTGTGGGATTCTCCCGTGGAGCCGTTGTAACTGGTGTTGCAACTGCTACTACTTTTAGTGGTGCATTAACTGGTAATGTGACTGGAGATGTCGTTGGTGGTGTTACTGGTGATGTAACAGGTAATGTCACAGGTAACATCAACTCTGCATCTGCATCTGGTATCAGCACAGTTGGTATTTTGACTGCATATTCATCAGTTACTATTGGCAGCACAAATGTGTTAACTGCTATTGACGGCAAAACCTCTCCTGGTAAAGCCATCGCTTTGTCTATGGTCTTTGGTTGATAAATAAACAAAAGAGGTATTGTAAGTAAATGGCTGCACCAAATATAGTAAATGTTGCCACTATTACGGGGATTACAACATTCAAAGCTGGTATCAATACTGAGGCTGCTGGTGTGTCAGTCATCGTTACCAACCCTGCTTCTAGTGGAAAAGTATTAAAGATTAACTCTCTGGTTGCATCGGGAATCGGAGCAACAACTGATGTAACGGTTAAGTTGCATAATTTAGCAGCAGGTGCTGGCGGAACTGTTTCTATTGCAACCTCTGTTTCTGTTCCTACATTCTCAACTCTGGTTGTTATTAGTAAGGAAAACTCAATCTACGTTCAAGAGAATCAATCAATATCAGCATTTAAACAACCAAACGCAGGAGATATCGACATTATCTGTGGTCTTGAAGACATTAGCTGAGGTAATTAAAGATGGGATATCTTGGTAGAAGAATAGGTAAGAGTCAGAACACCGCAAGGGGTGGAGATGGTGCAAATGGAAATTTAGGTGGTGGTATTATTGATCTTTTTGATCAGGGATATTTTGCGAGAGAAGGAAATATTAATAGATCTCCTGGAGAAAATAAAGGATTAACGGCAACTGGTGGTATTATTAGTGATTACTCTGTTAGTGGAACAGTCTACAGAGCACATGTTTTTACAACGTCAGGTTCTTTTGTTGTATCTGAACTTACGGAAGGATCATTCACGAATACTATTGAATACATCGTTGTCGGTGGTGGCGGCGGTGGTGGAATGGGTGCTAGTCATGGTGCTGCTGGTGGTGGTGCTGGAGGATTTAGAACTAATGTTTCTGGGGACAGTCCAGGAGGACCAAGCACATCTACTGAAGCAGCATTTCCTGTAACAACAGCAACTTATTCTGTGGTAATTGGTGCTGGAGGAGGTGGACCTAGAGGTTCAGAAGCACCAGGTAATGGTGGTGGTTTTTCAAACTTTGACAGTGGTGGTCCCAATCCAATCAGATCGGAAGGTGGTGGTGGTGGAGCAGGCTACAATCCTGCTACACCAGTTTCAAATGGTCAAAATGGAGCATCTGGTGGAGGTGGTAATGGATCAGCAGCTGGACCATCAACTGGTGGATCTGCTGGATATCAAGCAAACACAACAACTCCTGCACCTACACAAGGTTATAATGGAGGTGCTGGATATCCTGGTCCACCTAACTATGGTGGAGGAGGTGGTGGTGGTGCCGGTGGCGCAGGAGGATCTGTACCATCAACTTCTGCTGCTGGTGGAAATGGTGGAGATGGTAAACAATCAAGCATAGAAGGAACCACTTATTATTATGCCGGTGGTGGCGGTGGTGGTGGATTCCAGTCGGGTAATGGTGCAGGTAATGGTGGTCAAGGTGGAGGAGGAGGAGGTCAAACTCAAGAAGGTAATTTTGGTACTGGTGGTACTGGTGGTAGACAAAATGGTACACCAGGCGAATCAGATGATCCAGATGGATCTCCCAACCCAGGAACAAGGGGTGGAAATGGTGGATTTTCCACTGGTAGTGGAGGAGGTGCAAGCACATATCTATCTGGTCACCCCACCTTTCCCGAGCATAATCACGGACAAGGTGGTTCTGGAATTGTTGTAGTTCGTTATCAAATTAAAGAACTTACCGGAAGTGCAAAGGCAACTGGTGGTAATGTCAGTTTCTATGGTGGAAAAACCATTCATGTATTTACAGGTTCTGGCACTTTTGCAAACCCAACAGCACTGAATGGTGGTGCATCAAATCCACTCTCTGCTGAATATGTTGTAATCGGTGGAGGAGGCTCTGGCGGATCTGGTGCAAGAGCAGGTGGTGGAGGTGGTGCAGGTCAATATCTAACAGGACCAACCACAATAGCATCTGGTTCCTCTTTCGCAGTCACCGTTGGTGGTGGTGCAGCAGAGAAATCAACTGGATCAGAGAATGCTCAAGGTGATGGAGATGTTGGAACTCAATCTCAAGCAGTTTTCCCTGCAGGAACTGTAACAGCTGGTGGTGGCGGTGGAGGAGGTGCATATGACCGAAGCGGTTTACAGGGATCTCCAACCGGTGCTTCAGGTGGAGGCGGCGGTAGAGATAACGAGGGTAGTGGTGCGGCTAGTTCCGTCGGTCCTGGAGGAAATCCTGGTGGAAATAGTGGTCCTGGCGGTGGTTATTCTGGTGCTGGTGGTGGAGGTGGTGCTGGAGGTGCCGGTGGTGATGGTACTAATCCAGGAGAAACCACAGAATCATCTGGTCATGGTGGCATCGGAGTTCAAATCCCATCAACATTTAGAAATCCTTTATCAAGAGTAGGTGCTCCTGGTCCCGGTGGTGGAAATTATTGGGTCGCTGGCGGAGGAGCAGGAGCATGTTCTAGACCTGGTGGTGTTGGAGATGGTGGAGGACCTGGAGGTCCTTATGCGGGTGGTGGTGATGGAGGTTCTCCACCAGGATCTGGTAACACTAATGCACTACAGAACACCGGAGGCGGTGGTGGTGGAGGTGCAAACGGCGCACCTGGAGCAGGAGCTTCAGGTAGTGGCGGTTCTGGTCTTATCCTCATCGCATACGACACTTAATAAATAACTAGAAAGTCATAAGATGTCTCAGTTAAACGTCAACACTATTAAGAATAGAACAGGGACATCTGGACCGGTACTGACTGGATTATCAACGGTTAGTGGCAGTCTGGTTGTTTCTAATGATGCGACTGTAAGTGGTGCTGCGACAGTAAGTGGTAATTTATCTGTAACTGGTAATGTATCAGTTGGCGGAACTTTAACTTATGAAGATGTAACCAACATCGATTCTGTTGGTGTCGTTACAGCAAGACAAGGTATTGTTGTTGTCGGTGGTGGTATTACTGCTGTTGGTGTTGTAACTGCAACTAAATTTATTGGTGATGGTAGTGAATTGTCAGGTGTTGTATCTGGTATTGAGGTAAAATCAAACGGAACCTCAGTAGGAACATCACTTACTGCAATTAATTTTGTGCATACTGGAGACATAACCACCGGATCTGGTGGAATTACAACTGTCACAACCTGGGAAGTCTTTGACACCTGGTTATATGGTGGCGGTTGATTTACTAAATAACTAAAAAGCATAAGTCATGGCACTGGAAAGAGGAAAACTTAGTAATGTCGTTCAGGTCGCAGCAGGTGCGACCGTGGGTATTGCTACTTGTGCATCCGGTAAGAAAGTCTATATTAAATCAATCATTTGCCATGCTACAGGACTTGGTATTGCCACCGCTGCTGGTCAGGTTTACCTTACGCCTGCAGGTGTGACAACCAGTTCAAACACAAGAATCTTTGATATTAATATAGCGAGAGGAGAAACAGTATTATTAGAACCAGCATATCCGATCGTATTGGGAGAAAATGGAGATACTCTCGCCGTTGGAACAGGAAATGTAACTGGATTAGCAGCAACACACATCAACTTTATGATTACTGGCGATAAGGAGGCTTGATTTATGGCACCAATCAAATCGTCACTTTCAAGAAGCGCATCTAAACTTATCGGTGTTTTTAGAGAAAGAGACTTAAATATAAGAGGTTTGGTTCAGAAAGCAAGAGGAGATTTAGGAGCTTTTAGTGCATCTGGTGGAGATACAACAAGAACTTATAATGGCAAAACGATTCATACTTTTACAACAACAGGTGCTGCCACTCTTGTCTGTACTGGAAATCCAAAAGAGGTTGAGTATTTAATTGTTGGTGGTGGTGGACATGGTGTTGGTGGTTCTGGTGGAGGTGGTGGTGCCGGTGGATATAGAACTGGAACAACAACAATAGGAGCAGGAACTATAAACGTTCAAGTTGGTGCTGGTTCACCAATGGGCACTCCCATTCAATATAAATCTGTTGATTCACCATCTCCTTATGTAGAAAGTCCTAACCCTAAAAACGGCGGAACTCCATCATTTTTTGGACCTATTATTTCTGAGGGTGGTGGTAATGGTGGTGGAGAGGCACCTAGTGGTCCAAATATAAGTGGTAGAGATGGTGGTTCTGGCGGTGGTGGATGGGCTGGTCCTTCAGACTCACCAGCAAACGCAGGAGGACTTGGCAGTTATGTTGTAGAAACTCAGACAGCATCCGGCAATCCACAAGGTAATAATGGTGGTGAAGCTAATGATGGTCCAGACTTTGACTCTTCTGGTGGTGGAGGTGGTGGTGCAGGACAAGCAGGTCAAAATGCTGGTCCAAATACCGGTGGAGATGGTGGTTATGGATTAAGAGCACCAGATACATTCCGAGATCCTGGTGGATGGACTGGTGCTCCTGGACCTGGTGGAAACTGGTATGCTGCCGGTGGAGGTGGTGGTGGAGTTGATGGAAGGGGTGCTACCACATATGGCACTGGTGGATATGGTGGTGGTGGAAGTGGTGGAACCACAGGTGGTGATGGAACCAACAATACTGGTGGTGGAGGAGGTGGATCCAGAGCAGGATTTGCTCCTACGGCTAGCTTGAGAGGAGGAAGTGGTGGACCTGGAGTTGTTCTTATTGCATATACTCCAGATTAATATGATATAATATATTTTTTGACGTGAAACATATACCATTTCAAACTGATTTTTACTCCTATATAATTCCTTCAAATAAAGAGTATTTGTTGAATTTGTGCGAAAATTCTCCAAAAGTTAAAAATCAAACTTTTCTCTGGGGATCTAAATCAGTTTCAGAAAAAATTAGAATTAATCCAAATGGTTTCTGCGATGCTTTGAAACCAGCAATAAATGAATTTTTTGAAGAGTTAGGAGCAACTGCACCTAAGATTAATGTGCATGAAGTTTGGAAAAATATTTACAAAAAAGGATACCATCAAGAACTGCATTATCATCCAGGATGTGACTTATCCTGTGTTATTTTTTTAGATGATTACAAAGAGGGACAGTCAAAATTTTATTTTTCCAATAGACACTCATGTGAAATAACGAGCGTATGGGAAAAGTATGTAAATATAGATTCTTGGTACATGTATCCAGAGAGAGGTGGAGTAATATTTTTTCCTTCACACATGTTACATGGTGTTACCCCTCACAATTTAAGTGGAGAAAGAAAAACAATTTCTATCAATATCTCTTTTGATTGACACTCCTCTGAACCTCATATATAATAGACCTGAATACATTATAGGTATATGGCATTTCAATCAGTTTGGTATTATACCGACCTGCCCGAAGATATTGTAGATATCATCGAGAGGGACGTATCTGAAACTTTTGATGAACAAATGGGAGACTCCAAACTTCATGGGGATGCTCTCAATAAAGAGAAAAGGAACTCACAAAATGCCTGGATTCCAACGACTCACTGGGTCGGTGGTTTCTTGTGGCACTATATTCAACGTGCAAACCGTGAGAACTTCCTATATGATCTAAGGAACATCGACGGAGAGTCGATGCAATACACCCGATATGGTGAAGGTCAATTTTACGGATGGCATAATGATGCAGGACTTGCTACACAATACAAGCCCCAATCAGTAGGCAATCGTAATGATGGTCTGGCACAAGACTTTGTGAATGAAAATATTGAGATGGTTCGCAAACTGTCTTTTGCGATGCAACTCTCTGACCCCGATGATTATGAGGGTGGTAATGTGCAACTGTTGGATGAAGCAGGCAATAGTTATATTGTTCCCCGTAAACGAGGCACGATTGTATTGTTTGATTCCCGCACACAACACCGAGTTCTGAAAGTCACAAAAGGAACCCGTAAGTCTATCGTTGGATGGACTGTTGGACCCCGTTGGAAGTGAGGTAGAACATGGCAGAACAAATGAACGAACTGCAGTTGTTGTTTCAGGAGAAGCAAAACACAGGAACTGCCTGGACTCGTAATGACAAATTTGAAAAAGATGGATATCTGGTAGTCAAAGATCTCTGGGATCCTGAAGAACTTTATCATCCAGTCCCTGAACAGAAAGGACAATACAACTATTGGGATAAGAACCCTGAACATTTTAATCATGTTCCTGTTGAAAATCAGGTTGAAGGTTCTACTGCACGTTATTGGCATCCACAATATCGTGCGATTCACTCTGGTGTTCGCATGAAACTGGAGAAAGAAATCGGTCGCAAACTGTATAATACCTATTACTATGATAGGTATTATTATCCTGGACAAGAACTGACACGACATGCTGACCGTGATGCATGTGAAATCTCTGTTTCTATTCATGTTAGCACCAACCTAGAAGGCAAGGATGCTGATTGGCCTTTCTGGATTAAGACACCAGATACTTACACCGACAAAAAGAAGACAACTGTTCTTGTTCCTGGTGAGAATCGTTCCCTGGTTCTGAAACCTGGTGATGGTATTCTTTATAAAGGATGTGAAAGACCACACTGGCGTGATGCTATGCCTGGTGTGCAAAAGAAGAAGAATAAGAAACTGTTTGGCAAGAAAACTTCAGAGACTGAACTTTATTACCACCAAATCTTCTTCCACTATGTTTTGCAGGATGGACAAAGAGCACACTGTGCATGGGATAGAGCACGATGAAGGCACCACTTTTTGAATATCCTACTTATCAATATCAGATTAAAGACTGGGAGTTCAAGAAGAAAGGATTACTTAAAAGGATTAAGGAGGAGAAGTTCGTAAGGACTGACCTCCAAACCTTTGAAACTGATAGGCAGACCAATAAGAAATCCTATCTTCATTACTTCCAAGATCTAATCAAAGATGAGTTGTGGGAGTTTGTGCAAGAGGCACAAGTTACCTGTAGTATGACTGATGTGTGGACTGTCAGGTATCAAAAAGGTGATCACCAAACAATTCACAATCATAAGAGTTGGGGATTTACTGGTATTCTTTATGTTGAGTATGACCCTAAAGTTCATACTCCTACCTGTTTTGTAGCACCATGGCAAGATCCTAGAAGTGATACTACATCTCTTGCTTATCCACAGAACGTGAAAGAGGGAACAATCTTTATCTCTCCATCTTATACCCTACACTTTGTGCATCCTAATCAAGTAAGAAAGCACAGAACGATTATGTCTTTTGACCTTTTACCTAAACTTCCTGACCACCAATCTGTTTCTTGATAAATAACTAGAAACGTATAAGTGTAATGACTAGGGCTCGCGATCTAGCAAGATTTGCAAATAATCAAGCATTATCCGTTGATAGTGATTTAGAAGTAGGTATCAACTCTACATCTCCTGCTGCAAAACTTGATGTTCGCGGCAACGTTGTTATTACCGGCGTATTAACTGCAACCACCTTTGTTGGTGATGGTTCAAACTTGACTGGTGTTAGTGGATTTGCCACGGCACTTAATTCAAGTCAATCATCACCACTTTTTAATGTCTTCAAGACACCAGATACATTAACAATAGGAGGAGGAACTTCTATTTCTGTTGAGTCTGATACTACATCAGGAAATATTGCATTTATGAGAAATAGTAGAGTACATGTAGCAACTGGTGCAACGTTCCATGTTGGTTCGGGAACCACACTTCTTACAAATGTACTGAACATTTTTTGATAAATAACATATAGCAAAAGGACTTTAGAATCAAATGTCTGAGATTAGGGTAAATAACATAGCAAATGAGGCAGGAACTGGCGCTCCTACCTTAACTTATGGAGCACAAGTCCCTACCGGAATGGGCATTACTGGCGCTGGTGGAATCAATATTACTGGAGTAATTACTGCCACGAGTTTTGCAGGAAACGCAACTGGATTAACTGGTTCTCCAAACGTTACAGTAACAAACGTTTCTGCACAAGATATTCAGGTTGGTGGTGCTTTAACCATCACAGGTAATTTGACAGTTGATGGTACTCAAACAATTGTCAATACTACTGTTCTTGATATTCAAGATAAGACAGTAGGTATTGCATCTACATCTGCTGCAACTGATACAACAGCAGATGGCGCAGGTATTGAGATCTACGCAAGTTCTTCAACACCAAGTAATAATAAGTCAATCCTTTGGCAACAAGAATCAACATACTTTACTTTTAGTGATGGTATTGATATTCCTGGTGCAGTAGAAACTGTAGGAACAGCAACAACATTTACTCAGAGTGCAGACAAAGTTATTCTGAGTCTTGATGCACAGACAGGTACAGTATTTGAACATAATATTGCAACAAACGGATCAGTTGGTATCGTTTCTCTGACTAACTTCCCGAGTGCAGCAGTTAAACCTAATTCACTCACCACATTTACTGTAATCTTTACCTGTGATACTGCATTACAAGGTTTAGGTAATACCACAGCAGCAACGGGTATTGGAACTCACTTAACTCTGATTCCTTATAACGGAGTATCAATCGCTAATACTTCAGCAAAAGTTGCAACTGCATCCACGGTTACACTTTCTACAACTGCTGGAGATGTAGATATCGTCACTTTTGTTGTTAAGTCGGGAACAGCAGCAACCACAGCATTCGTTACCAACAACGGAAATCTCCGCTTCGGTAGCATCAATCCTTGAGGAGGTTAACTAATGAGTGTATTTAACGAGTTTTTTAAGAAAGAAAAACCACATTTTACTGGTATTTCTAGAGGATTGGGTGGTTTTGGTTTTGGTGCCGGTGTTGTCGTTTCTGAGGATGGATCTCCTGGTGGATTACTTGTACCAGATAACATGGGGTCTGGTGGAGTTATTGAGGTAACTGGCGGCACTATTCGTCACGTCTTTATTTCTCCAGGAACATTCCAAGCTGGACCAGAGCATCCAGGAACAGTTCAATATCTGGTCCTCGGTGGAGGTGGTGGCGGAGGTGGTGCTCACCACGGTGCTGGTGGTGGTGCTGGCGGATTGGTCATCGATACATCTCACCCCATTAGTGCTGGAACACCATATGCCATTACTGTTGGTGAAGGTGGTCAAGGCGGAAAAGGTAATAGAAATAACCCCAAGAACCCAGGTGTAGGTGGTAATGGTGCTGCCTCAACCGCATTTGGTGCTACTGCTAATGGTGGCGGAGGTGGTGGTTGCTCAACTCCTGGTCAACCGCCTGCTTATGATTTAGGACAACCTGGAGGTTGTGGTGGTGGTGCTGGTGGATCTGGTGCAAATGATTCTCCCGGTACTGCAACAGGAAGCACAGCTGGTCCAGGCACCGTATATGGAAATGCAGGTGGACCAAAAGGTAGTCCCAATACTGATCCTGGATACTTCGGCGGCGGAGGAGGTGGTGCCGGTGGTGTCGGTGGTACAGGTGGAACTGCTCCACCGGATAAAGGTGCTGGCGGTCAAGGATATGATGCTCCAGACATATTTAATGTCGGTGATAATGGAACTGGATCTCCTTGGACTGGATGGTCACCAAGTAACCCTGGATCATCTAGATTTGGTGGTGGTGGATCTTCAGCTGCATACAGCAGATCCACCATCGGAGCAGGTGGAGAAGGTGGTGGAGGTTCTGCTGGTTGGGCTAATAGCACTAACTCTAATAATCCAGGACATCCGACTGCCTCTAATGGACACCCTGGTAGAAACTACTTTGGTTGCGGCGGTGGCGGCGGAGAAAGAAATGGAGTTGGCGGTGGTCATGGAGGTAATGGAGTCGTTATTGTTGCATATGATGCCTCACCAACACCTTTCTGCTCAGGTAGAACCAGTGCCACTAAACTTGTAGAAGCTACAGGTGGATTTATTTCTGAACACTTAAATCCTGATGGAGTTAGTGTTGATAGAGTTCATATGTTCTCTGCTTTCCAAAATGATGAGGCAGCTCAAGATTCTGGTGCTGGTAAAGCACAACAACTGTTTATAGTCACCGCAGTTCCTGGTCCTGGTGCTGCTGATATTCTTCTCGTCGGTGGTGGTGGCGGTGGAGGATATAAAGGTGGCGGTGGAGGTGGTGGTCAAGTTGTGACTGCTCCGGTTACACTTACCGCACAAACTTATATTGTAAAAGTTGGAACTGGTGGTCAGGGTGATATGCCAACTTCTTCTCCCACGGGAACGGAGGCTAGTCACAGACCCGGAGGATCAACAACATTTGGACCACCATCAGCAAACTCTACATTCGGAGCAGGTGGTGGAGGAAAAGGTGGATCTGACAGCACCCCGAATGACCCTGATAAGAGCGGTGACAACGGTTATCAAGATGGATCTGGTGGCGGTGTAGCTGGCGGAGGTTATGGGTTCGGTTCAAGTGCTGGTTCTAGTGGCACTACTAACCCATCACCAAATCCAGGTGGAACTGGATACTCAAATCCTGGAGGTGGTAGAGGTTCTTCACCATATGATCCATATAATAATGGTGGTGGCGGCGGTGGTGCCGGTGGTGCCGGTTCTGCTGGTGGATCTGGAAATGGCAACGGTGGTGCTGGAGTGGAAATTTCTCTGTTTGATATGTACGGCACCAATAGTTCAAATAGTGTTGCAGGAAGCACCAGTAAAGGATACTTCGGTGGTGGCGGAGGAGGAGGCGGTGATGCTCCACCTTCAGGTGCCGGTGGATCAGGTGGTGGCGGATTCGGTGTGAATCCCTCCACCGGTTGGGCAGGTGCTAGACCATCGCCTAGTTGGCCAGATTCCATGGCAAGTCGTGCTAGAAGCGGACTCCCAGGAACCGGCGGTGGTGGCGGTGGAGGTTCTAATGAAACCGATCAAGCTACCGGTGGTGATGGAGGAGATGGTATCTTCTGCATTAGATACAAGTATATTGCTGGTTGATAACCTAAATAACTAGAAACGACTTGGTATAATGGCAGTCACCCAAGCTACAACTCTTGCTGATTTTACTAGTGGTATTGGTACTGCTGGTGCTATATTACAAGTAGATAATGCAGATCAGAGGGTCGGTATTGGCACCACCGATCCACAAGCAACTCTGCAAGTGGGTATTGCCATTACGATGGATGGCACCGCTGGTGTTATCACAGCAACCAAGTTTGTTGGAGAAGGATCACAATTAACAGGTGTATCTGGTCTTGGTACTGCTCTCAGTAATACCACTACAAATCCATTAAGTAAGATATTCTTTGTCAATCAGACATTAGATATTACATCAGAAACTACAGTTACTGCACCAGACTCTGCATCCCAAAGTGTAGATGGGTTTAATGTTGCGTACACTAACTTCCAAGACGTAAGTTGTGATGATGGTATTGATTTAATTATTGCTGACGGATCAGACCTCGTGTTAGATGTGCTCCAACTCCGATAACTATAAATAACTAGAAAGATGATAGGGTAATGTCAAGAGTAAGAGCAGACAAACTTGTCAATAGAGCAGCGAGTGGCGCTCCTGAATTAACATATGGTGCCCAAGTTGTCACCGGTATGGGTATTACTGGTGCCGGTGGAATCAACATCACCGGTGTTGCAACTGCTGGTAGTTTTGTAGGAAACATTACTGGTAATGTAACTGGTAACGCTACAGGACTGACTGGCACTCCTGATATTACTGTTGATGGCATTACTGCCAACGATATTAACGTCAGCGGATCTTGCACCATTACAGGTAATTTAACTGTTGATGGCACTCAGACGATTGTTAATACATCAACTCTTGATATTGCTGATAAGACTGTAGGTATTGCATCCACGACAGCAGCAACCGATGCAACTGCTGATGGTGCAGGTATTGAAATCTATGCAAGTTCAACGGAAGCAGATAATAATAAGACAATTCTGTGGCAGAGAGATACTGGATGCTTTGAGTTTAGTGAACCAACGAAACATAAAGGTGTTGTAGAGACTGTTGCAGCAGCATCAACTCATACAGATACAAGTGGTAATGTGGTCTTAGAACTAGACATGGCCGCGGCAACCACATTTACCCATACAATTCCTGCTGCAAGTAGTGCAGGAAGAGGATTGAATATTGGTATTGTTTCGTTCAAGAACATGCCAGCAGATAATGGTGTGGCAAACGGACAATCAGTCACCGTTATCTTCACTCAAGCATCATCTGCACACGGTGGTGCAACTGGAGCAGGTAATACTGTAGCAACAAATGGTATTGGTGCTACATGTAATATTGCTGCATTTGAAGATGGATCTGTTAAGGCAGGTATTTCAACTAGAGCATTTGTTGGTGGAGGAACTGGTGCTGCATCAACTGTGACACTATCTCCCGAGAAGAATGATATTGACTTTGTTTCCTTCTTCGTTCAATACACAGGTGGAACAAATACTGACCTGAAGAGTTATAAAGTATACGTCACGAAGAACGGTGGGTTCAATCAAGGCAGCGTAGGCGTTTGATAGGAGGTAACTAACATGGGTATCTTCAACGAGTTTTTTAAGAAAGAAAAACCAGTTTTTACTGGACTTAAATTTGGTTTTGGTTCTGGTGGTGGTGGTGCAGCTGCACCTTCTCCAGTTTCTGCATCTGGCGGTACAAGAGAATCTAACGGAATTACACCTGGAAATGGTTACAGATATCATGTTTTTACATCGCCAGGAACTTTTACTGTTACTAGTGGAGGAAATGTCGAATTCCTTGTAGTTGGTGGTGGCGGTAGTGGTGGAACAGCAGGTACTCCTGGACACGGTGGAAACGGTGGTGCAGGAGGTGGTGGTGTACGAACAGGAACCGCACTTCCAGTTACAGCTAACGACTACACTATAACTATTGGTGCTGGTTCAGGTAATCCATCTAGAAGTGGAACACCATCTAGTATTGCTGGTCCAGATATTACTACGGTCACTGGACTTGGTGGCGGTGGAGGTGGGTTAGATTCTGATGATTCAGTTGGAACAAGCACGTCAGTTGGATCTGGTGGAGGATCTTGGGGTGGTGGTGGAGCGGTGGCGAATGTTCCTGGGGGACAACCATCGCAACCCACCGATTATGGTTCAACTAATTATGGAAATAGTGGTGGTGGTGGTGCTGATAGTCCTGCTTGGAATGGTGGAGGAGGTGGTGGTGCTGGTGCTGCTGGAAGTCCCAATCCTGCTAATAATGTGGCAGGTGATGGCGGCGCAGGTCAACCACTACCTGCATATTCCGCACCGGTATTACAACCCGGTATTCCAACACCCGTCTGGCCTGTATTTGGTCCAACTGTAGGACCAACTGGTCTCTACGCTGGAGGCGGTGGTGGTGGTAGATCTCACCCCCAAGCAGGTGGTGGTGGTGGCGGAACTAATGGATCAGGTGGACCTGGTGGTGGAGGTAATGCAGATTTTGATGGAAAGGTTAATACTGGTGGTGGTGGAGGGGCTCGCAGTCCAGATTCATCCGCTAACCCAACTGGCGGAACAGGTATAGTTGTGATAAGATACCAAGTCTGATTAATTTTCACTCTCTTTTTATGAAAAAACTTGAAAATCCAAAATTACCAAACTATTATTCTCTTAAAGATTTTATCTTAGGAGATAATTTTCCATGGTTTTATAATGAACACTTTGTATACAAAGAGAACACGGAGCATTACATAAAATCTGGTGAGGGATTCAGCGATATTTCTTTTTACACTCATTCTTTTTTGAATAGACCAAAGAATACAGGTATGGGAGAAAAGTATCCAACGGTTAACTCACCCCATACGGGTAAAGTTAGTGATGTTTTAAATTCTATTTTTATTGCCAACAATATCGAAGTAAACTGCATTTACAGAATAAATGCAAATTTACTTCATCCATCAAAAACTGAGAAGAAAACTTTTATTCATGTCGATCATCCCTTTCCACACAAGAATCTTCTAATATATCTGACAGACGCTGGAGGAAAAACTGTTTGCGGTAAAGATGTTCATGATCCAAAAGAGGATGACATAATCACATTTGAGGGGGAGCACTACAACTTTTTACCAGAAAATAATCGCAGAATAGTCATAGTCGCAACGTATATATGAATGACAGACCATATAAATAAGGTGCCCTATGAGTTTATATGACACCTCACAAATACGATCACATCCTAATCCAACGAAATCCATTTACCCACAAACCACAATCTATCACATACATCGATCCTAAATTCATCCAATTAAGAATCTACTACAAGTGTGAGAGCGAGTTCTTTAAGAAGAAAACGACCAGTCAATAAAGTGGCACAGAGACCCTCTAGGAGACCCCTAGGGGGTCTTATAGTATGTGCAAACAGACCTTTAGGGGTATGACTGCCACTCACAAGTTAATCTTCGTTGCATCGTTCTTCTGGTTGATGAACTGGGGTGTGCGTGTTACCTCATTAGTTCTTGACAAATTCTAAAAATCCTGTATAATTACCTTTGTGGAGGTTAATCAAACTATGAAAACTGAGTTCCTTTGTGTAAAGCCTAAGAGTTCTAAAGCGAAGAATCGTTTTTCTAACTTGATGGATCAGTTGCACTCTTGTCGTGTGGAACAACGTAAAGATGGCAAAGTATTTCTTGCATCCATCTCTGGTCGTTACTTTTTCTGGATTAACGAGTCCGCAGACGATCACTGGGAGGTAATTACATGATAGAACTACTTTTAGCATCGGGGTTATCCTGTGCAAGTTCTCAAGAACTGTTAAATAGAGTCAACGAATATGCAAAAAAAGGCACCATGCCTATGGAACATATTCAGGAAGTCATTGACGTTATCAAAGAAGACAACCCGGAGTGTTTTAATGAAGGATCAGAATCAAATCCCTGACGGCGAAAGTAAACAAGACAAGTGGAATCGTGGTCTTGATATTTTCATCGAGTCTGTAATCAAACCTGATCCTGCTTTACGTCAGTGTGCTCACAATCAGTTGTGCTATCATGAATTGATGGATGTCCGTAGGGATGTTCTTGATTATCTCAAAACAAAACGATGGAACTGATCAAACCGGAAGATCCGCAGTATTTCACTCACACCTCTGACGATCTTTATGACCGTCATCACTACAAAATCGTCAGTAATTCTGGGGAAACAATTACCGTGGATAACTGGGAGGATGCTAGAGTGGTGTGGTGGAATAAAAAGACATTCCTATCACATGTGGAAGTCATTACACCCAAAAAGAAATCAAAAGGATTTAGATGAATCTCACCTCACAAGAAATTGAATATCTTCAGTATGCACTCGAAACTATGAACGGGTGGCACGTTGCAAGAGGTGAACAACTGAACACACCTACAGTCAATCATAAAGAACTGCAACGTAAACTTCAGGATTATTACAATCGTCTCCACGCATGAAAGAGTTTGATTATGATCTCGATTACAAATCTCTGGACTTCACAGATGCAGAAACTCGCAAACTTTATCGTATTGGAAGGGGAGAACAAGGGGTTCTATTGGTACGCCCTTATACAAACGATATTTGTGCTCACTGGAGATTTGTAGATGAGGAAGCGTCTCTTAAATCTTCTGATAGAATATACTCGATGTTCTGTGAGTATAAACGACGGAAAGATTTCGTTGGAATGGACATGGCACGGAAATTCCTTGAGATGGGATTCACTCGTGCCAGACGGTATGCCAATCACTCTTCGGGACGGAAATATGCAGAAAATGGGAGTGTATCTCCCTGCGAGGAAGATTGCCTCACGAATGTCAAAGCAAGATCAGCAAAGATCTTCAAAAAAGTAAGAGATAAAGCTGCATACGACCCTGAGTATCAAAGTATGCGTAAAGAATGGAGAGCAAGTGAATGATTAGATCCAGTATCCTTGACCCTGAGTATCATATTCTGTTCCCATACGTTACATTTCCGTGGCGACTGGAGGTGAATAAAGATTGTCATAATGTGAAAGGTATTGCCTTGACAGTATGCCACTTTGAGTGCGAAGAACACTTGCAAAAATACCTGGATAGATATAAACTGAGACCAAGAGATTACAAAGTATCAAACCGTGATGGCAAATCCCTTAAGTCCAGTAAAAAACACAAGGCAAACGTACAGCAAACAACTAGAAAAAGTAGTAACGGAGGTACAAGTGCAGTTCGCAGAAGAAAATCCAGCGTGGATTCCACTAGAAACTCTGCTAGCAATTCAAAGCGTAAAAAATGACTGAACCAAAAGTACATCCAGAGATCGCAGAACACGAATGGATTGATGATTGTTTTCGTGTGTTTGAAACTCGTATGGGATTGTGGTCAACTGAGACAAAAGAAGGTCGCAAAATGTTGACTGGAATGAAAAAGGAAGATGTTGTCTCTATGACACGTTGGCATCTTAAGTGTGAACAAGAGGGCACACTTGACCAGTACACCAGAGTTATTGGTGACGCATATGTAGGAGGAAAACTATGAGTAAGAAAAAGAAAAAGAATGATGAGTGGACATTTGAAAAGACTGCTGAAACTGAAGAGGCAATCAAACGCTTACATGAAACAATTCGTATGCGTAAACTAAAAGAACATGATGACAAAATGGGTTACGAAACTGGAGGTAAATGATGAGAGACTATGATCCCTTGACACCTGAAGAAGTGAATGATGCTGCAAAGGAATTCTTTCCGTTGTTTGACATCGTGCATCGTAATATGCCAGAGAACTGTACCGTTGAAGACACAATTAAGGTGATGGAAACTGTATGCAGCATGGCACAAAAACGACGTGCCTTTGATAAAGGTGAAGTTGGACCGTTTGGATTCAACAAAAAGACTGAAGAAGTCCCCGCTTGACATCACCATCTAGGTGATATATACTATTCATACTTAATAAAGGTACATGGATTATTCTGTAACTCTGAAAACTTCTGAAGGTGATAAGACCATTCAGGTTCCTGACGATTCTTACATTCTCGATGCTGCTGAGGAGCAGGGAATTGATCTGCCATATTCATGCCGTGCTGGTGCATGTTCTTCCTGTGCAGCAAAGATTGAGTCTGGCACAGTAGATCAGAGCGATCAATCTTTCCTGGATGATGATCAGATTGAAGCAGGATTTACGCTGCTGTGTGTAGCTTATCCTACCTCTGATTGTGTGATTGAAACAGAGCAAGAAGACGCCCTGTACTGATAAATATTACATACTGTCAACGTATGTAACATGGAGGATAAAAAAGTTTGCAAAAAAATCATCAAACGTGCAAAGAAACACCCTGACTGGTATACTCCAGAGGAAGTCTCTTATGCTAAGTTGATGAAAAAAGCAATCAAAAAAAGAAAAGAGGAGACACAAGATGTCTAACATTTCTGAAGCAACTAATGATGATTGGATTGACTTTTGGTATTATGAAGATCAAATGACTTCTGACTTTGAGAAAGTATGGAAGGAAATGGATCAAATTGAACCATTAACTCCTGTAACGCAATCCCAAAGAAAAGATTAAATTACTAACTATTTGTGAAATGCTATGTTAGCATGTCATCACATTCAGGAGATTGCCCATGACTCTACCCAAAGACAAAAAACTTAAGGATGAACATATTGAGTCTATGAAAATTGCGGTAGAGCAGTATGATATTCGGGCAATTCATCCAGAAAAAATGGAAGAATTTGCTGAATATCTTGTTCAAAAGGCAAGACAATCTGAATAGTGGCACAAGACCCCTTGCAAGGGGTCTTTTTTTATGACATAATTATTATAGTTGGAGAACTTTGATGAAACTTATTGCAGCACTATTGTTGATCGGTGCTACAACTGCTCCCGCATTTGCTGGTGGTCCTAGGACAATGCGACCACGTTCTTATCAACCTGGGTGGTCACAAGAAGAGAAATGCTATAAAAGAGAGTATCGGGAAGAGTATGTTCCTGGGACTGCAAAGAATCCCGGTTATGTGAGAACTTACAAAAAACGTGTTGAGGTTCCATGTGAACGAGATTACATCCCTCAGACTGCTCCTCATCATCACTATGAAGAACCACACCCCAATGTGGGTAATGTGGATAACAATTCCTGTGCCGAGGGAACTGTTGCCGGAGGATTGTTAGGTGGTGCATTAGGTGGAGTTTTGTCCACTAAAGATAACTGGATCTGGGCAATTCCTACAGGTATTGTTAGCGGAGCTATGGTCGGTTGCCAGGTGGACGGTGGTTGAAGTGTCCACGGTTCCCCCCACGGGGTTCAGAATCGTGTATATTAAAAGAGTCAAAGGAACACAACCACATGGCAACCCGCTCACGCATCGGTATTCAACTCAAAGACAATTCTGTCCTGTCTGTTTATCACCACTGGGATGGTTATCCTGAGTGGTTGGGTCGCATCCTGAACACACATTACAACTCTCGCGATCTTGCTTCTGAGTTGATTGATGGCGGCGACATGTCTGCTGCCTGGGGTGATGAAAACCGTGCAGAGTATTACTCTGAGCGCGGTGAAGATTGTCCTCCTCGCTATGATGATGACATCTTCGATTTCCTGAAAAAAGAGAATAATGAAGAGTATGCTTATATTTGGACTGTGAATAACAAGTGGGTAGCATTTGACATGAACGAGTTCAACGATAACGATCCTGAAAAGGTTGAAATTCCCTCTGGAGCACTGATGGCATGACTGAACAAGAACGCATTATGTATCAAGAACTCGCCTACGAATTCTGGGTTCAAATTGAGAAGGAAGCAGCAGAACTTGAAGTCACGGTAGATTACTACCTTGAAGAGTTCTACTGTTCGTGATATAATCTAACAAAGGGATTATCTCATGATTGGAAACTTAGAACCAGAGGAACATGTTATGGATGATAGTGTCATCTATCCCGGTGGAATGTTGGGTCAACTCGCTATTGCTCTGGAGTCCCTAGGTTGGGACTATGGTGATAATGTAGCAGTAGAGATTGCAGGCACCTCAGTCTATGAGATTGATGGTGCTGGTACTAAGTGGGCACCACTAAAAGGCACCCGTAAGTACAACAAAGATGCGTTCATCGTTATCAAGAACCTTGATCGCAATCCCACCGTACCATCACAACCAAACCCAGATCTAAAGGCACATCATGCAACCTGATATGAGTATAGGGTGGGAACAACACCTTAAAAATGGCAATTTGTGGCGTGGTGAGGTAGAACTTACCATGCAAGGTGGTGAAACTGATGAGCAACTCATCTATACTGTGGAAGTTTTTGTAGTGTCACCCACACAACAACTGGCGCAGTATATTATCACTACGATGTATCCAGAGTACGAATCTGTCTTTATTGATGATGAACCTGTTGGAACTCCCGCCTGATTTTATTCATGAACCACCAGAAGGATACGCCTACGAAGTTAAACCCTTTAAGCGTAATGTTGTCGCTATTTGGCTACAGCATCCCGATCATTACAATTTTAGTAGTGATCGTGTCTCTACGATCTGGGGGTTCTACAATACAAAGTCGCGAACCTATTCAGCGCCTGTTAATGCCACCAAGTGTGGAGATCAGGTAGACATTAAGGACACACGTCCTTATACTGCTATGCAGTTAAACCTCAATCCTTTGATGGCAGCGTTCTCATGAAATATATTCCCAGACTGAATGATTATGTCTCTTGGCGTAATGTTGAGGGATGGGTATATTTTGTTGATGAAGAATATCTCACGATTGAGATAGCAGTCAAACCAAAAGCAGATGATTTGGTTCCCCTCCATAAGAATCATCACTGCTTGATTGTTTGCTACACTCAATTTTGGGACGAGTTAGTGTATGTTCACAGCAGGAGATTTGCTAATGCTTCAAACCTTGAAGAGATGGAAATCTATGTAAGAAAGTTTGATGATGACACCTACAAATCACAAGAGCACAGATATAGAGATCCGTGAATAAGTTATGGAAAGTATGGAAGTATGCAATCGGAAGTTTCAGCGATGACAAGACAGAACCTTACGATAATTATGTTGCTGGCATACGCACCATTATATTTGTTAGTTACATGGTCACTAACGCTTTTATTGTATCTGGAGTATTGAGACACTGGCATGATGTACCAAGTCAATTACATGAAACCAAAGAAGAAAGGTTATGCTAAACAAACAGCAACCTTTCTTAAAATTGAAGATGCTGTATTCTGGGAAGAGCATGTTAAACAGAACCTAAATGCTACTGACATAAAAATCGTGGTCAAGTGAATAAAACCTTTTGCAGAGAAAATCTAGAAATAGAAATTCATCATCACCCACATTTTCATAATCTTAACGAGAAGTTGATAGATGATCTTTCTAAACTTAGTTTTTATTCATATGATGATAATCAAAACTTTACGAATATCAAAGGTAGTCAATTTAATTTTGTTAGAAATAAACTCTCTTTGAAACCTAGAGGAGTAACTTTAGTTGAAAACTGGGCAAAACAAATTATTCAAAATAAATTGATGTTTCCAGTAGAATTTAGATTTGACACCTGGGCGGCAAGATTAGATAGAGATCAGGAAACATTAGAGCATGATCATCTGTATTATGCTACATTTTCTTTTGTTTATTTTGTTAATACTCCAGAGGGAGCATCACCTTTAGTTTTTTCTACAAGTGGTAGGAAAGTTAAAGCACAACCTGGTAAACTTGTATTGTTTCCTGCTCCATTAAGACATAAAGTTCCAGTCAACAAATGTGATAATAGGGTCACGATTGCATCGAATATCACCATCATAGAGAAAACTATGTGACACTCAGATAACTGTCCACTAATTTGACACAGACCATCAATCCCGTGTATATTAACAGAGTCAAACAAATGCAACACATGGACGATCTTTGGAGTGAGATTCAAGACATGCCCGGTGAGATCTTTGATCTTACTGAACTTGAAGAAAATGACACAGAGATGAACATCAAATGTGATGAGTTCAACCAGTCCGATTACACCGTCTGATATGAAACCTGCTGAAATCATGTACGAAATGCGCGAGATCCAAGATACTTGGAGACAGCAAAATTTCTTCCTATCTGATGCACAGAAGCAGCGATATGCTGATCTTTTGAAGATGCGTCGGGATCGTGTTCAGTTCTTCTATGATAACGATATGGTTCAAAAAGGACCGAAAGTTGTCAAAAAACCTGAACCACCACAAGAGGACCAAGACAGTTAAACAAGTGGCACAGAGCGTCTCCTAGGGGTCTCTCTGTGCTTTATACTATTGACATCAACAGAACACACATGCTTACCCTTCGTCCACATCAAGAACGCATCAACGATCGTATGCTTGCATATAACAAGGGTCAGATCATCGTGCCTACTGGTGGTGGCAAAACTTTGACCATGATTGTTGATACTCAGCGTCGTCACGATGCTATCAACAACGGCACCACCACAGTTGTTGTTGCTCCGCGTATTCTTTTGGCAGAGCAACTGTGCTCTGAGTTTCTGGAGATTATTGATACTTCCCACACGCATGTGATGCACGTTCATAGTGGTGAAACTCATCACTACAGCAACACAAAACCCGTGAACATTCATGTCTTCGCTAATACTGCGCGGAACATGGGTGAGAACTGCATCATCTTTACTTCTTATCATTCCCTGCATCGTGTGATGGAGGCAGATATTGAGGTGAATACTATTTACTTTGACGAGGCACATAACAGCGTTCAGCGTAACTTTTTCCCTGCGACTGAGTTCTTCGCTAATGATGCAGATCGTTGCTATTTCTATACTGCAACGCCTAAGCATAGTCTGACTATTTCTAAACCAGGCATGAATGATGCTGCTGTTTATGGTCAGGTTCTTATCAACGTTCCTGCTCCTGAACTTGTCGAGCAGGGTTACATTCTTCCCCCCAAAGTTGTAGTGAAGCAACTGCCTTTGATTAAAGGTCGCAAGGTGATGTATGCTGATGATTGTGACAATCTGATTGAGACTATCGATGACAACAACATCGACAAGACTTTGATCTGTGCTCGCACCACAAAGCAGATTATCAACCTTTTGACTTACTCTGACTTCTGTGCTGAACTTGCTCGGCGTGGATATTCTTGGATGACGATTACATCTAAGACAGGTGCAATTATCGACGGCAAGAAAGTTGACCGCGAGAAGTTCTTCGACACGTTGAACGCTTGGGGCAAAGATTCTGAGAAAAAGTTTGTTGTTATCCACCACAGTATTCTGTCTGAAGGTATCAACGTCAGCGGACTCGAAGCAGTCATCTTTATGCGTAACATGGACTACATCGGCATCAGTCAATCTATTGGTCGTGTGATTCGTTTGGGTGGAGATTCTAAGACCTTTGGTCTAGTTTGCATCCCAACTTATGACTCTGTGGGTATTGGCACCGCTCGTAAAGTTCAGGCAGTTGTTGATGTTGTCTTCAACAAAGGTGAACCCGCTATTAGTGAGATTCGTCGATGAACAATTCTATGAACTTTCAATCTGTCCACTCAAAACCATTTGAAGAGGCAAGAGAAAGATACAGAAAAGCACAAGCATTGATGCAAGTAAAGCAGAGAATGATTGCTGATTTACCACCACCAGGCAGTGCAATGTATAGGTACTTTCTTGATCCAAAAGACAATCCCAAACCATACTCTGAACAAGTAAAACACATTGAAAGTTTGACATACGAAGATATATTTGGAAATGAATGAGTGTGCCAGTAAATAAGTGTCACACACCTTCACCCGCTGCTCTAGCGGGTGAATTATACTATCTGTATATTAAAGGAGTTCAACCATGCAACTGCGACCCCATCAACAGGTCATGCTTGACGCGATGGAGAGCAATCGCAAAGGTTATCTGACTTGCGGCACTGGTGGCGGCAAGACACTCACCTTCATCACTGATTCTCGTCGATTCTTGACACCAGGCAACGTAATTGTTGTTGTTGCTCCTCAACTTCTGTTGTCTGAGCAACTTTTCAGTGAGTTTGATTTTCATCTCTCTGATATTGATTTTGTCTATCGTCAGGTATCTTCCGAATCTAAAACTTGGCAGCGTGATCGTGCCAACCTCAAGTTTCGTATGAAAGTGCAACCTGACTCGCCAAATACAGGGATTGATGAGATTAAGCGCACATACGAAGTAGCACAAAAAGCAAATCTACCGCTGATTTTATTCACTACCTATCAGAGTCTTGAGCGTGTAAATGGTGCTAACCTGCCTATCACTGCTGTTTATTTTGATGAGGCACACAATGCCTGCTCTGTTGATTCTTTTAATGCTGTAGAGTCTATCAGCGCCACCGCAAAACATGCGTATTTCTTTACTGCAACCCCTCGCCGCAGTGAGTCTGAAACTGGCAAAGGTTTCGACAATACTAATGTATATGGTGAGCACATTGCTAATATCAAGTTCTCCGAACTGCTTGAATCTGGTGCGGTAGTTAAACCCTACCTTCACCTACAAACTAGTAACGCTCAGCAAAAGAATCTTGATGAGATTTCTCTTGACGTTGATACTCTTATGGAGACTGTCAACTATTATGAGAACACACACTTTACGACTGGAGCACACAAGATTTTGGTTGCATGTCGCGGCACCACTAACATTCAAGGTATGCGCCTTGCTATGCTCAAGTGGGCAAATGACAAGGGTTACGATCTTCTCTCTGTTGATAGTGTCAATGGTGGTTACATGAACGGGACACAGATCTGTGCTCCTAATGCTAAAGGTAAGTTCCTTGATAAACTTGATGAACTTGGTAAGGATTTGACCCGCAAGATGATTGTGCTTCACTACGATATGCTTGGTGAGGGTATTGATGTCAAAGCATTTACAGGTACAGTTTTCCTGCGTAATATCTGCTCTAACATCAAAGCAGTGCAGGCAATGGGTCGTGTGATTCGCTCATCCCCCGGCAAGAAATATGGCATCGTGACTATCATTCAGCACGATGACGATACTGATGATGCGTGGTATGCAATCTCTTCTATTGTCAATCAACTTATCACTCAAGGTGTGCCAGTTGAAGAGATCCTGACTGAAGTATCTGGACGCGGTAAAGAAGAAGAAACTATTGAAGATCTTCAGGAAGACATCAGAAAGCGTATTGCAGATTATGACATCAAGTGGTGGCACGATATTATGATTCAAGAACTTGTGTCTAGCGGCGATCCTCTGGACATCCTCTGACCTTGTGACAGAAAATAAGTGTCACACCATCCCCCCAGAGGGGATGATTTTCCTATATTATTAAATCAACTCATGGAGACACATGCCCGCAGTGATTGAAGCAACTCCCGCCGCCAAGCGTCAGGCATTGCTAACCTATTACAAAAAAGGGATCAAACCTGTTGACCCTAGGCAACCGATTGCTGAAGATCTGGCGCAGCAGATGGTTCAGGATCTAGAAAAGTGTAATGTTTCAAAGGACGCAACGATAGGTGTTTTTGATACTTTTCTGACACTGACTCTTACACTTCAAGAGCATGGATATACTAATATCGTGTATTTTGAGAACAAGCACACAAACTTGACGCCAGATCAGGAGAAATACTATAATACTATTGAGCAAGGATGTAAAAAGATAGGCGTTACATATTACATCCCCCCTAAAAACAACTATAGTTGGTGTAATATGAAGTTTGATGTTATTATCGGTAATCCCCCATACAACAAATCAGAAAAGGTTGGATCACAGAGAGGATCTGCCAATTCAGCATTGTGGTGGGAAATTACACAACAATCTCTCAAACTTCTTAAACCTAATGGAATCATTTCTTTTATTACACCCTCAAACATTGTAAATGGTGCAGATAAGTTCACCTCTATTGTTTTGGGTAATGCCCGCAAATATGACCTGAGAACTGTTGATTTTGGTTGTTCCAATTTCTTCAAGGTTGGTATTCCTATCTGTCGTTGGGTTGCTGTCAACAAACTGACCACAGATAACAATGTTGTTGTCACTGATGGTCGTGTTCTTGATACAACCAACACCCTGAAGATCAATGAGGATGTCATTTATGACGAAATCCTTCATGATATGTTTAACTCAGAGTATGATAATCTGAATTTTAATATGAAACAGTGTTATCAATATCAACAGGTTGAGGGTTATCTTAAGAAGAAAAATCTTCCTATTGAATGGGCAAAAGATTTAAAAAAGACTCAAGATGATGTGTATAAGTATCCTGTAAACATTAACGGTAAAATTAAGTTTTCCCGAGTAAAGTGGCGGATGAATGGCATACCTAGGTTGTTTATTCCTAAGATGCAAAATCCTATGACTATTGAATACTCTAGAGAATGGGAAGCAGATGGGTCTACATTTACCATGGTATTTGATACCAAAGAGGACGCACTTCTGACCAAAGGTTATCTTGACAATCCTCTTTATCGTTGGGTAATTGAACAAACCCGTGTAAGTGGCAGACTTAATGCAAACATTATTTGCAAACTTCCTAACGCTCCCATTGAAAAGATTCTGACTGCTGATCAACTCGCATACATTCAATCTCAACTTTCCTGACATGAAACTTCAGCACACATTTGGACATGATTGTGAAGATCTCTCTTCATTAGTTGCAGAGAACAAACTATCAAAGTTCTTCAAGAAGTTGGTAGAGTTAGCTAAGAAACAAGATCCAGATTTTTATGATCCATTAAAGTTCATGGGAGACGGATTTGAATGGTTTGGCGAATACTTCTTCAAATTCTTCAATGGGGATCATACCTTGACATATACAGCAAACTATGAACCAAACTTCGATTATGATCGCGGCATTGATGGTCGTGGACTCTCCACACTTGACGGACTGCCTAATGTCATTCAATTTAAGTTTAAGGCAGATCCCACTAAGTATCTGACAAACGATGATAATATCAGTAATGTTGCAGCAGATGCAACTATGAATGAAGGTCTACAATATAATGGAAAGAATGTAATTATTGTCACCTCATGTAAGGGAGTCCATCCTAAACATGCTATGGCAAATGTGCATTGCATCAGTTACAAAGACATGGCAAGACGTGTGGACAATAATGTAATTTTCTGGGATAATCTTAGAAGCATCGTAGAAGAGCAATATGCCTAAAAAGAACAAGCACAATGAAAACGTAGGATCTGAAGTTGTCAGGTCCGATGAACGTATTGATGCAACTGGTGAAGTATTCACACCAGTGGTGCTTTGCACTGAGATGATATTAGAGATCCCTGAATCTATCCTAAAAAATGACAAGAGTAGATTTATGGACAACTCAGCAGGGTCAGGAAACTTCCTACTAGCATTGCAGACAGAATTATTGAAATATCACTCTTTATCACACATCAACGATAATATGCTCTATGGAGTAGAACTTATGGAAGATAATCATGCAGAAATGTGCAATAAACTAGGTGTTTCGGTTGATCATCCACATTTTGTGTGTGCAAATGCTCTAGAATATGATTATTCTTTCGGGGAACCAGTCGGACTAGAAATGTTCATGTGACAGTTGACGAACCGGACACAATCGCTTGCAATCCGCTGATCGATGCGCTATCTTAAGAACATGAAAAACACACATCTCCAACACCCCGAAGATTCTATCCTGACGGGTGATCTTTCTGCACTCGATTGGTTGCTCTCCGATGGTGAAATTTCTGCGAAGATTGATGGCGCTCCCGCGATTGTATGGGGGACGAATCCGGCGACGGGTAAATTCTTTGTTGGTACAAAATCGGTCTTTAATAAGAAACTTATCAAGATTAACGAAACTCATAGTGACATCGACGCTAATCATTCTGGCGATGTTGCTGATATACTACACCATTGCCTTGATTATCTTCCTGATTTCGACGGGATTGTTCAAGGTGATTTTATTGGGTTTGGTGGTGATGATACTTACTGCCCCAATACGATTACTTATGTCTTTGATGAAATAATTGAGAAAGATATTATCATCGCACCTCATACTTTGTATGCAACTGATGGTGAGATGAAAGATGCCTATGTTATCAACGACATGGTAGATATGGAGATCTTCGATGATAATGATTATGTAAAGTTCGTGCAACCAAAATGTTGGCAAGTTGATGAAGATTTCGATGAGATTGTTGCATTTGCCAAGCAAATGTCGTGTATGTGTGAGTTTCTGAGCCCCAAGCAATCGCAACAGGTTCAGCAACAACTTAACAGCATTATTCGTGCTGGTCTGGATATTGATGACCTGACCATGGATGCGCTGGCATTTGCAAACAAAATCGACGTGAATGTTTTGCGTTTGTGGTCACTCGTTAAGTCAATCAAGGATGATATGTTGTTCCTGATGCGGAATAATGGTCCTAAAGCATACATCGGTCGCCAAAGGTGTGGTGGCGAAGGTTATGTCAAGATCAATCAATTTGGTATGTTCAAGTATGTCAACCGAGAGCAATTTTCTCATGCTAACTTCAATAATGGTAGGTTTGCTTGTGCCGGTTGATGTAGTGGCACACACCTGCTTGTAAGGTCTCCGTTTTCATGTATTATTAAAGAGTCAAAGGAACAGCACATGACCGCTTCAACTTTCTCCGACTTTGTTGCCACTCAAGATGCACGGAATGACATTCAACTCAACATCCGCAAATATACTTTGATGTTGTGTGATTGTCTGACTGATGATTTCACTCGCAGTCATCCTAACTCTGATCCCTACAAGTTCTACATCGAAAGTGGTAGAAAGTATCACAAGATTGTGATGGAAACTAACGGTCAATCCCGTAGTGTTCATGCCTTTGTTGATAAGAAGACCGGTGAAGTTTACAAACCAGCATCATTCAAAGCACCTGCAAAGATTGTGCGCTACAATCTTCTTATGATTGAGTCTCGCGAAGAATGTTTTGCCCGTGCAGATTGGGCAGGAGGTTATCTCTATGTTCGATGAACTTTTTCCTGGAACTATTGACCAACTGAACAAACTTACCGTCATTCGTTATGACCGCTTCGTTCCCTATTCTCAGCAAGATGATTCACTCAAAGAAAATGATCATCGACGTGATCAAAACTTGCGACAACGTTGATACTCTCAACAAACAAGAAAAGTTTTCAGTTTTCTGTCAAGTTTGTGACAACTTGCTGGAAGATGGTAGAATCACCAAAGCAAATCACACTCGTTGGACTAACATCTGGTGAACGTAACTAAATCCACAAGAGCACCAAGAACAGGCAGACAAATCGTCTGCCCTAAGTGTAATTCAGTCGCAACAGTTTATCACTTTGCCTGGAGTGCATTAGGGTGCCAAACTTGTAATCAAATGATCAACAAATTCGACTGGAGTTTAACATCATGAAATGGGAAGTTAAATTGTATGTTGGCGGCAAAGTTTTCACAGAGGAAGTTTATGCCAGCAATCATCAGGATGCAAGGGAAACAGCAACAGCACGCAATCCTAGAGCAAAAGTGATAGGAGTCAACCCGATTGTGGGAGGTTGATGTAAAGAAAGAACCAGTTGAGGAACTGGCACACAACCGGTTGTGTGGTCGCTGTTTTCATGTATTATTAAAGAGTCAAAGGGATTCACCACATGCAAGTAACCAATTCTGCCACCATCGTTGATTACTTTCCCGAGGCATTTATTGCTGAGGCTGATGACATCAAAGGCATGAAAGTTGTTGTCAAGCGTTTCATCCGTCGCGTTTATTTCCGCGCTACTGGTCAGAAATCTTACAGCACAGTTCTTGGTATTGAAGCAAAGTATGATTGGCAATCTCGTATTGCTAAAGGTGCAACAGTTACAGGATTCAACACCGACAAAATGCCTCGCGCTGAGTATATGCCACTGATGTGCTGAGTTTATGTCACTTATCAAACATTATCTTCATCAAATCATGACTGAAACCACCGACAACATCATCGACCGCGATCAACTTCAAGAGGCATATATTGAGTCGATTATTGATGGAATGGATCACAAATCCATGTGGCAATTCGTATATGATAGTCTGAATAAAAATCTTGATGATTACACTGTAGATGAACTTATTACTGAAGTAGAGGATTATTATCCTGAACTTTTGGAGGAAAGTAAAGAGAAATAAACCAGTTGACAAGGTGGCACAAGGTCGCTTGTAATTCCCCCCGATCTGTGCCATTATACTGGTATGAACAAAACAAACCTCTTTTCCACTCAAAACCTGACCGACCTTCAGGATTTCATGTTCGATACAATGCTCCCTGCTGATGATTGTGTTGATTGGTTCTGCGATCGTTTCGATGTTAATGCAACTGACGACGTGATCGATTTTGTTGTTGATGCACACTTTGCCTTCCACGGTGAGTGACACTTATTCTTCCTTTTCTTTTCTAAACTAACATCATGACAATCACAGAACGCAATCAGAAACTCTACGATCTCCGCAAAAAACTTGATCAAAAGCGTATGGAACTCGCATGGATTGAGACTGAGATTATGGCAGTCAAGTCGGAATATGATCGCCAGAATGTTGATCTCTACGAGGAAATGTTCGGTGAGAAAAATACTTTGTGGGATCACCTTGATCGCATGAGCGATACTCCCATGGCAGAAGAAGTCTACGGAGGTTGATAACATGAGAATCTTTTTTCTTGCCTTGTTTGTTATCCTCGGTGTTAATCTTGGTATTGAGTTGTTAGATAGCAACATGACTCAAATTATCAAAGACCGAAACGAATCTATCCAACGCACTATCAACAACCTTTGAAAACAACAACCGCAACTTACAAAATTGATGTGACACAAGAGTGTGGAAATGTTCTCACTTATATGAGAACGATGCCCACACGCCCAACAACACATAGAGGCATTAAATCACACAACACAAAACTAGAAAATTGGGCAAAGAATGTTTGCCATAACTGGAAAGAAATCAACGTCACTTTGCTTCCCTAAAATGTTATTTGTTTCTGGTCATTCTCCGTTTTTTTCATTAACTCACCGAGTCTACGATTTTTTTTCTGAGTTATACGAGGTGAGCGCGGATGTAGAAGTTTGTCACACTAATCTACGAGATGAGCACGCGCTAGGATTTACTGAAGTTAATGGAGATGAGCAGTTCATTCAGATACATAACGGATTGAATCGTGAGGAGTTTATTGTTACTTTGCTCCACGAACTTGTCCACGTTGTTCAAAACGAGAAAGGCATGATTGACGAAACTGAGAGAGAATCTGAAGCATACAGATTGGAGGGGATTCTATACAAGAACTATTGTGCCAGTCTGCAAGGTGTCCACTAATCCCCCCATGACCCGCTGATCCGTGTATATTAGATGCATGGGGGAAACGAACCCATTTCACTTCACTAACTTCACCAAACATGCGTAAGATCGAAAAGCAAATGTGTGCCGCAGTTCAGTCTAACATCGACTGGCAATCTGCTAACACTTCTGTTCACTTTGATCCTGAAACTGGCGTTTCTGTTGTTCGTCTTCACGGCAATAAGATCGCTGAGATTAGTGACAACGACATGACAATCTTCGATGGAGGTTATCAGTCTACCACTACAAAGTCTCGTCTTAATGCACTTTGCCAGGAATTTTGTGTTGCTGGTGAAGGTGTATTCCAGAAAGATTTTGCATGGTATGTAAGAAAGTTTGTAGGTGCAATTAACGGACAATCTAAGTTCGTCACCGAAACTTTCTCTAACGGTTACATCTTTGCCTGATGTAATCATAGAGGGGTTAGTTATACTTTCCCTTCTATAATTACTTCATCTAAGTAACACCTGGGCAGTACAGAATTGGGAGACTGATTCACAACGTAAGACCCAGATTTAACCAGACCAAACTATCACTACTATCACTTTCTTTTCGTAATGATGACCCGTTCAACTGCACTTGGTATGCTCTCAGTTGGTAACACCGGAGATGAAATTCTTCAGATTCTGGATGTTATCGTTGAGGATATTACTCAAGAAAATATCAACGATTGTGCAGAGTATTTTGCATCAATTAGTGCTTGATTTGTTGTTCTGTGAGTGATACTGAGGGGGGACACATTTTCCCCCTTTTTTAGTAATAACTACCTACAGAAAGTATTAAAAAACGTTTATAAATGGTTAAATAAATATACTTTGCCTTTTTATCTTGTTGAGAATAGTTCTCTGGATACTACCCAATAATACCTATTTTAATGTGCTCAGGGGTAGTGATCTAAGCGAGCAGTCTAACAGCAACTCGCAGAAATGTCAAGGGGGCAGACTATAAAGTTTTCTGAGGATTGACAGCGTAAAACTATCAGTCTTCCTAATAAATAACAGGTGGAAGATTGACAATATCTCTCAGGCATTCTATACTAGGTAAGTATCACCAACGGAGTCAATCATGTCAGTCGCTATCAGTCAGGCACAGAAGCAACGTTACAGAATCACATTGGATATTGAGGTTCTGGAAGACTTTGACCCGCATCAGATTTCATGGGAGGATCTTTTTGAACTGGAAGGATCTGAGCGTGTTATTGACAGTTATGTAGAGGACCTGAGTGTACCTGTCAGGTGGTGATTGCAGCAGGTTGACAGTCAGTCTCTGAGGTGTTATTATAGGGGGGAGAGGAACACCGTGGACCACAGTTGTTCGCGGTTTGTTGTTGCCGTTGCGGCGGGCGATGCGTATATAAAAACGCTTAACTACCCTAACCTACAGAGGTGACAATTCGACCTCTAAATATTATTCGGAAGTTGATTTCATATCGGTAAAAAAAATTCGCCGGGAAAATTTCTTATGGAAAAGGTTTATCACATCTATGCAAAAGAAGAGTGTTTATACAATAATCTAACAGAACAACAATTTAATACTACATGGGAAACCCTCAAGGGAATGGTTGGTCTAATGAAGACTGATTACGAACTTGAGGATTTGTCATATGAGGAATGCACTCGCCCCCTTGGAGGAGGTTCGGGTAATGCGAATGATCCTCCTGGATGCGATTCATATTGACAGACTACATACTACACGTTATAATTGACTTGAAGGTTAATTCAACTTATGGCTAAAGGATTCACGGTTAAAGCAAAAGCACCCACTAAGAAAGCAGAGGAGTGGGATATCCCAGCAATCAAAGAAAGGATGCGAGGTAAGACGATTGTCTTTTGCCTTCCTGGACGTGGATGCTCTTATATCTTTCTGAAGAACTTCGTACAACTGTGCTTTGATATGGTACAGAATGGTATGAGTATTCAGATCAGTCAAGATTATTCTTCGATGGTTAATTTCGCCCGTTGTAAGGTTCTGGGTGCAAATGTCCTGCGAGGACCCAAACAGATTCCTTGGGATGGTAAACTGGAATATGACTATCAACTGTGGATTGATAATGATATTGTCTTTGACACCAACAAGTTCTGGCAGTTGTGTGACATGGCAATCTCTGCAGATGGTGAAGAGAAAGAGATTGTAAGTGGTTGGTATGCAACTGAGGATGGACACACAACCTCTGTCGCACACTGGTTGGAAGAAGATGATTTCCGTAAGAATGGTGGAGTGATGAATCACGAAACTGTCGAATCCATTCAGAAGCGTAAGAAACCATTTACTGTAGATTACACAGGTTTTGGTTGGGTACTGATCAAGAAGGGCGTCTTTGAGAATCTTGAGTACCCCTGGTTTGCTCCTAAGATGCAAGTCTTTGAGAGTGGAAGTGTTCAAGACATGTGTGGTGAGGATGTCTCATTCTGTCTTGATGCCAAGGAAGAAGGCATGGAAATCTGGTGTGATCCTCGCATTCGCGTTGGTCACGAAAAAACTCGCGTTATCTGAGGTAAATTATGGCAATCATGAAAGGCGGCAGTTATATTGAAGGTGCTCCGAAAAAATCTCGTCAAGGTAAAGGTAAGCACACGAAGTTATCCGCGACTTCTCGTAACGGTGCTAAGAAACGATATCGTGGTCAAGGTAAGTGAAAACTTGAATTTTCATACATACCTTTGTATGGTTTGAACGGGAAACCCTTAATTCTTTAAGGGTTAAATAGAGAAAGATATAAATCTTCACTATGCCTTGTTTAATTGCAAACCTACCTTCTTATGAGGTATGGGTCCGTAAGGAATATCTTACAGATCATCAAAGTGGACACGGTGAATATGTAAAGGGCGTCTGGGTATCGGTTAAATCGATTCCTGGGCGTGCTTTTTATTTTGAGACATATTTACCAGAGTATGCGGCAATGTATGATAAGTTGCCGATTAGCGCGTTTGTCTCGTCCCCCGAAAAACCCTCGCCTGATATGGAGTTGCATAACTTGCAATTCTGGAATTGTATGGACTATGGTGTAACTGTAGTGCAGAAACAATTTGTGGGTAGTATGCACTATGAGTGCTTTACAAGGGACTATGGACCCCAGACAGGCACTTATATTTGCACAATTGATAATTATCACCAAGATCCTGATGCAATTGATTATGCAACCTCTGAGAATCCATCAGAACACAAGTCACATAACCTAATTGAACTTGATAATGGTCAGTTTGCGCTGTATCCTAACAACAGGACACGTATTTTTGACAATTCGTTAACTCCTGAGACGCCAAAAACACCCGATTTCAAGGTTTCGACCGTTTATTACCAAGTTGAGAACGGTCATGACCGCGACGGGCTCGGAAATGATGAGAATTATTTCTGGAAAACTGCTAAAGAGCGTAAAAATACCGAAAATTTACCAGAATTTTAAGAAAATGAACGATTTTTTAGACAATTTAGGTAACGATCAGCACCAAAAGATGCTGAGAGAGATTGCAAACGACAATCAGACGCCTAAAAAACGCGATTCTCGTCAAAATACTGAACTTTTTGAGACTGAAGAGGAATATACTGTCATTCCTCCTCAAACTCTGAACGAATTTTGATTTATACCTTAATAAATAAGATATAATCGCTGTATTTTTGTGCCTCTAGAAAGGGTAAGTCAAGGATTTAAAGATATTAGTATGTCATTCAAGTTTAACCCCTTGAATGGCGATCTAATTGCGCTTAAAAACGCTAATGCAATATCAAGATCAATCCGAAATATTGTTTTTACCACTCCTGGAGAGAAGTTTTTTAATGAAGATTTTGGATCTGACGTAAGTCGATCACTTTTTGAGAATATTGACGATCTTACTGCTTCAAATATTAGGGATCAAATTAGAAGATCCATTATTAACTTTGAAGAAAGGGTAGATTTGAGAGAAGTGGTTGTGCTTCCTGATTTTGACAGGAATGCTTTTGATGTGATCATTAGATATGACATTATTGGCGCTGATATTCCACCACAAGAATTACAATTCGTTTTGCAGTCAAATAGATAAAAATGCCACTTGCAAATTTCTCTAACTTAGATTTCGATCAAGTTAAGACAACACTCAGAGACTATCTAAAGTCTAATTCTAACTTTACAGACTATGATTTTGAAGGGTCGAACCTTTCGACCATTCTCGATGTCTTGGCATACAATACATACATCTCCTCATATAACGCAAACATGGTTGCGAATGAGGTTTTCCTTGATAGTGCAACTTTAAGAGAAAATATCGTTGCACTTGCAAGAAATATCGGATATGTACCTAGATCTAGGAAGTCGGCAAGGGCAACAGTCACCTTTTTTGTAGATACATCAAATATTACACCAACTCCAGCAACAATCACCCTTCATAAAGGTATTGTAGCAACAACTAGCGGCAGTTTTGGTAATGAATCGAAGGCATTTTGCATTTTAGAAGATATTTCAGTCCCAGTAGTCAATAATATTGCTAATTTTGAAGATATTTCAATTTATGAGGGAACTTTACTGAGTTCTAACTTTACTTACAGCACCAGAATTCCAAATCAGAAGTTTATCTTACCAAATGCTGGTGTTGACACTTCTCTTATTAGCGTTTTAGTCAAAAATAACGAAAATTCGTCAACTTCTGTCAAATACTCAAATCAAGATAGTCTTTTTGATATCGGCGGTGCTTCAAAAGTCTATTTTTTACAAGAAATCTCTGATGAGAGATATGAACTCTTCTTTGGTGATGGAATCTTCGGTAGAGCTCTTGAAGAAGGCAATTATGTTACCGTAAATTATATCGCATCAAATGGCGACTCTGGAAATGGCATTTCCTCTTTCCAGTTTTCGGGTAGATTGACCTACACAAGGAACGCACAGACATATACAGTCACTTCGGGCATATCACTCCTAACAACGGGTTTATCGTCTTCTGGGGGCGATACAATCGAGTCTGTGGAGTCTATTCGTAAGTATGCACCAAGGATCTATGCATCGCAAAATAGAGCACTTACTGCAAATGACTATGAAACTCTGATCCCAGCAAGAATTTACCCTGAAACTGAATCTATCTCTGTTTTTGGTGGTGAAGAGTTGGTTCCACCACAATACGGTAAGGTCTTTATTAGCATCAAACCAAGAACTGGTGATTTCTTACCTAACATCATCAAACAGAACATCAAAACCAAACTTAAGAGATTCGCAGTTGCTGGAATTGTACCTGAAATTTTAGATCTGAAATATCTCTATATTGAGGTTGATTCAAAAGTATATTATAACTCGAACATGGCACCATCTGCGGCATTAGTGTCAACTGTTGTTCAAAATAATGCAAACAAGTATGCTGAATCATCAGAACTCAATAAGTATGGTGCAAGATTCAAATACAGTAAGTTCCTTAAAGTTGTTGATGATAGTCATGAGTCTGTAACATCTAACATTACGACTCTTAGAATGAGAAGAGACTTAAGAGTTGTTTTGAATGGTTTTGCCGAGTATCAAATTGGTTTTGGTAATAGATTCCAAGTAAAAGATCCAGATGGATTCAATATCAAAACCTCTGCATTCAGAATTGATGGTATTCCTCAAGATGTTTACATGTCAGATCTTCCAAGACCTGATAGAGAGTCTGGATCTCTGTTCTTCTTCAGTTTACCATCAGTTGGTTCACAGCAACCAACAATTGTAAGAAGAAACGTTGGATTTATTGATTATGTAAATGGCGTAATCACTATGAACCCTGTCAATATTCAGGGTGGACTTGTTAAAGATGGTCAAACGATTATTGAGATTGAAGCAACGCCTAGTTCAAACGATGTTATCGGATTACAGGATCTTTATTTGCAACTAGATATAAGTAACAGTAATTTTGAAACTGTCGTGGATGAAATATCTTCAGGTTTAGATCCTGCAGGTTCAAACTATATTGTCACCTCCAGTTATCCAAATGGAAATCTTGTGAGAGAAGGAGGAAGGGGATCTATTGTAAGATCCTCGACACCAACCACCACAACCTCATATACGAGCACAACCACAACCACAACGGCTTCAGTACCAACCACATCTACCAGTACTTCTTCATCTTCGGGTGGATCAGGCACCGGTGGCGGCGGCGGTTACTAATTTAAGGATATAAAATGTCAGAGAAAAGAATTCAAATCAATTCGGTTGTCAAGAACCAGGTTCCTCAGTATGTGAGGGAGGATTATCCTTTAGTAACAGAGTTTTTAAAGCAATATTATATCTCTCAAGAATTTCAAGGTGCTCCTCTTGATTTAATTCAAAATATTGACAAATATGTAAAAATTGATGAAACAACCAATCTAACATCACATGTTGGATTGGGAACTGTAATTAATGCATATGAAAGCACTATCAATATTGATCTGGGCAAATTTCCAACAGGAACAGATGGATTCCCAGATTCATATGGTCTTTTAAAAATTGACGACGAAATTATTACATATACTGGTAAAACCAGGTCCGCATTTACTGGTTGTGTAAGAGGATTTAGTGGAATCACTTCATACACATCTCCATCCAATCCAGAGGAACTTGTATTTGATACCAGTGTTGGTGTAGCTCACACTTTTGGTGCAAAAGTTGAAAACTTAAGCAATCTTTTCCTTAAAAAGTTTTTATCAAAAACTAAAAACCAACTATTACCTGGTCTAGAAGATAGACCATTTGATAGTCAGTTAAATGAAAAAGTTTTCATTAAACAGTCAAAGGATTTCTATCTCTCTAAAGGAACTGATAAATCTTTTGAAATTTTGTTCAAAGCATTATATGCTGAAAACGCAAAAATCGTAAGACCTGGTGAATTTCTTTTTACCCCTTCAAATGCTCAGTATAATGTAACTAATGATTTGGTCGTAGAACCAATTACTGGTGATCCTAGTAATTTGGAACTGATGACCTTATTCCAAGATGCTTTTGGAGATACTGAACGAGCATATGCTCCAGTTAGCAGCGTAGAGGAAATTATTACAGGTACAGGTCAAACTTTTTATAGACTGAGTGTTGATGCAGGTTATAATAAAGATATTAGAGTTGATGGTAGCACATATGGTGCTTTTACAGTTCAACCAAAAACTAGAGTAATTGGTAATGTTGGAATCGGTTTAACTGTACTTGACGTTGACTCAACTGTTGGTTTCGGAACAAGTGGAACTCTTAGAGTAACTTTTGATGATAATACCGTTGGTATTGTATCATATAAGTCAAAATCTTTGACTCAATTTTTTAATATTACAGGTATTGGTAAAACTATTCTTGATTCCACAATTGTTGGAGTTAATACTTTTGCTTATGGAAAGTCAAAAAATGATATTAACGAAACAATTCAAGTCAGAATTAATTCTGTAATTAATGATTGTGAGCATCCTGGTGCATATCAACAAGGTAAAAATGATACGATCTTAATCAAAACACTTGGTATTGGAAATACTACTTTCAAGTATAAAAATTGGTACTATAACACTGCACCATCATATACTGTAGAATCAGTTTCTCTGCAGGACGCTTCAGATAATACTTATAGAGTAACTCTTAATAAAGATCATTATTTTAGAGTAGGTGATAGACTCACAGTAAAAGCATCTGCTAGTGGAAATAAACCATTATCAACAGTTACCAAAATTGTTAATGAAAGATCTTTCTTGATTAAGGGTCAAGGTCTCCTTAATGTATCTGAAACATTTACTGTAAGTAGATCTCTCTTAAAAGCAGAATCAAACGATTTCCCCGGTTCTGCAGTTTATTCTGCCAACGTTCAAAACGTTTACAAAGAAAAATATAAAGATGATATTATTGTAGCATCATCTTCACTTCCCTTTTATAACGCTAACTCTTTGAATGCCGATTCAAGAGCAGTAGTTTTCTCTGGCACCTTTATTGGAGATGAGTTTGAAATTATATTAACAGGTGATCACGGTTTCTACACTGGTGATGCACTTTATTATACTCCAGAGAAAGTTGAGCAATCATCTACAAATAGACAAACAGGTATTACTTCTACCACAACAGTTTTAGGAACATCACTTTTTGGTGGTAATACTGGAGGAGAAGGTCTCTACTTTGTTAAGAGAATTACTGCAAGAACAATTAAACTGTCTAAGAGTAGAACTGACATTTACAACAATAAGTTTGTTACCCTAGAGAGTTCAACTCCTGTTACAAATAACAAATTTGATTTATATGATTTTAGACAAAGAACGTTAGAAACTCAAAAACTCTACAGAAAGTTCTCAACTCCAATTGATGATGGCACCGTAACTCTTACAAATCCAGGATTTACTGGACTTCTTTTAAATGGCGTTGAGATATTAAATTACAAATCTAATGATGTAATTAAGTATGGTGAAGTAAGAAGAATTGATGTATTGAACGGTGGTGATGATTATGATGTAATTAATCCACCTGTACTGCATGTTGAGGATTCTGTTGGAACTGGTGTAACAGGAACTGTGTCTGTATCTGGTTCTCTCCAAGAAATCAGAATTATTGATCCTGGATTTGACTATGAAGAGGTTCCAAAGATTAGAATTACTGGAGGAAATGGTCAAGGAGCTGAAGCAACTGCATCTTTAAAAAAAGTAGAGCATAAGATTTCATTTAACGCTGACCTCGCTACTAGGGTTGGTTTAGGAACGACTGGTTCTTTACCCTCAACAATCGGATTTGGCACATTCCACAAGTTCAAAACTGGAGAGAAAGTTTTATACATTTCAGATGATCAAACTGTAATTGGAGGTCTTACTACAAATACTTCTTACTTTGTATCTCAGGTTGGATTAACAACCGTTAGATTACACCCAACCCAAGTAGATGCTGTTTCTGGTATTAACACCATCGTACTTACATCCTTTGGTTCAGGAGTACAATTCCTTAAAGCACATAAAGATAAGTCAGTTCTTGAATCAATTACCGTTATAAACGGTGGTGAAAACTATGAGAATAAAAAGAGGAATGTTTTCCCAGTTGGAATTAATACGGCGTTAAATACAGTTAATTCTGTAAACCATGACTTTGAGTCTGGTGAGATTGTTAAGTATACCTGCAAAGGAACACCAGTTTCTGGATTAACTACAGATACTGAATATTATGTTACCAAAGTCGATGATAACAACTTTAAGTTATCAACAGTTGGTGTTGCGACAGAAAAAGATATTTTCTACAGAACCAACAGACATGTAAATTTAACCTCTGTTGGCGTTGGAACTCATTTCTTTAACTATCCTGATATTAATGTTTCCCTAGTTGGAAAAGTAGGATTAGCATCTACAGGCAACACTTCTTTTGAAGCGTCTATTCAACCCATCTTTAGAGGTCAAGTAACATCTGTTGATCTTACTGCTAATGGAGTTGGATATGGTGTATCAGAAGTTATTAACCTTGAAAGACTTCCTATTGTTACACTTGGTGTTGGTTCTGATGCACAATTAAAACCAATTATTAAAAATGGTGCTATTGATGAAGTTATTGTTGATAACCAAGGATCTGGATATGTTTCTCTTCCTGACCTGATTATTGATGGAGATGGAGTTGGTGCTGTTCTGACCCCTGTTACAAAAACTGTAGGATCAGGATCAACTGAAACCAAAGTAATTGATTATATTAAAGTTGTTTCGGGTGGACAAAATTATACTCAAGATGAAACTACAGTTACAGTATCACCTGCTGGATCTGGAGCACAATTCTTACCAATCTTGCAAGAATGGAGAATCAACTTAGTTGAAAGATTCTTTAACACTAACAAAATCACCTCCGATGATGGTTTTATCACCAGGGGGGTAAATGATGCCTATGGTCTGCAATATTCGCACCTGTACGCTCCTAGACCCCTTAGAGAGTCTCTTTCTCCAAGCGATCAGTTCGGTAATACAATCTTTAGAAAAAATGATATTGTTAAAGTAAACGGTATTGAGGTTGCATCAAAGGATCACTCACCAATTATCGGATATGCCTATGATGGTAATCCAATTTACGGACCATATGGTTACTCTGGTTTAAATGGTGGTGTAATCACTCAGTTAAAGTCAGGATATAGTGAAGACTCTTTAACAAAGCAGCAAAGACCTCCAATTAGTGTTTTCCCTGGTGGATTCTTTATTGAAGACTATACTTATAAAGATGTTGTTGACGAATCTGTCTTAGACAAAAATAATGGTAGATTCTGCGTTACCCCAGAATTTCCAAATGGAACCTATGCATACTTTGCAACTATTGATGATTCTACTGCTCAAGGACAGGGAGCAGTATTTGCAGGATTCAAACTTCCTAAGTTCCCTTACTTAGTTGGAGATGCGTACCACTCTAAACCTGATGAGTTCAACTACAGGTATGATTCAAACCAGGATGATTTTGACTTAAATGGTTCTGATTACTGCAGAAATACTGTACCACATAATTTAATTGACGGAAACGTATCATATCCATATATTACCACTCCAAACAAACTAACACAATCTGTTGATGTATTAGCAGTAAGCCCAGGTAAAGTTGAATCTATTGGAATTGAAACTGGCGGTGATGGGTATAAGGTTGGTGATACGATCTTATTTGACAATACAAACACTCAGGGTTCAGGCGCTATTGCAAAGGTAACAACTTTGAAGGGCAAGCAAGTTAATAGTGTTAGTGTTGCCACTAGTTCAATTACAGGAGTTGAAATCTTACCTTCTTCTGCAAAAGGTGACTATATCCTCTTTGCAGACAATCCTCACAACTTTAAGAAGTTTAATAGAGTTTTAATCACGGGATTATCAACAACTTCGTCTAAGATTGGTGGATCTTATCCTGTAGGAGTTTCCTCCAATAGACTTACTCTGGTTGGTGTTGGAACATCATCCTCTGGTGTTGGAACTGTTGGTGCTACCGGAATTGTCACCTATTTTAAAGTAACTGGCGATTTAAATTTCCCTCAAATAAGAGAGAACGACATTCTCGGAATCGGCACCGAGCAAGTAAGAGTGTTGAATGTTGACGTACTTAACTCAAGAATCAGAGTTCTTCGTGGGGTAAATGGTGTTGTTGGAGCATCTCACACTATTACTTCAACACTTCTTGAAGACCCCAGAAAACTTACAATTAACGCTGGATTTAAAACAACGTATGCACCAAGAAGGAATAGACAAATTTACTTTGATCCTTCTGAGAGCGTTGGTTTAGGAACTGCTACTGGTGTTGGCATCGGTTCTACAATCGTATTTGCTAACCCTGGAGCAGGATTGACGAGAATTGATATTCCCACAAAGGGAATCTATATTCCTTATCATGGTTTAGAGACTGGAGATCAACTTACATATTCTCCCGGAAATGGTAGTGGAATTGATGTACAGAATATCGTAGGTGCTGCATCAACTTTATCCAACAATCAAACATTATTTGCTGCAAAGATTTCAAGAGATGTTATTGGTATTTCTACAGTTAAAGTTGGACTGGGAACCACAGGTTCATTTGTTGGAATTGCATCCACTCAAAGAAATATAAGCACCTTATTCTTTACTGGATTTGGAACTGGTGTCTACCATAGTTTCCAAACCAACTTCTCAGTCATTACCGCAGAACTTAGGAGAAAAGAAGTAACAGTTCAAACAAAACAAGCTCATGGTATTCAAGGAAATCATGAAGTTATTATTGATGTAAACCCATCAATTTCAACGACAGTTACCTTAAAATATAATGATTACAGCAGACGATTGATTGCCAATCCAAAGTCTTTTGCATCGTCTGGTGTTAATACTACAACTAATACAATCACTATTTCTGGTCACGGATATGTAACTGGACAGAAAGTCCTGCATACGGCATCCAATCCTGCAGAAGGGTTGTCTGATAATGCAATCTACTACATCGTGAGAGTTGACGACGATTCATTCAAACTGACTAACACTAGATACGATTCTACTTTAGGAAAACCTCAAGTTGTTGGTATTACTAGTGTTTCATCGGGAACTATTAATCTGATCAATCCTCAGATTGACGTGATTAAAGATTCAACAGTTGAGTTTGATTTATCTGACTCCTCTTTGGCATATACTGCACAGGGTATTAGTTATCCTGCATTCCAACTGAATTTCTATCTTGATAATCAGCATACTAAGATTTGGAATACAAGTTTCACTAATAAAACGTTTGAAATTGCAAGATCTGGTAAAGTTGGTGTTGATACCGATGCAAAAGTTACTCTTACTGTAAATTCAGATATCCCTCAACAACTATACTACAAGTTTGATACCGTAGATGAAAGCGACGTTCCTTTGGTAAAAAGTGGTATTGTCACAGATACTGACGTTACTTCTTACAATCAAATTAATGTTAAAGAGAGTCTGTATAATGGCAGATATGCTGTTTCAGTTGCTGCAACCAATTCATTTAACTATTACGTTGAAGAAACTCCCGAAAGAGTTTCCTATGCAGGAACTACCTCCAAATTATCTTATATTACCGATTGCACTCATACCACCGGTGCGATTAATGCATTTACTATTCAGAATGGTGGTGTAAATTACTACTCACTTCCAGGCATTAGTACGATTGTAGGTGTAGGTACATCAAGCACAGGAAGTGGTGCAATTATTTCGGTTGCAAGCACATCCATCGGTCAAATCAAGAAAACTATCATTAATGATATCGGATTTGACTTCCCATCAGACACGACTCTGAAACCAAGCACAGCAATTCCTCAGATTGTAACGATTGAATCCCTGAATTCATTTGAGTCTATTGGAATTACTTCAAATGGAAGAGGATATACCGTAGCCCCCAAACTGGTTGTTGTTGATGGAAAGACCAAGAAACAAGTAAAAGATGTTGACATCGGATACACTATCGGTGATTCAAACGTAACTATCTTCAAAAATACCTTTGGTATCAATAATGTTCTCCCAAGCATTATTCCAACATCAAACAGTAACGGCGTTGGTATTAGAACAGTTGGATTTAATACCGTTACAAAGGATGTAACGATTGGTATTGATACTGGATTTAGTTCTGGATCAACATTCCCGTTTGTAGTGGGAGATAAAGTTCTTATTGAAGGTGTTAGTATTGGTATTGGGTCTACTGGACTTGGATATAACTCTGAGGAGTTTGAATACAAACTGTTTGAATTGACGGCAGTAGATGCAAACGTTGGTGGACTTGGATCTGTTACCTATAACATGAGTGGTGACATTCCATCTGGATTGACCACTCCTGGATCATATGATGCTCCAAACTCTGTTGGAGCAAGAATTATTCCTGAAAGATTCTTCCCTAACTTTGATATTAGACTGCAGCAAAATAATTTCTTTAATGGAGAAACTGTAAAGAGTAAGTCTGCATCAGGAACTGTTGAGTTCTGGGATGATAAAACTAATACTTTAAGAATTTCATCAGTTGATACCTTTGTTACTGATGAGATAATTAGAGGATCTACGTCAAGAACTGAGGGTGTTGCGACTGAGGTAAGATCATATGAATCTTATCTTAAGATGGGTGCTACATCTGAAGTGTTAAAAGGACATCAGAACGATTCTGGATTCCTTAATGCTAACATGCAAAGAGTGCAGGATAGTGATTACTATCAGACATTTGCTTATTCAATCAATTCAAGAATTCCTTTTGATACTTGGGATGACGTTGTTTCTTCTACAAACCACACAATTGGTTATAAGAAATTTGCAGATTATCAACTTGAGTCTACAGCATCTATTAACGTTGGTCTGGCAACAGATGTTTCTTACTTTGATCAAGTAAATGAACTTGTTGGAGTTGCGGATCTCAACTGTGTATATGACTTTGACCTTGTAAGCGAAAACTTCCTTAATGTAGGATCAAAAGTTCTTTCTACTGAAGTTAGATTTGCAAATAGAATTCTTCAAGACTTCCTTGAGTCTGTAGGAAACAGAGTTCTGTCAATTGATGATGTAAGTAGTCAATTCAATAGCAATCCTAGAGCAACTAAGTTTAGTATTGCAAATACCTTTGCTCTTTCATCCAGAAGAGCGATGAAGTATATTACTTATGTAAGAGATACTCGTTATACAGCTCAGCGTCAATTAATGATTGTTGACCTCATTCATGACGGATCTCGTGGATATATTAATCAGTATGGTAGAGTTGAAAGCACTTATGATCAAGGTTCATTTGACTTCACCATTTCTGGAACTGAGGGTCAATTGCAATTCTTCCCAACTAAGTTCTCTGTAAATGATTATCAGATTGCTGCTATCTCTTATAATCTTGATGATAACTTACTGAGCACTGGTAGTACTTCTATCGGTGGGGTTACTCTAATTGAATCTGATAGCACAACCATCGGAGTTGGTGTTGGAACAACTGCAATCGTAAGTATTGCAAACACTCACAACTCTGTTAAGGTGATGCTCGAAATCACACCTGACATTAATAATACAAGTGAGTTTGAATTTAATAATTTAAATGTTGTTCATAACGGAACTGATATTGAAATCCTTGAATACGGTCAACTTAACACATCACTTACAGGTGATGCAGACGTTGGACTTGGAACATATAGTGCTGCGTTTGTTGGGTCGAACCTTGAAATAAGGTTCCACCCAAGATCTGGTGTTGGTATCGGAACTACAGGTGTAATTAACACTATTCAAGTTGGTTTGGCTACCGCAGGTATTACTGGTATCGGCACAGTCGATATGAAGCACGCCAGAATTGAAGGTAGAACTACAAGTATTTCCTCCTCTGGTACACCTGGTATTCATACAGTTGCATCTTATCCTGATACTTATGATGTTGCCTACTTTGTTGCTCAAGTTGCAGACACCTCAAATAATCAATATGAGATGGCAGAGATCATCGTGGTTGATGATTTTGAGAGTGGTGGAAGCACTCAAGAAACATATGATACTGAATTTGGTGAAGTAGGAACCTCAGTTGGTCTTGGAACATTCGGAACAAGAGTCTCTGCTGCAGGAACTACAGAGTTAATGTTTACACCTGCTGCCAGCATTAATACTGTTGTTAATGTCTACATGAACGCAATTAGGCATGAAGACGATGCTAAAGATAACATCGACTTCACTAATGCTTTGATTGAATCTGGATTTGCTACTTATGAAGGAACTGAAAGAGACATCAAGAGAGCATTTGAATTAAAGCATGAAACTGATAATATCTTTGATCGATCTTTTGAAGGTAACAATTCTGATATCGTTAATACAACGACTAATACGATCACCTTACCAAATCACTTCTTCGTAACAGGTGAAAAGATCACATATAATCATGCAGGTGCAGGAACATCGCAAGCAATTGGTATTGCATCAACTTCATTTGTTGGGGTTGGTACAACATCTCTACTTCCAGGCAACTTATTTGTCGTTAAAGTAAATGATGATGAAATTAAAGTTGCCTCTAGCGCACAGAATGCTCTTAAGGCTATCCCTGAAGTAGTAGATCTCACAAGTGTTGGTATTGGCACATCTCACAGATTTACAGCGATCAATCAAAATGCTAAGGGAATTATTGCCCTTGACAATATGATTCAATCTCCGATTGTTTCAACCGCTGTGACAACCACACTTGCAGATCAGATGTTCTCGACTGATGACACTCTGAAACTTGCAGGAATTACATCAATTAAAGGAAGTGACCTTCTGAAGATTGGAGATGAAATTATTAGAGTTGATGGTGTTGGTATTGGTAGTACAAATGCTTTAACTCTAAGAAGAGGATGGATGGGAACTGGAGTTGCTTATGCTGCAACTGGTGCTCTGGTGACAAAAGTTGTTGGTAACTACAATATTGTTGATAACGTCCTCCACTTTGTTGATGCTCCATTCGGTAATACACCAATTGGCACAGACACTAATCCACCTGATGCTAGAGACTTCCAGGGTATCTCAACCAGTTCTAGTTTCCAAGGAAGAATTTTCCTTAGAAGTGGCGTAGAGGATTCCTCAAATGAGACTTACCATAAGAATTATATCTTCGATGATATTTCCAATCAATTTAATGGAAGTCAGAAGGAGTTTACTCTCAAGCAAAACGGTTCTGATGTTACTGGTATTGCAACTGAGACTGGTGTTATTCTTGTTAGTGATATTTTCCAAACTCCTGGAAGCACCAATCAATATACGATGTCTGAGAATGCAGGTATTACCTCAATCTCATTTGTTGGTTCTGCTGTCTCAAATACGTCGGATATCAGAACCTCTACAGTTCCTGTGGGCGGTGTGATTGTTTCCGTTGGATCAACTGAGGGATTTGGTTATCAACCTTTGGTTGCTGCTGGCGGAACTGCTGCAGTTTCTATCGCGGGAACGATTCAATCCATCAGTATTGGTAATAGTGGATCTGGTTACAGACCTGGTGCTCAAACTGTAAATGTTGGAGTTGCAACCACATCTCTTACTGGTTCAAACAGATTGAATATTGGAACTGCCTCGATTAGTGGTGGACATATCGTTAGTGTTGCAATCACCAATCCTGGAACTGGATATACTTCTACTGAACCTCCTGTTGTAATCTTTGATGATCCCATCAGTTATAGCGACATTCCTTTAGTTTACAGTTCAACATCAGCTGGTCTTGGGACTGGAGCAAAGATTGATATTGTTGTGGGTCAAGGATCTAGTGTTATTGATTTTGAGATCAGAAATACTGGATATGGTTATGGTAATAATGAAACTCTGACTGTATCCATCGGAGGAACAGTCGGTATTCCAACTGACACTACTAAGACTTTCCAAGAGTTCCAGATTACTGTAGATGACATCGCAACTGATGAATTTACTGGATGGTCTGTTGGCGAACTCCAGGTTATGGATAATATTGAACAGTTCATCAACGGATCAAGAACAAACTTCCCAATTGAATTGAATGGAGTAGTTACTTCTATTGTCGCAGGTAAGGGATCCAAAGTTAATGTCCAAGATGTGCTTTTGGTCTTTGTCAATAACATTCTGCAAGTTCCTGGAAAGGGTTACATCTTTAACGGTGGAAGTCAGATTGAATTTACTGAGGCACCTAAGATTGGTGACAGCGTAGAAATCATCTTCTACAAAGGAACTGGTGCTCAGGACGTTGTTCTTAGAGAAGTTCTTGAAACTGTAAAACAGGGTGATACTTTGCAACTTCAGTCTGATGATCAATTCCTCGATGAAGATGTAAGGTCTGTTGATCTCGTGACTGGAACTGACGTTGCACAAACAAACACTTATTCTGGTCCAGGTAATATTCAAAATACTGCATTACTGAGACCTGTAATTTGGTGCAGACAAACTGAGGACAAGTTCATTAATGAGCAGGAAGTTGGTAAAGACAGAGAAATCTATGAACCTCTGGTCAGTCCTACTGCACATATCATTAAGAATGTTGGAGTTGGATCAACGGCAATCTATGTTGATACCCTGAGACCTCTATTTAATGTGTTTAATGAAGTTGAAGATAAGTCCAACTTACTTTTTCAAGATAAAGTTAAGTTTATCACTCAAGAAGATAAAGTATCTGCTGCAGGAACTGCATTAGTTTCTGCCGCTGGTACAATTACATCAGTCGCTATCTCCACCGGTGGCGTTGGATATTCTACCGCACAAGTCAGTTTTGCAAGCACCGCTGCTGGTATTGGTATAGGAACCACGACGACAGCACTTGGAACGGTAACTATCGGAGCAGCAGGGACAATTACTGGTGTAGCAATTACTAATCCTGGTCTTGGTTATACTCAAACTAATCCTCCCCTTGTTCTGTTCTCGCCTCCTACAAGAGGTGTTGAGGAAAATAAAGTTGTTTCCTATATCGGAGACTCTGGAGTTATCGTTGGATTCGGAACTACCTCTGTCGGAATCGGAACTACACAATTCATTCTTGATCTTCACATTCCTAGTGATTCTTTCCTTAGAAATGCAGGTCTTACAACTGGAGTTGTCTCCGCCGCGATTACTGCAAGTTCCTTAAGTGCCGGTGATTATTTTGTGGTCTTTGGATCAAATGTTGGATCGGCAACAACGTCTATTACAGCACTTGATTCCTCTGGTGCAACAGTTGGTATTGGAACATCTCATATAGATAATGTATATCAAGTGGCAAGTTCTGAAACTGTCTTTAGACCTACGGGAGTAAACTCTGAGGGTGTTGGTATCGGAACTTCACATATAACAAGAGTGTTTGTGAACGTTGACAACAACTTCCCATATGGAGTTGGTATTCAAACATCAAACTCTTTTGGTGAATTTAGTTGGGGTAAGATTCAACTTTCCTCTAGATCTAAAGTGACTTCATACTCCGCATTCACACTTGGCGGTGTTGGTGGAATTACAACCTCCACATTCGTCCAAAGATCGAAAGCGTTGAAGTTCAAAAATTATGACATCTAATCATAATAAATAAAGAAAAATCTATGTCCAATGGCTGCAATAATTACTGATCAGATTAGGATATTAAATGCGAAGAATTTTGTAAGTGGTGTTACCGCATCAACAAATGCATATTATTCCTTCATCGGACTGACCAACGCCACTGACTTTCTTTCGACATGGGATCAAGATCCCCCCTCACCAAAAGATAATTTTGATGAGGAGAATCAATATTGGGATTCGATGGTTGCTCTCAAGAAGATCAACTCTCAAGATGTAAGGCAAGTTGTTACTAAGAGAAGTTGGTCCTCTGGAACCACTTATGACATGTATCGTCATGATTATAGCAGATCTAATACTGCTAAAGTAAGTGGTGCTACAAACTTATATTCTGCATCTTACTTTGTTATTAATAGTGACTTTAGAGTATATGCTTGTTTGCAAAATGGAACGACTCCTGACACTCCAAATGGAAAACCATCTTTAGATGAACCAACCTTTACAGATCTTGAACCAAGATCTGCAGGAACTAGTGGTGATGGATATGTTTGGAAATACTTGTATTCCATCAAACCTAGTGAGATTGTAAAATTTGAAGCAACTGACTTTATGCCAGTTCCTCAAGACTGGGCAACTGGAACTGAAAATGCAGCGGTTAGAGATAACGCTGTAGATGGTTCAATCAAAATTGCTACCATCACAAATAGAGGTGCGGGTGTTGGTCCTGTAGGTGCAACAAGATATGCCAACGTTCCCATCAAAGGTGATGGAACTGGAGCAGAATGTACAATCGTTACCACTAACGATCAAAGAATTGATTCTATCACGATCACTAATCAGGGATCTGGATACACCTTTGCTAATGTTGATTTAGTCGGTGGTAATGTTCCAACTGGCACAACTAGACCAACCTTTGACGTAATCATTTCTCCAACTGGTGGTCATGGTGCGGACATCTATAGAGAACTGGGTGCTACAAACGTTCTTCTTTATTCTAGAATTGAAAACGATATTGAGAACCCTGACTTTATTACAGGAAACCAAATTGCTAGAGTTGGTATCGTAGAGAATCCAAGAACCACAGATAATTCTCTTCTGTCAGCAGATAAAGCAAGTGCTGTTGGTGCTCTTAGATTAGCAGGTGCAGGATACAGTTCTGCAACTTTCACAGCAGACTCTTACTTTACTCAAACTGTTTCTACTGGCACAACTGCTCAAGGAAGAGTTATTAATTATAATCAAACAACAGGTGTTTTAAAATATTGGCAAGATAGAACTGTAGCAGGTTTCAACACCGTTGGAACTGCACAAACATCTCCAACATACGGATACGATTTAACTGAGTTTACATCTGCTCCTGGCACGGGTGGCAGTTTGACAATCACTCCTACTTCAGGAGTTGATTTGCAGATTGATTCAAACTTCAGCGGTATCCAAACCACAATAAATAGTAGGACATATAATCTTGGTCTTACTTTTACGGATGGTATTGCTCCTGCAGAAGTGAAAAAATATGCAGGAAACATCGTATACGTTGACAACAGACCTTCTATTACAAGGTCAGCTAACCAAAAAGAAGATATCAAAATTGTTTTGCAGTTCTAAAGAATTATGCCACAGCAGACGAACCTCAACGTAGCACCATATTTTGATGACTTTGACCCGGTAAATGATTACCATAGGGTGCTGTTTAAACCTGGATATCCAGTTCAGGCAAGAGAATTAACCACTCTTCAATCGATTCTGCAAAATCAAGTCGAAAGATTTGGTCAGCATTTCTTTAAAGAAGGTGCAAAAGTAATTCCTGGTAATACAGGTTATAACAGAATATATTATTGCATTCAGTTAGTCAATACTTTTCAAGGTGTTCCTGTTGCAGCATATGCTGAGCAATTAGTAGGAACTAAAATTACAGGTCTTACTTCGGGTGTAACTGCATTCGTTGATAGTGTTCTTCTCCCCGAAGATTCAGAAAGAGGAAATCTTACTCTTTATATCAACTATCTTGACTCAAGCAGCACTAACAATTCTACTCAGACATTTAGTGATGCTGAGGAATTGGCATGTAATGAAATTATCACGTCTGGTCTTTTAGGAAACAGCACCATTTCTGTTGGTGCTCCTTTTGGACTAACACTTTCTAATGAAGCAGCACAAACTGGATCATCATTCCAGATTCAAAATGGTGTTTACTTTATTAGAGGAAACTTTGTAAACGTTGACACAGAGACTTTACTTCTTGATCAGTACGGAACCACCCCCAGTTATAGGATTGGTCTGTTTGTTAGCGAAGAGATTATTACAGCAGACTTAGATGAAACTCTTAATGACAACTCTCAGGGTTTTAATAACTATGCTGCTCCAGGTGCAGATAGACTCAAGATTAGCACCTCCCTGATTAAAAAATCTCTTGATGACCTCGATGATGGTTCATTTGTTGAATTAGCAACTGTAGTCAACGGTGTTTTAAGAACAAAGACTGTTAAAGGTGGTCTTGGTGGAGGAGTCGGATATAAAGATTGGACTGATGTTCTTGCAAGAAGAACTTTTGCAGAATCGGGTGATTACTATGTGACACCCTTTGATGTCACCATGAAAGAGTCCCTAAATGATAATCTGGGGAATGGTGGTGTCTATAATGCTGGTCAATTTACATATGGAGGTTCTGTTCCATCTGATGATCTAGCTCTTTACAGATTGTCTGCAGGTAGAGCATTTGTCAGAGGTTATGATATTGAAACTCTGAATGCTACTTATCTTGACGTTGATAAACCAAGAACGACTAAGACGATTGAAGATCAATCTGTAATTTACAATACAGGACCAACACTCAAACTTGATAATGTTCATAGAACACCCTCTGTTGGTATTGGTAGCACTTATGTTTTAAGTCTTAGAGATCAGAGAGTTGGAACAAGTGCAGAAACTGCTCCTGGAAATGAAATTGGTTTAGCAAGAGTTTACGATTTCAGAATTGAATCTGGTGCTTATGATACTGCAAATGCTGATTTAAACCAGTGGGGAATTTCTCTTTATGATGTTCAATCTTTCACCACACTTACATTAAACCAGGCACACACGCTTTCCGTTCCAACGTTTGTTAAAGGACAAAGAAGTGGTGCTACTGCGTTCATTAGATCCGCAGTATCCGACAGTAAGACTGTTACTTTGTATGAAACTCAAGGTGAGTTTATTAAGAATGAACCACTTTTCTTTGATGGAATTTTAGATGGTAGAATTGCTATCGCTGCAACTGCTCATGGTATCGGTGATGTAAAATCTGTATTTGGAACTACAGACAGTACTACAGGAATTCATACTTTTAGTGCAGATACCGTTCAGTCAGTCGCTCTTGACGTTGGTGTTGCAAGAATTACCCCAAGAGATCAAGGCGGAATCAGCACAGTAACCAGCACTAATCCCCTGTTTCCAGGAACAGCAATTAAACTGAATAGTCTGATTCAATATAGTGATCTTGCATCGGTCGTGGGAGATGATAATGATCCCATCGCAGGAAGAGTCGTTAGCGTCGGATCATCTCATATTGAGTTTGTAGGTGTTGCTACTGTTACTGGTATTTTTGGTGGTAAGTTGCCATCATCAAATACCGATGTAAATGATTTCAAAGTCCTTACTACACCACTTGATCCATCAACTGATAACACTCTCTACACACCTCTTCCAAAAGAAAATATTGAAAGTGTAAATCTTACTGACGCTATTCTGACAATCAGAAAGACCTTCAACGTTAATATTGCTAGTAATAAATTATCAAGCGCAATCACCGCTGATGATAATGAGGTGTTCTTGCCATTTACCCCCTCAAGATATTCTCTTATCAGAGAAGATGGAACCACAGAAGAATTAACTGCTGATAAGTTCACAATCACTTCACCTGGTGGTAAGAGCACACTTCAGATTAATGGTCTTGGATCTAACGATACTGGATCTACTCTGATTGCAACCATCAGAAAGAGAAAACCAAAAGCAAAAATTAAAGTAAGAAATAGAGTTCAATCTATTATTGTTGATAAGTCTAAAAATGTTGGATCTGGTATTGGAACCACAACTCTGAATGATGGACTGACTTACGGAAATTATCCATTTGGTACTAGAGTTCAAGACGAAAGAATTTCGTTAAATGCACCAGATGTAATTGAGATTCATGGTATTTTTGAGTCCGCAGATACATCTAATCCCTCATCACCAACTCTTACTCTGCAATCAATTACTAGTGCCTCTGCCACAATTGATGAGTTTACTATTGGAGAATCTGTTGTAGGACAGGACTCAGGTGCGATTGGTATTATCGCAGAGAAGACTTCTGTGTCTGATTCTAAGATTGCAATTCTTTATAAGAACGATATTTTGTTTAGAGAGGGTGAGACTATCATCTCATCTGAAACTAATATTAGCGCAATTGTAAACACAGCAGATGCATCGAGTTTTGATGTTTCTACTAATTTTACGTTTAACAATGGGCAAGAGAATACCTTCTATGATTATGGATCAATTAAAAGAAAGTCAGATTCATCAGAACCTACCAGAAAATTAAGAATCTACTATAAGAGTGCTTCATACGATAGCACCGATGATGGTGACATCACCACAGTTGCTTCTTACGATAATTTTGATTATTCATCGGAAATTGGAATTGTTGGTGATTCTGGAAACTCTGATATCATCGACATCAGACCAAGAGTAAGTTCTATTGCAACTGTTTCTGAGGGAGATAGATCTCCCCTTGAATTCCTTGGTAGAGTATTTACTGGATCTGGCGATTCTGCTCAAAATATTTTAGCGTCAGATGAATCTCTGTTTATTGATTTCTCATATTATCTTGGAAGGGTTGATAGAGTTTTTCTGACAAAAGATGGCAAATTCCAAGTTAAATATGGAGTACCTTCTGACAGACCAGAACCACCTGATGTTGTTGATGACGCTATTGAAATCTGCGAAATAACTCTTCCACCATATCTCTATAATGTTGTTCAAGCTTCGTTGAAGTTTAACACTCATAAGAGATATCGTATGCAAGATATCTACAAACTTGAGGATAGAATCAAGAATCTTGAGTATTATACATCACTCTCGATGCTTGAAACAAACACAGCAAATCTTTTTGTTGCTGATGCCGATGGATTGAATAGATTTAAGTCTGGTTTCTTTGTAGATAACTTTACTTCATTTAAACCTCAGGAAGAGAGACTTCCTATTAAAAATAGTATTGATGCTGAGAAGAAAGAGTTCAGACCAACTCATTATACAAACTCAGTAGATCTAATTCAAGGACCTGTTGTCAATAATGACACAACTGCTGACCTAAATTTTGCAACGATTGAGGGCAATAATGTAAGAAAGCAAAGTGATGTCATTACTCTTGACTATGCTGAAGTTGAGTGGTTAAAGCAATCATTTGCTACCAGAACTGAGAGTGTAACTCCATTCTTGATTAGTTTCTGGAAGGGTTCTATGGAACTTACTCCAGCATCTGATACCTGGGTTGATACCGCAAGAATGAAGGCAAAGGTTATCGATGTTGAAGGTGATTATGCATCAACTCTTGAGTTGCTTGCAAGAACTGAGAATGTTGATCGTCAAACAGGAATGGCACCCATAGTTTGGAATGCCTGGGAAACAAACTGGACTGGAACCACAGTAACAAATACTACACGTAGAAGAGCTACTAGTTCCTCCTCCACTTTCGGAATGGGTGGTTGGGCTAACAATTTTAGTGGTGGATTTGGTAACCCTGCACGTAGAATCAGAAGAACTGATACTAGAGTATTTGAAGATACGCTTCAGACCACAGTTCAGACTGGAGTTATGTCCAGATCTGGCACCAGAACCGTTGTTACTGAACAGTTTGATAGAGAGTCTGTTGGCGATAGAGTCGTTAGTAGAGATATTGTTCCATTCATGAGATCTAGAAACGTTGAGTTTGTTTCTAAGAGAATGAAACCTCTCACAAGAATGTACGCATTCTTTGATGGAGAAGATGTTACTAGATTCTGTGTTCCAAAACTTCTTGAAATCAGCATGGTTTCAGGATCATTTACAGTTGGTGAGACTGTAACTGGAAGAGTTAATAGAACTGGATTAGATCAAGATACTGGTAATACTGCTGCAAGTATTACATTTAGAGTGGCACAATCAAATCATAGGGAAGGTCCTTATGATGTTCCTACAGCAACATTTAGAGAAAATCCTTACAACAATACGCCGTTGTCAGGAGCATACTCTTCAACTTCGGAAATCTTGAATGTAGATACATTCTCACTTTCCGCTGAAGCACAAGGTGAGTTCTTCGGATTTGTTGCCCCAGGAATGGTTCTTACTGGAGGATCAAGTGGAGCACAAGCAACTATCACAGATGTTAGACTCATCTCTGATCTTGCTGCTAACTTGACTGGTAGTTTCTTTATCCCCGATCCAAACTCAACATCATTCCCAGAATTTGAGACGGGTTCTAAGAACTTTACTCTTACAAATGATCCAGACAATAATCAAGATCTCTGCAATACAATTGCAGAAGAAACATACACCGCATCAGGAACTCTTGAAACAGTTCAAGAGAACATTCTTTCTATTAGAAATGCAAGAGTTGAGCGTAGACAGCAATTCCAAGAAAGAAATGTTAACCGTGATCTTGGAACACAAGTTGTTGGATCAAGGCAAGTTGGTGGTTCTGTAAGAGAAGAGATTATTGGATGGTATGACCCTCTTGCACAGTCTTTCCTTGTAGAAGATGACACCGGGGTCTTCTTGACCAAGTGCGATGTCTTCTTTGCAACTAAAGATGACATGGATATTCCTGTGGTCTTCCAGTTGAGAACTATGGAAAATGGTCTTCCAACTCAGAAGATTATTCCTTTCTCAGAGATTGTAATCGCTCCTGAGGATATTACAACATCTGCAGATGGTTCTGTTGCTACATCAATTGAATTCAAAGCACCTGTGTATCTTGAAGGTGGAAATACTGAATATGCCATCTGTTTAGCATCTAACTCCACCAAATATAGTGTTTACATCTCACGTATTGGTGAAAATGATCTGCTGTCAGACACCTTTATTTCCAACCAACCATATCTCGGATCTCTATTCAAATCGCAAAACGCATCAACCTGGGAACCAAGTCAGTGGGAAGATCTCAAGTTTACTCTTTATAGAGCAGACTTTATTGAAAGTGGATCTGTAGAATTCTATAGCCCTGAATTAACTAAGGGTAATCAGATGATTCCAAGACTCTTACCTGATTCTCTTGTCCTTAATTCTAAAAAAATTAGAGTTGGACTTGGAACCACAACTGGAGATACTGGATATGAAATTGGCAATACCTTCTTCCAATTAGGAACTCAAGCAAGTGCTGATTTAGTAGGTGTTGCTGCATCTGCTACCGGACTTTCAGTTGCTAACCCAGGTATCGGTTACACTCCATCTACGGGGTCTAGAACCTTCTCTAGCGTCAATCTTGTAACACTTAGTGGTAATGGACGTGGTGCTGTTGCAGACGTGTTTGTGAACGCTGGAGCAATCGGTGTAGCAACCATTACAAATGGTGGTTCTGGATATCAAGTTGGCGATGTTCTTGGCATTTCTACAATTGGTATCGCAACCGTTGGTAGAAATTCAAGAATTACAGTCACCGGTATTGGAATGACAAGTGAACTTATCTTTGAAAATGTTCAAGGAGAGTTTGTGACAGGTATTGGCAACACAATCATGTATGTCAATAGTGCAGGTGTTACAACACAATTCAACTTTAATGACGCTAATGGTATCGGAGTAACTGCACAAAATATCATCACCGATAGTGACGGATTGCACATCAAGGTCAATCACAAAAATCATGGTATGTACTTCTCTGATAACAGAGTTGCAATCAGCGATGTTCAGTCTGACATCAAACCAACAAAACTATCCGCAGAGTTTGCGATTGGTTCAACTGGTGAAATTTCTGTTAACGACGGAACTAACTTCGGAACCTTTGAGAATGTTGGTGTGGGAACAACAAACGTTGGATTCCTTAAGATTGGAAATGAAATTATTGAATATACCAACGTAACTGGAAATGTAATCGGTGGCACAATCACCAGAGGTAACAATCAGGCGAACTATCCTATCGGAACTCCTGTATTCAAGTATGAAATTGGTGGAGTCAATCTCCATAGAGTCAATAAGACGCATGATTTGAATAACGTCACCGTTGATAATCCAATCACTTTTGATTCTTATAATGTAAAACTTGACATGTCAGAAACCTTCAATACAGGAACTGGCACTAGTGCAGATGATAGAAGTAATGATGTTGGTCTTCCTAAGTTGTTTATGAACAAGACGAAGACTGCTGGTGGTTATGATATTAGAGCATCTCAAAACATGCCATTTGAAATCCTTACACCCATCATTCAAAATGTCACCGTTCGTGGAACCTCCCTTAACGCTGAAGTAAGAACAATCTCAAGTCAAAGTATTAGTGGAAATGAAATTCCATTTATTGATGAAGGATTCTCGGATCTTAACATCAATACTCCAAACTACTTTGACACCCCAAGAATGATTGCTTCTAAGGTGAATGAAAATGAAAAACTCGATAATATTCCTGGAAATAAATCTATGAATATGAGACTGTTCCTTGGAACAGTTGATACAAGAGTAAGTCCTGTGGTTGATGCACAGAGAATTTCTGTAATTACCACTTCAAATAGAGTCAATAGTGTTGTTACTGACTACGCTACTGACGCGAGAGTCAATACTCTTAGAGAAGATCCCACAGCATGTCAATACATTTCTAAAGAAGTTGTATTGGAAAATCCTGCAACTTCGCTGAAGATTCTTGTTTCTGCTCATGTAAATGCTCTGTCTGATATCAGAGCTCTTTACGCGATTAGCGACAAGCAAGGATTTGATCCCATCTTCCAACTGTTCCCTGGTTATGATAATCTCAATACCAGAGGACAAGTGATTGACTCAAGTTTAAATGATGGTCAAACAGATACTAAGATTATTAGATCTGATAATTATAACTTCGATAGTTTGAATCTTGATTATAAGGAAATGACATTTACTATCGATCAACTGCCTGCATTTAGATCATACAGAATCAAACTTCTGTTAACATCTACAAGTCAGGTATATGTCCCAAGAGTAAAAGATCTGAGAGTTATCGCACTTGCATAATGGAAAAATATACTGTAGAGGGTCACTCCGATTTAGCGAGAGACCCTCGCACTGGTTCAATTGTTAATGTAAACAAAACTGAATATGAGCAATATCTTGCAAGACGTGAAGTGAAATCTGAAAAGAATCAAAAAGTACAGAATCTTGAGGATGAACTTGCTAGTATGAAGGGTGATATTGATGAAATTAAGTCACTACTTAAGGAGTTATTAAATGGACCCAGATAGCATAGAACTTAACAATCTTTCTAAAAGTTTTGCATATCAAAAGTTAGCATCTGAGATAGATAGTTGCGATGATCGCGATCAACTCAGAAACATCGCTAAGTCATTTATCAAACTTTATTATAAACAACAAGAAACAATGTCAGTAATAGGTATCCCGAATGGCTAGTAATAACATTACTTTTGACCCAGATTCTGGAGTTCCTTACGGTGCCAATTTCTCCATCTATACTGGCGGAGATTTCAAACAAACCTTCAACATTAAAAATACATCTAACTCTGCCTTTAACCTCACAGGATATTCGGGGTCAGGTCAGATGAGAAAGAGCACATCCATCGGATCAACAACGATTGCTGCAGGAACTTTTACTGTGGGTGTTACTAGTGCTCTGGGTGGTACGTTGCAAATTTCCATGGGTTCTACCGACACAAGAAATTTGGCAGAAGGTAGATATATGTATGATGTCTTAGTAAGTTCTGGTGCAACTTACTATAACTTGGTTAATGGAAATGTGTATGTATATCAGGGTATTTCTTCCGCTCCATAAATACTTAAAAAGTAGTGAATAGATGGCACAACCTGCAAGTAGGACAGACCTCATAAACTATTGCAAAAGACAGTTAGGTGCTCCTGTCTTAGAGATCAACATCGCAGATGAGCAGGTGGATGATCTGGTTGATGATGCTCTGCAGTATTTTCACGAAAGACATTTTGATGGTGTCATACAGACGTTTTTAAAATATAAAATTACACAAGACGATATTGATAGAGGAAGAGCGAGAGGAGGAAATAATCCTGTTGGTATTGTAACCACTACTGCTACATCAACAGTTGGGATTTCTTCTACTTTTTCTTTTGAAGAGAATAGTAACTTCTTACAGATTCCACCTGCTGTACTTGGGATCAATAAGATTTTTAGATTTGATGGATCAAATACTGTTACTAATAACATGTTTAGTGTTAAGTATCAGTTATTTTTGAATGACGTTTATACGTTCAGTTCGACTGAGATTCTATCATATGCTATGACAAAGAGATATCTTGAAGATCTTGATTTTGCACTAGGGACAGAAAAATATATTAGATTTAATAAAAGACAAGATAGACTTTACTTAGATTTTGACTGGGGTGCAGCAAGTAAAGATGATTATCTGATTATTGATTGTTATAGACTTATTGATCCAAACGATTTCACTAGAGTTTATAATGACTCATTCTTAAAGAAATATCTTACTGCCCTAATGAAGAGGCAATGGGGACAGAACTTGATTAAGTTCCAAGGTGTTAAACTTCCTGGTGGAATTGAACTTAATGGTCGTCAAATTTATGATGATGCAGAGAAAGATTTAGAAATTATCAGGGAGCAGATGTCTAATACTTATGAACTTCCTCCCCTTGATATGATAGGTTGATATCATGGTGTTAAATCCATTTTTCACACAAGGCACTTCATCCGAACAAAATCTTGTTCAGGACCTTATCAACGAACAGTTAAGAACTTATGGTGTAGAAATTTTTTACATCCCAAGAAAATTCGTTACCGAGAAGTCAGTAATTAGAGAGGTAGTTCAATCCAAGTTTGATCTTGCTCTACCTCTAGAAGCATATATTGACAACTACGATCAATACTCTGGTGCAGGTAATTTACTATCAAAATTTGGTATTGAATCAAGAGATGAGGTAAGACTAGTTATCTCAAGAGAAAGATATGAAAATTATATTACACCTCTGATTGAAGATCAATCAAACATCAAACTATCAACCAGACCAAAGAGTGGAGATTTAATTTGGTTCCCTCTTGATGATCGTCTTTATGAGATTAAAGATATAGAGTATGCTAAACCATATTATCAACTACAAGATCTTTACACTTATGAACTATATTGTGAGCTCTATCGTTATGAAGATGAGGTGATAGCGACAGGTATTGATGAAATTGATAATAACTTAGTTGGAGATGAGGGAGACGGTGAAACTGATGATGGTATCAGCACAATTCAAGGTGTCACTCATACTTTAACCCTGGTTGGAACTGGTGTTACCGCAACTGCTGTCACAGGAATCATCACATCTGGTGGTGTTAGATTTATCACCATTACAAATAGAGGAGGAGGATATGGAGAGATTCCAACGGTTGCAATATCTTCTGCTCCGTCAACAGGTATCACAGGTATTGCAACTGCTACCATGATTGGTGGTATCAACGTATGCAACCTTAACGCAAATCCAAAACTGCAGTCTGTCCAGACTGTGCCTATCATAAATCCAGGTGCAGGATATACTGTTGCACCTAAGATCAAGTTCTATGGTGGCAAGGGAGGCACAGGAGCAGCAGCGACCTCTGGAATCGGTGATGGTGTAGTGGGAATTGTCACTTTAAGTGGTGGGGGTTCTGGTTATACCACAGCACCAACCATTACACTTTCAAATGAAGTGTTCTTGTCAGGTGTTTCTACCGAGTCTGCTGAATTGGTTCCAGTCGTAAGTGCTGCTGGAACAATTAGTGCAATTAGAATTACAAATGCAGGTCTTGGTTATAGCACAGCACCAACTATTACCATCGGAAGTCCCAACATGGACTCATCTGGAGACTTTATCTTTAATGAAGTTGTAACAGGTTCTACTAGCGGAACTACAGGAAGAGTAAGAACTTATAACTCAACCACAAACATCCTTGAGGTTGCAAGTGTAAGTGGAACATTCACGATTGGTGAAGATATTGTAGGATCTACGTCAGGTGCATCACATGCCTTAAGAGTGATTGATACTGAACCTGACAACGATCCATTCGCTGATAATTTTGAGATTGAAACTCAAGCAGATAATATTCTTGACTTCTCCGAACAGAATCCATTCGGTATTCCCTAAATATAGTTAGTCGGACTACTTATTGTCATAAGGTCTTAACATGTTTGGATACTTTTATAACGAAATTTTGAGGAGGACAATCATATCCTTTGGAACCCTCTTCAATAACGTAACGATTCAGCAGGATAATTCTGTTGTAAAAGTTCCTCTGGCCTATGGTCCAACTCAAAAGTTTTTAGCAAGAATTGAGCAGTCACCCGATCTCAACAAACCAACGGCAATCACCCTTCCAAGAATGTCGTTTGAGTTTACAGGACTTACTTACGATCCTTCCAGAAAAGTAACGACTACTCAACAGTTTACTGTAAAAGATCCTGATGACGGAACAGAGACCAAAAAGGCATTCATGCCGGTTCCGTACAATATGAATTTTGAACTGGCAATCATGACTAAGTTAAATGATGATGCTCTTCAAATCGTTGAACAGATATTACCATATTTTCAACCAGCATATAATCTTACTGTTGAGCTAGTGTCAACAATTCAAGAAAAGAAAGATGTCCCTGTGATTCTTGAAAACATCACCATGGAGGATGACTACGAGGGAGATTTTACAAAGAGAAGAGTTTTACTTTATACTCTGAGATTTACTGCAAAGACATACCTGTTTGGTCCTGTTTCTTCTGCAACGAAGGATATTATCAAGAAGGCAACTGTCAATTATCTCACAGGCACAGACACTTCAAATACTACAAGAGCACTTACTTACTCTGTCGAACCAAGAGCAATCAAAAATTATACTGGTGATGCTGTCACTAACCTGGCAGATGATGTCACTAAGACTGCTAAGACGATCAGTGTTGATAGTGCAAGTGGTTTGAGTGAGAAGACTTACGTTGATCTAAATGGTGAGACCATCTACATTAAATCAATCGATGGCACTAAACTATCTGTTCTTAGAGGTCAATACAAAACTGCTGCAGTCACTCACCTCAAAGGTGATGGCGTATTCGTAATTGACTCCTCAGATAATGCTCTTATTGAAGAAGGTGATGACTTTGGATTTAGCGGCACTCTGACTGGAGGATTTGACGGATTATGAGTTTTAACGATTTAAACGAAACATTCAACGTTGATGGTGAAGTAGTTCATCCTGAGGTTTCCCCTATCAAACCTAAAAAAATTACTGCTCAAGTTGATGACATCAAAAAGGATTATGAATACACTAGAGGTAATTTATATTCTATAATTGAAAAGGGTCAAGAGGCAATCAACGGTATTCTTGAATTGGCACAGGAGTCTGATCAACCTCGTGCATATGAAGTTGCAGGACAACTTATCAAGAGTGTTTCTGATGCTACAGATAAGTTGATGGATCTTCAGAAAAAACTGAAAGACGTTGAAGAAGATAAACAAGTTCGTGGTCCTTCCACGGTTAATAATGCGTTGTTTGTTGGATCTACTGCAGAATTAGCAAAACTATTGAAAGAAAAGGATAAAAAATGAGCACAGAGTTAGGAGAATTTTTTTCCCTCATAGGTAAAGCCAGACAAGAGAAGGAAGAAGAATTCCAATCTCTTGTGGGGGAGATTAATATTGACTCTTTGTTTGCAGAAGTAAAAACATCCGTTGCCGAAGATAAAAAGAAGAAAAAGAAAAAATTAGAGGAGGATAAAAAGAAAAAGGCAAAAGAAAAAAAACAAGTAAAAGCACTTGAGTCGTGGTTATATTCTGAACCAAAGCAAGAAGAAAAACTTGAAATAGAAGATGCTAATGGAGATGTTGCGTTTGAAGTTGTTGATTTAATCACACCAGAACCACTCAAACCATCTGAACCAGTTGTAGAAGAGCAAGAAAAACCCGAAGAAATTTCTGAAGAAGCAGAAGAAATTCCAGAGGATACCGTTGATCATGCACTTAAAATTCTTGAGACCATAAAGTCAAAAGAAGAAGTTCAAGAGAACGTTAGTGATCCAGAGATTATTAAGATAAGGAGAGAATTAGAATATCTTAAAAATCTTGTAAATGCACAAGGTGGCGGTGGTGAAGTTCGTCTTGAGTTTCTTGATGATGTTGATAGAGATACAGCGTTAGTTGATGGAAAGTTCTTAAAGTATCAGGCATCAACTAAAACTTTTGTCGGTGCTGATGCATCTGGCGGTGGGGGTAGCACAGCAGGTATTGATACCACAGGCACGTCTCACTTTAAAAATCTCTCCCTTACAGGGATCACGACAGGTCTAAATGTATCTGGTATTGCAACAGTCGGTAGACTTGCAAGTTTCAAAGCATTAGTTGGGGCAGCAAGTTCTACAACGGAAACATTTGTCACCACAGTTGATAGCAAGACAACTAACCACCGTTACTATGGAAGTGGTTCTAGTAGCGCATATTTTTTAGACGGGATAGAATCTCCATTTCTTACACTTCTTCCAGGCAAAACATATAGATTTGATCAGTCTGATAGTTCAAATGGCGGTCACCCTCTTCGTTTTTATCTAGAGGCAGACAAGACAACTGCATATACAACTAACGTTACAACAAACGGAACTGCTGGTAGTTCTGGTGCATATACAGAGATTCTGGTAACTGATTCAACACCACTCGTTTTACATTACCAGTGCTCCAGTCATGGATACATGGGGAACTCATCGTTCCTCAACTCAAACTTAGTTGATACTCCATATCAAATTACCGCTAGAAGTGGTATAAACGTATCGGGTATTGTAACCGCTACAAGTTTTGTTGGAAATATAACTGGAAATGTTACAGGTAATGCTGATACTGCGACATCAGCAACTACAGCAACCACAGCAACAAATGCTCAAGGACTTACTGGTACACCAAACATAACTGTTGGCATCATTACAGCGGCGTCCGCAGAGTTCTCAGGAAACGTCACAGTTGGTGGAACTATTACATATGAAGATGTTAAGAATGTTGATTCTCTTGGTATCGTAACAGCTAGAACTGGAATCGATGTCTTAGCGAATGGAATAAATGTTGTCGGTATATCTACAATAAGCACCGGTGTCGGAACGGTGCATGTTGGAACAGGAAATACAACTTTATTGGTTGACGGTGATGCAAGAGTCACCGGTATTTTAACAATTGGAACTGAATCAATTACATTAGATCCTACTGCAAAACAAATTAGAGGTCTTGAAGAGATTATAATTGGTATTGCAAATACAATTACAATCAAACAAGATTCCAAAGGTGAGATTGAATTTACTGACGCAGCGGGAACTCAAAAGTCAGTTGGTATTGGAACCACAGTTTCAATTAATACATCTGGTATTATAACAGCGACAAGTTTTGTAGGTGATGTAACTGGTGATGTTACAGGAAATGCAGATACTGCAACCTTAGCAACAACTGCAACTTATGCTGTCAACGCTGGTCTCGCCACCGAAGCAACATATGCCATTACTGCAGGATTAGCGACCGAAGCAACTTATGCAGTTACTGCTGGTTTAGCGACTGAAGCAACGTTTGCTCTGACAGCAGGTATATCTACTTTTGCAACTACAGCAGGTGTTGCAACTGATGTAATCGGTGGAATCGCATCCGTAACCACACTAGATGTTACAGGCGTTTCTACTTTGCCTGCGATATCTGGTCAGAACATTAATGTATCTGGAATTGTCACAGCAAATGCGTTTGTTGGTGATGGCACAGGACTGACTGGTGTTGGTGGTGGATCTGTCATCTCAGGTATTACAATCAGAGAAGAAGGCAGCACAGTAGGAACTGCTGGCACAGTTGTTTCTCTTAATTTTGTTGGTGATAACATCACAGCAACTTCTTCAGGTGCTGCTGCAACAATTACAGCATCTGCAACACCAACTTTTGACTCAGTATCTGTTGGTGTTGCAACAGTTTCTTCAGCACTTTATGTTCCAAAATATACAACTACAGCAAGAGATGCAGCAACTTTTGCAGAGGGTGCGATTATCTTTAATACTACTACAAAGAAAATGAACTTCTACGATGGAACAAACTGGGTAGAACTGCCAGGCGTAACACTTGGACTTGGTATGGGAGTCTTCTGATGAAATCCTTCAAACAATTTCAAGAGTCTTGGTCTAATAAATATAAAAAGAGTATTGACTGTTCTAATCCGAAAGGATTCTCTCAGAAGGCACACTGTGCTGGACGTAAAAAAAGAGCAGCAGGTGGTAAAACTAAATCAAAACCAGTTGAATGAGCAATCCTCGTATTCCAAGAAAACCTGGACAACCAGCAAATTCCAAAAAGCACTCTGACCTTTACACGGATGAAAATCCAAAAGGCACGATTCATGGACTTGGATTTAAGGATGTTGCAACCGCTAAAGCATCTGTTTCTAAGATTCGTAATTCATCAAGATCTCATGCTCACAAAATCCAGGCAGCAGTTGCCATGGAACAGAGAGCAAGAGAAATGGGAAAGACTTCAGAAGCAGCGGTCTATAGAAAGTACATCAACGCTATGAAGAAGAAGACCAAAAAGATGAACGAAGCAAAAGAAAACGGAAGATGTAAAGCAGGACAATATTTCTGCTATACAGATAAAGTTTGCAAACCAATTCCAAAAGGATTCATGGTTGATCCTGAAGGAATGCTTCGTAAAGAAAATGGTGCGACTATTGATGAAGAGGGTCTTCGTGATTGGTTTGGTAAGTCTAAATCAAAAGATGGTAAGAAAGGTTGGGTTCAAGTAGTTTCAGGCAAACCCTGTGCTAGACAACCCGGTCAAAAGTCAACACCTAAATGTGTTTCTTCTGCGAAGAGAGCAAGTATGAGTAAATCAGAAAGACTCTCAGCCCAAAGAAGAAAAAGAGCAGCTGATCCTAATCAACCACAAAAATCAGGAGCAGCAAAACCTACTTATGTGTCAACCGATAAACCTAAAAAAATGAAATCTGTTAAAGAGTCTGTTGATTTTGTAACCTTACCACTTAATATTGAAATTCCTAATAACATCAGAGACTTCAACTTAGGTCTCATGTTCCGCGAAAGTTTAGATACTAATAGCGGAATGCTCTTCATTTTTGAAGAAGTTGCACAACAGTCATTCCACATGACTGAAACCAGAATCCCTCTGGATATTGCTTTCATCAGAGAGGATGGTACAATCGAAAGCATTAAAGAATTAGAACCGTTCGACGAGAATCCAGTCTTCTCTGAGGGAGAAGTTCTGTGCGCGTTAGAAGTAAATCGCGGATGGTTTGAAGAAAATAACGTTGAAGTAGGTGACCAGATTGATATTGAGGAAGGCAAGAAAGATGCTTGCTACCACAAAGTCAAGTCTCGCTACTCTGTTTGGCCAAGTGCATATGCGTCAGGAGCACTAGTCAAATGTCGTAAAGTTGGTGCTGCCAACTGGGGAAATAAGTCTAAGACTAAGAAAGAAGAATTTGAACTTGATGAGAAGTGTTGGAAAGGTTATGAGAAAAAAGGTATGAAGACCATGTTTGGAAAGAGATATCCAAACTGTGTCAAGAAAACCAAGAAAGAAGAAGTTGAACTGATTGATGAAAAGAAAGGTTGTATGCACAACCACAAAGGTGAAGAGTGTCCGGTGCATGGCAAGAAGGAATGCCCTGACATGGTTGAAGAGGCAGTAAGAATGCCATCTAAGACTGGTAATGTCATCGCAGTCTCTCTGAACTGGAGAGGCAAATTCTATATGATTAAGATGTTCTTCCCCTCGGTTAAGGTTCCTAGCAGAGCAGAAATTCAATCAACGATTGAAACTGTATATCCTGGCGCAAAAGTACAAAGTTACCAGGTATCCGAGTATGAACCAGGGCAACCGGTTCTCCATGCAGAAGGAGCAGCATGGACCAAAAAAGCAGGAAAAAACAAAGAGGGCGGACTTAACGAAAAAGGACGAAAGTCTTACGAAAGAGAGAATCCAGGAAGCGACCTTAAGGCACCTAGCAAGAAGGTTGGAAATCCCCGTAGAGCGTCATTCTGCGCTCGAATGAAAGGGATGAAGAAGAAATTGACTTCAAAGAAAACTGCGAACGATCCAGATAGCAGAATCAATAAATCACTTAGAGCGTGGAATTGCTGATTGATTTATGAGTGAAGTATATCTTGGTAATCCTAATCTAAAAAAAGCGAATACTCCTATTGAGTTTACTCAGGAACAAGTTCTTGAGTTTCTTAAATGTAAGGAGGATCCCGTTTATTTTGCAAAAAACTATGTTAAGATTGTTTCTCTTGATGAAGGACTAGTTCCTTTTCAACCATATGATTTTCAAGAGAAGTTAATTAATAACTTCCACGACAATAGATTTAACATTTGTAAGATGCCTAGGCAGACAGGTAAATCTACAACTGTTGTATCTTATCTGCTTCATTATGCAGTTTTTAATGATAGTGTTAATATTGGTATCCTCGCTAACAAAGCAGCAACCGCAAGAGAACTTTTAGGAAGACTTCAGACAGCATATGAAAACTTACCGAAGTGGATGCAGCAAGGTGTGCTAGTATGGAACAGAGGTTCTTTGGAGTTAGAAAATGGCAGTAAGATATTGGCAGCTTCTACATCTGCGAGTGCTGTCCGAGGCATGTCGTTCAATATCTTATTCCTCGACGAATTCGCGTTCGTTCCAAATCACGTCGCTGATTCCTTCTTTGCATCTGTTTATCCTACTATTACTTCTGGTAAAAGCACAAAAGTCATCATAGTTTCAACGCCACATGGTATGAATCATTTCTACCGTATGTGGCATGATGCGGAGAGAGGTGAAAACGAATACGTACCAACTGATGTCCACTGGTCAGAAGTTCCAGGTAGAGATGAAAAATGGAAAGCAACCACAATTGCTAACACGTCTGAATCACAATTCAAAGTTGAGTTTGAATGTGAGTTCTTAGGATCAGTTGATACTCTGATTGCACCAAGTAAACTTAGATCATTAGTATATGATAATCCAATTCAGAGGAACGCTGGACTGGATGTCTATGAACTACCAAAACAAGACCATGATTATGTAATGACAGTTGATGTGGCAAGAGGAGTTGGTGAAGATTACTCTGCATTTGTCTGTGTAGATATTACCGAGTTCCCTCATAAAGTAGTTGCTAAGTATAGAAATAATGAAATCAAACCGATGTTGTTTCCTAACATCATTTATGAGGTGGCAAAAAAATATAATGGTGCATATATTTTGTGTGAGGTAAATGATATTGGAGATCAAGTAGCAAGTATTATTCAATATGATCTTGAATATCAAAATCTTCTGATGTGTTCTATGAGAGGTAGAGCAGGACAGATTGTTGGTCAAGGATTCTCTGGTAAGAAGACACAACTTGGTGTCAAGATGTCTAAGACTGTAAAGAAGGTTGGGTCACTTAATCTCAAAACTTTGATTGAGGCAGATAAACTCATCTTTAGCGATTATGAAATTATTTCTGAACTGACAACCTTTATCTCAAAGAGTAATTCTTTTGAAGCAGAAGAGGGTTGTAACGATGACTTGGCGATGTGTCTTGTTATCTACGCCTGGTTGGTCCAAATGGACTACTTTAAGGAGTTGACCGACCAAGATGTTCGTAAGAGATTATATGAAGAACAAAAGAATCAAATTGAGCAGGATATGGCTCCATTTGGTTTTTTAAATGATGGTCTAAGTGATGACAGTTTTGTTGATAGTGAGGGAGATAGATGGACAACAGCAGAATACGGTGACAGATCTTACATGTGGGAATACCTCTCATGATAGATTTTGATGGTCAAATAAAACTTGGTCATCTTCTTCTTCAAGACAGAAAGTGTAGAACTTGTGGGGAGATTAAAAATCTAGTAGAGGGATTTTATAGAACAAGAAAAGATAGAGGACCAGTTGCATCTTCATATTCATATGAGTGCAAAGAATGCACTATAAAGCGAGTTGTAAATACTCCAAAAAAAGATAATAATAAGTGGGAGTATCCTGATTGGTAGTTCACGTCTTATTTCCCCTCTGAAAGTGCTGCAAATTCTAAATACTTTCAGATAAACTGAGACACGGAGAACAAAACATGGCGACTCCTCAATTATCTCCTGGAGTATTGGTAAGGGAGGTTGACCTAACAGTAGGGAGAGCTGATAACGTATTAGATAATATTGGCGCAATCGCCGGTCCTTTTAGAATTGGACCCGTCGAAGAAGCAATTGACATCAGCACCGAGCAAGAGTTAATCAACACTTTTGGAAAACCACTTTCCACAGACACCCAGTATGAGTACTGGATGAGTGCTGCTAACTATCTTTCTTACGGTGGCGTTCTCAAGGTTGTAAGACAAGCAGACGACAATCTGAGAAACGCTAACGCTGGTGTAGGTATTGCATCGACTTCTGTCCTGAAAGTCTATAACTACGATGACTATCAGAACAACCACACCACAGATGCATCATTCGTTTATGCTGCTAAGAACCCTGGTTCCTGGGCAGACAAACTGAAGGTTTGCTACATCGACGATGCTGCTGACCAGATTATTGGTATCAACACGACCAACCTTGCAACTGCTGGTTTCTCCATCGGTTTCGGTGTTACTGCTGCAATCAGCGGAACTCAATCTGGAGTTGGAACGACTGGAACATTTACTGGTGCTCTGAAGGGTATTATCACCGGTGTTAATACTTCAAGCACTGCTTCACTTAGCACGATTGAAGTTAAGATTGTTTCTCAAGTCTCCTCTGCAGGAACTGAAACAAGAATCACTTATGCTGAAGGAAACGCACTCAAGGCGTTTGATGGAAGCGATGCTATCTTCCCAGTAAACAATTCTGGTATCAACACCGGATCTGGAGCAGATGGTGCTAAGTCATTCACTCCTGTTGCACTTTCAGTCAAAGACTGGTACGAGGAGCAAACTCTGGGTCTCACCAATCAGACCATTTACTGGAAGACCTTAGCACCAAAACCAGAAACTAACGTTTATGTTTCTGACAGAGATGGTAGAAACGACGCTGTTCACATCGTTATTGTTGATGACACCGGAAGCATCACCGGCATCAGAGGAAATGTCCTTGAGACACACCTGAGTCTTTCTAAAGCAGCAGATGCTATCTCTAATGTAAATGCTCCACAGAGAATTTACTACAAGGATTATCTCGCAGATTTCTCCGAGAATGTCTATGCAGGTCTTAATCCATCACTCGCAGGTGATGCATATCACGGAACCTCACCTAAGGCAACCGGATTTACCACGACAAGTGGTGATACAAACGCATTCGCACCTACTTCAATCGCTGATGGTTCATTCCGTCAGGATGCTCAAGGTGTAACTTTCTCTGCTCTGGGTAACGTAACATACGAACTACTCAACGGTCTCGATTACACGACTGTTGTTGGTGGAATGAAGGGAACCCTCGCTGATAACATGAGAGCATACGATCTCTTCTCAAACAAAGATGAGATTGAAGTCGATTACATGATCATGGGTCCTGGTTGCGATACTGAGGCAGAAACTCAGGCAAAAGCAAACAAACTGATCTCTCTTGCAAATGAGAGAAAGGATTGTATGGCAGTTATCGGACCTCATAGAGCAAACTTGATCAACGTAACTAACTCGAACGATCAAACTAACAATCTGATTAACTACTTCTCCACGTTAAGTTCTTCTTCTTACGCGGTATTTGATAGTGGTTATAAGTATCAGTTTGATAGATTCAATAATGAGTTCCGTTATGTTCCTGCTAACGCAGACGTTGCTGGTCTCATGGTTCGCACCTCGATTCAAGCATTCCCTTGGTTCTCACCTGCGGGACAACAGCGTGGTGTAATTAACAACGCTGTCAAACTTGCATATAACCCAAGCAAGACACAAAGAGATCGTCTCTATCCTAAGAGAATTAACTCCTTCATCACCAAACCTGGTGTTGGAACACTTCTCTTCGGAGATAAGACTGCTCTCGGATATGCATCTGCATTCGATAGAATCAACGTTCGCCGTCTCTTCCTCACAGTTGAGCAGGCACTTGCAAGAGCAGCAGAAGCACAACTCTTTGAACTCAACGATGAGTTGACAAGAGCAAACTTCAGAAATATTGTTGAACCATTCCTCCGTGATGTTCAGGCAAAGAGAGGTCTCTATGGATTCCTCGTTGTTTGTGATTCTTCAAACAACACACCTGATATCATCGATAATAATGAATTTAGAGCGGACATCTTCCTGAAGCCAACTAAGTCGATTAACTACATCACTCTTACGTTCGTTGCTACCAGAACTGGTGTTTCCTTTGAAGAAGTTGTAGGCACTGTTTGATCAACATTATCTAAATAACAAAGGAGGACTAAAAAAATGGCAGCATCAAAAGAAAACAGAACTATCTCCCAGTTTAAGTCTAGACTTGCTGGGGGTGGCGCTCGCCCTAATCTGTTTGAGGTAGAACTCACTCTTGATGGAGAGGGTCTTGGATTCTCTCTTCCAGGATATGACGCAACTCAAATGGCGTTCCTATGTAAGGCAGCAAACCTGCCTGCTCAGAACATCGCTTCTATTGACGTTCCTTTCAGAGGAAGAATCTTCAAAGTTGCTGGAGATAGAACCATCGATACATGGACTATCACCATCATCAACGATGAGGACTTCAGACTCAGAAGAGCGATGGAATTCTGGACTGAACAGATTGCATCACTTGACACCAACTTAGGTGCCACAAGCCCTAATGCTTACATGGCAGCAGCAAAAGTTTATCAGTTGGGTAGAGGTTCATCACCCAGAAGTACTGATAACTCTGGAGATTCAAACTCTGTATTGGCAGAGTATGAATTCGTCGATATCTTCCCCACGGAAGTATCTGCTATCGATCTGTCTTACGATTCATCTGATACGATTGAAGAATTTACTGTTACCTTCCAGGTTCAGTCAATTCGCATTCTTAAGGGAGAGGGAGCAGCAGGCAGCGCCAGACAGAACGTAAATGGATAATCTCAGGACTAATAAATAGTCTGAGGATAACCATAAAAATATAATCATGTCCAAGTTATTTGGGTTCTCTATTGAGGACACAGAACCACTATCTCCCGGAGCGGTCTCCCCTATTCCTCCTAATAATGAGGATGGGGTTGACCACTACGCGAGTAGTGGTTTTTTTGGTACGCATGTTGACTTAGAAGGTGTCTATAGAAATGAGTTTGAATTAATTAAACGATATCGTGAGATGTCACTTCACCCAGAGTGTGATAGTGCTATTGAAGATATTGTAAATGAAGCAGTTGTTTCTGATTCAAACGATAGTCCTGTAGAGATTGAACTATCAAACCTTAATGCTAGTGATGGTATTAAGAATAAAATTCGTAAAGAATTCAAGTATATCTTAGATTTATTGGATTTTGATAAGAAAGCACATGAAATCTATCGCAACTGGTATATTGACGGTAGAATTTATTATCATAAAATCATCGACTTGAAGAATCCTCAAGAAGGAATTCAAGAGTTACGTTATATTGACGCGATGAAGATGCGTTATATTCGTCAGCAAAAGAAAAAACCTGGCGATCAAGCAAACGCAATTAACAGACTTAATAATAGAAACCCAGATCCTATGGATTATGAGTTTCCTGAAATTGATGAATACTTCCTGTATCAACCAAAACTTACTTATCCAGTTGCTAATCCAACTCAAGCAGGTGGCGATAAGGGTATTAAGATTGCAAAAGATGCAATCACATATTGCACATCTGGTTTAGTTGATCGTAATAAAGGTAACACGCTTTCGTATCTTCACAAAGCAATCAAATCACTCAATCAACTTAGAATGATTGAGGATTCGCTGGTCATCTACAGATTGTCCCGAGCTCCAGAGCGCAGAATTTTCTACATCGATGTTGGTAATCTGCCAAAAATGAAGGCAGAACAATACCTGCGCGATGTAATGATGCGTTATCGCAACAAACTTGTATACGATGCAAACACAGGAGAGATCCGTGATGACAAAAAATACATGGCAATGCTCGAAGACTTCTGGCTTCCTAGGCGTGAGGGCGGAAGAGGAACCGAAATCTCCACTCTCCCTGGCGGACAAAACCTGGGTGAAATTACTGATATTGAGTATTTTAAAAAGAAACTCTACCGTTCACTTAACGTCCCTCCATCACGAATGGATGGCGAAGGTGGGTTTAACTTGGGGAGATCTTCTGAGATCCTGAGAGACGAACTCAAGTTCACTAAGTTTGTTGGTCGTTTAAGAAAGAGATTCTCCAACATGTTTAATGACATGCTGAAGACCCAATTGATCCTGAAGAATGTAATTACTCCTGAAGATTGGGAGTCTATGAGTGAGCACATTCAATATGATTTCCTTTATGATAATCACTTCTCTGAACTGAAAGAAGCAGAACTTCTGAATGAAAGACTGACTCTTGCTCAGGCAGCAGATCCTTATATTGGCAAGTATTACTCTCAGGATTATGTTCGCCGTAAGATTCTGCGTCAAACTGACATGGAAATTATCGAACAAGATAAGTTGATTGAAAAGGAAATCAAGGAAGGAAAAATTCCTGATCCTGCAACTATTGATCCTGCAACTGGTCAACCTTACGAAAGTGCAGCAGGCATGGATTTAGGTACTCCAGTCATGGAACCTGAAGCAGACGGATCTGCAACAGAAGCACCAGAACTACCCAAGGGTGGGGAAATATAAATATATTAGTTACTCATATACAATTTTTAAATGGAAGACCTATTAGATGCTATCGTGAATGATCAATCACCATCGCAAATTAGTGATGGAATCAAAGACATGCTTTACTCCAAAGCAGCAGAAAGGGTTGATGCTTTCCGTCCATATGCTGCAAATGCAGTATTTGGAAATGATGAAATTGATACAGAAATTGAAAGTGAAGTAGAAGATACTTCAGATGCTGAAGAGTAATTATAAATAACTATTATAAATGAACTTTAAGGAATAATGGCGTTAAAACCTGTAGGAAGTGGTATTACTTTCGCCACTAGTGGAGCGGCGGCGGTTTCGTCGTTTATTCCACACCAATCTGAGTATATTAGAGTAGTTGCCACCGGTGCAGCTGCTCATGTTGCAGTTGGAACTAACCCAACCGCTACGACTACAGATGTTGTTGTGATTACTGGCGAACCAGAAGTTCTGACTATTGGAAGACCATCCTCACAAAGAGTGGTTGCTATTACTACAGGAACAACGACAACTATTGATTTTCCTGAAGGAACTGGATCTCCGTTTGAGAAGGACGATATTGTTTCGCTCACTATTAACGGCGCAGCACATCATGATGTCGGCACTCTTGCTAATGCATACGTTGGCATTATTACGGACGTAGGTGTTCTTTCTGTTAATAGAACCGCAGGATTTAGTGGGTTCCATAACACTCGTATTGTTGTTAATGCAGATACTTCTGGAATTAAAACAGCATTTGACTTTGATTATGCCGAACTAAGAGACCAATTTAAGGTTTCTGCAGAAGCAATTGCTGGAACTGGAATGTTTTATGCACAACAAATTCAAACCGCTGGAGGACCATCCTGATGAAACTGATTAGAGAAGAAATTGAATCAGTAGATTTTATCGTTGAAGAACGTAACGGTAAAAAGTCTCTTTATATTGAAGGAGTCTTCCTGCAAGGAAATATCAAGAACCGTAATGGTCGCATGTATCCTATGGAAACGCTGCGCCGCGAAGTTCAAAGATATAGCGAAAATCACGTTGTTGCAGGTAGAGCACTTGGGGAACTTGGTCACCCCGATGGTCCTACCGTTAATCTCGATAGAGTGTCCCACAAGATTGTTTCTTTGAAAGAGTCTGGATCAAACTTTATCGGTAAAGCAAAAATCCTCGGAACACCCATGGGTAAGATTGCATCTTCACTTATTGGTGAAGGTGTAAAACTCGGTGTTTCTTCTCGTGGTATTGGTTCCCTCAAGATGACAAAAGAGGGAGTCAATATTGTCGGTGACGACTTCATGTTAGCAACCGCTGCTGATATCGTTGCTGATCCTTCAGCACCCGATGCATTTGTTGAGGGGATTATGGAAGGAAAAGATTGGGTATGGGATGGTGGCATTCTTCGTGAGAAGTATGCTGAAAAAACATACAAACAAATCAATACTCTTGTTGACCAAAAAGCACTTGATGAGAAGAAATTGGATTTGTTCAACGATTTTCTCAACAACCTCTGATTATTGAGTATAAAATTTCTTAATTTATAAATAAATATAGTTTTAAAAAACAGATAAAACGGAGCGTTCAAATGTCTCGTGGCAAAAAATTACAAGAAATGGAAGTAAAGACACAGCAATCCAAAACCGCTGTTAACTCTGGTGCTAAGCCAGCAGACGGAATGGATACCTCAGTCGCTGGTTCTTACGAAGATCTCGGAGGTCCTACCCCCGAGAACTATAAGCCTGACGATGACTCAGCGAAACTTAAGGAACCCGGTGGAACACTTAAGCAAGTTAAGGACGTTGTAAACAAAGGCGCAAAACCAGCAGATCCCATGAAAGGCATGAAGGAAGAAGAAGAAGTTCTTGAAACCGAAGAAACCATCGAAGAGGAAGAAACTTCCACTGAAGATGTAGTTGCCGAAGAAGAGACTGCTGAAGAAGTCGTTGCCGAGTATGATGTCGAAGAAGATGTCAATGCTCTCCTCGGTGGCGAGGAACTCTCCGAAGAATTCAAAGAAAAGGCAAAGACCATCTTTGAAGCAGCAATCAACGCAAAGGTTGCTGAAATTAAAGAAACTCTTGAGTCACAGTACGCAGAGAAGCTTGCTGAGGAAGTCGAAGCAGCAAAAGAGTCACTCGCTGAGCGTGTTGATTCTTATCTTGAGTACGTCGCTGACGAGTGGTTTGAAGAAAACGCACTCGCCATCGAGAACGGTCTTAAGACTGAAATGACCGAATCATTCCTTACCGGAATGAAGGGTCTTTTTGAAGAACATTATGTAACCATCCCTGAAGATAAGTATGATGTATTAGAGAGCATGGTAGAAAAACTTGATGATATGGAGACCAAGCTCAACGAGCAGATTGAGAAGAACATCAACCTGAACGGTCGTCTCGCAGAGGCAACCGCAGGCGGTATTCTCGATCAAGTTTCTGAGGGACTCGCTGTAACTCAGAAGGAAAAGCTCGCATCACTTTCTGAAAGTGTTGAGTTTGAAAGTGAAGATCAATATCGTGAAAAACTGGAAACCCTGAAGGAGTCATATTTCTCCGGCAAGGCACCAGTTGCTAAAACAGAAACCCTTTCTGAGGGTGTAGATAGTGCAGAGGGTGTTGAATCCCATTCTGCATCTATGGAAGCATACCTGAGAACCCTGGGTTCTTTTGGCAAATAAACTGAATTTAACATTAGTTCAAACACTCACACTTTAGGAAAAAGCAATGTTCCAATCCGAAACGTTGCAGGAAAAGTGGAAGCCCCTTCTGAATCATGAAGGATGCGATGAGATCAAAGATCCCCATCGTAGAGCTGTAACCGCTGTCCTGCTGGAAAACCAAGAAAAATTCCTCAGAGAGCAATCCGCATTTAACGAGAGCGGAATGCTTAATGAGCAACCCACCATGAACACCAATTCTGGTGCTAATGCTGGTTTCTCTGCTGGCGCTACCGCAACTGGTCCTGTTGCAGGTTTCGACCCCGTACTGATCTCCTTGATCCGTCGCTCGATGCCTAACCTGGTCGCTTATGACCTCGCTGGCGTTCAGCCTATGTCCGGTCCTACTGGACTCATCTTCGCGATGCGCTCCCGCTACAACACTCAGACTGGCGACGAGGCATTCTATAACGAAGCAGACACCGGATTCTCTGGATCCGATGCTGGATTCGACAACACCAACGGTTACTCTAACCGTGCTGCTGGTTTCGGTTCTACTTCTAACGTAGGAACCAATCCTTCAGTTCTCAACCCAACTGCAACCGCATCTACTACCGATTACAACGTCGGTCAGGGTATGCGTACAGATGACGCTGAATCTCTGGATGGCACCGGCAACGATGCCTTCAACCAGATGGCATTCAGCATCGAGAAGGTTACTGTAACCGCTAAGTCCAGAGCACTCAAAGCTGAGTACTCGTTGGAACTGGCACAGGACCTCAAGGCAATCCATGGTCTGAACGCTGAAGCGGAACTCGCCAACATCCTCTCTACTGAGATCTTGGCTGAGATCAACCGTGAAGTCATCAGAACCATCTACAAGACTGCTGAGCAAGGTGCTGTTTCTAACACCGCTACCGCTGGTGTATTCGACCTGGATATCGACTCTAACGGACGCTGGTCTGTTGAGAAGTTCAAGGGTCTTCTGTTCCAAATCGAGAGAGATGCGAACGCAATCGCACAAAGAACTCGTCGCGGAAAGGGCAACATCATCATGTGCTCTGCAGACGTTGCTTCTGCACTGACCATGGCTGGTGTGCTCGATTACACCCCTGCACTCAACGCTAACCTGACCGTTGATGACACCGGTAATACCTTCGCTGGTGTTCTCCAAGGTAAGTACAGAGTCTACATCGACCCATATGCTGCTAACCTGACTGCTGCTAACGCTGCAACCAACTCCGGTAACCAGTATTACGTCGTTGGTTATAAGGGTACTTCTCCTTATGACGCAGGTCTGTTCTACTGCCCTTACGTTCCCCTGCAAATGGTTCGTGCTGTTGGAGAGAACTCCTTCCAGCCCAAGATTGGCTTTAAGACCCGCTACGGTCTTGTTGCTAACCCATTCTCCGAAGGAACCACTCAGGGTGCTGGCGCACTCACCAGCAACGCCAACCGCTACTATCGTCGCGTTGCTGTTAAGAACCTCATGTGATCAATACTCACAAGAGTTAATCAAGGACCCTTCGGGGTCCTTTTTTTATGTCATCAGATAAATAACTAAAAAACTAGGACCATGCCCTATCACGTAAAAAGAACTAGCAGAGTAGATAGTGATATTACCGTTTACTACTGTGGTGATGGAAAATGGTCTGATGACTACTCAGATAGAGCAGTCTATGATTCAGACCCAACTCCTATGACTGTCAATTCAAATGGCAAAAATGGTGGATGGGATGGCAGCACAGTTGTAAGTGAATAATCATGCCAGTAACAAGAAAAAGAAAAAAACCTGCTGAGAGATATTCAAGGCAAGTTGAAAATAGAAACTTCCTAGCACCAACTGGTTTTAGGTTTGTTTTAAAAAGATCTCCAAAGGCAGCGTTCCTTTGCAATCAAGCAAACATTCCAGCAATTGATCTGGGAACTACCGTTCAACCTAATTACCTGAGAGACATTCCTGTTCCAGGAGACAAAATTGAATTTGGTGATTTGACCATCAGGTTCTTGGTTGATGAAGATCTAACTAATTACATGGAATTGCAAAACTGGATTCGTGGTTTAGGTTTTCCAGAAACCAGGAAGAACTTTTCTGACTTTGAGAGTGAAGGTTCAGACTACGGCATTATTCCTACAGAAGGTGGCGACAATATCTATTCTGATGCTACACTTCAGATACTTAGTAACAATCTTGTCCCTAAGTTTCAAGTGATGTTCAAAGATTTATTTCCATATTCTTTGACAACTATTACGTTTGATGCTACTGATACGGACATCGAATACTTTACAGCAGAGGCAAGTTTCAAGTATACTATGTACAACTTGACAGATATGGAAAACAATCCTTTATGATCGATCTTGATAAACTTCAAGAGATGTGGGAAAAAGACTCAAAGATTGACATGGACAACTTGCATACTGAGTCTACAAATATTCCCACTCTCCATGCGAAGTACTTTGATTTATATAATACCATCTTTTTGATGAGAAAGAAAGCAGAGCAGCAGAAGAAAAATATCAGACACGAAAGATACGAATACTATTCAGGAAAGGCAGACCCAGATATTTACGTGCAGAATCCCTTTCCTAAAAAAATCAGAGACAAGGACACGATGACGAAGTACCTTGACGCTGATGAAAAATTGTCTACAGTATGTTTGAAAATAGACTATTACGATACTATGCTAGTCTATATTGAGAGTATACTTAAACAGATAACTAACAGAACCTATCAAATTAAGAACGCGATAGAGTTCATGAGATTCAACGCAGGACTAGGATGATGGAAGAAGAGGATTATTATCATCTAGAGTTGCCAATAGAGGCAGTTCGCATTATTCATATGGGTCTTACTCAGGCAGTGGACAAATGGTCAGGAGGAAGTCCACAAGAGCAAGAAGATTTGCTTGCCATGCGAGATCATTTTTATAGGATCATGCTAGAGCACAGATTTAGTAACATGTAATGGAAGAAGAAAGAAAACCCATTTTGTCGCTAAATTTTGAGATTGAAGATATTCAAATGCAATATACTGCCATGGAAAAATACATGGAAGGTATGGACAAAGTAAGTTGGGAATATAAACACGCAGATAGAATAAAAACAGAGTTATACAGAGCAATCGCTCATCATAAATTTAATCTTGACAAGGAAGAATAAATATTAACAGATGTATGGATATCTGTGATTGATACGACAGCAAACCTTGTTATATCAAAATCCAACGAAGTTTTTTTAAAAGTAAAAACAGAACCTCATATTGAATATGAACTTAGAGATCACTTTAAGTTTGAGGTTCCTAATGCAAAATTTATGCCGCAATATCGTGGTAGAAATTGGAACGGAGAAATTCACCTATACGATATGCGGTCCAAACAGATCTATGTCGGTCTGTTAGATAAGATTGTATCTTTCTGCAAGAACTACGGATACACTTACAAGTTTGAAGATAATAAATTCTACGGCACTCCATATGAAGAGAACGACTTCATTTCGATGGAGGGTGTAAAAGATTACATTAAATCGATCTCGGCTTACGCGCCACGACAATACCAAGTCGAGGGAGTATACGATGCTCTAAAACACAACAGAAGACTATTGATATCTCCAACTGCGTCAGGCAAATCTCTGATGATTTACTCATTAGCAAGATATTACGTTGAGCAAGGGAAAAATATTCTGGTAGTTGTTCCCACGACCAGTCTGGTAGAGCAGATGTATAAGGACTTTGGGGAATATGGGTGGGACTCAGAGAGTTACTGCCATAAGATCTATAGTGGGAGGGAGAAGAATGATGATCGTCCAATTGTCATTACCACATGGCAATCTATCTATAAGTTAGAAAGAAGTTGGTTTGAGAAGTTTGATGTTGTAATCGGTGATGAAGCACACTTGTTTAAGTCAAAGTCTCTGATTCAGATCATGACTAAGTTGCATCATGCAAAATATAGATTCGGTTTTACTGGCACACTTGATGGTACACAGACTCACAAGTGGGTGCTAGAGGGTCTCTTTGGTCCATCATACAAAGTGACAAGAACTGAAGAGTTGATGAGACAAGGACACTTATCCCAGCTTGATATTCAGTGTCTTGTTCTTAAACATCCGCCTCAGAAGTTTGAGGTTTATGAAGATGAAATTCAATATCTTATCTCTCATGAACAACGTAATAGATTCATTCGTAATCTAACACTTGATCTTAAAGGGAACACACTTGTGCTTTTTGCAAGAGTCGAAGCACATGGTGCCGTACTCTATGAGGAGATAAATAAACACAAGCGAGGTGACCGTAAGGTATTTTTTATACATGGTGGTGTAGATGCAGAACAAAGGGAGATAGTCAGAGAAATTACAGAAAGAGAATCCAACGCTATTATCGTTGCCTCCTATGGAACTTTTTCTACTGGTATCAACATTAAAAACCTCCATAACGTTATCTTTGCCTCTCCAAGTAAGTCCAGAATCCGCAATCTTCAGAGTATTGGACGAGTTCTTAGAAAAGGAAAAGACAAAGTAAAAGCAACTCTGTATGATATTGCAGATGATTGTTCAACTAAGTCCAGAAGAAATTACACACTTAATCATTTCATAGAAAGAATCAAAACGTATAATGAAGAAAGTTTTAACTATGAGATAATCACTATTCAACTAAAGGTATGATAGAAGACGATTTTTTTGCAACACTAAAATTAAAATCTGGTGAAGAAATCTTTGCAAGAGTTGCTGCAACCGAAGAAGATGATAGAACTCTTCTGCTAGTTTCTAATCCAGTTGTTGTAAATGAAATAAAGAGTAGAATGGGTGTTGTTGGTTACAAGGTAGAACCTTGGTTGAAGACAACTACCGAAGATATGTTCATTCTTAATATCTCAGATGTGCTCACGATGTCTGAGTCATCCGACATAGAAATGATTATGATGTATCAAGACTATGTTAGATCATCTAATAGTGATGAAGATAATAATACTCAATTAAACAGACGCATGGGACGTATTGGCAACGTCAGAGATGCAAAAGAAATTCTAGAGAAGATATTTAAAAACACCTAAAGCCTGTCTATCAAACTCCACAAAGTTATTCTACTTGTATTTGAGAACTTGTCAAGTCTTTCGTAAGATGATATAATTCATACATATTATGAGATAAACTTATGATAAGACCTGGTATGGCTAAAAGAAAAAGGTCCGAACATTACGTTAACAATAAAGAGTTTCTTGCTGCTCTTATCAAGTATCGTGAAGATAAAGAGATTGCAGAGATGAAGGGTCTTCCCAAACCTCCCATTCCACGATACATTGGGGAGTGTTTCTTGAAGATTGCAAATCACTTGTCCTTCAAGCCGAACTTCGTTAACTACATGTTCAAGGAGGACATGGTTTCAGATGGAATCGAAAATTGCGTTCAGTACATTCATAATTTTAATCCTGAGAAATCCCAAAATCCTTTTGCTTACTTTACGCAGATCATTCATTATGCGTTTCTCCGCAGGATCCAAAGAGAGAAGCGTCAGTTAGAAATTAAGAACAAGATTATTGAACGGTCTGGTTACAGCGAAGTGTTTGATGATAACAACACCCTTGACGGATCGAACTACAGCGACTACAATAGTATCAAAGATGCTGTGCATTCCAAACTACGTTATTGATGAAAGTTGCAATAATCACGGACCAACATTTTGGTGCTCGTAAAAACTCCAAACTGTTTCACGATTATTTTCTAAAGTTCTACAACGAAGTATTCTTTCCAACTCTAGAGAAAGAAGGTATCACCACGATTGTTGATATGGGCGATACGTTTGACAATAGAACTGGTATCAATTTTGCTGCCCTTGCATGGGCAAAAGATAATTACTACGATAGACTTCAGAAGATGGGAGTCAAAGTTCATACCATCGTCGGTAATCATACAGCGTACTATAAAAACACTAACACCATTAACGCAGTTGATCTTCTGCTGCGTGAATATGATAATGTTGAAGTCTACTCTGCACCTGAAGAGGTTAAGTTAGACAATCTCAAAGTTCTTTTTATACCATGGATTAATCAAGAAAATGAAGCAGACACTCTTAAGATTATTGAAAAGACAACTTGCAACTGCGCGATGGGGCACCTTGAACTCCAAGGATTTAGAGTTAATCGACAGATCGTCATGGAGCATGGTATGGAGTGCTCACTATTTGAGAAGTTCAGTCATGTCTTCTCCGGTCACTATCACACTAGATCGACAGATGGGAAAATCTCGTACCTAGGTAATCCATATGAGATGTTCTGGAGTGATGTGAATGATGCTCGTGGATTTCATATCTTTGACACAGAGACTTTAGAAAGAACTCCTGTCAATAATCCTCATAGAATGTTCTACAACATTTACTATGAGGACACTCCACATCAGACATTTGACACCAGGGAATATGAAAACAAGATTGTAAAAGTTGTTGTTCGTAAGAAGACTGACACTAAAAACTTTGAAAAGTTTGTAGATAAACTTTACTCGTCAGGTATTGCCGAACTAAAGGTTGTTGAAAACTTTGACTTTAGCGGTTGGTATGATAAGGAAGTTGATATGGTTGAATCTGAAGATACGATGTCAATCCTGAATAGATATATTGAAGAAGCAGAGGTCCCTCTTGATAAGTCTTTGATTCAAAAAATCATGAACGAAGTATATCAGGAAGCATGTGAGCTGGTGTAATGTATATCTTAACAATCTATGGAAAAGAGACGGAAGGTGCATATTCTGTAGCAGATGATGAAGGAGATCAGATTCTTTATCTGTTTGAAGAGGAAGACGATGCGATGAGATATGCTATGATGTTGGAGGACGACGGAAGTCCTGACATGCATGTGATTGAAGTAGAAGATGAGATAATGATCAAAACCTGTGAGATGCATGACTATAAGTATGCAGTAATCACAAAGAACGACCTTGTAATTCCTCCAGACGCTAGTCATGATTTTGTTTGAAAAGATTCGTTGGAAAAACTTTCTGTCAACGGGTAATCAATTTACTGAATTTGCACTCAACGAAAACTCTACCAATCTGATTATTGGCACAAACGGTGCAGGTAAGTCAACTGTATTGGATGCCTTGACGTTCTCTCTGTTTGGTAAACCTTTCCGTAAGATCAACAAACCTCAACTTATCAACTCTGTGAATGAGAAGGATTGTAAGGTAGAGGTTGAATTTACGATTGGTGACACGAATTGGAAAGTGGTTCGTGGAATCAAACCTGCTGTATTTGAGATCCATAGAAACGGTTCTGTAATGGATCAATTTGCTGCAGCCCTGGATCAGCAGAAGTGGTTGGAACAAAATGTTCTGAAGATGAACTACAAGTCATTCACTCAGATTGTGATTCTTGGTAGTAGCACGTTTGTTCCTTTCATGCAACTCCCTGCAAATAGCAGGAGAGAAGTGATTGAAGATTTACTTGATATCAAAATCTTTTCTTCCATGAATAGTATTTTGAAAGATAAGATTAGGATGGTGAAGGAAGATATCAAAGTTCTTGATCTTAAGAAAGAGTCTCTGAACGATAAAGTTCAAATGCAGGAGAACTTTATCGAAGAGTTGGAGGATCGTGGTAAGCAAAATATCAAAGACAAAGAACGCAAAATTCTTAGTCTCTTAAATGAAGAAAAGGATTTGATGAATGCTTGTGATGGAATGAATGAGGAACTTCAAAGTCTCAACAAAAATCTTCAAAATCATTCAGGTGCCACGGATAAACTTCGCAAACTTGGAAACTTAAAGGGAAAGATTTCTCAGAAGGTATCTACGATTACTAAAGAGCATAAGTTTTTTACTGAAAACACGGTTTGCCCTACCTGTAATCAAGAGATTGAAGAGACCCTCAGAATAAATAGAATTAACGACGCTCAAACTAAAGCAAAGGAGTTGCAATCCGGTTATAAAGAACTGGAGGGGGCAATTAAAGAGGAAGAAGAGCGAGAGCGTCAATTCACCACTCTATCAAAGGAGATCTCAAACCTCAATAATGACGTTTCTCAAAACAATATTAAGATCGCTGGATGTCAACGACAAGTCAGGGATCTGGAATCGGAAATTCAAAGAATTACCGAGCAACTTGCAAACAGAAATACTGAGCATGAAAAGTTAGAGACCTTCAAGGACAACCTTAAAACTACATACGACGAGTTATCTTCAAAGAAGGACACTATTTGCTATTACGATTTTTCGTATAGTTTACTTAAAGACGGTGGAGTAAAATCTAAAATCATTAAGAAGTATCTGCCCCTGATTAATCAGCAGGTGAACCGTTATCTACAGATGATGGACTTTTATATTAACTTCACGCTTGATGAGGAGTTTAGCGAAACCGTCCAGTCCCCAATTCATGAAGATTTTTCTTATGCTTCTTTCAGCGAGGGAGAGAAGATGAGAATCGACTTAGCACTCTTGTTTACCTGGAGAGAGGTGGCAAGAATGAAGAACTCTGTCAACACAAATCTATTGATTATGGATGAAGTGTTTGACAGTTCTCTTGATGGATTTGGAACAGAGGAGTTCATCAAGATTATTAAATACGTTGTGAAAGATGCAAACATCTTTATCATCTCTCACAAGACTGGTCTAGAGGACCGATTTGATAACGTTATGAGATTTGAAAAAGTTAAAGGATTCAGCAGGATGGTATCATGAGAGTTTTAGTTACAGGTCACAACGGGTTTATTGGTCGCAACGTTTTCTTAGATTGGCAACAGACCCTGGGTGTCAACAACGTTGATGGTATTGATTATCCTGATGATATTGGAGACTTCGATGGTGGTGACTACGATCTCGTTATTCACCTTGCAGCATATGCTGATATCAGAGAGAGTTTGAAGGAACCACAACTCTATTATGAGAATAATGTGATCAAGGCAAAGAAGTTATTTGAGTGGTGTAGAAAGACAAACACAAGACTTCTGTATGCTTCCTCAAGTGCAGTAGAAGAAGAATACTGGGAGAATCCATATGCTATGACAAAGTGGATTAATGAAGTCATGGCTCCACCTAATTCAGTTGGTATGAGGTTCACAACTGTCTATGGTCCTGATAGTCGCCCCAATATGATGTATAGAATGCTTGAGGACAAGACAGCAAAGTATGTCACTAATCATAAGCGTGATTGGATTCATGTCAAAGATGTATGTCGTGCCATTCATTACCTAGCATCCTCTAGTATTACGGGTCCTGTTACTATTGGTACAGGTAAATCAGTTTCTGTGAAAGCACTTGCTGATGCTATGGGTATGGGACACCTTCCTGTCGTGGAGGATACGCCTGGAGAGAGAATGGACAATCAAGCAGATATCTCAAGACTTAAGAAGATTGGGTGGTTCCCTACGGTAAATATTTTTGACACAGTATAAAGTTCTGTGTCTAGAATGTAAATTTAACAAAAACTTAATTAAGTTAGCATACGACTGCTAAATAATAACAGAATTGGGGATAGCAAGATGCTCTAAACGTCTTCGTTATTTTTTATTGTAATTGGAGAGAGTCATGCACAACATCATCTCACACAATCAACTAGCCGGTTGGAAACAAAGCGTGGACCATCTAGATAGAACCATTACACACGCTAATCAACAATCTGACGCATTAAACGATTATTACAACTGCCTGATTGAGTGTGATGAGAGACAACACATCTGTAAACGAATTTGCAAAGAAGTCTTAGAGTAAACTGTAGACACAAGGAGAACTGTCACTAAGTGCCCCCCGCTTCGGCGGGGGGTTTAGTATTATAAGGGCATCGACAGGACAAGCATGACCGTTAAGCACGAAATCAAATCTCAACTCGCTAAACTCCTTGCAACTGAAGATCTGATCGTGGAGCACAAGCAAGTTCAAACTGCTTGCTTCAACGTTCACACTCGTGTCCTTACCCTCCCTATGTGGGAACGAGCAAGCAACACTGTCTATGATCTTCTGGTGGGTCATGAGGTGGGACATGCTCTTTTCACTCCAGATGAAGACTGGATCAAACGTAAAAGGATTCCTCCTCAATTTGTGAATGTGGTTGAGGATGCTAGAATCGAAAAGATGATGAAGCGTAAGTATGCTGGACTTGCAAAGACCTTCTACCATGGGTACAAAGAATTACACGAAGAGGATTTCTTCGCTCTATCTGATAGCGACATCGCTGATTTTAATCTTGCTGATCGTGCAAATCTTTACTTTAAGATCGGTAATTTTCTAGACCTTTCTTTTACTGAGGAAGAAAAAACAATCATCCGTATGATTGACGGATGCGATGACTTTGAAGATGTTCTTATTGCTGCAGAAGCACTCTACAAATTCTGCAAAAAGAAACAGGATGATGATGTAAAGAAACCTGCTAATCAAACTGAGAACCAGCAACCTGCATCTGAGATTGTTGATGAGGATGCTAAGGAAGAAGTTCAGCATGAGTCTGATGATCAGACTGAAGATTCTCAAGAACCTATTTCTACAAGTCAAGAGATTGAATCTGACGAGAAAGATGATGACCTGCAGGTTGAGACTGCTGAGTCTCTTAGCAATAATCTGAAGGACCTGATTGACGAGAACTCTAGCGAAACTGTTTATCTGGAAGTTCCTAAGGTCAATCTTGATACTGTGATTGCCAGTAACGCTGATGTGCATGATTACATCAACTGGTGGTGGTCTCGTTATGATGAGTTTGAAACTCCTGTCTTTGAAGAGTCTGATCAGGAGTTTGTCAAATTCAAACGTAATGCACAGAAAGAGGTAAACTATCTGGTAAAAGAGTTTGAGTGTCGCAAGGCAGCAGACTCATACGCTCGTGCCTCTACTGCTCGTACCGGTGTACTTGATACATCTAATCTGCATACCTATAAGTTCAACGAAGACCTTTTCAAGAAAGTCACAGTTCTTCCTGACGGTAAGAATCATGGTCTAGTGTTTGTCCTTGATTGGTCTGGGTCCATGTCTCAGGTCATGAAGGATACTTGTAAGCAACTGTTCAATCTGGTTTGGTTCTGTAAGAAGGTAAGCATTCCTTTTGAAGTCTATGCATTTACTAACGAGTGGAACCGTCAGTATGTTGACAAGGAAGGTGAGATTGTATTTCCTAAGAACACGCCGCACTTTGAAAAGAAAGAAGGTTTGCTTGCGGTTGATCATGACTTCTCTCTGATGAACATTCTTTCCAGTAAAGTTTCTGGTAAAGAACTAGAGAAACAAATGATTAGCATCTGGCGTCTTGCATATTCTTTCGGTCGCGCTTATTCTTCGTTGTATGCATGGCCAGATCGTCTATCACTCTCTGGTACTCCTTTGAATGAGTCTCTTGTTTGCTTGCATCAGATCCTTCCAAAGTTTCAACGTGAAAACAAACTTCAGAAAGTTCAGTGTATTATCCTGACTGATGGTGAAGCAAATGCTCTAGCACAGTACAAAGAAATCAAACGTTATTGGGAGAAGGACTCTGAACCATACATCGGACACAAACGTATTGAACCACACACAACTATTCTTCGTGATCGTAAACTTGGCACCACATATAGGTTTGGATATTCTTATCATGAGTTCACCGATGTGATGCTGCGTAATCTTAAGGACAAGTTTCCTGAAGTAAACTTTATCGGTATGCGTGTTCTTGCATCTCGTGATGTTGGTAGTTTCATGCGTCTTCATAATCATCCTGGTGGTGACGAATTTCTTCGTCTTCAAAAAGAGTGGAAGAAAGAAAAGAGTTTCTGTATCAAGAACTCTGGATATGATGCATACTTTGGTTTGTCCTCAAACAACTTGTCTCAAGATTCGGAGTTTGAAGTTGATGATGGTGCTACTAAAGCAAAGATCAAATCTGCATTTGTCAAATCTTTGAAGGTTAAAAAACTAAATAAGAAAGTCCTAGGAGAGTTTATTTCTTTGGTGGCATGAGCGACAAACAGTTACCCGAATGGAAGGTTAGAGCACTACAAGACCCTTCTGTGAACGATAAGCAAGCACGAATCATCATGGATGGTCCAAAGTGTTTGACTGATGCGTGGTTCCTCCAGGCGATGAAATTTAAATATGGACGATAATTAGACTGTCCACCAGGGGGTCATGTGACCCCCTTTTCCGTATATAATAACTTCAGTTCAAACAAAGCAAATGGGTCTGTCTAAAGAAAGCATCATCGAATGTCTTCGTGAGTCTTATGGCGAGTCTGTGACTTCTGCCGAGATCAAGGCATATTGTCAGATGAATGACTTTAACTACCAGACTGTTACTAACAAACTGACTGACTACAAAGTTGGTCGTGGCAAGTGGAACCTTGAAGTAACAAAGGAGACTGTGCAAGAACTGGAAGTATCTTATAGTGCTCCTGCCGCACTTCCGGCAATCGAACAAAACCTTATTCCTCAGAAAGATGATACCTTCGTCAGCTTTGGTAATTTCAGTGACGTTAAAAAAATTATTAAGTCCGGTCTCTTCTACCCTACGTTTATCACGGGTCTCTCGGGCAATGGTAAAACGTTTTCTGTCGAACAAGCGTGTGCCCAACTCGGACGAGAACTCATCCGAGTCAACATCACAGTAGAGACTGATGAGGACGATCTCATCGGTGGTTTCCGTCTTGTCAACGGAGAGACTGTTTGGCACAACGGACCAGTCATCGAAGCTCTGCAACGGGGTGCTGTTCTGCTCCTTGATGAGATTGACCTTGCATCTAACAAGATTCTTTGCCTTCAGTCCATTCTTGAAGGTAAGGGTGTATTCCTGAAGAAGATTGGCAAATGGGTTTCTCCTGCAGAGGGTTTCCAAGTGTTCGCTACTGCCAACACTAAAGGCAAAGGTTCTGATGATGGTCGCTTTATTGGCACTAATGTTCTGAATGAAGCATTCCTTGAGCGATTCCCTGTGACCTTTGAGCAAGAGTATCCTTCTGCTGCTATTGAACAGAAGATTCTTGGCAAGATCTGCAAGGATGAAGAGTTCTGCAAGCGTCTCTCTGACTGGGCAGACATCATCCGTAAGACCTTCTATGATGGTGGTATTGAGGAGATTATCTCCACTCGCCGTCTGGTTCACATCGTGAAGGCATACAGCATCTTCAACGACAAGGCAAAGGCAATTCAAGTTTGCGTCAATCGTTTCGACGATGAAACCAAGCAGGCATTCTTGGAATTGTATGATAAAGTCGATGCTGACTTTGTGATGCCCGTTGACGAAACCCCTACAGTTTGATATAATTATGGCTAACTCCTGGTCCTTTCTACACGATGAAATGAACATGTCTAATCAAGACTATTGGTATGAAGACGGATTCAGTTTGACTGGTAATCCTACTGCTGCACCTGATACTATCAACTTTAGTAGTACTACCATTGCTGCTCAACCAGTTCCGATGGATTATCTTTCCCTTGGCGGTGAAGATTCTGTTTCCTTTAACTTAAATATGGAAGAAAAGAACACACAAAGTAAATACAAATATAGTGAGGATGTAATCCTCAAAGAACTGCAAGATTATATTACTGGCACGTACAATCAGCATTATTCTGCTGGTGATGATAAAATTCAGACACTTGATCTGATTGAAGCGTGTGGTGATGGTGAATCCTTCTGCCGCAGTAACATCCTCAAGTATGCCTCTCGTTATGATAAGAAAGGCACCGCCCGACGTGACATTATGAAGATTTTGCATTATGCTGTACTTCTGATGCATTTTAACGACAAGAATGCACAACGTGAAACCTACCCTCAGTGATGAAAACTCGACCCGCTATGAAACTCTCTGATAAGACTATTTCTGTGTTGAAGAACTTCTCTTCAATCAATCAGTCTATTCTGTTTAAGGAGGGTAACAAACTTCGCACTATTAGTGTGATGAAGAACATCCTTGCAGAAGCAACTGTATCTGAAGACTTCTCCAAAGATTTTGGTATCTACGATCTCAACCAGTTCCTTAATGGTTTGAGTCTGCACTCTAGTCCTGAACTTGACTTTGCTAATGACGGATACGTTGTCATTCGTGAAGGTCGGTCTCGGTCTAAGTATTTCTTTGCTGACCCTAATGTAATTGTCACTCCTCCCGACAAAGCAATCACTCTTCCTAGTGAGGACGTTTGCTTTGAACTGAGTACGGATCAACTGGACAAACTTCTCAAGGCAGCAGCAGTTTATCAACTGCCAGACATCTCTGCAGTTGGTGAAGCAGGTGTGATCAAACTGGTTGTTCGTGACAAAAAGAACGACACTTCTAACAATCATGAGATTGTTGTGGGTGAGACGGACTCGGAGTTTGTCTTCAACTTCAAGGTAGAGAACATCAAGGTTCTGCCTGGAACTTATGAGGTGGTAGTGTCTCAGAAACTTCTTTCTCGATTCACTTCTAAGAACCATGACCTCACTTACTACATCGCACTTGAACCCGACTCCACCTTCGGGTAAGAAGGATTATCAAGGTCCCCTCTACGCTCCCTGGTGGAAAGTTGAGGAGGGGAAAAAACAATTTCGTGAATGGTTGAAAAAACAACAATAATGAAACACATCCTTTTTACCCTTAAGGGTTGTCCGTTTGAACTCCTTGACGATAAAGAGTTCATTCGGATGCTTTTGTTTAGAGCAACAAAAGAATGTAAGTCTACTCTTCTCAATCTAGCAGTACATAAGTTTGATCCTCAAGGGGTGACTAGTATTGCTATGCTTGCGGAGAGTCATATCTCCATTCACACTTGGCCAGAGAAAGGCATGGCAGTTTGTGATGTCTTTACTTGTGGTGATACCGCTACACCTCAAGATGGTGTAGAATATATGAAAGAACAATTGAAGGCAACTGATATTGTTTCGCATGAATTTGTCCGACCTTTGGAATGATTATGAGTGACCAGTTTCTTTGGGTAGAAAAATATCGACCCAAGACTATCGAAGAGTGTATACTTCCTGACAATACTAAAAAAACCTTTCAAGATTTCCTAGATAAAGGTGAGATACCTAACATGCTGCTTGCTGGTCCTGCAGGGTGTGGTAAAACAACTGTAGCTAAAGCACTTTGCAACGAACTGGGGGTAGATTACTATGTCATCAATGGATCCGATGAGGGACGCTTCCTTGATACGGTCAGAAATACTGCAAAAAATTTCGCTTCGACCGTATCACTTTCGTCAACTGCTAGACACAAAGTCATCATCATCGACGAAGCTGATAACACAACAAACGACGTACAACTCCTCCTTAGGGCGTTTATTGAGGAGTTTCATGGCAACTGCAGATTCATCTTCACCTGCAACTTCAAAAACAAAATCCTCGAACCACTTCATTCCCGTACAACAGTGGTTGAATTCGGAATTGGGGGAAAGCAAAAACCTGCCATCGCCGCCGCCTTCTTCAAACGTATCCAACAAATCTTGGATGCAGAAGGTGTTGAATATGATAACAAGGTCCTGGTAGAACTGATTAACAAGCACTTCCCTGATTGGCGACGTGTCTTGAATGAATGCCAACGCTACTCTGCTGGTGGTAAGATTGACTCTGGCATTCTTGCAACCTTTAGTGATGTAAAAGTAAATGACTTGGTTAAGAAACTTAAGGAAAAAGATTTCCCCGAAGTACGTAAATGGGTTGTCAATAACTTGGACAACGATACTAGTGTACTTCTGCGTCGTATTTACGATGCTTGTTATGATTCCATGGTTCCGAATAGTATTCCTGCTGCTGTGCTTACTCTTGCTAAGTATCAGTATCAGATGGCATTTGTCGCGGATCAGGAGATAAATATGCTTGCGTGTCTAACCGAAATTATGGTGGAGTGTGAATTCAAATGAAAACCCCTAGACAAAAGAAATCCAGAACGTATTACTACTTCTGGGCGTTCATGGCACTTACAGTATTCTTTGGACAACTGTATGTTGGATATGGATACCGTCTCATGCATGGAAGTATGTTAGATTTGATGGATAAAGTTGATGGAGTGCTTCTTCATGCAACCCCTGATAAGGGACCTAACTTCCTATGAAGTCTCTGAAAACTCCTCTTCGTTATCCTGGCGGTAAGAGTCGCGCATGTGTGAAGATGGATCCCTATATTCCTGATCTGCGCGAATACAAAGAATATCGTGAACCATTCCTTGGTGGTGGTAGTGTAGCGATTCATATTACTAAAAAATACCCAGACCTTAAAATCTGGGTGAATGATTTGTACGAACCCCTTTACAACTTCTGGACAGTTTTGCAGAACAAAACTCTGGGGTACAAAATGTATAAGAGACTGCAGGAACTTAAGTCTAGATATCCAGATCAAGGATCTGCTAGAGGTTTATTTTTAGAAGCAAAGGACTTAGTAAATGATTATTCCATTTCCCCTGTATATCGCGCTTGTAGTTTCTACGTTATTAACAAGTGCTCTTTTTCTGGTCTCACTGAATCCAGCTCCTTCTCAAGACAAGCGTCAGATAGCAATTTCTCGATGCGTGGAATTGATAAACTCCCTGGATACACCCAACTCATCCGAAACTGGAAGATAACCAATCAGTCCTATGAAACTTTGATGGATAATGAGTGGGATACTTTTGTGTATCTTGATCCACCATATGATATCAAAGATAATCTGTATGGTAAGAAGGGATCTATGCATAAAGGATTTGATCATGACCAGTTTGCAAAAAATTGTGATGAATGTTTTATGCCTCAGTTGATTAGTTACAACTCTAATCAACTTGTGAAGGATAGATTTACTAAGTGGCGAGCAGCAGAGTTTGACTTGACTTATACCATGCGTTCAGTTGGTGAATACATGCGTGAACAAAAAGATCGCAAAGAACTTTTACTTTTTAATTATGGAACTGAAGGATTGGCTGAACTCAATTAATTTCACGAAGGAAGATCTGAGTGAAGAAACTAGCGATTACCCTCCATATATCGTTAATCGTTGTCTGTCTGGGCACCTTGATTGTGTCATGTACGCTAACGAGATGAACAAGTATCCTAATTTAGATAAAGATATGCAATATTCTTTTTATCTAAATACTTTGAGGAAAAGAAAGAGATTCTCTCCCTGGCTCCGAAAGGATAAAGTCACGGACCTAGAAAGCGTCAAAAAATACTATGGTTATAGTAATGAAAAAGCATCCCAAGCTCTGAAAATCCTGACTAAAGAACAGATTAACTTTATTAAACAACGACTTGATATTGGAGGGAAGAAATGACTAATACTGTAGAACCTACGGTTGATTGGTCTCAAGATCAAATGGTAGAGGTTCTCCTTAATGAACCTGATGATTTTCTGAAAGTCAGAGAGACGCTAACTAGAATCGGAGTCGCGTCCCGTAAGGAGAAAAAACTCTACCAATCATGTCACATCCTGCACAAGCAGGGCAGGTACTTCATCGTTCACTTTAAGGAACTGTTTGCCCTGGATGGTAAGCACGCTAACCTGACCGTGAATGACGTGCAGAGACGCAATCGCATCACACGTCTGCTTGCTGACTGGGGACTTATCTCAGTTGTCAAAGAAGACACCGTGCTTGATATTGCTCCCTTGAATCAAATCAAAGTGTTAGCATACAAGGACAAATCCGATTGGATTTTGGAACAGAAGTACAACATTGGGAAAAAGGGTAAGACCCAAGAAGAAGCATAAATAGAACGTCGCTTTCGTGCGCGACACGCTACATACGGAATATACGCTACTAAAGGGGGGATACCAACACCCCCCTTTTTTATGCTTTCTTGTATAATTAGTATGTACGCCGTAAGGGTACACACAACACACTCTCGCTTAAATAAGGAGAAGTCAAATGACTAACTTAATGAAGTTTAATGCTGCCGATTTGGATCAGTTGATGGATAAGATTGTCCGCAACTCTATCGGGATGGACGACTATCTAAACAACGTTTTCCATACTCAAACACAAAGCAACTATCCCCCATATAATGTCGTTCAGTTGAATAATACTGAGACTAAACTTGAGATTGCTCTTGCCGGATTCACCAAAGATGAGGTCAAGGCATTTACAGAATATGGTAAACTCACAGTAAAAGGGGAGAAGGAAGCAACCACCGAGGAGGGTCAATACCTTCACAAAGGACTTGCTTATAGGAACTTTGAAAGATCCTGGACTCTCGCGGAGGGAACTGAGGTAACAGATGTGAACTTTGAAAATGGACTTCTCACTATTCTTGTTAAGAAGATTGTCCCCGAACACCATGCTCGTAAGGATTATCTCTAAATATAATTGAATATCGTCGTCGCAGACGGAGGGGTAACTGGCCAAATCCAGTTGACACCCCTCTTTTTTATTGCTAGAATATATGGAGGTTAGAATACGTTATGACAATTAAATTGATGCTGCTCAAATCAGGTGAAGATATCATCACCGATGTTTCTGAGATGTGCGTGGGCACAGAAGAGAACAAACGAGTCATCGGTTACTATATGAATCGACCATGCATCGTCAAGATGGTCAACCCTAATGTGGTTAAGGAAGATGCAAAGGAAAAGAAAGCAGGATATGAAGTCACCATGTTCCCCTGGATTCCTCTGACTCCAGATGAGGACATTCCTGTCCCTGCTGACTGGGTGATCACCATGGTCAACCCAACTGCTAAACTCAAAGAAATGTACATCGAAGACATCGTTAACTATGGAAAAGACAATCAAGGCGATACTGCTGACAACCAATCAGATTCTGATCAGTCAGATTGATGAGATAGGGGCAGATATTGGTCAACCAGATTGTAAGTTGACCAGTCCATTTGTTCTCCAGCAAGACGGAACACTTGAACCATGGTTAATTTCTGTGTCACGTCAAGACGTTTTTATGATTAGTTCTGATAAGATTATTACTCTTACAGAACCCATGCCCACCCTAGTTGAAAAATACGAACAACTTACTAAGTAATGCACTTCTACACTAATGTTCAGTTGATTGGAAATCAAGTCCTCGTTAGGGGAGTTGATAATGGAAAGAGGTATGAGCATCGTGATGAATTTTATCCAACACTGTTTGTTAGATCGAAGAGAGATTCAAAATACAAGACACTCAACGGAGAACCGGTAGAGCCAATTAAACCTGGCACCGTCCGTGAGTGTCGTGACTTTTACAAGAAGTATGATGAAGTAGATGGGTTTCCCATCTACGGGAATGACAGATACGTATATCAATACATTTCAGAAAAGTATCCTCAGGACGAGATCAAGTTTGATATCAGTCAGATTAAACTGGTAACTCTTGATATTGAGACTACTGCTGAGAAAGGATTTCCTGATGTAGAATCTGCATCGGAAGAGATCCTGGCAATCACAATTCAGGACTACACCACCAAGCAAATCACCACCTGGGGCGTCAAACCTTTTGTCAACAAACAAAAGAATGTCACCTATCACTACTGTGAGACAGAGCAAAAACTTCTATCATCCTTTATCAATTACTGGATGCAGGATGTCCCGGATGTGGTGACTGGTTGGAACATTCAACTTTTCGATATCCCATACATCTGCAAGCGTCTCAATCGGGTGCTTGGAGAGAAGTTGATGAAGCGTTTCTCTAACTGGGGACTTGTTACTGAGGGTGAGATTTATGTTCAAGGTAGGAAGCACGTCACGTTTGATGTGGGCGGTCTGACTCAACTTGACTATCTGGATCTGTATAAGAAGTTTACTTACAAGGCACAGGAATCTTATCGACTTGATTACATCGCAGAGGTAGAACTAGGGCAGAAGAAACTGGACCACTCTGAGTTTGATACCTTCAAAGATTTCTATACTCACGGTTGGCAGAAGTTCATCGAGTATAACATCGTTGACGTAGAACTTGTGGATCGTCTTGAAGACAAGATGAAACTTATTGAACTTGCCTTGACTATGGCCTATGATGCTAAGGTAAATTATGCCGATGTGTTCTATCAAGTTCGCATGTGGGATAACATCATTTATAACTATTTGAAGAAGAGGGATATTGTTATTCCTCCTAAGAACAGGTCTACCAAAAACGAAAAGTATGCAGGTGCCTATGTCAAGGAACCGATTCCAGGAAAGTATGATTGGGTGGTCAGTTTTGACCTTAATAGTCTGTATCCCCATCTTATTATGCAGTACAATATTTCCCCAGAGACACTCTTGGATGAAAGACATCCCACAGCTTCGGTTGATAGAATCCTTGCGGAAGAAATAAACTTTGAGTTATATAAGGACAACGCAGTATGTCCAAATGGTGCCATGTACCGTAAGGATGTCCGTGGATTCCTTCCTGAGTTGATGGATAAGATGTATGGTGACCGTGTGATCTTCAAGAAGAAGATGATTCAGGCAAAGAAAGAATATGAAAAGACTCCTACAAAGACTCTGGAGAAAGAGATCGCCCGGTGCAACAATATCCAGATGGCTAAGAAGATCTCACTCAACTCTGCTTATGGTGCTATCGGTAATCAGTATTTTAGGTACTATCAACTGGCCAATGCGGAGGCGATTACGCTTTCTGGTCAAGTCTCTATCCGTTGGATTGAGCAGAAGATGAATGATTATCTAAATAAACTGTTGCAAACAACCGAAGAGGATTACGTTATTGCGTCCGACACAGACTCAATTTATCTTAATCTTGGACCTCTTGTTAATAAATTTTTTGGTGCTAAGTCTAGCGACAAAGCAGCAGTTGTTTCCTTACTTAACAAGATCTGCGAAGAGAAGTTTGAACCGTATATCGATCAGTGCTACCAAAATCTGGCGACGTATGTCTCGGCATATGATCAGAAGATGCAAATGAAGCGTGAGAATATTGCTGACCGTGGTATCTGGACTGCGAAGAAGCGATACATTCTCAACGTGTGGGATAGTGAGGGTGTCCGTTATGAGGATGCCAAACTCAAGATGATGGGTATTGAGGCAGTCAAGTCATCGACTCCTGCTCCATGCAGGAAGATGATTAAGGATGCCTTGAAGTTGATGATGAATGGCACAGAGGAAGATGTAATTGACTTCATCGATAAGAGTCGTGAGGAGTTTAAGAAGTTGCCCCCAGAGCAAATTTCATTTCCTCGTTCTGTTTCTGATGTTGTGAAGTATAAGTCTCATTCTGACATCTATATCAAAGGGACTCCTATTCACTGTCGTGGAGCACTTCTCTACAATCACTACATTCTCAAGAATAAACTTGACAACAAATACTCTCTCATTCAAAACGGAGAGAAGATCAAGTTCTGCTATTTGAAGAAACCAAATAGTATTCATGAGAACGTGATTTCTTTTATTCAAGACTTTCCTAAGGAACTTGATATTGACAAGTACATCGACTATGACTTACAATTTGAAAAGAGTTTTGTTGAACCTCTAAAGGCAATCCTTGACGCTATCGGTTGGAACGTCGAAAAAACTGTAAACCTGGAACTATTTTTCTCCTAATGGACCTGCCTATTAACGATAAAGAACTTGCTACTATTGTTAGCGCACTTCGCCTTGGTGGAGATGCTGCTCTTTATCAGAAGATGACTAGAATTAAAGAGATCCGCGATGCTAACCCAGGCGGACCTTACAAAAAGATTGCCCGCGAAGAATTTGGATTTGTTATTTAATGGATTTTTTAAAAGAGATTGTAAAAGAGATTGGCGATGACTACACCAAACTCGCATCCGATATTGATGAGACTGAAACTTTTGTTGATACAGGTTCGTACATTTTTAACGGACTTGTTTCAGGGTCTATATTTGGTGGTGTATCTGGGAATAAGATTACTGCCATTGCTGGCGAGTCTAGCACTGGCAAAACTTTCTTCAGTTTGGCAGTCGTCAAGAATTTCCTTGATTCTAATCCTGATGGTTATTGTCTATATTTTGACACTGAAGCCGCTGTTAACAAGAGTCTTATTGCAAGTCGGGGTATTGATCTAGATCGCCTGGTTGTTATCAATGTTGTTACAATTGAAGAGTTTAGAAGCAAAGCATTACGTGCTGTAGATATATACTTAAAAAAACCTGAAGACGAACGCAAACCCTGCATGTTTGTCCTAGACTCCTTGGGTATGCTTTCTACGGAGAAAGAAATTACTGACGCACTCAACGACAAACAAGTCCGCGACATGACCAAATCTCAACTGGTCAAAGGTGCGTTCCGAATGCTCACACTCAAACTTGGACAAGCAAATGTTCCGCTCATTGTCACAAATCACACATACGATGTCATCGGAGCTTACGTACCGACTAAAGAAATGGGAGGAGGCAGTGGCCTCAAGTATGCCGCCAGTACGATCATTTATCTCTCAAAGAAAAAAGAAAAGGATGGAACGACTGTTATCGGAAACCTTATCAAAGCTAAGACTGCTAAGTCGCGTCTGAGTAAGGAGAACAAAGATGTTACGGTGCGTCTTTATTACGATGAGCGTGGTCTTGATCGATATTATGGTCTTCTGGAACTCGGTGAACTGGGTGGTCTCTGGAAGAACGTTGCTGGTCGATATGAGATAGATGGTAAGAAAGTCTATGCTAAGGCAATCTACAAGGACCCAGAACAATACTTTACTCCTGAGGTGATGGAGAAACTTGATGAGATTGCTCGTCAAGAGTTTAGTTATGGATCATGATCAAGATTCTCAAGACTGGAATCAACGTAGATAAAGTCATTCAGCAACTGAAGAAATATCCAGGAGACTGGGACCACCAGAAGAATCTGGACCGGTCTCAGTCTCTTGTTGACAGAGGGTTTGCAGACTTGCCAGTCAGCGCACTTCAACTTATAATAGGTGGGGTCAAACACAAAGATGATTTTGTGGGTGACTCTGAGATTAACGTAAAGACTCCGGCATACGCTCATCATAGTGAGATCAGAAAGATCATACGCAAGCATTTTAAGAAAGCAGACATTCACAGATGCGGTTTTCTTTCACTTCCTATTGATGAGATTGTAGGAGCACATATTGACGAGGGTACATATTACCTGACAAGGAATCGCTATCATCTTTCTATACTCGGACGCTATCAGTATTTTTGCGGGAAAGAAAGTGTGATTGTGGAACCAGGAACTCTTCTGTGGTTCAACAATAAATTACCTCATGGCACCGTTAACATCGGTGATGAGACACGCATAACATTTGTATTTGATATCCCTCATGGACAAAGTTGAAATCCTTATCCTAAGAAACCTACTCTTTAATGAGGAATATCTTCGTAAGGTTGTTCCTTTTATCAAGGCAGAATATTTTGAGGAGATAACTCAGAAAGTAATCTTTGAAGAGATTTGGAACTTCGTTCAAGAATATAATCAAGCAACGACAAAGGAAGTTCTCTGTATTGAGATTGAGAAACGTAGCGATATTACCGATGCTTCGTTTAAAGAAATCACGCAACTGATTAGTTACTTGGAAGATGTTCCAACAGACTATGATTGGTTGCTAGATACCACAGAGAAGTGGTGCCGTGATCGTGCTATCTATCTGGCACTAATGGAATCCATCGCTCTTGCAGATGGAAAGGATAAAGAAAAGGATCGTGATGCGATCCCCAGCATTCTGTCAGATGCTCTGGCAGTTTCATTTGACACCCATGTGGGTCATGATTACTTACTCGATTATGAGGCGAGATATGAATCCTACCATCGCAAAGAAGACAAGATCGAATTCGACCTTGAGTTTTTCAATAAGATTACGAAAGGTGGTCTCCCGAACAAAACGCTTAATATTGCTCTTGCTGGCACTGGGGTCGGGAAATCTCTGTTTATGTGTCACGTCGCATCTGGAGCTCTCCTCGACGGAAAAAACGTATTATATATCACGATGGAAATGGCTGAGGAAAAGATTGCAGAGAGAATTGATGCTAATCTTCTCAACGTCCCTATCCAGGAGATAACAGAACTTCCTAAGGTGATGTTTGAGGATAAGGTGACAAAGTTAGCACAGAAAACTCAAGGCACTCTTATAATTAAAGAGTATCCAACGGCATCTGCACATGCTGGACACTTTAGGGCACTTCTTAATGAACTTGCACTTAAGAAGTCATTTAGACCTGATATTATTTTCATCGATTACCTTAATATATGTGCTTCCAGCAGGTATCGCGGAAACAGCACTGTCAATTCATATAGTTATATCAAAGCTATTGCTGAAGAGCTTAGAGGACTGGCTGTTGAAGCAAACGTCCCTATCGTATCTGCCACGCAGACCACTCGTTCTGGTTATGGTAGCTCTGATGTTGAGCTTACTGATACTAGTGAGTCCTTTGGTCTCCCTGCTACTGCTGATCTTATGTTTGCCCTTATTTCTACAGAAGAGCTTGAGGGGTTGGGACAAATTATGGTGAAGCAGTTGAAGAATCGTTATAATGATTTGTCGGTGTTCAAGCGTTTTGTGGTTGGCATCGACCGTGCCAAGATGCGACTCTATGATTGTGAACAGACAGCACAGAATGATATTCTTGACAGCGGTCAGGATGAAGAGTATAATTATGAAGAATCAAAACCAAAGAAATCGTTTGAGGGGTTCAAGTTTTGAACGGATACTATTCAGTTTTCAATCCCCGTGGAGAGAAAATCGCTGACTGCGGTATCGAAAGAGATGCAGTCAATCTTATTGGTATGAGAAACCGTCGATGGGATGGTCATTACTACCAATTCAATCCTCTTCCTGGCGAGATCGTTGAAACCAAACTTCTTGAAAGACCTAAACTTCCTACTAAAGACATCGTAGTCAACATGGATGGTGGAGTCGGTGGATCATGGAGAGAGGTTGAGACCATCGAAATCAAAGGACAAAAATTACATCTACAGCAATCAGATTTACCCAAAGCAAATTATGACCGTTGACACCGCTAAATATCTTGAGTTCGTTGAAGGAGTGACCAGTCCTCCTAGTCTTGACTGGCCTGTGCTTGCTGCTCGACTGAGTGAACTAGAAGTTAATGACTGCAACGTCACTCAACTGATGACTGCTGCACTTGGTTTGACTGCTGAGTCTGGTGAGTTTACTGAAGTTGTGAAGAAGATCTTCCTGCAGGGTAAACCCTACACCGAAGAGAATATCTTCCACATGAAGCGTGAACTGGGTGATATCTGCTGGTATCTTGCTCAGGCATGTATGGCACTCGACACCACCTTTGATGAAGTCATCGAGATGAATGTTGAGAAACTTCAGTCTCGCTATCCTGGTGGTAGTTTTGATGTTCACAAGTCTGAGAATCGTCAAGACGGTGACGTTTGACCCTTCGGGGTTGCGGGGTTATAGCTCAGTTGGTAGAGCGCCTGCTTTGCAAGCAGGATGTCAGCGGTTCGAGTCCGCTTAACTCCATAAATATCTAAAAAGGGTAATGGCGAAAAGTCTCCTTGATACAGATTTATATACTAAAACAGTCACGGTTATCAACGACAACCTTTATGATCTGGGTATGTCAATTGATACTAAAAGAACTGAAGGATCATACATCTTTGTTATGTGTGATGAGGATAGACTCGAAACTCAAGAGTCTTTGGAGATGGAAATTGAGAGAGTTTCTGGACTTCGTTGCAGCAGAAAATATGTCAAGTCAAAATCATCAACAGATTTAACGCAGGTTGAGGGGTTTGGAAAAAAATTAAATATTGTTTTTAAAAACACCAGGGGTGGGATGCAGGAAACCACCCTCAATTCTACTATTACTGAATTGTTTCCAGCTATTGCTTTTGAAGCAGGTATTAGTACAGATCTTGATCCGGCTATATTTTATAATAAACTTGTAGAGGCAAACGATCCAAAATTTGGTGCGTATAAAAATAAGAGTGCATATGATGCGGGCAAACCATTTTTAGATAAAGCACCAACTTCCTCTAAATTTGAGGAGAAAACAACAAACGCTCAAGCAATTACAGAGTGGTTGATTGGTGAGAACAAAAGAAAAAAAATTAAAAAAGTTGTCTGGGGATATCGCAATAATTTAAAACCAGATGGAGTTGCACCCAATCACAAGGGAGATATTTTTGCTGTTTTTGATGATGGTAATATTTTAGGAATCTCCTTGAAGGCAGGTGGAGCAAAAACTGCTGAACCACAATTTAACAGTTACGTAAGACCTATCTTTACTTCTTTTGGAATGCTTAATGACTATGCAAAACTTGAGAAACAATCTTACGAGACTTTCTACAAAGGTATCCCTGGGATTACGCCTGAGAATACTTATGGAAAGCAACAAATGACAAAAGTCATAGGTGCCTTTGAAAAAAATAATTTAAAACAATATGAAATGCTATATGATGCACAACTTGAATTTGTGAGAGAGTATATTTGTGACATGATGAACAAATATCCTGCCAAAGCAAAGAATTGGTTGTTGCGTGAAGTTGCAGCAGAACAAGAAGGTGTTCCCTTGATTGTTTTGAAAGCAGCAGGTAAGACAACTAAGATTGTTGACGACGAGAATGTAATTAAGGATTGTGTTCAGACATCTAAAAAAGCAAATGGAATAAAAGCATACCCTTCAAAAACATCAAAACAAAATTGGCATATTGATTTAACGTGTAGAACTCATACTACAACCTTGAATTTTTCTATTAGAACAAACAAAACTGGGATCAGTCATAAATTGGGTCAGTATATCAATCTCGCAGTTAAGTTTAACGGAATCGCTAAATAATGTATAAGGATTATCAATATAAATGAAAAGTTTATTTCAGTTCCTAAATGAGGCGCAATCACAAGCGTCGATGCAGGCGAAAAAACTGAATTTGAAAAGCGATGGCCATGGAGGTTGGTTAGACTCCAAGGGTAAATTTGTTGCGACTACAGAAGATGGTAAGTTAAAGTTTTTAGATAAGAAACAAGCAAAAGCACAAGATGAACCAAGTGCAAAACCAAAAGCAACTCAAGCAGAACCTGAAGCAAAGACTAAGAAACCTGCAACTCAAGAGACTGGCACGAAGAAAGCAGAAGCAGGTGATGGAGATCAAACTTCTGGGGAGACAACAGAAACCCTGACCGTTGCATTCGGTCGTTTTAATCCACCGACTGTAGGACATGGTAAGTTACTTGCCGCGGCCAAGAAAGCGTCGGCAGGTGAAGACATGAAGATCTATCCTTCACGTTCACAGGATGCTAAGAAGAATCCTCTTGATCCTGACATGAAGGTTTCGTTTATGAAGAAAATGTTCCCTGATTATGCAGAGAACATTATTAATGATGATGAGATGAAGTCTATCTTCAACGTTCTCACCACGGCAGATGAGCAAGGGTATCGCAACGTCAACATCATCGTAGGTTCAGACCGTCAATCTGAGTTTGAAAATCTGGCAACCAAATATAATGGTGACCTGTATAACTTTGAGAACATCCGTGTTATCTCTGCTGGTGTGAGAGATGCGGATGCTGAAGGTGTTGAGGGAATGTCAGCATCTAAGATGAGAAAGGCAGTCATGGATGATGACTTTAAAGCATTCCGTAGTGGCACACCAAAAGAATTGGATGATGGCGACACTCAGGCATTATTTGATGCAGTCCGTGCTGGCATGGGTATCAAGAAAAAGAAAGCAGAAGTTGCTGAGATGTGGCAGATTGCTCCCAAGTATGATCAAAGAGGTCTGCGCGAGCAGTATGTGAACGGACTAATCTATCGTCTTGGTGATATTGTAGAAAGTCTGCATACAGGATTGGTTGGTACGATTATCCGCAGAGGAACTAATCACCTGATCTGTGTCACGAAAGAGGACTATATGTTTAAGTCCTGGATCCGTGATGTCATGGAATACACTGAGAAGAAAATGGAACGTCGTATGAGAGTTCCTGGAAAACCAAACACACTCGAAGGAACTGGTGGTTATACGAAGAATGCTATGGCAGCAACTGGCACATCTAGTATCAAGAATTTCATAAATAAGTATAAGATTAAAAAGTCATAGAATTACCATGTCTAATGGAATCGGTAAAAATCCTTTAAACGATATTTCAAAGGTATACTTAGATCAAATCGTTGAGAAGAAGAAAGACGATACCTATCTTGAACCTGACATGAAGAAGCGTCAGGCAAATAATGAGAAGGCACGCAAAGAACTTGCCAAGGGTCCTCAAATGAAGAACCCCCATTTTGAATCTGCTGAGAAGAGTGGTTGGGATGCTGTCAATTCCCTCGCAGATGTATATAAGAATATGAATGAAGAAGAAGTTGATGAAGCGATGAGTTCATATGATAGAAATCGTAAGAGAGCAGCACAGAGAGCAGCAGACAGAAATGCTGCCAGAGCAGCAGGTAAGACAGGTGTAGTTCCTGGAGTTGGATATGTGTCTCCTAGAAAGGAGAAAGAATCATATGTTGATTCTGCAGGCACAACCAGACATAAGTCAGGCGCAAAGATGGAAGCACTTGATCCTGTCGGTAAGGAAGACGGTGATGTTAATAATGATGGTAAGAAAGACAGCACCGATTCTTACCTGATGAAGCGCCGCAAGGCAATTGGTAATGCGATGAAAAAGAAACTCAAAGAGTCAAGATCACTCTCTGAGGTTATGACTGATGAGGTTGATGAAAAACCCATCAAAGAAAAGAACGTAAAGAATAAGATCAAAATTAGTCCTAAACTGGGTGAAGCAGTTGAGGACCTTGGTGGTGAACTGCTTGAAATGACTGAAGTTGATGAAGCAGTCTACGGTGGCACTCCTAAAGAGGAACCAAAAGACAAGCGCATGGTTGTCACTAATGCTGATAAGAAAGGAAACACACCTGCTTATCGTGCATTCAAAGCAGGTGACAAGCGTTACAAGGCTGCTGATCACATGAAAGAAGAGCAGGTTGATGAAGAGAAGAAACCTTTACCCAAGACAAAGATGTTCCGCAAAGCGGGCAACTTAGGACGTGATGCAATTAGCACTCCTATCGATCCTGAGAAACGTCAGAAGGCATACGATCGTTCTAAGAAGATTATCAAAACTTTGAACCAGAATGAGGATGTAAGCCTGGGAAAGTCACCAGAAACCTCAGAAATTCCTGAGGAGATGTCTCCACAGGAGATTCAACTTCAAAAGAAAAAAGCAACCATCGATAAGATGATTGCTCAAAGAAGAAAGACTGAACTTGCAAAAGGTAATGCTCCTACCAAAACCATGGGTGAAGGCAAGGGAGATCCTTGCTGGGACACTCACAAGCAAGTTGGTATGAAGAAGAAAGGAAACCGTATGGTTCCTAATTGTGTTCCCAAGAATGAGGAAGTAGAACTTGATGAACGTACCCGTTTCGCAAAAGAAACAGGTAAAGATTTCAAGACTGGTAATCCATCTGAAAAGGGTGGCACCAGAACTGGCAAGTCTGCTTTTGATAAAGTAAGTCGCGATATGCGTAAGACTGGTGGTGTAATGTCCTCCAGAGGCAAAGGTATTCAACCTCAAGGTAAGAAGAAGGTCAAAGGTGCTAAGGGTTACAAAGGTGTAACTCCTGTAGATAAGATTAGGAACAGACTTGCTCAAAAGAGAGCAGCAAAACCTAACCCCTATAGAGCAAGAGCAGGTGAGTCCGACTGATGCCTGCTCTCTCTAAAAAACAACAGCGATTCTTTGGAATCGTTCGTGCGATTCAAAAAGGAGAACAAGCACCTACCACTCCTGAAACTGCTAAGGCAGCAAGGGATATGAAGAAGGGTGATGTAAAAGATTTTGCATCAACCAAACATAAAGGTTTGCCTGAGAAAAAGGTCAAGAAAGAAGAGACTGATTACAAGTCAAGAGATAAAATTATGAAGAAAGCAAATCCTCTTCATAAACATCTTTACAAGAACCTTCATAAGAAGGATAAGACTGGTGATGTAAATGAAGAAAGTAAGTATGATAGGTATGATACTGAAAAGAAAAAGTTTGCCAAGACCGACAAACGAATGAAGTTTGGTAAGTTCTATGACAAGGCAAAGGAGGCAAAGAATCGTCTTCGTCCTGGTGAAGTGAAACGTTACGACAAAAAACTTGGTAAGTACGTTTCTAATAAAGATTGACGATATATATAATAGTTACTGAGGTTCATCATGCTCGCATTCCTTTTACCTTTAGCATCTAAGATTATTTCTGATGCAGTTGCCAAGATTCCAGAGAACGAGGAACTTGGAGAGAAGTTAGTTGAGATCTGCTTAGTCATCTTAGGCAAGGCAGTTAAGCTTACAAAAACCGATATGGACGACCAATTATTGGAGGTCGTAACCAAAGCAATCGCTGCCCGTGAGGGTGAGTGATTTTATAAATATCTAATATCAAGTAAATTTTAGAGAGAAAGACATGGCACTCTGGGGAAATACCGATGCAATTAGTGTGAAGAGTGGTGGCACCGTTGCTATTAATTATGCTACAGGGGCTGTAACTGGTGCTGGCACTAGTTTTGGTGTGAGTGGTTTTGCTGATGTTGGCGACATCCTGAGAGTTGGAACTCGTGTAGGAACTGGTACATATTTTGGTGATGCTGTAATCGTTGCTGTTGCAAGCACAATTTCTTGCACCATCGGATCCACGATTGGTCTGCTTCATGCTGGTCCTAATGCACACACTTCAACTGGTGCAACTACCTTCCAGGTAAGCAGACTTCCAAAATACACCACCACGCAGCCTCGCTTCAGTCAGGACACTGACTTTAATAAAGCGGATGCTACCACAGCAACCGTAACAACTGCATCTGCAACTGGTGTAGCTGGTGTTGGAACAGATATTATTCCTGTTTCAGTATTAGGTGTTGTCAATACTAATAGCGATACTCTCGTAAATGACAGCAACAACATTAAGATTTCCTCAGTTAATGCAACACAAGTAAGTCTTGCATCAACAATCTCTGCTGGAATCTCTACTGGAGACACCTTGACCTTCCAGAGAACTGCTGGTGGATATGAAGCAAATGTCTATGCTGTTGCTGAAGGTGGTAAGGAGTCTGCTGCTGGTGGACAGTACCAGGTTGACCATGCTGGTTGGGTTGGTGTTACCACATACGTTGACAACCATGGCAACCTGAGAGTCAAGAAAGAGACTCTCGTCGCGATGTCTGGTATTACTACGGGCAACGTACCTCTCTATGATTCTGATCCCCTTGCATGATGACTGAATGATCTTTAATGAATTGAATGAGGATAACTTCCTCCTCTTCGCTATTAAAAATTATGAAAATCCTCAGGCAGTTACCAAAGAGGATTTTGATAAAGATCTAAATCACTTTAAGTATATCAAACGATTACTGAAGCGATATAAGAATACGGGTCAACTTAAGACTCATCTTCTTTTAAACCACTTTATCATTCTTTATAATATTTTTGGTGAAGCAACAACACCCATGTTGTTCTTTAAAATTGAAGAGGATTTGTGGTCTTCCATGAAAAGTTTTATCATTTTTCTTGGAAGATTTCCTGAATATCCTCACTCATCGATTCATGATATCCAGGTCGATATGTTTTGTTTATCGGAACTCTACAAGATCTATAATGAAAAAGAGTCCTCTTGATAAGATTATTCAGATGATTCGTGAGGATGCTCCCACGAATGCGATGGCACATGGGAAGATTGCAGGGTCAGTAGAGGCTGGAGATGATCCTCCAGTAAGAAAGAAAAAGAAAAAGAATTATGCATATGGTGGTCACGGCAGCAGGAGAGTCTGGTTAGATTACTTCAGAAAGCAAAATGGCAGAGCAAATTAAACTTGCGGTCCTAGAAGAGAAACTTCAAAACTTTGAGACATTAGTCTCTAGGTTGGACTCTGCTATTGAAAAAATTGCTGAGGTAAATAATAACGTGAGTAGGATGCTTGCCGTTCATGAGGAAAGAATTACGAAGCAAGAGGAAATCGACGCGGTGTTGTTTGATAAAATCGACAAACTCCGTGATAAAATGGACAGCGATCATGACATCGTTACTCAACGATTATCATTATTGGAACGGAAACTTTGGATTGGCATCGGAATACTGGGAGCAGTTGTAGCACTTACCAATCCTCAAGCAATCAAGACTCTCAGACCCTTGTTATCCTCTGCTGAAAGTGCTATAGTGGCACCAGCAGTTGCTTTTGTGGATGGATCATATTGACTCCAAGTTTATTGGACTCGTATCTTCACGGTTAGAAAAATTCAAGAGGGTAAAGGCGAATCTGTATAACTTTCGCTGCCCCATCTGTGGAGACTCTAAGAAGAACAAGAGTAAGACTAGAGGTTATTTGTATGCCGTGAAGGCAAACACTAACTTTAAGTGCCACAACTGTGGTGCTTCGATGTCACTTAACAACTTCTTGAAAGAAGTGGATCCTGTTATCCATAAGCAATATACTATGGAGAAGTTCAAGCAGGGACATACTGGTAGAAACTTTGTTACTGAAGAACCTGTCTTCAAGTTTGAGGCACCTAAATTTAAGAAGAAACTGAAACTTCCTAAGGCATCTGAGCATCCTAGATCTGCCGGATATCTAACGGCACGGAAACTCAATCCCGATGATTTCTACTATGCCAAACACTTTAAGAAGTTTGCCAACAGTCTCAAACCAACCTTTGATAGTGAGGAGCATGATGAAGAACGCATCATTATTCCTCTTTATTATGAAAAGAACTTAATTGGATTCCAGGGAAGATCCCTAGGTCCGAGCAAGGTTAAATACATTACCGTGATGCTTGATGATGACGCACCAAAAATCTACGGATTGGATAACATCAGAAGAGATGCTCCAGTCTACGTTACAGAAGGACCTTTCGACAGCACGTTCATTTGCAACGCGATTGCTATGTGCGGAGCTGACGCTGATGTTGGTCGTTGGGGGATTAGCAATCCTGTGTGGATCTATGATAACGAACCACGCAATAGAGAGATCACCAACCGTATCTCCAAAACAATTGATGCAGGTTACTCTGTAGTTATCTGGCCAAATGGCATAGATGATAAGGACATAAATGATATGGTGATGTCTGGACTGGACGTGCAGTCTGTGGTAGAATCAAACACTTATAGTGGATTAGAAGCAAAACTTAAATTCAACACTTGGAAGAAGATATGAGTAACGGTATTAAAGTTCAGAAGAGAGATGGGCGAATTGAGTCTCTTGACCTAGACAAGATGCATTTGATGGTTGACGAGGCAACCAAGGGTCTTGCAGGGGTGTCTGCGAGTCAAGTTGAGATGAAGTCGGGTATCCAGTTTTATGATGGCATCACCACCGCAGAGATTCAAGAAATTCTGATTAAGGCAGCAAGTGATCTGATTGATTTAGATCACCCGAACTATCAGTTTGTAGCAGCACGTCTGCTTCTCTTTAGTCTCCGTAAGAGTCTCTACGGAAAGATGAGAGAACTTCCTCATCTTGAGAATCACATCTATAGTTGTACAAATATTGATGTGTATGACAAAGAGATCTTCGTCAAGTATTCAAAGGAAGAGATTGATAAGGCAAACGGATATATTGATCATCACCGTGATTTCTTGTTCACCTATGCTGGTTTGAGGCAGGTTGCGGATAAATACCTAGTACAGGACAGGAGCAGTGGCGGAGTCTATGAGACTCCTCAGTTCATGTACATGATGATTGCTCTCACTATCTTCCAAGAATATCCTAAAGACACTAGGATGTCTTACGTTAAGAGGTACTATGACGCAATCTCCAGACACCGACTCAACATTCCCACACCTATCATGGCAGGAGTGCGAACTCCACTTCGACAGTTTGCTAGCTGTGTTCTTGTTGATGTTGATGACACCCTCGATTCTATCTTTAGCTCTGATATGGCAATTGGCCGCTACGTTGCACAAAGGGCGGGAATCGGTATCAACGCAGGTAGAATCCGTGGCATCAACAGTAAAATCAGAGGTGGAGAAGTCCAGCACACTGGCGTTGTTCCGTTTCTCAAAAAATTTGAATCGACTGTCAGATGCTGTACGCAAAATGGCATCAGAGGTGGATCAGCTACGGTTCACTTTCCAATCTGGCACCAAGAAATCGAAGACATCATCGTACTCAAGAACAACAAAGGAACCGAAGACAACCGCGTAAGAAAACTTGACTACTCTATCCAGATTACAAAACTTTTCTACGAACGTTTCATCCAAGATGCGGAGATTAGCTTATTCTCACCGCATGACACGCCGGGTCTCTATGATGCTTTTGGGACTGATCGTTTTGACGACTTATATGTTAGTTACGAACGAGATGAGTCTATTCCTAGAAAAACTATCGGGGCACAAAAATTGATCCTTGATCTTCTCAAGGAGAGAGCAGAGACTGGTCGAATCTATATCATGAACCTTGACCACTGCAATACTCACTCTTCCTTCAAAGACAAGGTAGAGATGTCTAATCTTTGTCAAGAAATTACTCTGCCAACTTATCCTCTTCAGCATATTGATGATGAGTTTGGTGAGATTGCTCTGTGTATTCTGTCTGCCATCAACGTTGGTAAGGTCAAGTCTGATGAGGAGTTGGAAGATCTCTGTGATCTTTCTGTACGTTCCCTTGATGAATTGATTGATTATCAGGAGTATCCAGTCAAGGCAGCAGAGGTCGCTACAAAGGCACGTAGGTCCCTTGGAATTGGTTTTATTGGTTTGGCACACTATCTTGCTAAACTTGGATTTAAATATGGATCTCAAGAGGCATGGGATGCTGTTCATGGTCTCTCAGAATCATTCCAATTCTACCTCCTTAAGTCATCAAACAAACTTGCTCAGGAGAAAGGACACTGCTCTAACTTTGGTCGCACTAAGTATGCAGATGGTATCCTGCCGATTGATACATACAAGAAGGATGTAGATGAAATCAGCACTCAGGAGTATCAGCATGATTGGGAGTCTCTTAGAGCATCTATCTTGGAGACAGGACTGCGACACAGCACTCTGTCCGCACAAATGCCTTCAGAGAGTAGTTCCGTTGTGTCAAACGCAACCAACGGAATCGAACCACCGCGTGGATTTTTGTCCATTAAGAAATCAAAGAAAGGACCTCTTAAGCAGGTTGTTCCGTCTTATACAACGTTGAAAAATAACTACACACTTTTGTGGGACATGCCTGATAACACAGGTTACATAAATGTGGTGGCAGTTATGCAAAAATTCTTTGATCAAGCCATATCTGGTAACTGGTCGTATAATCCCGAACACTTTGATGATAATGAGGTCCCTGTTTCTGTGATGGCAAATGATCTGCTGACTACATATAAGTATGGTTGGAAGACTTCATACTATCAAAATACAAATGACCTCAAGAGTGATGAGGTTGAGGAGGAGAAGTCTGACTTAAATAATCTGTTAAACGAATTAGAACAAGCCGAGGAGGGAGAGTGTGAATCCTGTGCAGTTTAAGGTGTCGTCAGTGGAAGATGTGAAAACTAAAGTTAAAGGCATGACTGTCTTTAACACCGAACAAGTTAATACTAAAAAGCAACCGATGTTCTTCGGTAAACCTCTGGGAGTCCAGAGATACGATTCATACAAATACCCAGTATTCGATAAACTTACAACGCAACAATTAGGATACTTCTGGAGACCAGAAGAAGTTTCACTACAGAAAGACCGTGGGGATTATCAAACACTTCGCCCAGAACAAAAGCATATCTATACCTCTAACCTCAAGTACCAGATTATGCTTGACTCCATTCAAGGGCGTGGTCCTGGGATGGCTTTTATTCCTTACTGTAGCTTACCTGAACTAGAGGCATGTATGGAGGTCTGGGGATTCATGGAGATGATCCATAGTCGCTCCTACACATACATTATCAAGAACATCTACAGCGACCCCTCAGAGGTCTTTGATAAGATTGTCACCGATGACCGTATCCTAGAGCGTGCTAGCAGCGTCACACAGGGGTATGACGACTTTATTCAGAGTGCTCATCAATATGATGGTAGCACCATGTGGGAACTTGCCACGGAGGGACATATTGGAGGTCAATATGATCGCCGTGAGGTGAAGCGTAAACTTTATAGAGCAGTTGCAAATGTCAACATCCTGGAAGGAATACGGTTTTATGTTTCTTTTGCTTGCAGTTTTGCTTTTGGTGAACTTAAACTCATGGAGGGTTCTGCAAAAATTATCTCCCTTATTGCTAGAGATGAGAATCAACACCTCGCCATCACCCAAAACATTCTGAACAAGTGGAGATCAGGTGATGATCCTGAGATGAAGCAGATCATGAAAGAAGAGGAGGAGTGGACTCTCAAAGCATTTGATAATGCAGTCAACGAAGAGAAACGTTGGGCAGACTATCTGTTCAGAGATGGATCGATGATTGGTTTGAATGACAAGTTGCTTCAGCAATATGTTGAGTGGATTGCTAATCGTCGTCTGAAAGCGATTGGTCTGAAACCACAGTATGATATTGCAGCAAGTAACAACCCTCTGCCCTGGACGCAGCATTGGATCTCTTCTAAGGGTCTTCAGGTAGCACCACAGGAGACTGAGGTAGAGTCCTACGTTGTCGGTGGTATCAAGCAAGATGTGAAAAAGGACACATTTAGTGGTTTTAAGCTCTGATTGTTGCTTAAATAGGGAGGAGTGATTCTCCTCCCATCGTGCCTAGAAATATGTTGACTAAAGACGAGATCAAGGTTAGAGTCTTGAAGTTGAAAAACGAATTGATTCATGAACAAGAACCTGTGATGTACAAAGATCTTGCTCATAAATACCTCAATAAGGTATTAGACATTCTGGATGAGTATCGAAGTTGATTATGAAAACCCCTGGATATTTGAAGGAACCCCTTTTTTATCTGAGAATATTGACGATAACTTCGGTTTTGTCTATCTCATTACAAATCTCACAAACAATCGCCAGTACATCGGTAGAAAATACTTTTGGAAGTTCCGAACTCCAAAAGGTAAAAAACGAAAAGTAAAATCCGAATCTGATTGGAAAAACTATTATGGGTCTTGTCCAGAACTTAAAGAAGACATTGAACGAATGGGGCGACAGAATTTTAGTCGCACTATCCTCTCAGTACATAAAACATCTGGCAAAACAAACTTTGAAGAAACAAGACAACTCTTCGTCAACGGGGTACTCACCGAGACCCTTGACAGCGGAGTCCCAAGATACTACAATGGAAACATCCTCAACAGATATTTCCGAAAAGACTACTATGAAGGAGACGGTTGACATCGTTAATCACATTCGTGAATGGGCAGTTGATCAAGTAGAATCTAAGGATGACTTTGATGAAATTGCAGATAGGTTTGCACTCATCGAAGAATACAAGGAATGGTTCAACCTTGAAGACGACCTTGAAATTGTAAGTCTTGACCAAATCAAAGAAGACGAGTATAATGACTTTGTTGATTACATGAATGACGGCATGGAACGCGGTTGATTCTTATTTGACTCGCTAGCTCAGTTGGATAGAGCAACTGCCTTCTAAGCAGTCGGTCGAAGGTTCGAGTCCTTCGCGAGTCGCTGGGCATCAGGAGAGACCACCACCACCTCCTCTCCTGTGTAAGACCCGCTTGCGAGTGTGGTGTAGCGGTAACATGCGAGCCTTCCAAGCTCTTGTCACGGGTTCGATCCCCGTCACTCGCTTAACGGATTAGCGACATCCGTGCTCACATCTCCGAGAGAAAAAAGAATCGGAACAACAACCCATGTGAGAGAGGGGTGGGATCCCCCTTGGTGCTACCGCTGCTGACGAGTAGCGGTTATTCTCAATCCTCTATAGCTCAGTTGGTAGAGCAGGTGACTGTTAATCACCCTGTCCCTGGTTCGAGTCCAGGTGGAGGAGTACGGGAGTTTGGCGCAGCGGTAGCGCATCTGCTTTACACGCAGCTGGTCACTGGTTCGATCCCAGTAACTCCCATTCCCTCTAAGAGGTCTATGAAAAATGATTACCGTAAGATGCAAAGAATGTGGAAAGGAATTGACTTCCACTAGTAAGGTTCAATTCTGTGGTTGCCCCAACCAAGTAAGAGTTGTGGACAACAAAGTTGGTGCTGTTGACTTGGATAAAGTCGTAATGGTATCTAACAACGTAGAGAATAAGATTAACAGTCATTTCTCTAGATCAGAACTCCTCTATCAAGAGGAGAGACGTAGGCGCAAAGTTCGTAGACTGGACTTTGAAGTCAAATAAGGAAGAGTGGTCGAGTGGTTTATGGCACTGGTCTTGAAAACCAGCGAGGGTGCAAGTCCTCCGTGGGTTCAAATCCCACCTCTTCCGTTATAATTTCCTAATATTTAATATTTTTGTAACAGTCTGATACACTAGATAGGTTGTAGGCAATCTTTCTACCACCATGCATCCCGACGAGTTACAAAACTGGCAGATTATCAAAGAGAAATTTGAGGAAAACGGCACAACAGACAACTACTTTTACAAGCGAGCTTGTGCTATAGTAAGCGGGCAACCGGACCCGATGAGTAATTTACCAAATGTCTCACAGGATGGATGAGATCAAACCTGAGCACTACCTTACTAAAAAAGAGTGCCAGGAGATGATCGACAAAGCAATTGACAAACACAATAAAACTGCTACAGTTATAAGTGCCATCCTCGGCGGTATCCTCCTTGCGTTTTATTCGCATGGTGTGCTATCATTAGTAGGTCGAGTGTAGGCTGCGGTAACCCCCTTGGTAGTTCAGGGTTAGCGGCGACAGGAACTACCACCACGGGGTGTAGCTCAGTTTGGTAGAGCACTCGCTTTGGGAGCGAGTGGCCGAAGGTTCAAATCCTTTCACCCCGATTGCTTATACATAATGGCAAGATGCAATTTTTTTCTGTGGAATACTGGCAGGAGAACTGGGAAACTCTCATGGAGAGAGTGGAGAATGGGGAAACAATTGGTGTAGAGAATGAGAACGGAGATAGAGCAGTAATGGTTCCAGCGGATGATGAAATCATACGCTTATACACAGATCACGAAGAAGGATCGTAGGGGGGTTTAGCAATCTGGTGAATGCAGCAAACTCATAATTTGCCTAAGGTGAGTTCGATCCTCACAACCCCTATTGACGGTTCTCCGTCATTCCCTTATAATACTAAGGTCAACAAGCAAGAAAATGACACTGACTAGTAAGTTCAAGAAAGACATTCAAACCCTCCGTGGTGCTGTAAACGGTGAGTTTTTCCTTGATGTGAAGAATCCGAAACTTCTCAAAAAGGTTCGTCGTTATTATGAGAATAACGGAGTTGTATTTTCTGGCGATGCTCTTGACGACTATGATATTCTAATGGAGCAAATCGCAATTGATCTTGAAGCAGTAGAGGCATGAAAATTCTTCTAGAGCGTTTCCCTTATCGTTATGTTGAGTCTGGCACACTTGAAAATGGTATGCCAGACTATCGCATTCAAAAAGCACATGAGTATACCAAGCGATACTCTGACATGTATCTTCTTGACAATCAGATGCAACTTCTGACTGCCATGGATGATTTTGAATACACCAAATGGTTGGACCCTGCAGGTGTTCCTTGCTACATCAAAGACTCGGTAAGTCGTTAAACTAGCCCTGGTCGGGATACCCCCAAGTCACGGATGGACTATAACAGAACTGGTGGAGTCATTAGACCCTCTAAAAACTAAATAATACAAGAGTAAATTCTTTAGTAAAATGGCAACAAAAGGAACGGCAGCAAAGTCTGCAAGTGGTGCATCGATGTCTAAGTATGATGTCGAAGTAGAGGCACGACTTAATCAAATTGAAGCGAGACTCGCAGAGATGGAAGTTAAACTTTATGAAGGTTCTGACGACTCTGTGAAAGCACAGTTGGAAGATCTTATTAAAAGACTACAGCGCAAAATGAGTTTCTGATGGTTTCTTGCTTTACCTAAGAGCAAGTGGTGCGGATGGAGGTAACACTCCCGCCCTGTTTCTTGCTTCAGGTTAAAGAGCAAGTGGCGTGCATGAAAGACCTTACGAGGGGTGGTTGTGTAAACCGCCCCTTTTTGCTATGATATATAAGGAGGAAAATTACTATTATTATGTCTCAGTATAAGAAGACAGCACTTGTTCTTGGTGCTGGTGGATTTATTGGAAGTCATATGGTCAAACGCCTACGCGCTGAGGGATATTGGGTGCGCGGTGTGGACCTTAAGGATACTGAGTTTTCATCGACTCAAGCACATGAATTTGTCACCGGTGATCTACGTGATGTGAGGTTTGTTCGTGAGTGTATCCAGTTCAAAGGATACCCTGGCAACTTTAATGCAAACGTACCTTATCAGTATGTTGAACCTTTTGATGAGATCTATCAGTTTGCTGCTGATATGGGTGGAGCAGGATTTGTCTTTACTGGAGAGAATGATGCAGAGATTATGCATAACTCCTGTACTATTAACTTGAATGTTCTTGAGGAAGTTCGTAAACTGAACGAGACCTTCGATGGTGTTGTAAAAGAATGGACGGAAGCAAATCGTCCTAAGTTGGATCAACCCACCAAGATCTTCTACTCTGGATCTGCTTGCATGTATCCTGAGTATAATCAACTTGACCCTGATAACCCTGATTGCCGTGAAGAATCAGCATACCCAGCAGCACCAGACTCAGAGTATGGGTGGGAGAAACTCTTCAGTGAGCGGTTGTATCTCGCTTATAATAGGAATCATGGCATTCCTATTTGTATTGCTCGCTACCACAATATCTTCGGACCAGAAGGAACCTGGGAGGGAGGAAGAGAGAAAGCGCCAGCTGCAATCTGCCGCAAGGTCGCTTATCTCCCGGAGTCGGGTGGAGCAATCGAGGTGTGGGGAGATGGTCTACAGACTCGTTCCTTCCTGTTCATTGATGAATGCATCGAAGCGACTTGGAGACTAATGCAGTCTGACTTCCAAGGACCTGTGAATATTGGTTCTGAAGAGATGGTTACAATCAATCAACTCGTGGATACCGTTGCTAAAGTTTCTGGTAAGGATGTGAACAAGATTCATATCGATGGTCCTCTTGGAGTCCGTGGTCGTAACTCTAACAACGATCTGATTCGTGAGAATCTTGGATGGGATTATCAGATGACTCTTGAGGAGGGCATCGCTAAAACTTATGCATGGATTGAGGAGCAAACTAAACAGTGATTGGATTTAATTATCTTGGCAAACTGGGGCAACTTGGAAATCAAATGTTCCAGGTTGCTGCCCTGAAAGGTATTGCTGCCAATCGTGGTTTTAACTTTTGCTTTCCAAACCATGATGAAGTTTTTGATGATGGTATCGGAAACAAACTGCACATCGAATTGTTCAAACCATTCAAGTTGTCTCGCACCAGTCAACTGAATCTTCAGGCAATTGATCCTGACAGACCTGTAGTTCAGGAGCAAGGATTTCAATTCAACGAAACTCTGTTTAATGAGTGTCCTGACTGGGTGAGTCTGTATGGATTCTTCCAGACTGAAAAATACTTCAAGCATATTGAAGATGAGATCCGTGAGGACTTCTCATTTAAGGATGAGATTGAGGGACCATGTAAGGAGATGATTGAAGCAGTTGAAGAACCGATTGGTCTTCACATTCGTAGAGGAGATTTTCTTACGAATAACGCTAATCACAACAATCTGACCCTTGAATACTATGCTGAAGCATTAGATAAATTTAAGTCAGATAGAAATGTGATTATTTTTTCTGATGATACTGAGTGGTGTAAGCAACAGGAACTGTTCTCTGGCGATAGATTCCTTGTCTCAGAAAGTGGCAACCCATATGTTGATCTCTGTCTGATGAGCATGTGCTCTGACTTTATTATTGCCAACAGCACGTTCTCCTGGTGGGGTGCATGGTTGGCGAATAGAGGTACAGTCATCGCTCCTAAGAAATGGTTCGGACCTAATAACGCACACCTAGATACTAGTGACTTATATCCTGAGAGTTGGACTGTGATATGAAACTTGCCGTTGTTTTTATTGGCACAGGTGACTATATTAACTTCTTACCTTCATATTATGAGGCATGTGAAGAGTTTCTAGTCCCTAATACTGAGAAGACATACTTTGTTTTTACTGATGGTGACATCGGTGATCCTCCAGAGAATGTGAAACTGTATGAGCAAGAGCATCTGCCTTGGCCATATATCACTCTGGAGCGTTTTAAGTATATCTTAAAAGCAGAGTCTGACCTAGCAGAATTTGATTATGTTCTCTTCCTAGATGCAGACACCCGTGTGGTTGAGACTGTGACTGAGGAAGAATTGTTCACCGACAAGAAATATATTGGTGTTCATCACCCCTGCCATTTCTTGGGTATGCCACCTCATGACAACCCTCCTGGTGCCTTTGAGACACGCTTTGAATCTGCTGCTGGTATTTCAGGTGATGATGACACCTCAATTTACTTCCAGGGGTGTCTGTGGGGAGGTAAGATGCCCTATGTTCTTGATATGATTAGGGAGTTGGCACAGAGAACTCAGTTTGATTTAAATCGTGATGTCATCGCACAGTGGCATGATGAGAGTCAGATGAATAAATTCTTTTGTGAACGCAGAGAAGACGTTCATGTGATGGGACCAGAATATGCATACCCAGAATGCTTTGGAGCATACTGCACCTTTGAACCCAAAATCGTGCATCTAGCAAAGGACAATTCAAAGTATCAGCAGTAATGTTTAACAGGTATGTAAATAAAGCAGACTTGCTTATCTACAGTAAGTTTATTTTAGATAATCAGTATCCTGATAGATACAGGATGAAGAACGATCAAGAGCAGCACCTTTATAAGACACCTGATTGTTATTCAAAGTGGGCGTCTATCCTGATGATGTTTAATGAGATTAAAAAGGATGGTATAAAGGTTGTCGATCTGGGTGTAGGTGAGGGACCAGTTCCACATATTATCTGTGACCAAGGATATGATGTCACAGGTGTTGATAATATGAGAATAGATCATCCATTTAAGACTAGTCTGGTACAGATGATTTTAAGAGATGCCATCGAATTTCTTACAGATATTGAGGAAGAATCAGTTGATGTATTTACTGACAGTTGCTCTGTAACTCACTTTGATTTTGGTGGTGGACAAAATCCTGGATGGAAAAATGTGTTATCTAGTGTGTATCAAAAATTAAAACCAGGTGGATACTTTCTAATCGCTAGTGATTGTCATGCTCTACCTGAGAGAAAAACAAACGGAGAGTTTTTGTTAGGAGAGGAAATTGCTGCTACTGCAAAGGAGTGTGGATTTACGTTGACCACAGAGTTTAATAATGATAAGATGGATATAATTTATAGAAACGCTGGTCGAGAAACAGACTTATCCGTTGCAACCTTTATGTTAAAAAAATGATTAAACTTGTTATTCTTGATGTCGATGGTGTAATGACTGACGGCAAGAAGTATTATGATCGTGACGGTAATGTCGTGATGAAAAACTTCTGTGATAAAGACTGGACTGCAGTCAAACGCTTTCGTGCGATTGGAATCCCTGTTGTATTTTTGACAGGCGACCCCTTCAACGCCAAAATTCTAAGTAATAGAAACTTACCATACGTTGTCAATCGTGGTGAAGGATTTCATAGAGATAAGGTAAATTTCCTTGATGAGATTCTTCTTGACTACAATTGTGGAGCAGAGGATGTTGTTTATCTGGGTGACGATCTGTTTGATTATGGTATAATGGAGGCAGTAGGACACCCTTACTCCATGGCAGACTCTCCTGCTATGCTTCAGAACATTTCTGTGCCTCTTGCCTGCAAGGGTGGAGAGAATGCTATCATGTATCTGTACGAAGATCTGGAGGAACTGGAGATTATTCCTCGTATTCCTTATGATGTTGTCATGGAAAAAATCTACGAACTTGATTTGAAGGAAAAATTCTGATGAAAGATATTTCTCTTTATGGTCACTTGACGATTGATACGATTGTCGATGGTGTTAAAGAAAGAAAGACTCTGGGTTCTATGGCAAACGTCTGGAAAGCGTTGCTAGAACTAGATGCGACCCTTGATATTGGTCTCTCACCTATTGATGTGGGTCAAGCGTTGATCTATATCGATAAACCTGCTGCTCAACGGTACTCAAAGGTGCAGTTGAGTCTGGTAGAACATCAGGCAAAGATCTACTCATCGAAGATTCATCACCTGATTTACCTTAATGAGTTGACTCGGACTGATTTCATCCCTGCTCTGGACGGTATTATCACCGCAGACATCTGTCCTGGTAGGTCTGTCAATAAAGAGTTACTCAAGCATGTAGACTATCTGTTTATTTCTGATGAGGATATTGATGGTGACTTGTCTGACTACACAGAGGTAACAAGAGGATGGGTAATTCTGCATAGTGCCTCTGGTAGTGTGGTCTCAAACGGTGAGAAGGAGTTTTTCTACAAGTTGCCAGAGGATTTGATGCTCAGGGATGTGAATGTCCTTGGTGCAGGTGATACATTTGCCTCTTGTTTCTTGCATAAATTACTACAGAATGAAGGAGATATCCACAACTGGATTGAATTTGCTCATTTAAAGACGACTGAAATCATTAGGAATTCAATATGAAACCAAATATCCTTGTCCCTATGGCAGGACTTGGGAGCCGCTTCATCAAAGAAGGGTTCAAGGTTCCCAAGCAGTTAATTAATATCAAAGATAAACATCTGATTGACATCTCTCTTGATTGTTTGGATTATGAGGGATGCAATCTTATTTTTGTGGTTCGTGATGAGACAGTCTATAATCACCACATGGACGAACTTCTGCGTAAGAAGTTTGGTGACGACATCAAAGTAGTTATTCTCGATAAACTAACAGATGGATCGGTTTCTAGTTGTCTTTACGCCGAAGAATATATTGACAACGATGCTCCTCTTATTATTCATACTCTGGATATTGAGTTTAGACCCGTTTTTAATCCTCATGTTATGACAGAGATGGATGCTGATGGACTGATCCTCACATTCAAATCAAACTCTGCAAACTACAGTTATGCTAAGGTCGGTGACGATGGATTTGTCACGGAGACTGCAGAGAAGAAAGCAATTAGCAATAATGCCTGTGTAGGAATCTATGGATTCAAGAAAGGATCTGACTTCTGCAAGTATGCACGAGACATGATCAACCGTGACCTACGCACTAAGAATGAGTTTTATATCTCTCCACTTTACAATCTTTTGATTGAAGACAACAAACAGATCAAGACACGATCTGTAGATAAAATGCATGTCTTTGGAACTCCTGATGAATATCACTTCTACAAAGATAATGTCACTCGTCGTATTGGTGATAAACCTATTGCCATTTGTTCTGATCATTCTGGCTTTGAGGCAAAAGAAATCTTCAAAGAAGTTCTAGACAAGCATGGTCTGGAGTATATTGACTTTGGAACTGTGTTGAATCGTGATTGTGACTACCGTGATTACATCGCATCAGCAGTCAAATCTATCGGTGAGCGTGATTGTGACTATGGATTTGGGTTTTGTCGCACAGGTCAAGGTGTGAATATCTGTGCAAACAAGTACAAAGGTATTAGATCTGCTCTGATTTATGATAATTTTGCTATGGAAATGTCAATCCGACACAACTGTGCAAACTTTTTTGCTATCCCAGCAAAGGATGCAGACTATGATGTATTAGATAAGTATCTTGAGATCTGTTCCTCCAATACCTTTGATGGTGGTCGTCATCAGATTCGTATTCAGGAGTTGGAGAAGTGATTGAAGCAAATATTCAAGACTTTCATGGGGGATGGTTCGTAGGAGACTTCGATCCATCCCTTTTCAAGAACCCATTTTTTGAGGTTGCACACCATAAACATGAGAAAGGATGTGAAACATTCCCTCATTTTCACAAAGTCACTAATGAGTTGAACTATATTGTGAGTGGTGAACTCATGGTTTCTGGTAAACATTTGAAAGCAGGAGACATGTGGATCTATGAACCGAATGAAGTCTCTGATGTTGAGTTCCTTGAGGACTCTGAATTGATTATTGTAAGGTGGCCATCTATTCCCTCTGATAAGTATCCAGCATGAAACTAGCACTTTGTTTTTCGGGGCAACCCAGGTTCACAGAGGAGTGTTCTGGTAGCATTCTTGCTAATGTTATCCAAAATCATGACGTTGATGTCTTCGCACACCTGTGGTTTGACGAAGATTTGCAGACAAAACCCTATAAATTTGGTGGAACTGGTGCATGGGAGGCACAGAGAATCCAAGAGAATGCTATTGAGACCTTCCAAAAGATCTACCAACCTGTCAGTCTGGCAGTAGAAAAGAGCAAATTCTTTGGTGATCCTGACCTTGATGCTGACTTTGAGGCATCAGAAGCAAAGTATTGGCCAGGTGGTATTGAAGAGCAACCAGACTTTCAGAAGAGACAAATCAACAACAGTCTCTCATATTTCTACAGTCTCTGTGAGGCAAATAGATTAAGAAAACTGTATGAATATGATAATAAGATAAAATATGATTATGTAATTAGATGTAGAACCGATAGCGTGGTGCAAGTTCCCATCCCATATGAGAAATTTGACCCTAATGCAATCCATTTTACGTCACTTCAAGCACCTCCACCGTTCCTGAATGACTGGTTTAACTTCGGTGGACCCGAAGCGATGGAGTCATTTATGGGTGTATTCCCTCTCCTTCGCAGTTTGATCCGCTCAACTAAGGAGAGACGTGAGGGAACATGGTGCATCGAACTAATTCATGTGGAGTTGCTAGATAGAATGGGCATCCCCATGCAGAGGCATCCAATCCCCGTCACACTTCCAAGATTCTGATATGAAAGTTGTAATTCCCATGTCTGGGATGAGTCGTAGATTCTCAGTAGCAGGTTATAAAGATCCAAAATACCTTTTAGAGATTGATGGCATGACTGTCATCGAACATATTGTCAATCTGTATCCAAAAGACTCAGAGTTTGTATTCATTATTAATGACAAACATGAGAAAGAGACTGAAGTAGTTGAAGTTTTGAACCGTATTACAGATGATCCGACCATCATTACCATCAATCAACATAAGAAAGGACCAGTTCATACGGTATTAGAGGCAGAGAGATTTATCGATGATGATGAACCTGTCATCGTTAATTACTGTGACTTCTCTATGAAGTGGGACTACGATGACTTTGTTTCTCACGTCGAAGACACCGAGTGTGATGGGTCTGTGATCTCATATACTGGATTCCACCCTCACATGCTGGGTAGTGATAACTATGCTTTCTGTAGATTAAGAGAAGGATCATATCAGATCGAAGAGATTAGAGAGAAGCAACCATTTACTGACAACAAGATGTCAGAGTATGCCTCTACTGGCACTTACTATTTCAAGAAAGGTAAGTATATCAAGCATTATTTTCAGCAATTGATTGATGAAGAAATCAGTTGTAAGGATGAATATTATGTCAGTCTTGTTTACAACTTGATGATTAAGGATGGACTTTATAACACCGTATATGAGGTCCCAAACATGCTTCAGTGGGGAACACCACTAGATGTGAAGATGTATCAGCAGTGGTCAAATTACTATGCTGACAATATGAATGGCATCAAACTTCTTAAAATTAAGGGATGCACCACCGTCATTCCCATGGCAGGTGCAGGTAGTAGATTCTCAAAAGAAGGATACGGAGTTCCCAAACCATTTCTTGAAGTGAATGGTGGATATATGATCAATCAGGCACTCCGATGCCTTCCTGAAACTGATAATAAGATCTTTGCATGTCTCAGATCTCATATGAGTATGCTGCCCCTAGAGGACTTTGAAAACGTTGTTTGGATTGATGAGGTCACAGAGGGACAAGCTTGCACCACAGAATTATTGGTTGACAAAGTGAACGAGGGTGATTCAATTCTACTCTCTGCATGTGATAATGGTGCTCTCTATGACTCAGATAAGTTTGCAGACCTTATTGAGAATGTTGAGAATGATATTGTAGTCTGGAGTTATAGAAATAATTACACAGCACACCACAATCCCAACATGTATTCGTGGTTAGATGTGGATGATGATGGAAATGTTAACAAGGTAAATGTCAAGAAATTCCCATATGGATCAAACCCTGTAGATGAATATGCTATAGTAGGGACTATGTTCTTTAGAAATAAAGAAGTTTATAAAAAATCTCTTGAACGACTGTATGAAATCGATGAGAGAGTTAACGGTGAGTTCTATGTAGATACACTATTGAACACCGCAATAGAACTTGGATACAAGGTCAAGAATTTTGAGATTGATCACTATATTTGTTGGGGAACACCTAACGATTTAAAGACTTATAGATACTGGCAAAGATTTTTTACATCTGTAGATTGGCACCCTTATGACTACTATAAAGATTTCTTCACAGATTAGATACTGGGACCAAAGTCCAACTAGAAGAATCACACCTACGGACAGGAATGGTAGGACAATTGAGGTAGCATATTTTCATCTCGCTCAATTCACAGGATATTCTAAACATTATCCTCTTCCACTTCTTTACTCTTATAAGAATAAAAAACTCTCTCTACCTTTGAGAGAAAAGTTCATGTCTTTGGACAGAGGAACAGTCTATGAAGCAAGTGATATGTTTTTTGAGGATGAACTTCCTGAGGTGCAAAAGACAGTAGACATTCCCGTGTTTTACTTCGTGTATAACATGGCAAACTATTACCATTTTATCTACGATACACTGCCATATCTGTACTCTTACTTTAATGAGAAGAAGATTCACCCTGACATGAAACTCCTTGTCAGTCCGCCTGAGGGTCAGGATGATCTGTATCCTTTCGTATGGGACTCTTTGAACATGCTGGGGATTACGAAAGATGATGTGGTGTTTCTTGACCCAGAAGTGATGTATAACCGTGTATGTGTGTCATCTTCTCTGACACATAATGGTCTCTCTAACTGTCCACCCCATGACGGTGTGTTTGAGATTTTGAATAGTTTGAAGAGTGACTATATTGGTCCAGAAAAGATTTATATCTCACGTCGCACCTGGGTTCACAATAAAAAAGACAACATCGGAACGGACTATACAGAACGTCGTCGCTGTGTAAATGAAGATCAGATGGCACAGATCTTTAAACTGTATGGATTTAAAGAAATTTTCTGTGAGAACTTGACAATGGAGGAGAAGATTGGTATGTTTAGGACTGCAAAATATGTCGCAGGTCCTATAGGTGGTGGGATGTGCAATCTTATTTTCTCTCCTTCAGAGACCAAAGTTATGTCAATCAATAGTCCTACATTCATGGATGTGAACTTGAGATTCGCATACTCTATGGTTCATACCGATCTCTTTAACTTTGAACATACAGAGTTTGTGGATAGGCAGGAGGAGAGTGTTGAGAGTGAGGGATCTCTATCTATTACTGGGGGTCTTAATTCACCTTGGCAAGTTGATCTAAATAAACTATCCAAAATTCTTGATAAATGGATTCAATCATAGAGTTAGCAAGGACGTTAGGTCCATATGCTATATGCGGGGAGGGTAACGTCTCCGTGAAGGATGATGACTGTTTCTGGGTGAAAGCAAGTGGTACATCACTTGACACTCTTGAGAAGAAAGATCTTGTCGCGTGCAAGATGAGTGGTGTGCCTTTTGATTCTCTGGGCATCAAACCAAGTATTGAAACTTCTTTTCATGCATGGTTGCAGCGTGAGTTTGATGCTATCAAGTATGTGGCACACACTCATCCTCCCAAGACGATGCAGGTTGTGTGTTCAGAGCAGATTTACTCGTTTGCTGAGCATAGATTGTTTCCTGATCAGGTGGTGAGGAACGGTGCAAAGTCTTGCGTCGTGCCATATGCCATGCCAGGTAAACCACTTTTAGAAGAAATTAAGAAGAGTGTTCTTGCATTTATAGAGGTTGAGGAATATTTTCCTAAATTGATCTTACTGCAGAATCATGGTATAATTGTAGCGTCTACCTCACACAAAGAGTGTATTGCATCTACTCTGATGTGTGAAAAATCTGCAGAGATCTTTATTGGTGCAAAGGTTCTGGGTCAAACTAGATTCCTTTCTGCTGAAGAGGTTGAAGAAATTGACAAGTGTCCAAGCGAAGAAAGAAGGAGAATGATGTATCGATGATAATCTACGTTGATATTGACGAGACCATTTGTCATAGAGAAACTTCTACTGACTTTGGAGTGACGCATGACTATACGAAAGCAAAACCCATTCAAGAAAACATAGATAAGATTAATAAGTTGTATGATGATGGTCATACAATTGTCTATTGGACTGCACGAGGCAGTAGAAAACAGATTGACTGGACTGAACTTACTAAGAATCAATTGGAAGAGTGGGGTGCCAAGTATAATGAACTGAGAACTGACAAACCTTTCTATGATCTTTTTGTTGAAGATAAATCATGTGTGATCGAACAACTTTAAAAATTATTTCTCACCGAGGTAATATTAAAGGACCTCAACCAGACAAAGAAAATAGACCTAGTTACATCGATTGTGCTATTGGTAATGGATATCAGGTAGAGATTGATGTCAATCTACGTGATGGTGAACTGTGGTTAGGTCATGATGAACCTCAGTATAAGATCAATCATAAGTGGATTGATGAGAGAGCAGATTATCTGTGGTTGCACTGCAAGGACTTTGATGCGGCTAGAGAGTGCTGGCAATATCAAGCATTCTGTCACTCTGGTGATCCATTCGTTTACACCTCTAACGGTAAGATCTGGTTGCATGGTGAGAATGACAACCTATATACCCTTGACGACATGACTATTATTCCAGTCATTAACGAAGAGGATTCAAAGTCCTTTGGCACTATGTTGCTGAGAGGGTCTACACAATTTTTTGGAATGCCTTTTGGTGTTTGTACTGACTACCCTGCCATTATTGGAGAATATGTATGAGTAAGAAATTTGCGGTTTGTTTTTCTGGGTATCCTAGATTCGTTAGACAACAATTTAAGAGCATCAAAGAGAACTTCTTAGATGGTCTGGGTGACTATGATGTCTACGCTAAGTTCCAATGGAAAGACGATTACGAAAATATTCAGATTCATCATGAGTATGATGATAAGTTTGAGGTCAACGAACTTGAGGACTTCAAAGAACTGTATGCAGACAAACTGAAGAAGATTGAGGTTATTGAACCATACAAGTTTGACTTAGAGTTTAGTGACCAGAGTGCTGAAGGAGATATGTTCCTGTCCAAAGAGCAGGCAAAGGATGTTGGATATCGAATGAAGTGCCAGTTCCAAGGTATTGCTGACTGTATTGACATCATCGACAATATCGAGGACTATGATTATGTTGTCCGCATGAGGACTGATGTGACCTTCATGTCTGAGATTGAGATGAAGGACCTTGAGACTGATGTCATCATGAATCAGGATGGTTTTGTTGCTGGTCGTGATCGTCCCTGGTCTGATTGGTTCTTCATCTCTCCGGTCAAGGATGTTCAGTTCTTTCATGATATGGCAAAGATTGAGGAGCACTTTAGTGGGGGTGTCAGACACACCCATAACGTCCTTGCAGAGGTCGGACGTAAGTATGGCATGGAATACTTTGAGTTCTATGTTAGAACTCCCACAGCAACTGGTGGTGATATTGGCACACCGTTTAAGAAACAAACTAACAAGTATACTGTTATTGCACGATGACTACAGTTTTTGCCAAGGCACCGTTGCGTTTAGCGATGGCAGGTGGCGGAACTGATCTTCTGCCATACTGGAGACATTATGGTGGTGTGGTATTGAATGGGACGATTGACCAGTATGCTTACTGTAAGATTGAACCATACCATGAGTGGTTGTTTAAGAGTGTTGATCTTGAAGAGGAGGAGGGGTATTTTCCTCTAGGTGATCAGTATGTTGACACAAAATTAAAACTGCTGATCAATACATATCAATACCTTACAAAGGGTATTGATAGGCATCCTGTTAAGATCACAACATTTGTTGAGGCACCTCCTGGTAGTGGTCTTGGTAGTTCTAGTGCTCTTGTAGTAGCACTTATCTCTGCTATTGCTGAGTATTACAGCATCCCTCTAGGCGAATATGATGTTGCAGAGTATGCTGTAGAGATTGAAAGAAATATTTGTAACCTTCCAGGTGGTAAGCAGGATCAATTTGCTGCTGCATTTGGTGGGTTTAACTTTATTGAGTTCTTGCCTGACGGTAGGACAATTGTGAATCCTTTGAGACTTAATCCAAAGACTCAGAACATGCTTGAGTTGAGCACGGTCTTGTATTACGTCGGCAAACCAAGGATGGACGAGAGAGTTATTGAGAATACTTCACTTAATCTCCTCAATAACGATGAAGCAACTCTACAAGCAACACATAGAATCAAATCTGCTGCCATAGAATACAAGAGAAGTCTTCTTCTAGGTGATGTTGATAAGATCTGTGAGACCATGAACACCTATTGGAAGAACAAAATTCAGACTAATGAGAAGGTTGTCTCTCCTGAGTTGCTAGATAGTTATGAGTTTGCTCTTAAGAACGGAGCGAAAGCTGCTAAGATATCTGGTGCTGGTGGCGGTGGTCACATGATTCTCTTCACAGATTTTGAGAGGAGACATCAACTTATTTCTGCTCTGAAAAAGAGAAAGAAGGGAAGAGTGGTGCCATTTAAGTTCGTCAAACATGGGGTTGATGTATGGAGACCGTAGAACTTCATCCAAAAGGATGGGGATACGAAAAATGGATTGTCAATACTGATGAGTATTGTGGCAAACTTCTCTTCTTTGAAGAAGGAAAGAGGTGTTCGTGGCACTATCATAAACTGAAAGATGAAACTTTCTATCTTCAGTCTGGTAAGATGTTGCTTTATTATGGAGACTCTGACGATCTGAACTTAGCAAAGGACCGTATCTTAGAACCAGGAGACAAGTTTCATATCTACCGTGGATTGAGACATCAGATGGTTGCAGTTGAACCGTCTGAACTTTTTGAATTTTCAACACAACATTTTGAAGATGATAGTTACAGAGTTATCAAAGGGGACTAAGTTATATCTGCTGGTAGGTGGTCGTGGAACTAGATTAGCGTCTGTAACTAACGGTAAACCTAAACCTCTTGTAGATATTCAAGAGCAATCATTCCTTGATATTGTTTTAGACAACTTATCTGGGTTTGATGTCACCTTGATATGCTCTGATTTAAACTACGAATACTTTAAAACTTACCGTAGGTCTGGTTATGAAGTATTCAACGAAGGCATTCCCTCAGGAACTGGTGGATTTTTACGGAAAGTAAATCTACCAGATTCTTTTTATGTGATGAATGGTGACACCTTTTTCTCTGGTGATTTGAACCTGGATTGTGATGAGTCAACTATCTTTGTTGCTGAAGAAGATGTGACTCATGACGTTGGATACATCCAAGGAGAGGATGGAAAGGTGAAATGTTTTGTAGAAAAGAATCCTGATGCATCTGGTAAGGAACTTGTGAGTCTTGGTATCTACAAATTGTTTAAGAAAGATATAGATATTCCGAATAAGTTGCCCGTCAGTATGGAATATGATATACTACCAAAGATGGAACTATGTTACAAAATTCTAAAGACTAGAAGGTTCGACATCGGAACTCCTGAAAGATTACAAACATTCAAAGACTGGGTATGTTAAAGATTATTGGTGCCACCGGTAATGTTGGCAAAAGACTTTTAGAAAAATCTCTTGATGTTTGGCATGATGATGTAGAAGCGATTGCTACACGTCTTGATAAAGATGAATTGGAATATGATTTTGACTCTCTTAATCATGAAGATGTGATTGCTTTTTGTGCAGCAATCTCTGAACCGACTGTTTGTGCTAATAATCCTGAACTGGCTAGGAAAGTCAACGTAACTAAAACGATTGAGTTTATTGAAAAGTCAACTCAGAGGGGAGCAAGAGTTGTGTTTCTCTCAAGTGATGCGGTGTATGGTAATATTGATAATCAATTTGATGAGCAGTGGCATAAAGATCCGATTGGTGTCTATGGTGAGATGAAGTCTGAAGTTGAGGAATATTTCAGAGGAAGTCCTGATGTCAAAGTGCTTAGGTCATCGTTCAACTTCTTCAAAGAGGATAGATTTACATCGTATCTGCAGAAGTGTGCATTAAATCATGAGGTTGCGGAGGTATTCTCTCCTTTTGAAAGATCTATTATTCATCGTGATGATACAGTTGATGCTATACTAAGTCTTTCTAGAAACTGGGAGGGTCCTCAGTTCATCAATTGTGGTGGTCCTCATACTATTTGTAGGTCTGAGTTTGCTCAAATTTTGAAGGAAGAGGTGTTCCCTTCTCTTCAAATTGAGATTGTCAGACCACCTGAAAAATTCTATCAAGACAGACCTGGCACGGTATCGATGATCTCAAATCCTCTTGTTAATGTGCTTGGCAGACCACAAAGAACGTTGAGAGAGGCAATTCGCATGGAGTTTGACGTATGAAAAGAGTATTGATCACCGGAATCACAGGTCAAGTTGGTTCTCAATTAGCAGATTATATTCTCAATAACACCGATTACGAAGTAGTTGGTATGATGCGGTGGCAAGAACCACTTGATAACATCTATCACCTGACTGATCGTATCAATAAGAAAGACAGAATCAGCATTTACTATGCTGATTTGAATGATGGCATGTCCATCAGGAGAATGATTGAGGAGATTAGACCCGACTATATCTCTCATCTTGCTGCACAGTCATATCCAAAGACATCGTTTGATATTCCTATCGAAACTCTGCAAACAAACATCATCGGCACCGCTAATTTGCTTGAGGCAATCCGTCAGACACCAAAGTATGACCCTGTGGTGCATGTTTGCTCGTCATCTGAGGTCTATGGTAAGACACCGACAGGAGTTGTGCTTAATGAAGACACTCAAATGCATGGAGCAAGTCCATATAGTATCAGCAAAATTGGAACAGATCACCTAGGAAAATTCTATGGTGAGGCATATGGTCTGAAAACATTTATGACTCGTATGGGAACTCATACTGGACCTAGAAGGAGTGATGTTTTCTTTGAGAGCACGGTAGCAAAACAGATTGCTTTGATTGAAGCAGGTTATCAAGAACCTTATGTGTACGTTGGCAACTTGTCCAGCACTAGAACATTTCAAGATGCACGAGATGCGGTAAGAGCTTACTACCTGTTGCTTGAAGCAAGTGCTGAGGGTAGGATTGCACCAGGAGAACACTTTAATATCGCTGGTGACGAGGCATATAACCTGGAGGATGTTGTTAACCTGTTGCTGAGTTTTAGCACAAAGAGAGGTATTACAGTCAAAACTGATGTAAATCGTCTGAGACCTATCGATGCAGACTATCAGATGTTTGACAACGCTAAAATTAAAAGTGTGATTGATTGGAAACCTGAGATTCCTACCAGACAAATGTTTCTTGATCTTTTAGTCCACTGGAGAGAGCAGATTAAGGGTGGTCGTGTGCCCCTGAATCGTTGACTTGAGAGACAATATATACTATGATTGAAGAAACATATTGTCTGTATGAAAATTGTTATCTGGGGTCATCCCCTTGGGACGCATACTCATTCATATTCTAATCACGGATATTACCGAGCATTTAAACAACTAGGACATGATGTCCACTGGTTCCCTGATGAAGAACCACCAGAGGACTTTGACTTCTCCAACACCATCTTTATTGGTGAGGGAGATAGTGGTGCAAAACATATTCCCATCAACGACACTAGCACATACTTCATGATGTACCTTCCTGATCCCAGGAGGTTTGATGGTGTCAAGAATCTAATCGATGTTCGTCTGACTGCAAAGAACTGTAAGGATCACATCTACGACTTCTCATTTGACGCGAGCAAGTGTAAGTCCATGGGTCCTAGCGTGTGGTTTGAACCTAAGAAAGAAGGTCTCATTCACTTCAAGAACGACTATGTAGACGCAGAGATTCCTGATACAAACAAGATGTATATCAGTTGGGCAACGGATCTGCTGCCTGATGAGATTGACTTTGATGAGATGTATCGTGAGCGTGAGAAAGCTATCTGGTTCTGTGGAACAATCTCACCTCATGGTCAAGCAGAGAACTGGTCTAACTGGGAACCATTTATTGAGCAGTGTTCTAGTCATGGCTTAGATTTTCATTATAACGATGTGTGGCAGAATCCTTTGTCATTTGCTGATGTAATGGATCTGACCCGTCGATCTATGCTTGGTATCGATATTCGTGGTAAGTGGCACGTAGAGACCCGTGTGGTGACCTGTCGTGTGTTTAAGAACATCAGTTATGGTCATCTCGGCATGACTAACTCAGAGCAGATCTATCAAGAGATGGATGGCAATATGATTTACAATCCTGATCCTGCTCAACTATTCCATGATGGAATGAAGAATCGAACCAACTTTGATTTGATTCGTAAAGGTATGCAGTATGTCAAAGAGAATCACACATACATCAATCGTGCTACCTCCCTGTTGAAAGTATTTGAAGAAGTATCATGAATAAAGCAACTATTGTCTCTGCTCTCTTTAATATTGAGAGAGAGGTTATGGATGGTAGACCTTGGGAGGAGTATCTTAAATGGTTTGACATCTTTCTGAAACTTAAGACACCGATGGTTCTCTTTGTCACAGAGGACCTTGTGGAGTTTATTGACGAAAGACGTAAGGATATTCCAACTAAAGTCATCGTTCAGAAGACAGAAGACATCCCATACTTCTATCTTCATGACCAGATTCAAGAGATTCTTGACTCTGAAGAATACAAAGAGAAGATCTCTGATCCTGATAGGATTGAGTGTAATCATGCTATGTATTCTGTTATTCAGTATTCCAAATTCCCTTGGATGAAGAAAGCAGCAGAACTGAATCCACATGACTCTGATGTATTCTTCTGGTTGGATGCTGGTGGATCTAGATTCTTCGGTGACTTTGACCTGAACAAAGAGTTCCCAGGTAAACCCGCATATGAATCCCTGGAGGAGATGGGTGAAAGTTTCTTGATTCAGATGAATTGTGATTACTACCCTGATCTATTTCAGAAGAAAGAACTCACCCTGTCATACCTCTTTGACAATAGATCATATGTTCTGGGTTCTCTGTTTGGTGGACATAAGAACTCTGTTGCAAAGGTGTGTGATATGGTAGAGGACATTCTGTTGAACAGAATGATCAAGAAAGGTAATGTAAATAACGAACAGATTGCTCTAGGATACTTGGTTAAGAAGCATCCTGATGAGTTTTCTGTGTACTCCAGGACGAATGGAGAGCACATGGACATCTTTAACGTATTAGCAAGCGAATGAAAGTAGCAATTGTTGGACCTGGCATCATGCCTATCCCACCTACAGGATGGGGTGCAGTTGAGATTCTGATCTGGGATCAGAAACTTGCTCTTGAGAAACTGGGTCATGAAGTTCAGATTGTAAATACACCTAACCCTGTTGAAATTATTCAACAGATCAACGCATATCGACCCGACTTTGTTCATGTTCAGTATGATGACTTTGTTGAGGTTGTTCCCTACATTCAGTATCCTTGTGCGATTACCAGTCACTTTGGATATCTAGAGCAACCAAGTAGGTGGGATTACTATGGTCCTAGGGTAGCAAAGAAATTTGTAGAACTTAAACCAAATGTATTCTGTTTGTCTCAGGGCATTAAGGATACTTACAATAGTATGATGGGATTTAAAGATGAGAATCTTTTTGTCACACCTAACGGAGTCAACCTCACTAACTTCAAAGTTTCTGACAATCCTGAGTGTCCTGACAAGTCTATCTACCTTGCTAAGATTGACTATCGTAAGCGTCAGCACATGTTCCAGAGTATTGAGAGTCTGTATTTTGCTGGCAATAATGCAGACCCCCGCTTTGATGTAAACACCAGATACCTGGGTGAGTGGTCCAAGGATCACCTCTATAACAACCTGACAGAGTTTGGCAACCTAATCCTACTGAGTGATGGTGAAGCACATCCTCTGGTCTGTCTTGAGGCATTTGCTGCAGGTCTTGGTGTGGTTGTAAGTGAGTGGGCTGCTGCCAACCTAGATACTAGTAAGGGATTTATCACAGTCATACCCGAATCGAAGATTAGCGATATCGAGTTTGTAGAATCGGAGATTATTAAGAACAGAGAATACTCTGCAGCAAATCGGGAAGAGATTCTTGACTATGCAAAAGAGTTTGAATGGTCTAGAATAGTTGATGAATACTATGTGCCCGCGATGAACAAGATTATTGAGAGATATCAATGAAGAATCTGGTTAGTATTTTTGCAGGTCATGATGCAAACATTTCTTTCTATAGTGCAAAGGAAGATAAGTATTACACAATTGAGATTGAGAGACTTGTAAAGAAGAGATATTTTCGTCTGCATGTAGATAATGACGAGCAGACTGTTCGTGATATTCTTTTCGAGTGTAGAAATATTGCTGCCACAGAGTGGGGTATCACTAACGACTATGAGACAGTTCTCGTCTCATCTGATGGTTGGATTAGTCCACCATCCATCATCAAAGAGGTGTTCAACACAGAGTCTGTGAAGACTGTTGCCCGACACCATGAGACCCATGCTGCTGCAGCATTCTACAAGTCCCCATTTGATGAGGCACTTATCATCTCCTACGATGGTGGTGGCGATGATGGATTCTTTAACGTCTATCGTGGAGGACCTGATGGTATTGAAAGTTTTGAAAGCATTCAGGCAGACTTTGGTGGTGCCTATCTTTTGTGTGGATCTCTAATTCGTGAGGTAGCAGAGAAGAGTAGACATCAACTTGCTCTGTCTGGAAAGTTGATGGGTCTCTGTGCATATGGAAACGTCGTAGAGGAATACATTCCTGCATTTGAGAAGTTCTTCTTTGACAAGGACTACAAGAGACTTGCAGAGGAAACTGGTCTGCCTCTAAAGAATGTTGATGATCCATGGGCAAATCCTCTGGAGAACTGGGTCTTTGAGGGTCAGCAAGGATACGATATTGCTGCTACGGCACAGCAGGCATTTGAGAATGCATTCTTTACTGTCTTGCAGAGATACGAACCCGATCTTCCCCTGGTCCTTACAGGTGGATGTGCCCTTAATGTGCTGGTAAATGAGAAGATCAAACAGGTAAGCACGCGACCTTTGTATGTCCCACCTGATCCCCATGATGGTAGTCTTTCTTTAGGACACCTGTTCTTGTATAAGAAACCAACCAAGAAAGTAGACATTACATATGCTGGTCTGCCTCTGGTTGACCGACATAGACTGAAGCGTGAGATCAAAAACTATAATGCCAAGAAGATTACCAAGGCAGATGCTGCTGAACTTCTGAAGCAAGGCAACATTATTGGATTTGTGTATGGAGATTCTGAGGTAGGACCACGCGCACTAGGTAATCGTTCTATTGTATGTGACCCTAACATCAAGGAGATGAAGGACATCTTGAATGCTAAGGTCAAGTTCCGTGAATGGTATCGTCCCTTTGCTCCTTTCTGTAAGAAGGAAGAAGCACACAGATACTTTGACTCACCTAACTTTGAGAACCTTGAGTACATGAGCTATGCTCCTAAGGTTCGTGAAGAATATATTGAGAAACTGCCATCCATCACTCATGCTGACAATACTGCTAGACTGCAGACTGTCACAGAAGAGTCACACGCACACTTCTATGAGTTGCTTACAGAGTTTGGTAAGATCTCAGAGACTAACGTGCTGCTGAATACTTCATTCAACATCAGAGGATTCCCTGTTCTCTCTTCAATTGAGGATGCTTTGTATGCTCTAAATAACACGCAAATGGATTATGTGGTGATTGAAGATTATCTTTTTGGTAAAGCAGAATGAAATTTGAATTAGGAGATTATACGATTGAGTGTGACATAGATCCTACTCAAGAGAACAACGCTAGTGATGAGAGAGTTCCGATTGAGAGTATCGGATTCATCTATAACTGTCTTTTCAAACAGAAGAGAGCATTTGAGCACTCTGTAGAAGCAATCAGGGAGGTTTATCCTGATGCAAAGATCTATGCTGTCTCTGATGGTGGTCTTGACTACTCATACATGGAGGATGAGAACTTTAAGTTCTCCATGGAAGAAGATACCGTGTCTGATCTGAAGAAGGTTGGAGGTGAAAACTTCTTAAGTGAAGAGTGTCAGATGTATATTAAGAGAGGCATGGCAGCAACTCTTGATCGCCTGGAGCGTGGTATCGAATACTGTGGTAATCCAGAGTGGATCTGCATGACAGAACCTGATGTATTGATCCGTGGTAAGTTGACTGCTCCCGTTAATGGAAAACTCCTTGGATCACGTATCAATTGTGGGTGGAGAACACCAAAAGCACTTGAGCAATTCATGGGTCTCAACGAAGTGATTGCTGAAGTCGAGGGATCTATTCCAGTTCTGAGATGGGGTGCTGTTCCTGTAGTATTTCATACAGAAACTTTTCTGAAAGCACTTAAAATATACAAAGAAAACTTTAATATTGTAGACAAGTTCTCTGAGAAACATTACTCACCAGGCACCTTTGACTTGTTTATTGGTCTGGTCTTTGCTTTAATTGGTGAACCAGAAGTCTTTAACTCTGAGGTAACTGAGTGTCTTAGAAACCCTGGATGGCAGACATCAGGTCATCCAATTGTCCATCAATACAGAGAATATTACGAACAAAGCGATTTTTACGGAGTACCAGCATGAACAGGATTGAAGATTACGCAGCACTAAAGAACAGAATCAACAAGTGGTTGGTTGATTATTTTGATAAAAGCAAGTCGGGGTGCTTTGTTGTAGGTGTGTCTGGTGGTATTGATTCTGCAGTTGTATCCACGCTGGCTGCTGAGACTGGTAAGCAGGTGTATGCCTTGAACATGCCTATTCATCAGAAACCAGAGCAAGAAGGACTATCTGCTGCCCATATCGAATGGTTGGAGGAGAAATATCCTAACGTAACTGGTATGAGATTTGATTTGACTGGACTCTTTGAGTCATTCAAAGATACGATAGGTAAGATTAACGAGACCAATCACTCTCTTGCTAACACCAGATCACGTCTGCGGATGGTGACCCTATATCAAATCGCAGGAAGATATGGTGGTCTTGTGGTTGGTACAGGAAATAAGGTTGAGGATTACGGTGTAGGATTCTATACTAAATATGGTGACGGTGGAGTTGACATCGCTCCTATCGCAGACCTTTATAAAACTGAAGTATGGGAACTTGGAAAATTCTTGGGAGTTGACTCAAGGATTATTGAAGCAAAACCAACTGATGGATTATGGGATGATGGTAGAAATGATGAAGACCAACTAGGTGCTTCTTACGAAGACCTAGAGTATGCCATGGAGCATGGCACCGGACCTGCTGTTAGAGTCTTGCATGACTTTCACGCGCAGAACAAACATAAGATGCAACCAATCCCTACATTCAAACTATGACGGCAACGATTGAAGATGTAAAAGAGTATTGGAATAGACAACCATGTAATGTCAAACATTCCAAGAAAGAAGTTGGCACAAGAGAATACTTTGAAGAAGTAGAAAGAAAAAGATACACCGCAGAACCACACATTCCTAGATTTGCTAACTTTCCTGCATGGAAGGGTAAGAAAGTTCTAGAGATTGGATGTGGTCTTGCGACTGAGGGTATCAACTTTGCTCATGATGGTGCTGATTATACAGCAACTGATCTCTCTGCTGAGTCACTTGATCTTGCTAAAAAAAGATTTGAAGTCTATAATAGGGAAGGTAAATTTTATCAAGGGAATGCAGAAGAATTAGATTCTTTTCTTCCTAGACAAAAATTTGATTTGATTTATTCCTTTGGTGTCATTCACCATAGTCCTAATCCAAGTAAGATCTTTGACCAGATCTATGAATACATGGATGAGAACAGTGTTTTGAAAATTATGCTGTATGCAAAGGACTCATGGAAAGGTTACATGATTGAGGCAGGGCACGATCAACCAGAAGCACAGTATGGTTGCCCTATCGCCAACATGTATACTAATGATGAGGTCAAAGAACTGATGCGACATGGATTTGATATCTTGTCAATTGAACAAGATCATATCTTTCCATATCAAATCGAACCATACAAGCGAGGTGAGTTTGTAAAAGAACCCTGGTTTGAAGCCATGCCCGATGATATATTCAACGCAGTGAAGAAGAAACTTGGTTGGCATTTACTTATTACAGCACGGAGATCACGATGACTAGAAGACTGTCTACAAAAGTTGCGATGATCGGTGTAGGCAAGTTAGGTCAAGCCTGCGCCGAAGTGATGGCAGAAACATATCCTGTAGTTGGATATGATGTTATGCCAAGAGAACCCAGAAACTTCAGGATGGTTGATACTGTCCAGGAAGCAGTAGAGTTTGCAGATATCGTTTTCATCGCTGCTCCTACTCCTCATGACCCTCTGTATGATGGTCGCCAACCAACTGCACACCTACCCAATAAAGACTTTGACTACACAATTGTCAAAGAGATTATTGGTAATGTGAATCAGTATGCAGACAAGTCTAAACTTGTGGTGCTGATTTCTACAGTTCTTCCTGGCACTACACGTCGTGAACTGGAACCTCTGATCACTAATGCACGTTTTGTGTATAATCCTTACCTGATTGCCATGGGCACCGTGGGTTGGGACTTCTCTAATCCAGAGATGGTGATGATTGGAACTGAAGATGGATCAGAGACTGGTGATGCCAGAGAACTGATTAACTTCTATCGTCCTATGATGATCAACGATCCACGCTATGTGGTCGGCACCTGGGATGAGTGTGAATGTATTAAGATCTTCTACAATACCTTTATCTCTGCCAAACTCAGTCTGGTCAATATGATCCAGGACGTTGCAGAGAAGCAAGGTAATATCAACGTTGATGTGGTCACAGATGCTCTGAAGAACTCTAATCAGCGTATCATGGGTCCTCGCTACATGAAGGCAGGCATGGGTGATGGAGGTGCCTGTCACCCTAGAGATAACATCGCCCTGCGTTGGATGTCTGATAACCTTGAACTGGGTTATGACATCTTTGATGCGATCATGGAGGCAAGAGAGATTCAAGCAAAGAACCTTGCAAAGAAACTCCTTGAACCTGGTCTACCTGTAGTCATCATCGGTAAGGCATATAAACCACACGTTCACTATGTGGATGGTTCATATAGTATTCTGGTTGGACACTATGTTGAAGAACTTGGTGGCACCGTGTATTATGATGATGACTACACAGGTGACAAACCTCCTGCAGATCTGGGTGCTGCATCCTATCTGCTAGGACATGATCCAGAGTCTGCTTTCCTTGGTTGTCTTGATCCTGACCCTGACAAGGAAGAGTCTTCTATCTTCCCTGCGGGATCTGTGGTTATTGACCCCTGGAGAAAGTGCCCTGACATTCCAGGATGCACCGTAGTTCACTATGGCAATACTCGATTGAAGAAATGACCGAACTTGATAGGAACAAATCTGCATACAAGTTGCAGAACTTTGGTCCCGTATACTGCATCAACCTGGATGATCAGGAAGATCGATGGGAGTATATGGAGAATCAATTTAAATATTGGGAGGTCACAGATTATCATCGCATCTCTGCTTATGATGGTAGAGACGATGACCTGAGTGATATTCTGACAGGTAGATATCCTACTAATATGTTGACGGGTGAGATTGGTTGCACAACCTCTCACCTTCGTGCCATGAAGCACTTTCTTGAAACATCTGATTCGCCTTATGCAATCATGATGGAGGACGATTGTGATCTGGATATTGTTAGGTTCTGGAACTTTACCTGGGATGACCTGTATGCACAGTTTCCATATGACTGGGATGTGGTTCAACTTGCGATCATCTGCACGGGAGATCTGCATGTCAAACTACACAAGAGATTTGTAAATGATTTCTCTACTGCTTGCTATGTCATCAGCAGGTATCATGCCGAGAAACTTGTGCGTCTCCACTGCCGTGGTGAGAAATATAAACTGGATCAAGGCGTCAAACCCAGACCAGTTGCTGATGATCTGATTTATAATTCAGGTAATACGTTTGCTATCCCTCTCTTGATGTATAAGATTGAGCTAGGATCTAGCATTCATGAGGATCATATTGATGCTTTCCATAGGGGTAATCATGAGGCACTATGGAACTACTGGTCTCAACATGGAGCAAATGTTGACATCGCAGACTACATGAACTATGATCCTTACCTCGGTCGAATCACCGAGAACTCTGCTGCTCAACGAGCAAAAGAGGCACAAGAGGCGGAAAACCCATCCGCTTGACAGAAAGTTAAGAAACTGTTAGTATAAATACTTAACCTTTTGTCTTAATATAACAAAAGGTAACGGGGAGTTGTCGATTCCCCTTTCATCTGCGGGTAACCATTCCGCAAGTAAACAACGAGGTAAAAACAAATGATCAAATCTGTATTCGCGGCTACTGCTGCTCTGTCCATGTCCGCAGGCGCTGCCCTTGCAGGTCCCTACGTCAACGTAGAAGCAAATGCTGGTTGGGTTGGAGATGACTACACTTCAACGACCACAGATATCCACGTAGGCTACGAGGGAGAAGTTGGTGCTGCTTCATACTACGTCCAGGCTGGCCCTGCGATCGTGGCTGTTGACGGCGTTGACACCGAAACTCAGTTCTCTGGTAAAGCAGGTCTGGGTATCCCCGTTTCGGATGCACTTAGTGCATATGGCGAGGTTTCCTTCCTGACTGCTGATGACGACGATGACTTCGGCGTTGGTGGTAAACTGGGTGTCAAGTACAACTTCTGAGTTGTAGAGTAGACATATAAACATCTAGATGTACGGGGTTCCTGACGAGGGACCCCATTTTTTTATGCTTGGTTTTAGAGAGAGTAAAATTTGGGTTAAACTGTGCAATATAGTAAGGTTTACCTTTTCTTAAATACAGGATTCATTTATCCTGTTAAAATGTATGGGTAAACTTAAGCAATTTACGCACAAAGAAATGAAAGCATTCGCAGTTGCCCTGCTCGGATTGGCGGTTACCGCCCCAGCAATGGCAGGTCCATATGTATCCACCAAGTCCGAGTTCAAGGGCGATGAAGATGGATATAGTAAAACAGTTCACCAATCGCGTATTGGTTACGGAACCAAACTTAGTAATGGCATCAAACCCTATGTTGAAGTCGGTGCAGGTCTCTCTGCTGCCGATGGTGTAGAGGTCTTTGACGGTGATCGTTTCACCGTTGCAGAAGTCGGAGCATCAATCCCCATTACTGAATCTTTCTCTGCAAAGGCAAAGTTCGAGCACAAGTGGGGCGAAGACGATGCCCGTGATTGGAAGTTTGAAGTCGGTACGAAGTATAAGTTCTGAGGAATTGAAAAATGAAACGTTCACTTCTCCTTGCGGCAGGTTTAACTGCTGCTATCAGTATTCCCGCAGTTGCACAGGCTTTCTGGTGGGGTGGGGACAAGAAGGCAGACGCCCCTGTTGCCTTCAAACTCAACGGGGCAGGTGCGACCTTCCCTGCTCCTTTGTATAACTCCTGGTTCCAATCTTTTGCTAAAGAAACTGGAAATAAAGTGAACTACCAAGCAGTTGGTAGTGGTGCTGGAGTACGTCAGTATAATGCTAAGACTGTTGACTTTGGTGCCTCTGATGGTGCTGTGTCAGATGCTAAGCAGAAACTGCCGATGATTCACGTCCCTATGACTGGTGGTGCTATTGTTCCTGCTTACAACTATCCTGGTTGTGATGCCAAGATGACTCAGACTCAACTCGCTGATGTCTTCCTTGGCAAGATTACCAACTGGTCTGAGTTTGGTTGTGCCGACAAGAACATCTTGACTGTTCATCGTTCTGATGGTTCTGGCACTACTAAAGGTTTCACCAATTCTCTGTCTGCGTTTTCTCCTGAGTGGAAAAAGACCATAGGAACTGGTAAGTCAGTTCAGTGGCCTGTTGGTGTTGGCGGCAAAGGTAACTCCGGTGTTGCTGGTACTATCAAGAACCAGATCGGCGCTATCGGTTATCTGAACTATGGTTATGTGAACGGTGGTAAGTTCCAACAGGTTGCTCTGCAAAACAAGGCAGGTAACTTTGTGAAAGCAAACAGCGAAACCTCCGCTGCTGGACTTGCCAAGATCGTCCTAGACGATAAACTTCGTGGGGCAGATCCAAATCCTGCAGGTGCGAATGCTTACCCAATCGTATCTCTGACTTGGATCCTTGCCTATCCTGAATCCAAAACTGGAGTAAAGGAAACTCTTCGTTATATGTTGAGTGAAAAAGCACAATCGGTTTCAGATTCTCTGGGATATGTACCTCTTCCAGAGTCTCTTCGACAGAAATCTCTTGCTGCTGTAGACTCAATTAATTGATATAAGTATAAATCACTACAGAGGAACCCTTGACAGGGTTCCTTTTTTACTATATAATATGTAAAGATTTGCAACATAAAGTAAATGACTGTAACGACGAACGAATTTGGTCAACAGAATCTGTTCGCCAAAGAACCCCAGATGGTAGTAGAATCTTACAACCGTAAGGGGCTTGAATCGCCACAACAATACGCAGAGACCTATAATGGTCGTTGGGCTATGATGGGAATCGTCTCTGGTTTCATCTCATATGCCTTCACCGGTAACTTCTTCTTCGGCATCTTCTGATGACGGAGACTGTATTTACGGTTACTTCAATTGCCTTCCTAGTTCTGCTAGGATATTCTGTACAACAACTTGCTGAAACTTATTGATGGAAAACTCCCTTCTTGAAATTCTTACTTATTATGTGATTGGAGGTGCCCTTTTGATTGGTGCCCCAGGAGTATTCTTCTTTGTTGTATTCATGTCTGCCCTTCAAAATACCAAGGGTCGCATGGTTGGTTACAAAGACCACAAAACATATGGTGATTCTTCTATCTACGAGAACACACCTTCCGACAATAGTAAATTTTACCTTACACTAGAAAATGTTTAACGAAAAAGCAGAAAAACTGAATGGACGCGCAGCGATGGTCGGTTTCGTCGCCGCTGTTGGATCCTATCTCGCAACAGGTCAAGTCATCCCAGGTTTGTGGTGAGCGACATGTTACTCATAGCAACTTCCATGATAGGAGGGTTTATCTTTGCTGCCCTATTGACTGATGGAAATGTTGATGATGATGACAACGGTCCAGACGGTGGTCTTATGACCCCTGCATACGTCCCAAACTCTTGACAAGAAAAATTTAATATTCTATAATACGGGAGCAAACATGCTCCTTTTTTTATGCTCGCTACAATTCTTGCACTAACGGCAATCGATTATGATCACCTAGCAAGGACCATTCAAGTTGAAGCAGCGAAGGGAACGATGGATGAGTATTGCGTGGCAGTATCGGTCTTGAATCGTGTTCGCTCACCACGTTTTCCTAACACGGTCGCTAGTGTTGTGTATTCTCCTGGACAATATGAGGGTTTCAGCAAATGGCGACCGGTTGCTAATCCTGACCTTGTAAATAGACTTAAGTCCGTAGAGGGTCGCAAGAACCTTCTAAAGGCATACAGCATCATCGGGGATCGAACTGACTTCAAAGGTCAGAGTCAACTCAAATACAGGGTTGCATCTGAAGACCCGATGTGTCATACTAAAGGAAACTTCTATCACCACTTCTGGCAGACATGATTACCACTCTCACAGACGCTCTCAGAGGCATTCTAGGTCTCAATAAACCTATTGATGAAGAGAAAGTTGAATGTGCTATTGATGAGGATGTCGTAGAGTGTTCTGAAATGGATGCTCCTTCATATACAGGTATTCCAGCACCTGTATATCTAAAAGATGATGAGTGGTTTGGTCCTGCTTCTGAATACACAGAGAAGCAAAAAGATTATATGGTACAGGAAACTGAAATCAAACGCCAAGAGTTTGAAAAAAGTTTTTCTGTAGAACCTGAAGATATTCATCAGGTAATGTACGAGATGGCAACCAATAGTGGTGCTACTACGGTTCAACTTGATCCTATTGGTGGATCAGAAAACTTCCAAGGAGGATCTGAGAACTTCCATGAACGATGATTGGCGATATAGTGACGATAAATTAAAACTTCGTCAGCAAGCACTTACCATTCTTCTTGCAAAGTATGGAAGTGAACTTGACAGCACTAGAAAATCAAAGTATACTAGTCAATCTATATACGAATGTGCCCATGACTGGGTATCTCAAGGTAATGTAAATTGTAATGGCATTACCGCATACTACGAGGCTTACTATGCAAAAGGTAATTAATGTTTTAGCAGTTCTATCGTTCTTAGGAACTGCTGGTATCATCGGTGGAGGAACAGTTGTTTATCTCCGTCGTGATGCTATCGCTGAAAGTGTCAAAGAGCGTGTTGCTAAAGCGGCAACAGAGGCGATTGCAGGAGCACTTCCTGGTATGCTAGACGCTGCTATGCCCGAACTTCCTGCTGCTACTGGCGGCGCTATCCCTTCTACAACTGGTCTTCCTTTCTGATATGAAAAAACTTATGATGGCACTGGCAGCAGCACTTATGACTGCTCCAGTTATGGCAGACCCAATCACAGAAGATGAGTTCTTCACCCCTCATGCTCAGGGGTGCATGTTGCTCCAAGAATGCACCGATCATGTTCAAGAACTTAAAACAGTTTCTGACCTCAACAAGCATGAGGAACTGGCTGATATTGATTACGGTATTGTTGCTGATGAGTTTAACTCTCTCGTCCGATCACTTAATAAGGTCGGAGCTAAGGTTTTTCTAGCAGATATGCGATACTTCCCGGTTGGTCATCGTGGAGTATATCATACTGTAGGTAACAACTTCTTTCTGAATGTGGCACATATGCATCGTCCTGGCACTATGATGTCAGTTATGCGTCATGAAGGATGGCACGCTGCTCAGGATTGCATGGCAGGAACAATCGAGAACAACTTTATCGCTATCATTCATGATCAAGAGGATGTACCTCGCATGTATCAGGCAATCGCAAAGAGTGCTTATCAGTCTCAACCAAAGGCAATTCCTTGGGAGAAAGAAGCATACTGGGCAGGTCATACTGAGGGCATGACTGCGGCAGCACTTGAGTCCTGTGCTGCAGGAACCATGTGGACTGATTTTGATCCCACACCCATGACTCGTGAATGGTTGGTTGAAAACGGATTCCTTTCTAAATAGAGTTGCCTTTGCTGGTGACTCATGCCCGAAGAAGTAAAGAAGGAAGAACCTAAAAAGAAAGGTCCTTTTGGCAGACTGAAAGATAAAGTTGAGGATGCTGATGAACAGATGGCAGTCATCAGCACCTTAGTAAGACTAGGTATTCTAGTTTGGTCTGGTGGTATTCTTACTCTTAACTATGTGACCATTCCTGGTTTGCCGCAGCAGAAGATCGATCCGACCTTCATAGCCAGCGTGTTCACTGGGGTTTTAGCTACGTTCGGGGTTCAGACGGCGAAGAAGTCTGGTGATGGCACGATGAAGATGAATGGTGCTAATGGTGTCGCTGCTGCTGGTGGACCTGGTGCGATCACCAAGGCAGACCTTGAAAGACTGATCGCTGCTGCTAAGGAAACTGCACCTGCACAGACCATCAGAGTCGAGCAAGGACCAATCAAAATCGTAACCGATTCAGAACAACCTCCATACAAAATGTGATATGAAACCTTACCTCAAGTGGACTGCCATTAGTCTTGGCAGCGTAGTAGCGATTGCACACATCGGTGTGCTGGGACATTTGGTTAGGAGAGAACCTGATAGGATTCAGGTCCCGACCATCAACATCCCACGCGGTACTCCATATTCCTCTTACAAAATAGAGGCGGGTAAGGACGGATATACAATTGAATACAAAGCAAACGATCCTGCTATTCTCGAATCCCAGAGATCATTACATCTTGATCAAGATAAGAAAGGACTCTTTGGCGGAAAAACTGAGCAGAGAAGAGAGTGGAGACGTGATCAATATACTGCCGAAGGTGTGAGGAACATAGGAGGTGCCGGAACGCTGGCAAGCGAGGGAAAGTCTGCGAAAGACGTAGAGTGCATCGTGGCGGACGCTGGAGCACGGTCACAAGGTGCGATGGCGGGTAGTGCTGTTGCTACGGGTGTTCTTGTCCCTGCAGTTGTAAACGTCCCATACATCGGATGGTTGGCAGCAGGTTGGGCAGCATTACTTGGTCAGAATATTGGATCTGCAGCAGGATCTCAGGTCAATTCTATGATTAGTGATTGCTGACATTTCGGTTTATACACTAAGCAATATTAACTAGATAGTGTAGTTGCACGAACACGTATGAAGTTCTTTTTTGCGCTTCTCGCTACATTATTTCTTGCTGCTCCAGCATGGGCAGTAGACGTACAAATGGGATCAAATGGTAATCTAGTTTTTGACCCAGAAGAAGTAACTATATCCGCAGGTGAATCTGTTCACTTTGTTAACAACATGCTTCCACCACATAATGTAATCGTGGAAGATCGTCCAGACTTAGGTCATGAAGCCCTGGCAATGTTACCAGGTGAAGAGTTTGATGTTGCATTCCCTGAAGCAGGTGACTACACTTATTGGTGTGGTCCTCATAAAGGAGCAGGCATGATTGGAACAGTACATGTAGAATGATGAAAAAATTCAATGAGGTTACACTAAACATTACTGTAGCGATCATTGGTTTCTTATATCAAGGCAGAGACTATCAACGTTTTTGGGTGCTTGAAGAAATTGCTAGGGCACCCTACTTTGCTTTTCTCAGCGTGTTGCATTTAAGAGAATCCATGGGGCTACGTGGTCCAGAACACATTTATCTGATGGAGGAACATTTTGCTCAAACTCTTAACGAGACAGAACATCTGGAATACATGGAAAGTAGGGGTGGCAATTCTTATTGGGTGGATCGCTTTTTCGCCCGACACCTTGTACTTATCTACTATTGGGTCAACGTGGTTTATTATTGGGTGGCTCCTCGCGCTGCTTACCATCTCTCCTACGAAGTAGAGATTCATGCAGCAGAGACATATGCCAAGTATCTTGCTTTGAATGGTCCTGATGATAAGATCCTTGAGATCTTGAACGATGAACTAGAGCATTCAAGAGAACTACATAAAGCAATTGAGATTATCAAATGAGCACTTTGTTTGCATTTGCATTTATTTTGTTGCTAGTTTCTGGGATGCACCTATCATGGCCAGGTAGATACCGAGGTTAACATGGATGACAAAGAAAAGGAGAAACAAAAAAGAATAAAAGAGGTAGCAAGGCATCTTCATCCCCATGATGATGAACCTGATCCTACTGCTTACATGGGGAACTACAATTTTCCTCAAATGCTTTTTGCTTTCTGCCTTGGTTTTGTCACCATGTTTGTATTATCAGTAAATGAAATCAACAACTTTAAGGGATGTCCACTCCCAGAATATTTTCAAAAAGAGGTAAAAGGATGAAGGTAGGAATAATTGGTCTTGGTCGCATGGGGGAGGGTATGTCCCGCCGCATGATGAAAGAAGGTATCGAAGTCTGGGGTTACAGGAGGAACTATGAAAAAGCTCAAGAAGCGTATGAAGCAGGTTATGTTAGTGGAGTTGCCGCTTCTCTGGAAAGCCTTGTTCAAGTAGTACATAATCAGGAAGGTATGGTTGGTAAAGCACCAGGCATCTTTCAACTTGTCATCCCCGCAGAATTAGTAGAGGACACCCTTAATGAGTTACTACCATTACTTGGCGACGGGGACATTATTATTGACCATGGCAATAGCAACTTTAAGGATTCTCGCAGGAGAGCAGAAAGGTTGGTTAAGTTGGGCATCCAATATATTGACTGCGGTACTAGTGGTGGAGTTTACGGTCTGGAGCGTGGATACTGTCTTATGGTTGGTGGTGCAGATAGCGCAGTATCTGTCTGTGCCCCCATTTTCCGCGCACTCGCACCTGGCATTACCGCTGCAACCCGCACAGATCCATTCACTCGCGCAACTAGTGCCGAGTATGGGTGGTTACACTGTGGAGGACCTGGTGCAGGTCATTTTGTAAAGATGGTCCATAACGGAGTTGAGTATGGCATCATGCAAGCGTATGCCGAAGGGTTTAATATTCTCCATCATGGTAATCTTGGTTCCCAATATGTTAAGGAAGGGGATGCTGAGGTTGCTCCGATGGAGAATCCAGAAGATTATCAATATGATATTGACTGTGCTGAAGTGGCTGAGCTTTGGCGTCGTGGTTCTGTTGTTGGTAGCTGGTTACTTGACCTTACCGCTGATGTATTCCGCAGTGATCATGAACTTAGCAAATTCGATGGAGGAGTATCAGACTCTGGTGAAGGTCGTTGGACACTTCACGCTGCTGTGGATCTTGGTGTACCCACACCTGTTATATCTGCCGCACTATTTGAACGATTCAACTCAAGGAGATTAGGAGAATTCGGAAACAAAATTCTAAACGGGATGAGGTACATGTTCGGAGGTCATCATGTTCGGTGAATTCCTTTTATGGATCGCCCCGATCTTTGTATGTTCCACCATCGCATTTGGAAGATATAAAGGAGAAAATAATTATTACGAAACAGAGAATTATAAAGGAAATGGAACTGCCCACTAAAACGCTAGTCATTTTTGGTGCTACAGGTGATCTGTGTCGCAGAAAGTTAATTCCTGCACTAGAAACTCTTCATAAAAAAGGATTACTTCCTGATAACTTTAAAATTATCGGAGCAGCACGTAGGGAAAACACACGTCAGAGTTGGTTAGATAGTCTTGGAAAATATTATGAAGCAGACTTTTCTCTAAAACTTGACTATCATAGATGTGATTTGAGTGATGTGGATTCGCTGCGTTCGATTCCAGTCTCAGATGACATGACATTCTTTTTATCTGTCCCACCAGACAGATATAGTGACGCAATACAAAATCTCAAATCTGCAGGATTAGTAGATGACCCAGAAAAGAGTAGAGTTATTATTGAGAAACCTTTTGGGACCGATCTTGAATCTGCTAATCATCTACAATCTGTGGTTGCTGGATGTTTACGCGAGAAACAAGTATATCGCATTGACCATTATCTCGGTAAAGATACTGTTAATAATATCCTTGCCACCCGTTTTAGCAATACTTTATTGGAACCACTTTGGAACAGGAATTACATAGAAGAGGTTCAGATCTTTGCTACTGAAACCATAGGGTGTGAGGGTCGGTCACAGTATTACGATGGCGCAGGTGTCGTCCGTGACATGTTGCAGAATCACATGCTGCAAATCCTGTCACTTATTGCCATGGATGCACCATGTAGGAATGATGCGAAAGAGATTAGACGTGAGAAGGTGAAGGTTCTGGCTGCCACCCGGTTAGGTCATAAAGTTGTCTTTGGTCAGTATGAATCATATAAGAGTGAGGAGGGTGTAGATACATTCTCAGAAACTCCAACTTATGTTGCTGGTGACATCTACATCGATAACTGGAGATGGAAAGGAGTGCCATTCCATTTCATGTCAGGTAAAAAGATGCCTTACACCTGCACAGAAGTTGTTATAAAGTTGAAGGCACCACCTATTGGATTGTTTGATGGTCATGAATTTAATGACCGTATCGTCATGAGATTTCAACCTAATCCTCACCTTGATATTCGTATTGATATGAAGTCTCCTGGGTTGGATGATAAGGTGCAAACTGCAACTCTTACGCATCCATATCCTGAGGGAGCAATTGATGGTTATGTAAAACTATTTTATGATTCTCTGAATGGTGATCAGTCTCACTTCGTTCATGCAGAGGAGGTTCTTGAGTCTTGGAGGATTGTTGATGACTTGCTATGTGTTGGTGATAAATGTCCTATCAGAACAGCACCATTTATCTACACAGGAGGTTGGGGTCCAACACACAAAACTCAGTTCATAACCAAATGGGATTATCCAGCATAGCCTATGGACAAAGACGAAAAGCGGGAGTTCTACAAGGGACTCAGAGAAAGGATCAAACAACTTAGAATGGAACACCTTTTTGAAGAACCTTGCCCACTTTACGAGGAAGAAGATGATTCATAAAATAGCACACTTTGCTGCATGGACTTTAAATAATCCATATACACTAGCACCCATGTGCATGGCACTAGTGGTTGTTCCTATTATTGGTATGCATTTGGTGCATAAGTATGGATGGGAACACTGGGAACCATTTAATCATGAACCTCATTCTTAGACCACTTGCAGATGTAAATGATGTAACTTGGAGTATTATCTGGATGTTGGTAATACTCCTTGGTGGAGTTTTATACGTTGTTGTCTATATACTAGGAATTGATGAGCGAGAGTCCCATGGGAGCGATGACACCCCCAAGTCGGAAGAGTTGTTACAATTTCCGAGTGACGAGCATAGATAGAGTGTTGGACGGGGACACTATCGATGTTACAATCGATCTCGGTTTTGACCTTTATAAAAAAGAGAGAGTTAGAGTTGCTGGGGTTGATACCCCAGAGAAAAGAACCAGAGACCTTGAAGAGAAGGCACTCGGAATCGACGCGACAAACTGGCTCAAGGAGAAGTTAGAAGGTGCTATATCTGGCGACGACGAGCTCGCTGTTAGAACTGAGTTGGTTGGTGGCATGGGTAAGTACGGTCGCCTTCTTGGTTGGTTATATATCGGAGACGCAGAACTATCTTTGAATGAGCAGATGATTGCTGAAGGATATGCCTGGGAATATGATGGTGGCACTAAGCAAAAGAATTTTGAAGAGTTGAGAGAGATACGTAGATCATTTGGTACGTTAAGTGAATGATGGACACCAAACATCAGGTCATAAATCTGATAAAGATCGTCATTCTATTTCAGTTAGGTATAGTTGGTACAACCATAGTCGGATGCTTTCTTCCTATGGTCAATAAATGTGACTCTGATACTAAACAACATATTGCTAATATGATGACTGTTATAACTACTTCAACATTTGCATTATACGCTGCAGAGAAATGAAAGACCTTAAGATCCCATTTGCTATTGTATCTTTTTTACTTGTTCAGGGTGCTGGTGCCGTATGGTGGGCGTCTCAAGTAGATGGTAGAGTGAAAAACTTGGAGACTCAGAGTCTTAACATCGCAAAAGAAAATCGTAGATATATCAAAGAAGTTGTAATGCCATCCTATAATATTAGTGATGGGTGGAAAAATCCTTACTATGAAGATTGGTTGAAGTCTGGAGGTTGGAAAGACTAAATGCCAATTCCTGATATTCGACTTAATAATATTAATATACGTGATGTTGTAATTCCTGATGTGCCAAAGTGGATGTCATCAGATCCACCAGTGGCACTTCCTGTTGTCCCTCCAATTACGATGGAGATAGGGACTCCTATTGTTAATATTCCTGGGTGCGTTGAGGCACACAAAGACAATAAGGAAAATGTAAACTTAAAGAATGAAGATGATAAAGGTGTGATGACCTTGTGTGATGCAGGCACACCATATTACACTGCTCTTGATTATGATAGAAATAAAATAAAACTAGAACAAAAACCACCTGAACCACCTGCATACAAAGCACCACCAGCACCAGAGGCACCAGAAACTAAAACACCAGCAGTTCCTAAGACAGAGGCACCCATGCCTGAGTGTCCTACCAGAGAACAGCAATTAAAAAACCCCATAGGAAAAATCCTAGAGGGTAATAAAAAGATTACTGGTTATGAAATGGTTGGAAAGGAATGTTTGATGGTCACGGAACAACTAAGTATTCCAGATCAGATTATTGGAAACATTCCTAACGCTGGTGCCGTCACTACTACAGCATCTATCGCTGTTGTGGCAACGACCTCTGCACTGCTCGCAAAGCCTCTTGCTGATCTTTTGTTAAAGGTTGTGAAACCGACTGTGAAGAAGGTAATGAAGAAGGTTGCGACCTTACGGGGTAAGAAGATCCCGGTACAATCGAAAGGGGAGCGCCTAGCTGAGCAGCGTCAGAGGAATCAGGCTGTGAAGGCGTTGAGGTCGGTTCGACCGCTGAAGAAATAGGTGGAATCGTGTGGCGATGTTGTGCCACAGTATTTACATTTTGAACCAACACATCAGCACATACTTTCGCATAAGGACTTCTGGGGTGGAAGCGAATTCCTTTTTGCAATAACTCTCCACAATTTTTTAGACGCGCCAACTCAAAATCCAATCTCTTGTTAGCAAGTAATTGACCCTGTAGTGCAATTTGTGTTTCTGCTGCTTGTTTACAACGCTCTTGCAATCCACCATCAAGTGGTAAAGATAGTGTTGCAGAGAGTCCAATACTAGTACTGTAGTTTCTTGTCATACCAGTTCTTACTGGTTTCTGCCAGAGTTGTGATCCTGGGTTATCGGGAACACCATCTCCTTGCACTTCCATGACTGTGATAGTCATGTCTTGACCATCTTCATATGCTCTGACTACTTCACCATCAGAGTTTGTGTAAGTTCTATCGTCATACCACTCTTCCCATGGCCAGTTCTTGACATTCTTGGTGACCTCTACTACACGACCCTCAAAGTCTCTGTTGTCATACTGAGGTTCCATGTAGAAAGTTTCAAAAGGATCCTTATCATTACGAGCATGTGTAATATATGGAGTGAAGTTAGCAGTTGGACCTTGACAACTGATACCACCACCATATGTGTTGGTAATATAAGGACCTTGTAAAACCTGAATTGCCTGGTTGGTCACCGAGCCTGAACTGTTTGCGATTGGATTAGCAGTCGCAGAAACACCTCCCACGTCAGCAGCGTTGACGGGAGATGCGATTAACAACCCGATTATTGGGTAAAGACACTTGTGGTATCTGTTACCGAAGTAACCTCTGTTGTTCTTTGAATCACGGTTTGGTTTGTCATTCCTGGACCTTGATAGGTCTGTGTAAACTGGAATGCTTCCCCTGGATTTGTTATGGTGAAGTTCGAGTTGGAGAAGTCTAGTCCAGTTGCTGAACTTGTTACTTGTCCTTCGATTCCTCCTAGAGGAGTCACATTCACGCTGTTCGTTACTGTTGGGGGAAGGAGTGACGCTCCGTTGTTGGACACGTTTGTCCCCGAAACTGAATATTGCCATCCTGTTGCATAGTCTATAGAGTTAATTGTCTCAGTTTGCTTAGAAGTCGTTTCAGTGTGGCTGGTCATCGAGCCCTGTGTGAAGTTCGGGACCACCGGGACTGCTCCAGCAGATTGGACCAGTCCGTGAATAACTCCAAGAATCAATCCGAGACCGATTGCTTCTTGTAGTCTAGTCATCAGTCGATCACCGTGATTTCACTTACGAATTGGCCGACGGCAGTAGATCCAGCTCCACCTGCCGTGATGCTAATTCCACCGTCAGTAGCGATAGTACCTGCCAGGTCACCAGCAGTTCCAGAGGCATAAGAAGTCTGACTGGAGAAGTTACCAACAGCACCTACGGAAGCAGCTGAACTTGGAACTGCATCACCTTGAATGTAAGATGCACTAAAGGAGAACGCTTCTCCGTCAGTTGCTTGTGTCACAGCGATGTTTCCAGGACCATAGATTCCACTAGTTAAAGTTCCGGTAGAAATGGTTCCTGCTGTGGTTCCGTCAGTAGTATTTACATTCGATCCAGATACGCTGTATTGGGAACCCAAGCGAGTTGCGGTGGTTCTTGCACTATCTACAGTTAACTGGACACTAGAACTCATTTTATGAACCAGCCCTCCTGCATTTGCTGCAGGTGCTGCCATCAAAATCATGATTAATGGGAGGAGTCTTCTCATTACTAATCACTCTTTGGGTGTGTATTTATTTAGAGGTAGATTTTTTTGAAATTGCAACTGAAATATGATCTGGTACAAGGTGATACCGTTTGAGGGGTTGACAGAATTGTGAAGATCGCTTAATATAAATACATGGACGGGTGAGGTTTTCCTCACTATCCAAACACGCCTGACCGAGACTAAACAGCGTGTCTAAAAAACAGTCTCTCATACCAACTCTGGAGGGTAGAGTTGGAATATTTTACTCAGTACTACCCCGTACTAATACATAACCCTTTTTCAAAAATGGCTTCAACACTTTCAAGACAACAAACCTCTTCGTGGGATAACTTCTGCGAGTGGGTAACTTCTACCAATAACCGCCTCTATGTCGGTTGGTTCGGCGTTCTGATGATCCCAACTCTGTTGGCAGCAACCATCTGTTTCGTCGTAGCATTCGTCGCTGCTCCTCCTGTGGACATCGATGGCATCCGTGAACCCGTCGCTGGTTCACTTCTGTACGGTAACAACATCATCTCTGGTGCAGTTGTTCCCTCTTCCAACGCAATTGGTCTTCACTTCTATCCCATCTGGGAAGCCGCATCGCTTGACGAGTGGCTGTATAACGGTGGTCCTTTCCAACTCGTAGTCTTCCACTTCCTCATCGGCATCTATGCCTATATGGGTCGTGAGTGGGAACTTTCCTATCGTTTGGGTATGCGCCCCTGGATCTGCGTTGCATATAGCGCACCTGTCGCTGCTGCTTCTGCTGTGTTCCTCGTTTATCCTTTCGGTCAAGGATCTTTCTCCGATGCTATGCCTCTTGGTATCTCTGGTACTTTTAACTATATGCTTGTATTCCAAGCAGAACACAATATCCTTATGCATCCGTTCCACATGCTCGGTGTTGCTGGGGTATTCGGTGGATCTCTGTTCTCTGCTATGCATGGAAGTCTCGTTACTTCTTCGCTGGTCCGTGAAACCACGGAAACTGAGTCCCAAAACTACGGTTACAAGTTCGGTCAAGAAGAAGAGACCTATAACATCGTTGCCGCTCACGGTTACTTCGGTCGTCTGATTTTCCAGTATGCATCTTTTAACAATTCTAGAAGTCTGCATTTCTTCCTCGCTGCGTGGCCAGTCGTGGGAATCTGGTTTACCGCCCTCGGCGTCAGCACCATGGCATTCAACCTCAACGGATTCAACTTCAATCAATCCATTATTGATGGTCAAGGTCGTGTTCTGAACACCTGGGCAGACGTACTCAACCGCGCTGGTCTGGGTATGGAAGTTATGCACGAGCGCAATGCTCACAACTTCCCACTCGACCTCGCTGCTGCTGAGTCCACTCCTGTGGCACTCCAAGCACCTGCAGTTGGTTGATAAAACCTGCTAGACTTACAGAGGGTCTACGGACCCTCTATTTTTTTACTCTTTAATGTTAAGTAATATTACTTATTCACATGGTAGCATCAAATTTAACTCTACAACAGAGGGGATGGTTCGATGTCCTGGATGACTGGCTTAAACGCGACCGCTTTGTCTTTGTGGGCTGGTCTGGACTACTTCTTTTTCCCACTGCTTATCTTGCAATTGGTGGCTGGCTTACTGGCACAACTTTCGTTACGAGCTGGTACACCCACGGGTTGGCGTCTAGTTACCTTGAGGGCGCTAATTTTCTTACAGCGGCAGTGTCAACTCCTGCTGACGCTATGGGTCATTCTCTTCTTTTACTTTGGGGTCCTGAAGCTCAGGGGGACTTTATCCGCTGGTGCCAGCTTGGGGGACTCTGGGCTTTTGTGGCGCTCCACGGAGCCTTCGCTCTTATCGGTTTTATGCTCAGGCAGTTTGAACTTGCTCGTCTAATCGGTATCCGACCCTATAATGCGATTGCTTTTTCTGGTCCTATTGCTGTATTCGTCTCTGTATTTCTCATCTACCCTCTCGGACAATCCTCTTGGTTCTTTGCGCCGAGTTTCGGTGTCGCGGCGATTTTCCGCTTCCTTCTCTTCCTCCAGGGCTTTCATAATTGGACGCTCAATCCCTTCCATATGATGGGAGTGGCAGGAATCTTAGGTGGTGCGTTGCTTTCCGCGATCCATGGTGTTACAGTAGAAAACACTCTGTATCAAGATGGTGAACAAGCAAATACTTTTAAGGCATTCGACTCAACTCAAGAAGAAGAAACCTACTCTATGGTTACGGCAAACCGTTTCTGGTCTCAGATCTTCGGTATTGCGTTTAGCAATAAGAGGTGGTTGCATTTCTTTATGCTGTTTGTTCCTGTTATGGGTCTGTGGACAAGTTCCATCGGTATTATTGGTCTTGCTCTCAACCTTCGTGCTTATGACTTTGTTTCCCAAGAAATCAGAGCATCAGAAGACCCAGAGTTTGAAACCTTCTACACCAAGAACATTCTCTTAAACGAAGGTCTTCGTGCCTGGATGGCACCTGTTGACCAACCACACGAACAGTTTGTATTCCCAGAAGAAGTTCTTCCAAGAGGTAACGCACTGTGAACGGTTGGCTTGTCTTTGTTTATTTCTCATGCTTTGCTGTCATCGCTGGTGCTGCCTTTGCGATGATGTGGGCGAACATTCAGAACATCAATACGATGATGAATGCTCCACCAAAACCACGTCATCCAGAGGCACCAGCACCTGGTGAAGAAGTCATGTATGTTGATATGACAAGAGAAAGGTTGGAAGACCTTTACAACGAAGACAAAAAATGATATATAAAGGGCGTATCAATCGCCCTTTTTTAATGAAAATTTTTCTAGACACAGCTGATACTAATGTCATCAAAGAATATTTTGAGACAGGGTTAGTGGATGGTGTGACAACCAACCCTACTCTCATCATGAAAAGTGGTAGAAATCCAGAAGAGGTATATCAGGAGATCAAAGATATCGGAGTAGAAGATATCAGTATGGAGGTGATGGGCACCGCTGCTGAGATGTATCATGAAGGACGTAGACTTCACATGAAGTTTGGTGATGTTGCTACCATCAAAGTTCCTTGCACCAGAGATGGTCTGAGTGTATGTAAGCAACTGTCTGATGAAGGCATCAAGGTCAATGTCACACTCATCTTCTGTGCCTCTCAAGCAGTCCTAGCAGCGAAGGCAGGGGCAACATACGTTTCTCCCTTTGTAGGACGCTTGGACGACCAGTCAGTAGCGGGTCTGGAGGTTGTACGATCTATCTCTGAACTGTATCGTATCCATGGAATCAGAACTCAGGTTCTGTCTGCCTCTATTCGTAGCGTGCAACGTGCTATCAGGTCATGGTATAATGGTGCTGAGATTTGCACGATGCCACCCAAAGTATTCGATCAGATGTATGATCACATCCTTACCGACAAAGGTATGGAAATTTTTGAAAACGATTGGAAAGGAGTCCAAAAGTAATGTTTGAAGTTTATTCCCGCGACGGATGTCCCTATTGCACCAAGGTTGTTCAGGTGTTACAGTTAGCGGAGTTGAAATTTGTAGAGCACAAACTCGGTAGAGATTTCACTCGTGACGAGTTCTATAATCAGTTTGGACCTGGTTCAACTTTCCCCAGGGTTAAATATGAAGATAGACTCCTCGGTGGATGCACCGAAACAGTCCAGTACTTAAGAGAGCAGAAATTAGTCTAATGGAACAGAACCTCAGCGACATCTTCGATCTAGTAGAACATGCTATTGATAATGCCTTTGAGGGACAAATGAATTTAAAATTCTACGACTACTTAAAAGACAACAAAACTAAAAAACACGAAGTTGATACATTCATCGATAGCACCACCGCTACTGAGCTCAACGATCTTACACAAGAACTTGAGGAGTATATAAAAGGTGGTGCCGATAATGAGCACAAACAACTTCGCGAAGGTTACGGTCACATTCCTAAACCTCAAGCAAGAAAAATTAAAAATTATTTGTATGGCATCTTAGAAGATGCATGGAGGTATAGTGATGACCGAAAACCCGGACGACGAAAAAAGCATTCTAAATAAATCAGATCCCCATATTAATCGTGGGGTAGAGTTGCTTCTACGCAACAGGAGGGCAAAACCAGAACAACCAAAAACTTTTCAGGTAAAGTTTGGTAAGATGGTCGCTCTCTTCAAACGAGAGATTGTATTCCACCTGAACTTCTACCTGGACATCAGGAAAAAATAATCTCTGGAGTAGAAAATGTTAGCAGTAACTCTCACTATTGGAACACTTGTTTCCATCACTATGTTTTTTGTTGGAGGTATGGTAGGATGGTTAGCAAAAGAGCACGTCTATCAAACCCAACCCGTTTACACTCATCCAGAGATGTTTGATGCAAACGGTAATGTCCTACCTGACGAAATTTTAGCAGTACGATTTGAAAACGATTATGAGTCCTACGAAGACGACGATGAAGGTTAAACTTCCACCCAACCCTTTCATTCATGAGATTCTTGAACTCGCTAGTAAGCAACGTTCAAAGGCAAAGAAGATTGAGATTCTGAAAGAGTATGAGACTGATGCTCTGAAGACCATCTTTATCTGGAACTTTGATGACACCGTGATTTCTGTTGTCCCAGAGGGTGAGGTTCCATTCAAAAAGAATGAAGTTCCTGTAGGAACGGACCACACTTCTCTGCGACGTGAACACAAGAATCTCTATCACTTTGTGAAAGGTGGTAATGATACTCTCTCTACCATTCGTAGAGAGACCATGTTCATTCAAATGCTGGAAGGATTGCACCCCGAAGAAGCACAGATTGTTTGCTTAACAAAAGATAAACAATTGCAATCTAAATACAAGATAACTTATGATATGGTCAAAGAAGCTTATCCAGATATTCAATGGGGAGGTCGCTCATGACGGTTGAGGTAGCCGAACAACAGCAAGAGGAAATGGCAAGTCATAGTCAAGATGGTAAACCAGTCAACCAATCAGATTATGGATGCCAAATCCTTCTCGAAAAAACCTCTATCGAAGCAGCAAACGACAAATCTTTTCCAACAGATGCTAGATTGATCTGGTATATTGTTGATGGGGTTGAATACGTGGACCTCACACGTTGTGGTAAGGTCTCTAAAATGTTTGACATGTATTATGATAAGTATGGAAAAGGTAGTGTGCAAAGAATTGATTTTGGATATGGATCTGTGAATCCAAAACTGTGGGGAGTCAAACCTAAGAAAGACAAGAAGAAAAAATGAACGAAGAGGATCTTAAAGAACAAATTAATTCCTTGATCCGCGACGAAATCCAAGACGTTATCAACGATTATGTTGATTCGGTTGAGGAAACAAAGAAAGCAGGTCTCGGATTTGTTTCCGCCGATGACGACCAAAAATTGAAAGTCAAAGTCTCTCAGAAAGAAATTGATAAGATCATCAAGGAATACAAACGCATTAAGAAAGAAGAGAGGTCTAACCTAACTCATATCAAAAAGTTAGGATTAGTAGACAAACACGGTAACCCGTTAAAATAAATACAACAGTTGACTTGTCAACGATATTTTGTTATAGTCTCACTATGAAAAACTACTTTCACCATGTCTTATAAACCATATTCACCTGAGTGGCATCGTAAGAGGTATCTCAAAGAAGCAATCGACACATACTTCGATGACTACGTGGATAATAAAGTAATCTATGAAGATATCATGGATATCCTAGGTGCTAGGATGTCTGCTGCGGTTGATGAGGTTAATAAGGTTCTTGATCTTAAAGACAAACTCAAATTGAACTAACATGCTCTCCACCCAATACAGACTCAGACTTGAGTCCATTTGCAGATGTATTGCGAACAAAGAAGAGGTTCCCCTAGAGGATATGATCTGGGCAGAAAAACTTGCCAAAGCACATACTCTTGCTAGAGATTGGTTAAACAAAGCACGTCGTCAGTCCAAAGGTATTGAGGAAGGTAGTACCGATGATTTTTTGAATAAGATGGGACTAGGCGACCCCGACCCATCTAATCATAGAACGGGGTTCGGTGGTGCTGATGAGATCGTTGATTGGTTCCAAAGAGACAAGCCCGATGATTGGAGGCAACGTGACTGAGAAACAAGTTCCATGGTGGACACTGCATGAAGTTGCAGATGAATTGGGTGCTACGCTGAGACACATCTCATGTGTAGATAGTAATGGTAGAAGGTATAAACGTGTTGTACTAGAGTATGAAGAGGAGGAAGAATGAAACAAGCACTTGTATACTCAAACGGAAGTCAAGAATGCGAAAGGGCAAAGATGGTCCTTGAAGCATGTGGTCAAGAGGTGAGAGAGTTTCTACTTGGTGCTGACTTCAGCGACAGACAGTTTCGTGCTGAGTTTGGTAGTGAAGCAGAGTATCCTCAGGTTGCTATTGGACTCAATCATCGTGGCACTTTGAAAGAGACTCTCAAGTTCATGTCTGATACCGGGATGTTTGTATAAACTGTATCACAAGTTACAAAACTACTTGACTATATAATCTATGAAGGGTATAATAACCCTACGTTCATCCCACATGGGACGCAAGTAAGTCGCGGAACGGATCGTTCATCCCTTCGGGGACGCAAACGACTGAAGGAACGGGAAAACGGATCCACCGAAAGGTGAGAAGGTTAACTTTCCATTCATTCAGGACAATCAAATGAACACACTCAACCTCATTCGCAAGCAGATCAACAAAGCATCTGCCCTTCATGACGCTCAGATCACTCATACCGCATACCGTGGTATCGTGACCAAAGTTACGAACGTCAAACCAACTGAAGTGCATGGTGAATTCACATACCGTGGACGCACCTACACTAAGTGATTGACTTACACATTTAATATGATAGAATGGGAGGGAAACCTCCCATTTTTTTATGGATAGAGAGAAACTTAAATTAATTGTGAGGAACTTAAAGTCCCTTGTAGATGTACTTGAGTCAGAGGTATACTCTGATGTTGATGCATACAAACAACCAGAAAATATTATCACAGACTACGACGAAGTTTATGACGAAGGAGATGATGACGGATACCCCGATTAAATTGATCAGCGTCACTCCTGATGCTGAGAAACACATGGCTTACTGTGCCCGTGTAAGCAATCCAAACAACCAGGAGAACGAAAAGTTTTCTGGTCTGCTCAAGTATTGTGTGAAGCACCAGCACTGGAGTATCTTTGAGCAGGCATACATGACCCTGGAAATCAATACCACTAGGGGTGTGGCAGCTCAAGTGCTCCGGCACCGTTCGATGACATATCAAGAATTTTCACAACGCTATGCTGATTCTTCCCTACTCGCGGAGGAGATCCCTCTACCTGAACTACGCAGACAAGACACCAAGAATCGTCAGAATTCTATTGATGATGTTGACCCGTTCGTGGTTCAGAAATACGAAATGTTGATGCAGCAACACTTCAAAGAGGCGATGGATCTCTATAAGAAGATGCTTGATGATGGGATCGCAAAGGAGTGTGCTCGTTTTGTGCTCCCCCTGGCAACGCCCACCAGACTCTACATGACGGGTTCAGTTCGCTCATGGATTCATTACATCGAACTGCGGTCTGCTAATGGCACTCAGAAAGAGCATATGGATATTGCTCTAGGTGCTAAGAAAATCTTCTGTGAGCAGTTCCCTGCTGTCGCTGAAGCGATGGAGTGGAATTAATAAATACAAGTAAAGGATTGAACGTTTATGCCAACGTACCCCGTTATTAATTTAGAGACGAAAGAAAAGAAGACTCTCAGTATGACCATGAAGGAATATTGTGAGTGGAAAGAACAGAACCCAGGATGGGACAAGGACTGGCAAGCAGGTGTTGCTGGAGTGGGTGAGGTCGGTGAGATATACGACAAACTTAAAAAATCTCACCCAGGTTGGAACGATGTTCTTCATAAGGTATCGAAACAACCTCGCTCCAACGTCCGTCCTATCTGACCTTTTCTTCTATGCCAACTAAAAGAAAGTCCCAATCACCAGTAGTCCCGTTCGGGATGAGCAACAAGCACATGAAAAGAAAAAAACCAATTAACTCAGACTTGATGAAGAACATCGAGCCTCTGACAGAAAATCAGGAAGAACTTTTCCGTTGCTACAAGAACGATCAAAACCTTGTCGCATATGGTTGTGCCGGAACTGGTAAGACTTTCATCACACTCTATAATGCACTTAGAGATGTGTTAGATGTCAAGACACCCTACGAAAAGATCTACATCGTCAGGTCTCTTGTAGCAACCAGAGAGATTGGTTTCCTTCCTGGAGACCATGAGGATAAGTCCTCTCTCTATCAGATCCCATATAAGAACATGGTCAAATACATGTTCGAGATGCCTACAGACTCTGACTTTGAGATGCTGTATGGTAATCTCAAAAACCAGGGAACAATCTCATTCTGGTCTACGTCATTCATTCGTGGCACCACACTTGATAATGCAATCATCATCGTTGACGAATTCCAGAATCTAAACTATCATGAACTTGATAGTATTATTACAAGGATCGGACAGAACTCTAAGATTATGTTCTGCGGTGATGCTACACAGACCGACCTTCTCAAGACTAATGAGAAGAATGGAGTTATTGACTTTATGAAGATCCTTCGTATCATGCCTTCAGTTGATATTGTTGAGTTTGGAGTGGAAGATATTGTTCGCTCTGGATTGGTGAAAGAATACTTACTCGCTAAGATGGAAATGAATTTATGATTTTTGAGCATTGTAATTATCTCGGTGATCTTGAACTAAACAAAAAAGAAACCAACGGCATCCGTCTCTATAACTTACCTAATGGAGAATGGGTGCCTTCTATCACGTCAGTAACTTCTTTCTACAACAGACAGATCTTTGCTAAGTGGCGTGAGAGAATTGGTGTCGAAGAAGCAAATAGAATCACTAAGAAAGCAACTGCTCGTGGAACTGATTTCCATGAAGCAGTTGAAGTCTATATGAGGAACAAAGAAATAAACTGGGATGAGTTTAGACCTGCAACTCAGTTTATGTTTCATCATGCCAAGCCATATCTGGACAAGATAAATAATGTACACGCTATAGAAAGGACTCTGTACTCAGAGTATCTTGGACTAGCTGGTAGGGTTGACTGCATAGCGGAATACGAAGGAGAGTTAGCAGTCATCGATTTCAAAACATCTGAAAAGATTAAACCTGAAAAGTGGTTGGAGAACTATTTCGTTCAAGAAATGTTCTATGCAACTGCTTACTACGAACTCACAGGTATCCCTGTCAAAAAACTTATCACTATCATGGTCACACCTGGTGGCGATGTCAAAGTGTTTGACAAAAGGAACAAAGGGGACTATATTAAATTGTTAGTTCGTTACATTAAAGAATTTGTATCTCACAATCTTAGGACAGAGAATGGAGAATGAACTAGAAAAAGTATTAGAATCTAAATTCTTTTGCCCTTCTCGATTTGCACAGGAGATCGAATCTCTTGTAATTAAAAACGCAGAC